ATCACGTAGGTACGCAGCTCGTCGACGTCCTTCACAGCGCGGGGCGACACGATCCGGTCAAACATGACGCGGTAGCGCGGGCCACGGATGTAGAAGTTAATCGGGAGCGTCGCAAACGGGAGCGACACAGCCGCCGGGGAATCGGGCTCCTTGTCCACCACCTTGACGGGCTTGTCAGTGTCAACCTGACGGTCAAGCTCGTCGTTGGTGATGGTCAGCGGCGGCATAATCCGCCGGTAGAACCCGTCTTCACGCATCTTGGTGCGCGTGAAGTCATTAACCGCGTCGATGGCCTGCTTCTGCATGCCGGGGGTATCGAGCTGCTCAAAAAGCGTTTCGTTGAGCAGTTGGATCTCTTGCTGAGTGGGCATTTTGGGAACCTCCATGTTCCTTATTTAGTTAGGGATTAGATCACGGATCGATTGTGGCCGCAGTACCGGCGGGCAGGTACACGCACCAGAAGGAAAGCGTGTCCACACCGTTGTGGTTCTTCGACGCGCCACTCGAAACAACACCGCAAACCGGGTTTACGTACTGCACAGCGTTGGCCTTCGTCAGCACGCCCTCAACAGCAGCGCCGCCGCTGGTGGGAGCAGTCAGAAGGTCACCCGGAGCATACGTTACCGCGCTACCGCCGGACGTCTTCACGTACTCGGTGGTGGCGATTTCATAACCACCGGTCGCAACAAGACCCGACAGCTTGCCCGAAGGCGAAACCGCTTGGTGCATGAAGTTACCGGCCGCTGTGGTACCCGGATTGCTGACGTCAGCATCCGTCGAACCGTTCAGCAAGAAAATCGCGACGCCCGTAGCGCTGACACCCGGAACGAACACGTCCTTGCCGCCCTCTTTCGAGAGATGCACGACGCGGCCGCGCGGAACGTCATAAGCGACTGTGCTCAGCAGCTTGGCCGAGTAGTCGAGGGACGCCATATCGAACCAGCCCTTTTTAACGTCAAGGCCGTGTTCAAACATAAGATCAGGAGCAGGCATTGTTAGACCTCCGTGTCTTTCTCAATTGGAAACGTGTTCCGTAAGGGGGACGAACTCAGGTAGTGGGCGGGTTAAGACCAAGGCCCGTAAACAGCTTTACGTCGGAAGCCTTGAGGCGACCATCGCGGGCACCCACATACCCGCTCGTCAGGCTGGCTCCCGGGTCGTAGCTGGCGGCCTTTGTGGTCACCGGCGTACCCAGACGAGCCATTTCAGCTGCGTTTTTATGTGCAGCTAATTTGATAACAAGTTCCATCGTGCGCACCGGATCTTGAAGAGCGGCGGCAAGCGCCTCCTTCTGGTGGGCCTCGATCCGCTCGTTCTCCACGCACGCCTTGACGGCTTCGGGGATCAGGTGAGCCAGCTTCTCGCTGGTTTCAACCTGCGCCTTTTCGGCGGCGGCGGCTTTGGTCATCGCGGCATCGGAGTAACCGATGTAGTCGATGATTTTCTGTACGAGCGCGTTATTTTCGGTAGACATTAAAACCTCCGTGTGATCAACGATTCACGAGTTCGATGACGTGCTGCTTCATCATGTCCCGCAGCTGGCGCGAACGCTTTGTGCGAGCTTCTTTGACTTGGAACTTGCCAGCACGCTTAAAGTTTACAACAGCACGACCGATGGCGTCTAAATCTTTAGCGGCCGCCATCTTCGGCTCTTCCATCGGCGGCATGGCGGCTTCAGGCGCAGCACCAGCTTCCGGCGGCATACCGCCTTCGGCGCCACCACCAGCACCGGACAGCGCCTGCAGTAAAGCTTCCGGCGGAATGCCCAGCTCTTCAAGCGCCATTGCCAGCTCTTGAACAGCTTCGTCTTCAGACGGCTCACCGGCAGCTTCGGGCGACGGTCCGCCTTCGGCACCCATCATGGCCTCAAGACCAGCGGGTGCGCCGCCAGCAGCAGCGTCATCAGCCGGAGCGTCGCTCATACCAGAAGCGGCGTCTTCAGGCGCAGAGTGATCCTCACCTTCGGTAGCTTCTTCTGTCGGATCAGCCGCGGCGGCCTTGGAGTTTACAAAGCCGATGAACAGGTCAGCCATCTCGTCAGCTTCGCGAATCGTGTTAGCGCACACGTCGCGAACAGACGCTTCAGCGGCTTCCTTGTCGAGACCAAGATGCGCGGCCAACTCGTAACCAGCTTTGAACGCGGCAGCCTTGTCGCTGCGAAGCGCGGCAAGATCAGAACCTTCGATCTTGCCATCGTTGTCGGTGTCGAGTTTGTGCTGGTCGCCCTTCAGCGCGCCGGTCGACTCGCTTTTTTCTTCAGACTTCTCTTCGGTCTTTTTCTTTAAAAAAGCCGGCATCTCAGCCGCCTTCTCATTGTTCAGCTTGCTGGCGCCGAAGTTGATGAGGTTAGCGAGAATGTCGTTACCGAGGGCGCCAGCGCGATCGCGGGCTTCCTTGAACGTGACCGAGCTGTACTTCTCGCCGTCGTTAGCCTTGACCGGCGACGACGTGCCCGGGTCATCCTTATCGCCCTTGAAATCTTTTTCGTTGGAGGGGTCTTCGCCAGTGGCCTTGGCCGAGACGCCGATGTTCGTTTGAACTTCGTCTTGGCGGCCCTCTTGCGACATCTCCGGTGTGTTGTCTACAGCAAGAGCACCCTGCTGCTTCTTGACGTCAGCTTCATACTCGCTGGCGCGCGCACCGGTGCTGGCGTTTTGAACGCCGTTGTCAGCGCTAGTCGTCGGATGCGAAGAAGCACCTTGGTATCCACCCGGATCAGCGGGCACGGGACCGGCAGACTTCTCAGCCGCAGTCTTAACAGGGCTTTGCGCAATCTCGGCGGCGAGAGCGTTGAGTTGATCGAACAGTGAACGTTGCATCCGTGCCATGACTTTCTCCTTTGGGGTCTAACCGTTTCCGATTAGCTTCCGTTCATGTGACATAATTTTGCAATACACAGTGGTTTGCTGTCAACCAATTGTTTCCGTATTTCTCGCAGATGGCGGCGTAAGCAGCGATCTTATACAACGCGTAATGTTGCGCAAGAGCTGTTTCTGCTTTTCCACTCGCTTGCTTGTCGGACGGAAACTCAATTGCCCGGGCGTTACGAAGCGCAGCTAAGTATGCACGTTTCTCAACGCTGACGGGTAATACGCTATGTGTGTGGGCTACCTTTTCAGCCCACACGCGCACGCTTTGCGGCGCCGCATCAGCTGGAAAGTATACATTGTTTTCAAGCGTCGTGACGATATCTACGTCGTTAGCGAGCTTTGAAAACACGTTAGGCAGCGCATACGCAACTGCACTAACAAGTGTGGCGTTAGCTGACTTAACTGTCAACGCTAAAAAATCTCGCAGCGGCAAGATTACGCCAGCGTCGGCCAGTCCGCGTAACACCTCAGACATTTTAACAGAAGGGGTGTTATTTGTATCAATAGCCGGCTGTACTTCGCCGGAGCTGGCGAGCGCGGTCTGGGCCCAGTTACCGTTGGCGCCTGCATCCTTCTCCGCCTGCGCGAGCTGTGTTAACGCCTCTAACTGTGTCTGGACCCGCGCGGCGGGGGTACGGCCGAGGTCAAACCCAAGCGGCGCTGTAATACCCAGTTGCTCGGCTAACTCGGCGCCGGAAACGCAGCTACTTGAAGCGGCTTTTTGCAGTTGACCAGATACATAGGCAATACGGTCGGCCGGGCGAAACACGTGGCTGATATCAAAAAACGTCGGATTCGGGTTATCGGCGTGTAGTACGTGGCCGTCTTCCAGCACCCGCCCCATGTTGTGCTTTAATCCGCCGGCCTTGCAGTGACCGCCGTTTTCAACCGAGTCGCAATATTCAGCGCGGGTCTTCGCCGTGTTGCCGCAAGATGAACACTTGTCGAACGGGATCTTGCAGGCCATCGACACGGCGATCTCTTTGTCGTTGGCCAGCTTTTCTAGTTCTTTGTCCGCGATCAACCCGCCGTTCCTGTCCGCGGCTTCTTTGGAGCCGTTTAGCGCCACGACTAACTCAATGCGTTTCATAGGTTCGTGATAGGCGCTGGCCTTTACGATACCGAAACTCTTAGCGGGGTTTTTGTTGGCGTGATCACGATAAAAGCGGGAGAATTTCTCAAACGTCTGGTGGTAGTTCCGGCAGCAGTCGCGCGTAAAACCGTCGCCGTTACGATTCGGGCCGTAGTCTTCCGTAGCGCCAATCGCGATCATGTGGACCGGTACTTCGTCTTTGGCAAACTTGATGTTTTCAAGCTTGTGCGCAAACTCGGCGCCGGCGCGTTTGACGAGGTCCTGCTTGTCGGCGCCGATAATACCGCGGCTAGATACTTTGATCAGCGCGGCAACGGGCTCGCTAAAATCCTGAGCGTGCGGCTGAATAACCTTGATCATGCTCATGTTTACTCTCCCGCGGACGAGCCGCCTAAACTGTTAAGAAGTGCCGGTACGCCAAGGGCGCCAAGAACTGGCAGGCCGATGCCAGCCAGCCGTCCACCAACTCGCGGCATACGACGAAAAGCCTGCTGTAGCTGCGCCGCTGTGAGCTTTTTGCCGGCGCCGCCAACGCCAGACTTACCCTCAGCCGCGATTGCGGCTAACACGTTAGCGACGTCATCAGCGTTGCGACCCAACGAGCCCCCGAGGAAATTACCGCGGGCCGCGCGTGTTGCTGTGTTGACGCGGCCGGGTACGGAAGCGGGCGTTGTCATACCAGCTGTTTCTAGCGGTAAACTGACGTCTCGCGGCACGTGGGCCGCCCCACGCAAACGACGAATGCTGTTCAAAATTGTTTTTGTAAGCGACGGATCGTTTGTCGCTTCAGGCAGCTTGCCGATGTGTTTTGTCAGATTGTTTGTAATGCGCGTGGGACCACTGTTTGCGCGCAACTGCTCAATAGTCGGCTTCAACTGTTTGGCAGTAGCGTCGCCGGAGTCAAGGAAACGGTCGAGTTTGCCGTACGCGTCTAGCGAGTTAGCGGCTTGGTGGCCGCCGTAAGCGCCAGCACCGGCACCAGCGAGATTTAACAGTGCGCCGGCGGACGAACCGTCTTGATTCTTAGCGGCAGCGATAGCCGGCGGCGGTTCCGCGCCCGTCAGCAGCATGTTTTTTGCGGCTGTCGCGCCGAGACCGCCAATACCGCCCATCAGCGCATAATCAAGTATGGCGCGTCGTTTCTTCTTACCCTGTAGCGCACCGACGACGCCGCCAGCGCCAGCACCGATTGCAGCGTTCTGCAGATACGGGTTACTGAGAATCTGCGACAGGTCGGCCTGTTTGCCAAGAGCCGCCGCTACACTGGCCACCTTTTCGACCGCGGGGTCGGGTGTGCGGGTAGCAATTGCGGAAAGACCGCGAGCGAGTTCGTGTGTTTCGGTTGTTTTCATACTTACACCAAACCGCGCGTGTGTAATTGAGATTCGAGGTTATTTTTTAACGCCTCAGCGCGGATCTTCTCCATCTCGATCAGCTGTTTGACGTCAAAGTCGGCTAACTGTCCTGCTTCAAGTCGCTTCCGAAGCAGGGCCTGCATCGCCGCGCCAGAACCCGTGAAGTTCGGAGCGATCTCGGCGATTTGGTTGTAAGCCGAGGCGATCTCGTGCGGGTCATAACCGGAAATGACAGGATCGTTCAGGATCAGGTCGTTAAGGACGCCGCGCGATTTAATCTGCTGTAGTTTGTTTTCATGCTCAGCATCAGACATGCGCGTGAACGCTGTTTGTTTCTGACGCAGCGGATCGGTCGCTTTTGCTTCGTTGGCTTCTAGCTCGCCGGCCATCCCGGCCGGGCTCATAAGCTTACCGAGATGCCCCATCGTGCCGCTGTATGACGTCAGCGGTGGGGTTGAATCTTGTTTTTTTTTATCTTTAACCGCAGCTACCTTGAGGGCGAGCGGGGCCGTCTTTGGGTCATGAAGAATCGAACCTGTGATCGGTTCCGGCGCGACTTTAGGTTCTGCAGCGGGCGGATTTAACGCAGCTAATTTACTGGCGGCGTTGTTATGTAGCTCAACCGCTTTGATCACATTTTCAACCAGTGTTACCACAGGGAGCGCACCAAAGAAGTTTTCGGCGGTGGCGGCTTGTTTTGTAAAGTGCGGATAAACAGCCGCAATTTTATTTAACGTAGAAACACCGAGGTCGCCGAGGCGCAGACCCACCTCACGGATCGCATCCGGGAACGACATGTTGCCGGGTACGCGGAAATACTGCGCTAGCTCTTCCATCGCCGACGCGGCTTTGTGGTGCATCACCGTGGCGAGGCGACGAATCTCTTCAGCGTCGCGGCGCGCCGCTTGCTTTTCGCTGTAGGCTCGGCGGGCCGCCGAGTGGTCGTCGCGCGGCGGTGGTACGTATTGCGGCGCCGGAAGAACGTTCTTTGCCGCGGCGGCCTTACTGAGACTGGCGTTACGCCGATTAATAAACCCCGTCGGCGATACCGCATACTCTGTCGAGATGATGCTGTTGTTTGTTAACTCAGCCGATGTTTTGACGTGCTTAGGATACAACGCGTCCATGACAACGTTTACATCAGCCAGTTGAAAGTCAGCCGCTTTCTCTAGTGTTGTTTCACCCAGCTCGCGCTGCTTGTTGGTCCGACCGGTGTTATACGCGTGCACCATAAGATTAATGTGCCCGGCTGGAATACTGGCGTCACTCGCGCTTTTGATAATCGCGTTGTTCGGGGTGGCGCCTTCGTTTACCAACGTGGCCGCACGCTCAATTGCGCTCAGCAATTTTTGCTCAGCTTCTTTACTTAATGCCCGCATTGGTTTTCTCCGGGTAATGCAGTTCTTGGATCAGACCTTGATTTTGTAAAGAACCGCCAGCCGCAATAATCATCATTTCATCGTTGCGTAATTCTGCAGCGCCGTCATCAAAGGGTAACATTTTTATAGCTGCGGAATCCAGTTTAGTCCCCACTTTGAACGGCAACGTAGCCAACATGGCGCCAATGTTTTCGACGATTGTGGCCTGCGATTTTGTGGCGTTGTCGCTGTTTTTCTCGATCTCTACATATTTTACAAAAGAATCGATCAGAGGTAACTGGGTGTGGCTGTTTACCGGCACTGTAAGACTTGCAATAGCGGCCTTGTACTTCATCGAGTGGATGGCAAAATCTTGGAAGAAAGCCGAAACACCGCCCGCTGAGTCCGGTTTGGGAATCTCTAGGCAGCGATTAATCGCGGCATCCAACACGTATTGCCCGCCCCGGAAACCAAGTAGCTTCCACAGTAGGTCGTAATGCCGCTCTTGAAGACCGCGCGTTACTGCGTCCGCCATCACAACGTTCACGACATAGTCTGTGTTTACAAGTTTATCACGCACGTCAAAGAACGTATTCGCGTATGCTTCGATCGTCTCGACCTCAGTGCCGAGCTTATGCGCAATCTCTTGATCAGATTCGCCGGCCAAAATACGCGCCTCGATGGCCCAGCGCGTCGGTTGCTTGTCGGCGGCCCAGAGCGAGTGCGCCCAGAACATCGCGCCGTCCCGCAGCATGGCGCCGTATGTAGCCGTCGGGTCGTTGTTTGCCTGCTCGAAATGGCGCTTGAGCCGTAAAGCGCGCCGGATCCACACAAAGCCGTCAGCGCCATCCAGCGCGCGTGACGCCTTACGGCCGCCGCTGTCGATTTGGACAGCCCGCAGCCAGCGCCAGTTTGGCGGGCGCAACGGGTTAGTACGGAACGCGTTTAACATTAGCGCAACGTCGGCGTATCGACGGTAACGGAGAAGACCAGCGTCTTGGTAGCCGACGGCGTGATCTTGAGGTAAAGATATCTTTGCGGGTTCGAGGGTGAACCGTCGCGATTAAGATACGACACGTTTAAATCGTTTTTGAACGGCGTCGTTTGGTCAAACGACAACACTTTAAACGTGTCTGCGGGCAGGTCGCTGTTGGGCGCCTTGTCTTGTTTGCTGGAGTACAGCGCAGCCGTAAAGTTACCGGTCGAGCCGCCGGCTGCTTCCACAAGGCTGTAACCTTTCAAAACACCGCGGTGCGGCATGGGTACTGCGACAGTAGTCGCTTCGCCGCTGTTGGCTGTAAACGTGACGCTACCGGACCATACTGTGCTGGGCATATTTCACCTTTACGCGTTAGCGATAGCGCCAAGATCAATATCCTGCGCGGCTTCTTCGGGATACGGCTCGATGGTCTTCTGCTTCAGGAAGAGGATAACGTCGCCAAGCATTTCAAACGCGTTGCGCAGCGAGTCTTCCAGTTCCGGCATGTCGGCTTTGCCGTAACGTTCGGCAAACCGGTCACCGTGCCAGTAGAACATAAACAAAATGCGGCCTAACTTATCGAGGCCCTTGGTGAGTTCGCCCATGTAACGATCGACAAGCGAGTCGTCACGTACAGCGCGCAACATAGCTCCTACCATCGCCGTGTCGAACACCTCGCGCTGGCCGCTCTGGGCGGCGTCGATTACGGAGCGCACGTCCTTTTGATCGAGCAGCGTGTTCGGGTTGTAAACGCTGCGGTCGGTCTGGCTAGCGCTCATACCCGGCACCTGCATCGCGGTATCAATACCGAGTTGCGTGGGGACGTTGGTGCCCATAATGCTTTCGCCGCCCATCACCGGGCCCGGATCTGTCGGCGCAGATGGCGCGCCGTTGATCATCATCGGGCCGCCGTACGGGTCGGCGTACTTAACTCGGCACTCAAACTTGCGCTTGGCGGCCGCCTGTTTCAGGATCTCGCGCGCAGCATCTTCGCGCAACCCGTGGTGTTCCACTAGCGTAACGAGCGCTTTGATCGGGCTCAGGTTGGCTTCTTTGTTAATCGTTACCGACGAGCCGTTGTGATAAACCGTCAGCGCGGCGGTCTTCTGCATAAGAGCCAGCTGCGCGTCAACGAGGTTACCGGGCATCAGGGCCGGCGGATCGCTCTCGCCACAGCCGCAGGCGCCTTGATCTTCGGCGTTTTCGGCGTCGTCCTCACCTTTGGTGACCTTGAGCAGCTTGAAACCCTCTGGTACATAGATGTCGCCCATGCTCGCGCGGAGGCTGGCACCCTTTTTGCCGTTGAGGTGAATCCGCACGCCGTCACGCCACTTGTCGTAGTTCAGCGGATCGGTGTAGCAGCAGGCGCCGATAGAGCCCTTCGGCGGATACTTTGAGTGATCTTCGAGATGCGCTTCGTAAACAGTGCTGCCGTTGCTGTCGCCGTACTCTTTGATCACGCGGAACGGCGCAGTAGTATCGCCGCGCTTGCTGAGCGCAATGTAACGAGCATCCTTGCTGGGGACGCTGTTGGCTTCCGGCAGGCTGTCAAACCACTTGTCGAACTCTTCGCCTTCGATACGGGCGAGAGCAAAAACTTGGTCAGCACGAGTGTTTAACCAGTTACGCGCGCCATCAACACGCACAACAGTGATGAAGTTTTCACGCTTAGCGGCGCCTTGCGGATGCACGGCAACGTAACAACGCTCGATGTTGCCCGGTTTGACCAGAATCTCGTACAGGCCGCTTTCGGTGGGGTTAAACAGCTTCTTCTCGACCTGAATGTGATACGGAACGGATACGTTGTCGCGGTCACGCTGGTCTTGGATGAGCACACCGTCGCGCAGCAGCTTTTCCTGATCTTCTTCGCTGTGGCCGACCGGAGCTTTGGTCTGAATCGTGACGTCGTACGTGATAACCGTTAGGCCCTTAACAGACGCCGGCTCCTTGGGCGCTTCGGACAGCACGCTGGCAATCTTGGTGCTGGCGGCAACTTCGCGGGCGGCGGCGTCAGCAATAGCTTGCTTCACGATATCTAAACCGTGAAATTCTTCGATTGCGGCGGCCATCTGCGGCGCGTGCTTGCAGGAGTTAATAAGCGCGCCGATCATTTCTCGCCCGGCCTGCTTCAGAAACGTCTTCAGGTTTAGCGCGTCGCCCATTTCTTTGAATGCCTGCGCTGTGTTTAACGTGGCACTCTTGGCGAGAGCAGGCATCGCAGCCGTCATCATCTCTTTGAGCGTTGGCTGGGCAGAGCCGAACTTAGCCGGGCTGCGCGAAAGCTGCGTGAAATCCGGCTGGCGCTGGCCGAGACCCGCTAGATTGCGTTGTACGCCGCTACCCAGAATGTTGGGTTTGCGGTTGATCAGATAGTTAATCCAGTTTTCCTTGAGCGGCACGAACATGTCCTGATTTTTGATATACAGGAGTTCGTGACCCTTGAGGTCGCCGTTCAGGAAGAATACCGGCGCATACAGCCAGTTCGAGCCCACCTTGAACGCAAACACGCCGACCGCCTTGGTGTTTTCTCGGTTGCGGTCGAGGAGCTGAAAGCCAATTTCGTGGTCAAGCAGCTTAGGCGCCGAATCGCGCAGATAGGCGTGCGCCAGATTGCTAAACGACTGCTCGAAAGAGGTGTCGTCGCCTTTGCCGCCTAAATCGGCGTATTTGGTCTGGGTGCGGTCATACGACTGCATCACCTTCAGCCAATGCTTAACAGACGACTCTTTCGCTTTTTTGTTATACACGGCCAGCCTCCATGCTGCGCTCAAAATTAGACACAGCATTAATTTACTGCGTCGAAGTCCCTATATCCTACAAAAACAGGCTCACGGCTTCCACCCGCTTGTTGCGCCTGTTACACCGAATTGCTCGCCTTGGGCTAAAGCAGGCACATAACTGCTGCCCGCGGTATCGCTGCTTAAACCGCGCTGTACGCTGTTCATAAGCCCCTTTTCTTGATACGAACCCAGCATGCGGGTCATCCAATCCGGGTCGTTTGAGATGTTTGCCATGCCGCGCACCATTTCGGGCTGGAACGGCGGCGGTTCTTTGTGGGCCTGAATTGTTTTTACGCCGTATTTGTTTAAGTTTGTCAGCACGTTTTTACCGATCTTTGTGCCAATTGAATAGTGCAGTACCGGCTTTTCGAGGTAATGCCCTGTTAAAGTGCTGGGCGCGGCCGATACACTTCCTTCGCGCGGCGTCCAATTACGCTCAATAGTCGAATACGGCACCACGTCATCTGGTACGTAATCACCGTACTCGTCGGTAAGGCGTACGTGATTTACAAGACCGCGCGCTAACAGCTCGATGTTGCGGCGATGGGCCGTAATACCGCTGTTACCCATGACTTGCCGCATGGCCTGCACGAAGTAACGACGGCCTTCGCCTACGCCCTTGTGCCTGACAATTTCTGCCGGATTTGGCATACCCTCTGATATAACGTCACCAGCTTCAAGCTCATCGCCCTTTTTGACCGAAAGATTTCTCTCTGTCGGAACATAGTGGTCCTGACCGTTAATCTGCACATAGTGGCCGCCCTGCGGAGCCGGACGAACTTCCTGTACCCGGCCGTCGAGCTGCGCGTGCACGGCGCCGTCTGGATATTTTTTCGGGACCTGTACAAGCGCGTTGAGCGCTTTAAAACCAGAAATCGCTCCTGCGCCGCCGACACCGCCAGAATGCTTCGAGCTGATCTGGCTTTGCGTGACTGGTTCCGACAGCGCTTGTGCTGCCGCGATACCCACATAATCTCCAATAGGCGGTAAACGCCCTTTTTCCCTGTAACCGACGTCTTTCGCATAAACTCCACCGTCTCCCGGACCGCCGACAATCGGGCTGCGGACTAAGATATCTTTGGCGCCGCTTTCTTTCAGATCCCGCAGAATCTTTGGCGTCAGCATCGTATTGCGCTTGTACGGCCCGACGGCTCGCGCAAGAAACGCGCCTTCGTTATCGGGATCGTCTACGTCGGTCGGGTAGCCGCGCTCTTCTGCCGCCATACGCCGTTCTTCGTCCGTGTCGTCATCATCGTCAGCTGTCACAAGCAGGCGGTGCGTCATCTGCGCCAGTTGTTTACCGTAGAAACCGGCGTCAGCTGTAGCCGTCTTGAGGTCGATAACGCCTTTGCGTGTACCGAACGCGCCGGCGAAATACTCCACCGGGCGCAAACCTTGACTGTAGCCGCGCAGCACCGGAATTGGAATCGGGTCGCCGCGGTGGTCGAGATACTGCATGTCGGCGCCGAGGATTGAATTCAGCTGAAACTTATTACCGACACCCGACCCGGCAATCTGATGCGCTAAAGGGTTATCTTGGCCCTCAGCTTCCTTGTATACCTTGTCGAGCAGTTCTTGTTGCGCCGTCTGCGCCAATTCAAGCAGTTTGATATTGCGCTGTTTTTCGTCAAGCCGTTTGTCAGCAAAGATGTCGCGCATCTGACTCTGTACGCGCAGCTGAACATGCCGCGCGGCCAAAGTCGGCCGAATATCTTTTAACCCAAAAGACAGGCCGTTCGTTGTATATCCGGCGTCACGACCGATATCGTGAAGTCGTTTCATAACTTCGCGATATTTTTCTGGGTGATTCTTCGCCAGATCGGTGGCGACGTTTGACATAGTTTTTTTGGTCAATACGCGATCGTAATCGCGCATCTCTGGCGGCAACGCTTCGTTAATCAGAAGTTGTCCGAGCGTTGTCTTCAGCATGTCACGGCGTCCACATTATTTTTTGCATCGACTTCGGTTGAAACTCTGACACAACAACCGTTTTGTCGACACCCAGTGCGCGCAGCAGCGAGTGAAATTCTTTTTCGCCGACTGTTGAATAAACAATGGCTTCGTCAACCTGAATAGCGACAAACAGCGGATTGCCGAGATCGTCTTCGACAATCACGCTGTGTGCTTTTTTTTCAGTCGGCTGCAGACTGTGTTGCGTTTTAACCAGCATTGTCCGCTATGCTCCGAATCATGGCGGCGATAGCGTTTGCTTTGATCTGCATTTGCGTCGGCGCATTCGGATTGGAGTAGCCGGGGCCAAAGGGGCGCCCTATCGAAGAAGCCGACTTTTCGGGGCGGTCCCACCACGCGGCTTTCGACGGGTCGCCTTCCGGCGGCGCGGCATTCGGCGGCATCGGTCCGCCCGGAGGCATCGGGCCGCCGGGTGGTTGCATGCCACCTTGCGCGTTCGGGTCCTGCGGCGGCGGGGCCATCGGGCCGCCCGGAAGAGCTGTTTCGGCCGGTGGGGCGCCCGTCGTACCCGGCGGTAGCACCAACGACTCTGGCGGTACCTGAACGCCCATCGCGTTCATGATGGCCGTAAGCTGCTGCTGCATGTTGTACAGCCGATAATCGAGCATTTGCATCATCTGCTCCGGCTTGAGCTTTTGCTGCGCGCCGGCAGGAGCTGCGCCCGGAGCGGCGGGTGCGGCGGGCGCTGCGGGAGGTGCAGCGGGAGGCGCCATTCCCATAGCCGCAGGATCCGCTGGCGGTGCGGCTGCTGCAGCAACAGCAGACGGATCGGCCGGCGGCACAGCCCCCATGGCGGCTGGGTCAACCGGCGGAGCACCACCAGCAGCAGCGGGATCCACCGCCGCTCCGGGCACTAATGCGGATTTCTCAAAACGCGCCTTCGCCAGCGCAATAAGCTCGGGGTTTACCGTAAACATACAACCTCCATGTTTAACACTTACGTATTATCTTCCACAATATGCACCGGGGTGTCCACCTCTATTTCGCCGCGTCGGTATGCCTGTACGGCATCCTGCTTGCTACGAAACACGCGGGGTTTGGCTTTTTTACTGATCCGACTGGACGCCAAGTATAACCCAGTCTGGTAGTCTTTGTTCGGAACGTAGTGCGCGCGAAAGGTAGACGCAGCAAACAAATTTTTGCTCGGCAGCATCTTTTCAACGGCTTCTTTCGCGGCGTCTTCTGTACTTGGGACGTGATACTGCATCGCGTCTCCGTCGAAGTCGGCGCCAAACCCCTTGGTGATCACGGGGTTTACTTCCATAACTTTGTTCTTCGTCAGCTTAGGGTAAAACGCCATCATGCCGTAACGGTGTAAAACAGGCGCGCGATTAATAACAATCGGTCGCGACGACATCTGACGGTCAAGCTCGGCGAACGCTTCTTTATTCTTATCTTCAACCGCCTGCATCGCCTGCATGCGCGGGAGGCCCCGACGGACGAGGCCGCGGACGACAAACGGTTTGTAAATGTCCCACGCTTTCTCTTCCGGTAGCGCAACCTCGTCCATATCCAGATCGGGGTTTGGTGTGATGACAGCGCGGCCGACGAGATCTACCGTCGAGCTAAGCAGTTTGCGCTGAACGGTGCCGTACTTTGGCGAGTTACCGAACACGTGCCGCAGGAAACCTTTGACATTACGCTCGACGTTCTTGGGCTGCTGCGGCTCGCCTAACCCGGTAACAGCCTTCATTGAGTCGTACACACTTAGCCGCTCGTCGCCGTAATCAGTTAGCGCGCCAGATGCTTCTTTCAGCGTGTCGTTGGCGTCGAGCAGTTCTTTGTACAAATAGTTAGCATCAGCTACGAGCGGGAGCTTTTTACTTCCCATTGTGCTCACGGGACGGAAGAGCGGCGGCAAGACTGGTACTTTACTGATCATCCAGTCTTTAGGGTGCACGCCGGTTGTTTCAGCACTCTTCAAAAAACCCAGCCGGCGCACGGCAGCGTCGCGTAGCGTCTTGCGCCCGGACTTGATATCTAAACGAGCCTGCTCAATTGCCTTCGGTAAGTTAATTCTTTCGAGCGCGGCTTTGATCGCTGTCGGGCCGGTTTTATCGCCCAGCTGCTCTCGGCCGGCCAGCACACCGCGGAACTGCTTCTCGGTCAGGCCAAGCACACGGCGAATCGGGTCTTCCATGACGGGGTTAGGCAGCGGCTCGTGCAACGTGATCTTGCTCCACCGATTACCGCCGTGACCGCCTGTTAATGTCTCGTCAAACAGCCCGCCTGCAATAGGCTTGAGCCGCCCTTTCCAGTCCACGGTCTCGGAACTCTTTAGCTCGCGCGCGCCTGCCAGCTCGTCGACGTCTTTGTCGGTCATCGCCATCAAGTTTGAGCGCGTACCCTTGCGCACAACGTTGATACCCGACGCCTTGAGTTGGGTGACAAACTTCTCGTAAACGTGCGGTACTTTAGGCAGCGGCGGCGTATATCCGGCCATGAACTGCGACCAGTATTCGGGGTTAGCTTGGCCGCGCACCATCTTGGCATCGCGAATAACCTTGCCGGCACCGTGTGACAGTAACGCGCCCAGATCCAACATGCCGATGCGCTTGGCGCCTTCGCTGCCACCTTTTGCTGGTGTACCTTCGGCGGTATACGCGCCCATCGACCGGCCTTGCGCCTTTGACTCGCTGGTGTGGTGCAACTTCATGAAGAACCGGTTGCCAGTGAGGACGCCGCCGATTTTACGTCCAGTTTCTGGATCGATAACGTCTTCGGTATCTGACAGGCCGTGCGCTGCTAATTCTTTCTGCGCAAACTCAATCAGGTCGCGTTTGTTATCAAAGTCCTTGAGCTTGTACGGTTTGCCAGTCTTTGCCGCAACTTTACCCAGCGCAGCCTCGATAACTTGCGTCGGGTTAATGCGGCTGATCAGACCCAGCGGCGAGACAAGAACTTCAAACGGGTTACCATCGCGATCCTTGGGCATCTGGTCGTCAGGTACGATCTCGGCAACGACGCCCTTATCACCGAAGCGCCCCGTGAGCTTATCGCCGACGTCCATGGGTGCTTGGTTCTTCACTACAACGCTCACACCCTTCTTGGTGTGCATAACGTCGGTCACGATACCGGGGGCATGATGCTCCCACGTGATTGTCTCGTTGGTGAAGTTACCGGCACGCCCACGATGCACTTTGCCGTACACCGTGTCTTTCTTCTTTGCCACAAGCACAAGTGGATCACCAAACTTAACCTCAGTGCCCTTTTTGATGGCGCCGTCGTCGTCAAAGTTGTCGAGATACTTTTTGTCGTACTCAGTCGGGAACAAACTCACGAACGCCTTCTTGCCAACGTGAGTGTTGTCGTCCCACTCGGCTTCGTGCTGATACATGTGCTCAGACGTCAGCCGCTTGGATGCAGATTCAGAAATAACTACCGCGTCTTCGTAGTTCTTGCCGCGAAACGGCAGATACGCCGTACGTAGATTAAGCCCTAGCGCGGCGCTGCCGTTTTGGTCAGTAAAGTTTGACCGCGCCAGCAGCTGTCCGGGTTCGACTGTGTCACCCGGTTTCACAAGCGGCGTCTGGTGTAAAAACGTTTTACGGTTGTACGGCATTTCGTTGTACAGATCGATCGTCTTCTTGTTACCATCTTTGTCGCGCAGCACGATACCGTCAGGTGTCACGTCCACTACTTGTGCCCGCTCAGTAGCCCGTGTGGCGCCCAGCTTCTCGCCCATCTCGTCTTCGTGCGACACGCTTTCGTCGTCAGCCTTGGCAGACTGCAACAGCGGCGCCTCGGCGTTTACGAGCGGAAGCGCCTGCGTAAACATTCGGCTACCCATGATCACGCGATGACCTTTGATCATGGATTTAATCGGCACCATGTTTGTGAGCGCCGAAAACGTCGTGTCCATGTTGGGCAGACTGAACTGCGCTTCTTTTTTCGGCACGTATTTCAGCTTGCCGTTTACGAGCGCGGCTACAACAGGCAGGTTGTTATCTTCTTCGCCCGGAAATACTAGCGGTGTGTCGGCCAGCTCTTGTGGTGTCTTGTACACCTTCTCGCCGGTTTTCATATCTATAACCGGCGTATACACCTTGCCGTCGGAGCCCTTCATGGCGCCGCGAGCAAACCGCATGTCGACACCCACTTTTCCAGACTCGGGCGTGCGAAGGTAGTCGATAAACCCAAGGTGGCTGGGCTGCACAGAACGCGACTCAGCGGGCACGGCGTCGAGCGAACCGATGCCGCCCTCACCCATGCGCGTTACACGGGTCTGGTGGTCAAAGATCTCAGCCGGGTTGATTTCTTCAAGACTCGACCCCAAACCGCTGCCAATAAGCGCAGCTGAGATTGCCTTGTCGAATACACCCGACGGAATGTGATCAATTGACTTCTTCGCCGTGGCTTTCCAGAGTAGCTTGTTAAGAGACTGCCGGTCTTTGGTAAACCGCTCGGCAATGAGGTCTTCCGGGCCGACGACGGACTGATACACCATGTTGTCTCGGTCGTCGCTCTCGGCCTCGCGGCGATTCACTGCGATTAATTTCTTAGTGATCGCCAGAATCGTCTCCGGCGTCATGTTCTTGTATTCAGAACCCAGTGTGCGCCGGGTGACTTCCGGGTCGAGTTCGGTCTTGGCAAACTCGGCCGCGATCGCCTGCGCTTTGGCAATGGCGTCTGCGCCCGCGACTGGTTTATTTACAAGCCGGGCGTAAATTTTATCCAGCGTACCCGCATCGCCCTTCTCCATGTTGACCGCGGTGATCTCGTTGCCCCATGCTTTGCGAATGTCCTGATCCGACACGCCCATAGATTTGAGCAGCGGCATGAGCGGGATCTGCGCCTGCCCGATGCTGATCTTAAACACGCCAGTCTTGGGGTCGAGGAAGTACCGGTGCGAGCGACCCTTACCCGGAAGCGTGTTTACATGCGCCTCGATTTCGCCGTTGTCTTTTTCGCGGGTAAACACGCCGGGACGCAACCGCATTTGGTGCGCAAGGGTGTACTCCACACCGCCGTTCACAAACGTGCCAGAGTCGGTGAGGTACGGCACGTGAGCGATCGTGGCGCGGCGCTGGCCTACAGGCTGGCCGGTTTTGTTATCTGTAAGCGTCCACGTACCTTGCAATCGCCGGGCGAGTGTCCCTCTAGAAAGGACAGCTTTCTTTTGATCTGCCCTCGTGAAACGTTCAGGTCCTGTGTACCCGACGTCTTGAAGCTGCAGCGTATACAGGTCGTTCTGCAGCGGCTTGAGACTCTGCGCGCTGTTCAGCGCCTGATTGAAAATGTTATCGCGCATCATGCCAACATCGCCGAATGTGCGCATTGTGGGCGCAACGGGCGCGGGCATCATCGACGACTTTAGCTCGGGCAGCTCGGGGGCTGGCATGGATCACCCCGCCTGCGATTGCTCAACTTGCTTCTTCAACGCGATGATTTCGTCGGGGTCTACGTATGTCGGCAAAATACCGGAAATACGGGCCTTCGACTTCGCGGCCTCTTCGACTGCCTTTGCGCGAGAACGCTCGCGAGCGCGGTCATACATGAGTTTTGCTGCCAACCCGCCCAAACCGAGCCCAGCTCCGACGTACGCGCCGCCAACAGTAGCCGGCACACGCTTTGCAACGTCGTACGCGCCGGTAATCCAATCGAGCAGCGCTGTTTTTTCTGCCGCCGCTTTTTCACTGGCGGTATCGTAAACACTGTCGAGCTGCTTGGCGCCGCCGCCGGTCAGCGCGTCGTAATATTCTTTTTCGGCTTCGGCAATGGCTGCTTGCTGGTCGCGGCGTTTCTTCCGTTTGTGCATCGCGTCGATCAGTTTGTAACCGCCGTACAGTCCCAGCGCGCCAGCGCCAACAGTCGCGCCGGTTCCAAACGACGACCGAATCACGTTAGGGTCGTACGAGTTTGGTTTCTTCGGGGCCGCGTCGGGTGTAAACGGGCGCAAAAAGCTCAAGACAGAATCGGGCAGCGCTTTACCAACGCCTTCCGCCACGGTGTCGTACATCCCGGCGGCTTTCGTTTCAGTAACCTTTGGCAGCTCTTCCTCGTCTTCTTCTTTGTACTTTGGCTGGTTTAACGCCTGAGACAGCCCGCGGGCCAGATAATAAAGACTAGCGGCGCCAGCACCAAGACCAAGCCCGCCAAGGCCAGTACGCATAATACGATCGCCCCAAAAACGCTGGTAGTCTTGGGCGGTAGGTTTGCCAACAGGGGCAGCGGGTGGGATGGCATTGTTTGCTAGTTTTTCCATTGGTCACGCTCACTAGTGTTTGGGCGGGATCATGCCATAAACCTGTGCCCACTCAAGCCAGACACGAAAATGCTTATGCTCGTCGTCCCAGTTGTCGGTTCTTTTTAATAGCCGATACCAGCCGTTGACTATCTTATCATTTATGTCATCAAATTCTGATTTTTGCGCCGGATCCCACAGTTCAAACATGTGCGATTTAAAGTCATACTGGATATCAATGTTTTCCAGTTCATCTTGCTTTAAATCTGGCCGTTGACCGCTTCCCAGCACCGGAAACCCGTCGAGTGTTCCGGGCCAGTTTAACTGGGCGTTGTTGTGCTGCGGACCGCCAATTTCGCCGTGATATTTTCGCAGGCTCACAGATTACCTTTCTGGCCGGTAGAGACGTAACTTCCTGTTTGTCTTGGCGCGGGCCGCGTACGCTTTGTAAGCAGCAGCCAATTCGCGGGCTTTCAGGTCTTCCTCGTCCACGTCGGGCTCCGTCATCTTGCCGGCAAGATGCCCGGCTAGGCCACCGCCAACCGTGGCTAGCATGAGCGGCGCGTACGCGACGTTACCGAGAGCCTGCCAAGAATCGGACATCGTTGGCAGCTGGAGCGCGGCGCCCTTTACAAAAGCCTCAGCCGCTTTGATGCGCGACTCCAGCGCAAGACCTGTCAATTGTTCTTCTGCGCAACGCTGAAGAAACCCCAGCTTGAACGCTTCTTTTTCCGTGACATCCATGTCAGAAATCTCCGGGCAAAATAAGTTTTTTGGTTGGCGCGCCGACGGCAAAGTCGGGTGTTACATGCTTGCCGGTATCCTTACCAAGCGGTAACGCGCCCGGCAGCGCTGATGTAAAATTAGCGCCGCTGGCCAAAGATATCTTACTCTTTCTGCCCGGTCGGTGTCGCCTAAACCACTCGTCTACTACGGGGTCATTCCGGTCGCCCTGCTCTTTTGCTTCGTGCGTGACGGCAACCATGTTTTCAATCGCCTGCTGTAGCTCAGCCCTGTCGGCCGATAACCACGCGGCTTTTCCGGGGTTTTCCGCTGCCATGTGGCGCAGGCGCTTAGCCTCGTCACTAATGGCCTGCGCCCGCTGTAAAAACTCTTTGCGGGTGAGCACAAAGAATTCGCCTGTCTGCTCGTCGTGCAGGCAGATGAAGCCGTTCTTTGCGTAAAACTTCAACCCCCGATACGAATAGCATTTACCTGTTGAACCAGCGGCAGACATTCAACACCTTACTTACGTGGGAGCGGGCAGCCGTTTTCGTCGCAGTCGGTAGATTTTACTGGCGGCAGCGGATGGGCCTGCAAACGCATCGACGGCTTGGGGCCGGTGTTTTTCATTTCGCCAGTCGCGGCGCCTGTCTTAGATTCACAGTCCGGGCAGTCAGTCCACGGGTGATTACTGTCGCCCGTGGGAATCTTACCGGTACGATTACACCGCGCGCAATCTTTGGTGTCAATAAGAGGTTTTACTGCCGGCGTATCAGGAAGCAGAGCAGCGTAAGCAACCTCTGCAGCGACCACCCCGACAAAGTCTTTTTTGGGGGGTTCGACATGCGTCACCGGGGCTAGCGCTAAAAGCCATTCGAACATGGGGTCACCTATTAAAGTTTACCAATTAGATCCGACCGAGCGCGCCGTAACTGCGCAGCTTCTTCGGCGGCCAACCGTTCACGCCCGAAATCGCCACCATGTAGCGGTTTTTGATATCAGACCACTTAGCCCAGAATGCGCCGACAGGAATGTCTACTACAGTTCCAAAAATACGGCGACTTCCGGCATTCCACGCACCCCAGCTGTTTTGGACTAATATCAACGGCTCGCCATATAACTTTTTAATCTCGTCGCGATCGTCGACGCCGAGGTAAGCCATGGCGTGCGCCCAAGAGCCTTTACGCTTACTGACGCCGTTTAAATCGCGCTCTGATGAAAAACCTTCGCTCCCGCAGCTACTTACGCAGTAACCATTGGCAAGAAGATCTCGAAGCGCTTCAAACTCTTCGATCTCGGTGATCGTCTGTACAAGATGTGACTTTCCGATAGCGCGCCACGAGTCGGGCGGCGTACGCGAACCATATAGCCCGGCGTTGCGCGACGAGTATTGCGTAAAGTCGACATCAATCTCGTCATACTTTTTTCGGAGCCACAGGCCGCTGTCGTTAAGCAACACTTGCGCCGCGGCCGCACAGCTCCACCCGTCGCCGCCATGCCGGCGCCAATTGTAGATAGCTTCAGTCGAGAGCACGCCGTTGAGTCGCGCTGTGTCGCTGACGTCTGGCGCGCCCTCTAACCGGCCGCTATCGGGGTCAGGTACGCCGCTCGTGATCTCGCAGCACATCGTGCCGAGCGCAGCGTTTCGGCTCGACCAACTGACACAATCACCACGACCTTGTGCTCCACCCGGCAGGCAATCCGGGTAGAGCTTCAAGATCTCCAGCACGGGAAGACTTAATTTTCCTTTGCCTGTTTCTTCCAGCGCATATGCCGAGCATGCCATGGCGCCGTCGGGGATACCACCAGCGGCTTTAATTTGATCGCGGAGCGCTTCAGCGGCCGTGGGATCGCCGTACGCGCCCACAAAGCCCTTTTCATACGCTGCCACAACGTCATAGACGTTTTCAAAAAACTGCTCGGTATCGGCCATGGTTACTCTCCGGCTTTAAGTCACGCAGTCGGTTCTTCGCCCTTGGTTTCGGCAACCAACGTCACACCCAACGAACCCGGCTGCGCAGGCGGGAGTGTGTCTTCCGCTACGAACGCCAGTACGGCCGGCTCCGAGCGATTACCCGCGTCGTCAATATCAACAACACGCAACTCAACCGATGAACCCTGCTCGACCAGCACGTCACCAAGCTCTGTCACCGTCGGCTCGTACGCGCGGACCTCGCGGGCAACGTCGGCACCATTTACGTATACAGACAGCTCGCGCGTGACGACGTCCGCATCAACAACCGGCCCGACCGAAACACGATACGTCAGAATATCAGCCATGTTTGTATTACTCCTGATTTGAACAACTCTTAACTTTGCGGGCGATAACGGCGCGGCTAAAAATTGCGCCATCACCACCAACAACCACACCACCAAGCACAGTAAAACAGCGGCGAGGATAGCGCCCATGTTATTTGGCCGTCACGACTGAACTCGCGATAATATCGCACGCCTCTCCTAGTTTTTTAAGCGTTTCCGGGGTGCCGGGCATGACGTCATCAGTGCCGATGGCTGTTTTGAATACGCGCTCGATCGCGGCGTCGAGCCCCGGATACTTGTTGACCTGCTCAATCGCCAGATCAAGTGTGTGCCCGTGCACTTCTTCCCACTTTTCTGTCGTTGTGATGCGAGCAGGCGCTGTCGGGCGCTGCAACACCTTTTTTAACGACGTATAAACATCGTAGATACGCGCGCGGTCGGCCGCGTCGCTGCCCGTGAGCAGCTTCACGATTTCCGCGTCAACCGGAGCCGACGCCACGACCGGACGTACGACCGGCGGTTTGACTACGGGTAACTGCGGCCCATTCGGAAAAACGAGCGACAGGAACAGTAGTAGACCAGCCGCAAGCACAAGCTTTTTCATACAACACCCTTCGACGGTTGTTCGTACTCCACAATAACACGAAGCAATGCGGTGCAGGCGTCAACACCTTCTTTGCATCCTTCGGCGGCCAGCTTGTCGCGCAGCTTAGTCACCGCCATGATGTCTTCAACAAGCGGGACCGCAATCGACGACTGCACGTTGGGTGTCGCGGCTACCAACGTGGGGCGCACCCACTTAAGCCGGGTGGCGATTTCTTTACGATACGCCACAACTGCAAGCACAACAAACAGAGCAGCACTAAAAAGTTGAAACGATGTCATAACTCCTCCAGTATGAATTCACTTTTGCTATTTTATCACGTTTGCGGCACAAGCACATACGGACGGCCGTTAATTACTAACGTGCCGTTTATCTGCAGACCGGCGTCTTTAGTGATGGGATATGCCGTGGTGCGCTTACCATATAATTTGATGATTTCAGCCGTGTCGCCGTCTTGTGGCTTTGTTACGTTGGGGTCGTAGTACGGCGCCATCAGGTTACCGTTAGCCAGATGCGGTAAACCGAGCGCGTGACCAAGTTCGTGGCAAATAACCGCCACAGCCATGTTGAACGACCAGTCTTCGGCTTCGTCAAACATCTGGTCGAGCTGTACGTTTTCTGCGACGCCACACGGCAGCTCGCTCCACGCCAGCGTGCCGCCTTTGTTATCTAAACCGCTTTTCTTGCCGGTCCCAGAACGAGCGTAGATATTAGCTTTTTTGTGCGTGTCAACGCGCACGGGATCAATCGCGCACACCTCAGCCCACTGCGAAAACGCAATGTCGTAAGCCTCGGCCACCTGCGCCGTTGTTAATCCCGGTAAATGAATCTCGTGGTAGTACGAGATGTTGGGCATCGGCCATTTGCACGGATCGCCGCCGGGCGCTGTGATGTTGAAATCCGGCAACCCGCAGCGCCGCCGATTGATACGATGCGCGGTCTTCGGGCCAACGGTACCTGTCGGATTCAGCCCGTTGAATTCCTGAAACGCCCGAATCGCTTTCTGCAGCTCAGCGCCTTTGAGCTTTTTAACCTGCGTAAGCGTCTTGTCGCCAAAATACCCCAGCGCATGAAGCCGCCGTAAAATTTCACTAATCGGCAGAACGTGCGGCTCGGGGGTGTGGTGTGTTGGCTTCCGTGCCATAATGCGCTTCCTTGCAGAGGTTATTGCGCGGCAGCCAACTCCATAAGCCCTGTTGCCGCGGCGTCATCGATTGTATCACTCAGCGTATAGACGGCGCCAACAACTGGGTTATCCCGCTGATATTCGACACCTGTTTTTGCGCAGTGTTCACGCCACACGTTATTTAAACGCCGACGTAAACGCATCAGCTTGCGCGGGGGCAGGGTACGCAGCTCACGCATGCTCTGCTGAATAGCGTCATCCGTGTTCTGCTCTTTGCAGTGAATGATTACCTGCACAATGATCGAGATGATCATGATGATGGTAATCGGATCAAACTGATACGAGTTGTTACCCTGAGCGACAAGCTCGTCCGTGAGCTTGTCTCTCAGGGCTGCCAGCGCAGGCGACTCGTTCACGCGGCGCTGCAGTTCTTCTGTAGTCATCAGTTGGCCGTCCGTTCGGCGCGCATCTTCTCGACGGCAACCGCTTCCATGTAGCGATACCGCGCGTCAATCATCTGGGCGCGGATCTCGGTCCGGCCGGCGATGTACTTCCAAATCAGCGCGCTGTTGAGCACGACAATCTGCGTAGCGCCGATAATTGCGGTAATCGCCTTGGTCAGCGTCTCGGCTTGCGATTGATCCACCCAGCCAATGAGCACAGCTACCGCCACCAGATTCGTCAGCGCACCGACAGCCATCGTCCAAAACTCGGGCGTCAACCAGTTACCGGAGTCAACGTTGGCGTCATCGGCGGCAGCGTTTAAAACACGAAGCTCTTCGCGAACAGTCTCAACACTTTTTTTGGTAGCCATAACTTCTCCTAGAAAAAAGACGTGGTCGTATTGTACCGAACCCAAAATAACATGCAACACAAGTTACCGGCCGAATAAACTAGGTACAATTGCGTGCATCATTCCGCCCCACAGGCCCATATCCTGTAATTTCGCCTGCCCGGCTGGTGTTAAGCCGGCCATGGCCGAAAGCGCTTTCCCGGCAACCGTCGCCGTGGCCAGCCCGACACCGGCGGAGGCAATGCCGTTAATAACGTCTACGGGGCGGATAATGGGCGACCGCATATTTGTACTGATCCCGCTCATCAGCCCGGTAGTGGCCGCAGCAAACTGCGGCGGCGTATGGTTTTGAAACCCGCGATACATGCCCATGTTTACGTCCTGCCACGCCGCGCTATTGAACTGCGGCACTGACACCGTCGGCGCAAACATCGGCTCGTTTGAAAACGCGCCCGTCTGCCCGCCAAGCGGTGAAAAAGATTTTTTCATCATCTCTTCTTCGTACGGGTACGTGACGGGTGTTTTGTTATTTGTAAGCAATCCGCGCAACATGCTTGTGCGCAGCGCTTTGGCGTTGGCGTACGAGTTGAGCCCGGCCAACCCTACGCCGCTCAACGCGCCCATCAACCCCAGCGTGCGGCGCAATTTCCCGCGCTCCAGATAGCGCTCCGGGAAAAATTGTTCAGCGAGGGTGCCGGCGCCGTAACCCAACCCACCCGCCAGTAAACCAGTCATCAACCCGTTAGATAGCGGCGTCGGACCCCCGAGCAGCTTATTGCCGGTGTTCCAGACCGTAGATAAGCCCGGAATCATTGACCCGACTTTAATAATGATTTCTTCTGCCGGATCTGGCTGCGCCGGGCCGTACGTCACAACAGCAGAACTATAACCAGCGTCGCGCATCGAAGAGATGTAGTTCTCTGCCGCCTGTTTCGTCGTGCACTCGGGCGCGTACAGCGTCACAAGCCCGACATCTGGTTCCCACGTAGCAACCGTGGTGGCCAAAAGCCCGGTATTTAGTGCAGATCGTTCGTGCGCTGCTTTCAACTGCAAGGCGACCGGCAAGAGCGTTACAACGCGCTCTGGTACAGCCTGCCACTCGTAAATCGTTGGCGTCACGTTCATTGCGTCAGCTTAAACCCATTAAAAACCGCACAAACACAAAAATCCACGCAAGCAAGCCGCTAATAGCAAAAAAAACCACAACCGCGCTCAGGCTGACAACACGCCCGAGCTGCTGAATCGGAATTTCGCGCAACAACCGCCACGCTTTGAGGTAATCAATCGCGCCCGGTTGTTTAGGTGGCTCCGGCGTAGGTTCGGGGTTCGGTTCCGGCGTTACCGGATCTTTTTTACGCCCAAGGAGGTCACGTAATTTATCAAACAGCGCGTTAGCCATTCTTTTTACTCCAGCTTTGAATGGTGTCAAAGACGTCGTTGCCGTACAGCTGCGTCGCTTTGTCCAGCATGTTCATCTGCGGCAGTGTTCCAGTCGCGGCAGCCTGCGCCATTTGATATCTGTACTGCGGATCGAGCATCGAGCGATACAGGTGCGACTTCTGACGCGCGGCCAGAATGAAATCGCCGCGCTGCTTGGCCTTAAGCAGGTGATCGGTCACGTTTGCAAAGACCGGTTTGTTGTGGTCGTAGACAAACGGCGTCCGCAAATCGAGCAGGTTGCGGAACTGCTGCGCATATACGCTGCCTGTTGCTGCTTTCACGTGCGAACCTACGACTCCGGCCGGCGCATGAAACCGAAACTTCGTCGGTGTGTGCGTGATACCCTTGTATTTCGGCTTTGGATCGTCCACGTGCCAGTCTTGCGGTGATTGCGCAATTAATCGCCGCAAGATCTCGTGCTTTCGGTCATATTCGCGGCGATCAGAGTGCGTTTTCGCCGCACGTAACTCGTCCAGCGTGTTTGGTTTCTTTGTGCTGGGCTCTTCTTCTGCGCCCTTCTCTATTTCTTTGACTTTTTCGTAGTACAGGGGGTCTTCTTGCAGATGATCCTTGGCAATTTCTTTGGCGACTTGATCGTTTCTTGTGTGCTCGTGCTCATGTTTAGCTCCTTCGGCTAAAGCTGGGGCAGAAAAATCCCGATCGGGTAAATTATCGGCTTCACCGCCCGGTAACAGGTCTTTTTGTCCCGAGCGGGAAAGTTCGGTGGCGGCTGTCTTAGCGACCACGGGCGCAAGCAGCTTTTTGATGTCGGGGCCGATGTAGTCGTCGCCTTCGGGCAGGCCGGGCGCCAACGTGATGTAAGGATCGGAGCCGACTGTCGCTTTAAACACTCCCGGCTTGAGTTTGTGTTTTGCCAGCTCTAAGTAATGCTCATGCGTTTTTGACGGGTCGTTGCCCAGTGCGCGAAACGCGGTCGGTTTTACTTTGACGCCAAGTTCTTCGAACAACTCGCGCGCCGCGGCTTGCTCCGGCGTCTCTCCTGTTTCCACGCCACCGCCGATAAAACGCCGTTTTCCGAGATTGTCGGGCCATTTTGGATTAGTAAGCGTTTCAAGCAAGTACTTATTTTCGTACGGTAACACAACGCGCACGCGAGGTTGTGGTGCGTCGGCAGCGGCTTTTAGCTCCCCCCTACTGATGGGGTTACTAAACCTATGCTCTTCCGTCGTTTCGGCAGGGGTTTCGTAACCCTTGGACTTACCGTTGTCGAGCAACACGCCTTTGCGGCGGGCGGCGACGGTAATGTGGAACGGATGGTCGTCGTTGGGAAGTGCGGATAGGCCGTAACTCTTGCGCAGCGCCGAAAGCGCCGGACTGCTGACTTGCACGGCCCAGACTTTGCTTACGCCATCTACGTTTTTGACGTCGATTTCTTTCAGGCCGCCCAGCGTGTAGCCGAACATGTGGCCGCGCTCATTGATCTTGTCAGCACCGATAGATGCTACCTCATCCGCCGTCATCACCGATATATGCGCATTTACGAGATCGCCCTTAACGTTTGGAACGTTAAACACGCCCGCTGTCGGTAATTCAGCGCCGGGCTCGGTCAGGGCGTCGAACACACCGCGGACGAGCGCGTTCGGTACAGATAACAAAAGCCAGCCAGATTTGGCGAGATAGAGACGGCCGGCGAGCGGATAACTCGTGGCGGCCTGCTTGTTGCCGCTGCGATAGAGCCAGCCGAGCGCGTTACCGGCAATATAGGCAGGATGCTCGCGAAAGTAATGCGGTTCCCAAGCGAGCGGGTCGAGTGCTGAGAGGCTATCCATAGCGCGCTTTCAAACTGCCTGAGTAGGACTCGAACCTACAACCCCAGCATTAACAGTGCCGTGCACTACCATTGTGCTATCAGGCAATGCGTGTCACGGGGTCGCGCTAATACTTGGTGTCGTCATACCCCTGACAGCGTGATGTGAAACTGCCGCGTAGGCCGACACTAGCAGCAAGAGGCAAAACACAGCGGAAGCGCCCCAAGCGGCTACGCTCAATTGTTTACGGACGGTCATTGTCATGCTCGTGCTCCAGTTCGCGGTCACGTTCGTGCACAATGGTTACTTTAATTCCGGCTCCAGCTAACAAAGAGATAGCAAGATCAGTTAAAGTGGACCCGCCCATGCCCGCCAGCACGCAAATGCCGATCAGGCCGTAGACGTTTTCGGATTTCCGATAGTTTTGATACCAAATCAGAGCGATAGCCAAGCCGAGAAATCCGGCGTTTAGCATCGCGCTGACTATCGCTAGTTTAGACAGTTTCTTGGCAAACCGCAAAAGGGTTGCCAACCCGGCAAACGCAGCTGCGCCAAACGCGCTCAAAAGCACCGACAACGAATGTAATGTTTCGTCGCCCATGGTTTTAACCGCCTGTAATTGTTAGTGTTGTAAATTGTGTCAAAAGCCCCTGCGATCCCCTGTCCGCAGGACCTATCACGGCCGAAGCCGCGATTCTGCAGCAACTTTCAAGGACATAATTTCGTCCCGTGTGGCATTTGCTGCTCCTCCGCCCGTGAGCCCGACAAAATCTGACCACGGAACCTGTAACCCCCGCGGCATCCCTGCCTTAGAAGCTACGCCTAACCAGCCGACCACCACGGCTAACTTTTGACACAACTCTAGTTTAACATGTTTTATCCGGCACAAGATAATGCCGGATAAAACTGCAGCGACAAATTGTCAAAGAGCGCGCTGCTAAATGTACCGTGCCGGAGAATTGCTGCACAGACCAGCTGGTTCAAACTGGTCGAGCCAGCCCGGGGCGTTTTCAGGAAGAAACGCAATCGCTCGCGGCGGCAATTCTCTTGGCGCCGGAGTCCAAATAAATTGCGCGCTAGTCAGCGTCGGCGTTTCGCTGTCGAAGAACGCGTGCGCGCCAACATTGCACAAAGCGTCGAGTGTGTCGCCGTCAAAGCACCGCGACCAGACGCGCTGCTTGGAGAAAAACCCGGGCGGGGCAATGTTAAACCCGCCGTCAAAAGGCAGCAGAAAACTACCCTGATGAAACACGACGTTTACGCACACATGCCAACCAGCGTTTAACGTCGCGGTAACGTACGCCAGCCGATTTTCTTTTTCGGGCTGTGCGCCATGAATGTTGCCGAGATTGGCAATTAAAATACCATCAAACCGCGTGTTGCGCGCCATACCGACTTCCTTGACTTGTTAACAATTGCCACGTGTTTGTATGTGGCGTATCGTACCCGTGACCACGATCAGTGTCCACGAGTTGCGTCAAAGAATCTTGGCGGCGATCAGGCAGCCCCGCGCGACAGCGTGCAGCGGATCTTTGGCGTGGCGAACTTCTTTCACCGGCAGCGGAAAACCATTCTCCGCAAGTTTCTTAGTGAACATCTCCACGAAACCTTTGGCACGCGTTGTTCCGCCGGCTAGAGATATCAAAATCGGCTCTTTGAACTTGGGCAGCGCCTTGTGGTCACGGAGCGCAGAGGCGAGCTGCTTTGTCGTGTAATCGATTAAACGCTCGTAGTACACGCTCACGGCAGCAAGGATCGCGTTGTCTCCGCCGCCCTCACCAATCACAAACGTGCCGTGCTCTTTCTCCGCCTGAACTACCGAGTCCGGCTCGTTAGTTGCCACCGCGGTCATGCGGTCGATCCAGTCACCTGACTTGGTCGTCGAGAACAGCACCGTGGGCTCGCCGTTGAGCATCACGCACACGTTCACCATACCGGCGCCCCACGACAGGCCGATGCCGGTATAGTCGTCGTGCTCTAGCTCCGAGTAGCACAGCGCTTCGGCTTCGTTGATAGCCCGGGCGGCGTATCCCTGCTCAGCCAGCACCGTGCGCACCACGTCTTCGTGATACGCCACGTCGAAGTCGTCGTCTTCTTGGTCGACGGGCTGTGCCGGCACACAGAAGATCAGCTTTTCGTGGGGTGTGCTAGCCGTGCCGACCACTTCCTTGAGGATAAACGCCAGCACGCGCTTGGCTTCCTTTTCCTTGGGGCTGACGACACCACGGTACATGGGACGCTTGGCCGAGTCATTGCGCTCGACAGCTTTCTCGATGGCGTCTTGGCCGAGAATGATAAAACTCCCGTCGGCGTCCTTTACGAAGACTTTGCCCTGCAGCCCCTTTTCGATCATCTTCGTGGCCACGGGCGTCGTCGGCTTGATGACGTAGAACGCATCGCGAAAGTCTTTGTACTGCACGTTGCCGACCGTGTGCGGATCGGTCGTGGAGTTTGCGGTGGCGTCTTGGGCCAGCACGATAAACGATGTTCCGACGTCTAAACCTTTAGCCATGATTACTTACCTTTTCGTTTAAGATTCTTCTCTAACTTTTTGATGTACTTCTCTTGCTCGTGCAATTTTTTACACTGCTGTTTGACCTTCTTTTTCGTCCACTTGTCCCAGAAGCCCATCACTTTCCCTTTAGCTGCGCAAGCTTCGACACGGACGAACTAATATCATCCTGTGTCTGCGTTGTTTTGCCAAGTTCGAGTTGTTGCGTTTTTTGCAACGTCTCGGTGTTAATTGCGCCCACGTATTTACCAGTGTCGATTTCAATCTTACCTTTGCCGGACGCACTTTCTTTCATGGCCGCGCGCAGAGTATTTGTCGCGGGAAGTACAGATGTTGTCGGCGCGTATGTCGGCACAATACCGGCCATGCGTGCCACGAGCCAGTCCAGCCGGCCGATTGCGTAACCCAGCGCCACGCTTCCGGCGACAATTAACGCGACAACAGAGTAAGGCAGAATTAACATGTTTCCGGCTTGCGCCATCCCCGGTGTGATTTGATGCGCCCGGCGTTCACACTGCGCATATGACAGTCACTGAGTCCGTTATGGCGACAAAAGTCTTTCAGATTGTGAATGATAACGACGTCGCCGTCTGGGTTGAGAAAGTTGTAGGTCTTGGCGTACTTTTCGCGAATCACGTTGCGCCCGCGCTCACGCAACTCTTCCATGCGCTGTTCGGGAATGCCGTGCACACCCGTTTTCATTTCGACTGATTTGGTGCCGCCAATGCTCGCCCATTTTTGCCGGGTTTCTGCGTCCATGCCCGCAAACCCAGACCCGTTGTCGTGCGAGCGCTGAGTGGCTAGTTTGCGCTGCGCGGGCGTGAGCAGAAATCGCCCGGCCGCGTTGCGATTTAAACAGACCTCTGGGCCCAAATGATCGGTGTCGGCGTGCGCTGTTTTAATCAGTTCTGTTTCTGCTTTTGATAACTCCACCGCGGCTTTTTTCGACTCCCGACGATATTGCGCCTGTAGCACAACTTTCACGGCGTCTGCCTGATATTCGGCGTGCTCGGGATCGTTGTAGTGCGCAAACGTAACCGGCGACCCAAAGTAATAATGGTCATCTTCGGGGCTGCGGTCGGTAATGCGCGAGCCGTAATAGAACTTGTACCCCAGCGACGGGTACAGGATTACGTACAAATAGTACCAGCGTTTACGCATACACTGAATCCGTTCAGTGCTGGTTTTCAGCCAAATCCGTTTGGCTGCCGATAACTTACATCACCGGACTGCGGCTATTGTAACAATTTACGGACAATAAACGGAATTGTTGTATAGGTAAACACGCCGGCAAATAACCACAAAATAGAAAACACCGCGCGCCGAATACGCATATTTGTGTGCCAATAGCGCGCGCGAATCTCGTCAGGATCGTGGAGCTGCATGCACCGCGCGTTATGCTCAATACGCTCTTCAACCGTTCGAAATACGGGCGGCTCCCAAGGCATAACTCACACTTCAATCTGCTGACCATCGCGCAACACAAAGACGCCCAGCTTTTCTTCCAGCCGGCGATACACCACGCCCGCTTCGCGCAACATCTCGTCGCCGCGGTCGCAGCTCTCTTGCCACGGGCCGTGTGCGGGTGGATGCGCGAGCCCAATAACTTCGGTGATTCCGGCGCAGATAATCGCCCGCGCACAGTCGGCACAGGCAAACCACGGGCAGTACAGCGTGGCATGCTTCGTCGGCATACCCATCTTGGCGGCGCGATAAATAACGCTGCGCTCGGCATGCTCGATGTACGAATACTTGAGCGGGCGCTGGAGTCGGTCGGTGTTTTTGATGACGTCCAGCGGTAGGCGATTGGCCTCGGAGACAATTTCGCCGCGTGGCGTGACCAGCACAGCGCCGTTTTGCGTGTGAATGTCGTCCGATTGTGTCGTCGCGACGTGGCATGCAATGCGCAGATAAAACAGTGGATTAACGACGTTTGACATAGATATAAAAACGCGGGCTGGATACTGGCAGCAGAACCGCTCGTGTTCTGCTTGTGCTCGTGTGACGTTGGGGCGAAGGAGGCGCTTGGAAACGTTTGAAACCCAGCAACCAGTATCCGGCACCACGGCTAACCAAGTGTGGTGCGAACACCGGGAGGACGACCGGTGTTCTGCGGCGTCACGTCCGGGATGGCGCAGAACGGACGGGAGTGATCCGTTCGCAGCGCATTCCGACCACCATGCCGCAACTCTCCCGCATGTTCAGCTCCGTGAGTCCATGTTGTTTAACTTCCGTGCTTGCCGCAGATCGACGTCGGCCAGAATGCGCTGGATGTGCCGAGCGTCTTCGTAGCTATCCTGCAACTGATCTTCGTAGAACACTTCGAGATACGCTGCGGCGACTTTGTCGTCGAGCGACTTGAGTTGTTCAAGCCGTTTGGCGTAGGTCACAACCACTTGGCGTTCCAGCGTGTGCGCCTCAATTAAGATATCTTCGACGCGCGTGTACGTCTGGAACGGATGGCCGCCGGCACAAGGCTGAACGAAGTTAAACCCGTACAAGCAGTCCAGAAACTGCTGCACGTGATTTAGCTCGCCTTTGGCTGCTTCTGTGAGGAATTCTTTGTACTCTTCAGCGTGCAGGCCAGTGACAGCGCTGGCGTGATACAGATAGAACTGCAGATGCGTCCACTCGTTCTGCAGGTCTTCATTAATTAGTGTGACGAACTGGCCAATTGTGTATACGCCCGGCTCGCCTTCGGGTCCGGGTTCGCCACTGTGGTTCGTTACTCCTGCGTCGGACATAGCAACTGCTCCTTCAGGTAAGCCGCAAGGCGTTGGGCCTGCGGTGTTTCTTCACGAATGATTTGTTCGTAACAGACTGCGCCGTACTGCCGAAAGATCTGCACGTTATTGACGAACCAGCCCATATGGTAACCAGCACGCATAAAGTTGACCAGATGATTTGTGGCCTCTTCGTCATACACATAGTTCTGACAGCCGAACTTGTGCGCCCAGTACTCTTTGGGTTGGCAGTTAATGTGCCCGTGTCCGCCCTGCCCCGGAAGTGCCGCGCTAAAGATAATCGTGGGCGCCGTCTGCACTAACTTCTGCACAAACAGGTCCGCGAGTTCCGGGTTAATATGCTCAGCAACTTCAAGGCATAGGCAGATATCATAACCCCGGCACATGTCGAACTGCGGGTCAAACACGCTGAACTTATCGTGCGGACAGGCTGGATCAGGGTCGACGCCGTCTACGATGAAACCAGCGGCGCGGAGTGCGTCGACGTAAATACCGGGACCGCAGCCGACATCAATAATTTCCATGCGTGTACGTCTCCGGCAGCTGATGTAATCCGGGCAGATCAACAGGCGGCCGGATCACCTTAGACACCGGCACGTTCCAGCAGTCCCACTTGTACTTCCAGCCGTTGTGGCTCGTGGGGTCGACCTCGCCTTTGCGCCCGAACGTGGCGATATCAAAGAACGCTTTTTTAGGCATGAATCCCAGCAACCACGCGCGCTCGCAGTCTTTGTGAATGCGCGCAAAACAGTACCAGTCACAGAGCTGCCGGACATTCGCGTCGCAGACCGTGCAGTTGTAGAAGTCCCGCGGAACCTCGTCATAGTTCTGCAGCTTCGTTTTGACGTCAATACGCCCCAAGAGCGTGTCGCGCAGATCCCAGTGATATACATCGTCGCCAGTCGAGCGTTCCCACTGTTGCGCATAGAAGTCATGCACAACTTCCTCGCCCAAGAGTCCCGTAAACACGCCGTAGCCAGCGCGAATCGAGTCGTTTAAATGCGCGCGGCCGTATTTTTTCAGCAGCCGCGCCTCCATCTCGTCCACCCGCGCCAGTGCCCGCTCTAGCTGCTCGGATGTAATAAACACTTCAATAACATGCTGCGTTAATACAGCAGAAGTCATACGCGTCCTTTCACTTCGGGGTGGGCGAAGTGTAGCGCGTATATTCACCGCGTGCAATACGCCGCTACAGCTTTTTAAGCATGGCAGCGACAAGCGGATGACGCACGACGTCACTGTGGGCAAACTGCACAACATCAATGCCCGCGATGCCCTTGAGTTTCGTCACCACTTCATTCATCGGCGGCGGTGAGATTGGTAAGTCCGTCTGCTGCGGATCACCGGTCACGATAATCTTCGAGTTCTGCCCGAAGCGCGACAGAAACAGCTTGAACTGCGTATACGTGGCGTTTTGGGCCTCGTCAAATACGCAGATTGAATCATTGAATGTCCGGCCGCGTAGATAACATAACGGCGCGAGCACCACCGCCCGATTTACAAACTCACGCTTGGGGCCGAACTTGCCGAGTAGCGTGTCCATGGCGTCGTACAGCGGTTGCATGTACGGATTGACCTTCTCACCAAACGAGCCCGGAAGATAGCCGAGCTTTTCGCCGGCGTCCACGATTGGCCGGGTGAGCACGATTGAGGTGGCACGTCTGGCCAGCACCTCATTGATAGCAAAAGCCATCGCCAGAAACGTCTTGCCAGAACCAGCCGAGCCGAGCAAGAACGTGATGTCGTTTTCGTTTAATGTTTTCCACGCGCGGCGCTGTGTTTCCGTGCGCCATTCAATATCACACGGCGTCAGCGCAGCTTTAACTTTTTCTTGCTGGTCTTGGCGTTTCTTCTCTTTTTTCTCGGCGCGGCGGGTAGGCCGTGATTTGGGCGCCATAGAGTAGTGCCTTCCTTGGTGTAGTGCGTGTAGAACTGCGGCGTGAAGACTCCTCTAGATTACAGGTCGGCGAGATCGCTCACGCGGCCGGACTGAAGCGGTTCAACACCGCCGGCCGGAGCTTGATTCGGCTGCGGCGATTGCGGGCCGTAGTAGAACGGGTTTCGTACGTTGGGCACGTATGACCGCGCTGTTTGAGCGGCATTCGTCACGCCACGACGGACGTCATTGGCTGTATTTACTACAGTGTTTCGCGCCGTGCCGTAGGCTGTACCGACCGCGTCGCCCATCGCAGATCCGGCGTCGTGAACGCCTTGGCCGATAGCGCGCGGAACAGCCATCGCGGCTTGTCCGGCCTGCTGTAAACCAGCGCCGGCGCGGTTGGCCATGTCCGAACCAAACTGCTGCGCAGAGCTAACATAAGGATCCACGGCCGGCGCTGTGGCACGATATGCGCCGTAGGTAGCTCCAGCCGCAATCGGCATGGCCACGGCTGTGCGAGCGGCGTTCATGGCTGTGCTGCCCGGAACCTGTGTGCCGGCCCAGCGCGCGACGTTTCCAGCGCCGCGAGCGACTTGCCCAGCGCCGTACATACCAGCGCCAGTCGCCGCACGAATACCGCCGCCGACAGCGTTACCCACACCGCCGCGCATCATTTGTTGTGCGCCGCCGGTCGCCATCTGAGCGCCGCGATTTACAGCCGCATTACCAAGTTCGCCGGCCGCCGCGCCGGTAGCGCGACTTACTGTGCGAGCGCCGCCAGCAACGGCACGACCGCCGCCACGAGCCATCGCGCCGAGCCCTTTGGCGCCAGCGCCGATTAAACCACTCACGAGCCCAGCAGCTTCTTTTTCGCCGTGCGGCTGTTGCGCGTTCGCTGCGTCTGTCGGTACGGGGTTGGGCGCCGAGCGTTGCTTGTCGTCGATGATCTTGTTACTGCCGCGCGCACTCGGTGTGCAGCTCATCTCGGTCTTGCCGCGAGGCGCACTGGAGACAGCTTTCTTTTCTTTCTTGTCTTTCTTGTCTTTCTTTTTCTTGCTGCCGCCCGGTCGGCACGAATCGTTGCTGTACGGCTTCTTGCCCGGCACCGGTTCATAACCAGTCCAGCACCGGCCCGCTGCTTTACCGAACTCCAGCGCCGAGCCCTGCTTCATACCGTTCGTGCTCGCATTCTGCAGCTGCGGCATAAGCTGTTCAATGATATTTCTATTGTGGGTCAAAAAGTCATACATCTGCCGCCCCTGTCCGCTGCTCATGTTAGGATCGCGCCCCATGAGCATTGTCGTGCCAAACTCAGGGCTCAACTGGCTCAGCGCGTTGATCTGATCCATCGGGTTCCCGCCACCACCGCCAAGCATGCTGTACAACCCGTTGGCGCCCTGACCGACCATGCGCCGGGGCCCGTCACCAAACATGCCGGCACCCGCGGCGCCAAGACCAGCGGCGCCGAGACCCAGTGCGCCCATACCGGCACCCAAACCAGTGTTGCCGCGCCCGCCCATGAACGCACCAGCTAGCGCCAGCGGAACACCGGCGCCGATAGCGTAGCGGGCTTCGATCGGCAGGCTGTTCCACATGCCCATCAAGCCGCCGTTGTTGGGATTTGCTTCAGCGTGCTGCGCCATAGACATCTGCGTATTCATCTGCTGCGCATCGACGTTTTCCGGCGTCGGTTCGCTGCCAATGCCCATGGCTTTTCCGGCGTAGTGCATGCCAGCAGCACCGGTACCAGCACCCACAGCGAGATTTAGCGGATTGCGCGCATTCGTCATCGCCGACGAACCGCCGCCCATCCACTCGGGCAGATTCTTCGCCGCAGCCTGTGTCCGGCCGATTGTCTGATCGCCGAAACGCTGGCCGGCAGCACGCGGATCTAACCCGCGCACGCCCTGCACCATGTCGTCAGCCTTGTTAAGCCCGCGACGCATGACATTCATTGTGCCGCGGCCGAGCCCGCCGACAGCGTCTACAGCTTGGCCTGCGAGTCGGCCGGGTGCGCCGTGATACAAAGAAGCGGCCTGACCTTGCGCAGCGCGGGCAGCAGCATCGAGCCGGCTGGGCCCTGTCGGTTTTGCCGTGAGCGGCACTGCTTTGTAACGATCCTTGAGCGGAATAGTCAGCGGATCAACAACGTTTTGTTGCATGCCGCGCTGATAGCCGCGCGTGGCGCTCGTGCCGCGATTGACGAGCTGTTTTCCGCCGCGCACCGCATCATCGGCAAGACCTTTTACGGCTTTAGTACCCGCGCCAAGCAAGCCGCTGAGTAATTTATTGGCTTCTTTTTCGTGGCCGCCGATGTGCTGACCAAACTCATATGCGTTCATGAGTGTTCTCTTCCTGTTTTGTTATTTGTGTCGGCGCTGGGTAATCACACCGGCCGCCTTCGCAACATGTTTCCAGAATAATGCGGCAAAACGGACAAACTAGCTTGCCGCGAATCTCAATTCCCGGGCTTTCGCACTGCGGGCACATTACCACTCAAACTCCACTGGCTTGCGCGTCTTGTAGCTGAAGTCGACATCGAGCGGCGACTGAAACCGTACGTTGGGAAGCGGCAGCTTGGGGGCTACCGCCGCTGTACCGCCAAGTAACCCAGCAGCTGCAAGTGTCGGTACGCCAAGCGGCGCGTCGCCTACCGCGCGCACGCCCTTGCCAACAGCCTGCAGCCCTTCGCCGGCCAAGTTCACGGCATGACCAGCGCCGCGCACAGCCGACCCGCCGAGTCGCATGCCGTGGCCAAGCACGCCGCGAATGTCTCGCGTGGTGCGTGTGCTGCCGCTGCCAATATTGTTAATCATGCTCTTGCCGGTCGTCTGCATGCCGCGGCCGGTACCCAACAGCAGGCCGCCAAGTCCAGTCGAGTTCCCAAGGCTGGTGCCGTCTTTAGGGCTAAATGTGGGCCGCGCCTTGGAGCCAATGATCTCGCCAGCGCCCTGCAAACCGCGCCCGAAACCCTTGACGATATGCTGCGAGCCGCGATTGATCGTCTGCGCGCCGCGACCAATACCAGACGCCGCGTTGGCAAGCCGCGCGACAATCTTTTCAAAGCCGGCGCCCTGCTTTTCTAGCTGGCCGACGTTGTATCCAAACTCATACGCGTTCATACTTCCTGCTCCTTTTGATATTAAAAGCTGGCCAGCGGGGTGTTGGCCTGTCCGCCGCCGTAGATGCCGGGGCCGCTAGGCTGGAACTGTTGTGCCGGCTGCCCGCCGCCAATGCCCATCGCGCTCATGCCCAAACTTCCGGCTGCGCCGGCAATCGGCAGAGCAATCGGGGCAGACTGCAGCGGATTTTTAATTCCGGCGTTATACATTTTGCCCATCATGCCCGGGTTTTGAACTGTCGGCATTACCTTCTGAATACCACCGCTGAGCGCGCGATTGGCGTTCGTGACCGCGGTGGTGCCCTTGGTCAAAAACTGCTGCGAACCGCGGGTAAGCGCTTTGCCTGTGTTCGTAAAACCGGCGCGGGCTAGCTGCTTACCGCCGCCAGCAATCGCGCGGCCGACGCCCTTGGCAGCAAAACCCCATCCGGGAATGAAACTCAGCGCGCCGCTCAAGCCAGACATACCTGCGTCCATAAGTCGGCCGTTATACAGATGGCGCGATACGTCATTAATCGCTGTGGGTACGCCCGTAAACGGATTCGAATACAGCGCCGTGTCAGCAACCAACCCGCGCTGCGTCGGGTCGCCTAGCGGGTTGATTTGACCCATTGCTGACCCCGTACCAAGTACTGCATCGCCAAGGGCGTTCTGCGCACGCTTCTCTGTCGCCAGCCCGACGCGATATCCAAACTCATACGGCTGCATATTAAAACTCCGCGCCAACGCGATGACGGATTATTTGTTTGAGCATTCCCGACTGCACCGAAATACCAGCGAATAGCGTGTATCCGCGACTGGGAGTATTTCATGGTTCCAATTGTAGCGAATTTCGTCGCGCAGTTGTACAAGACTTCGGGGCGGCAGTTCTACGGAAAACGCACGCTTCTGTAACGTAAATACCATCGTGGCCGGCGTAAGTAAGCTTAATACTGTGATTACCGCGCCGCCTTCCGGTAAATCCACGTGCGGTTTGATCACCTGTTTTTCCAAATATTGATTCAGCGTAATGGAGTCCGGGCGCTGTTCTACAAGGTTCTGCGCCACAAGCCTGTCCAGCACAAACTGAAAATGTTCTGGAATCGTGTCCGACAAAATATCATTGGGATACGGAACTGGCGAACCCCAACGCTGAATCACATTTCGTGTACGGACGTGTCGGCGTGTGTGCCCTGTTGGAATACCGGCCTCGATGTGCGCGAGTAATACCTGCTCCTCAGCCGGAGACAAAAACTCGTTTATTAGCGTGAGCGTGCTGACGTCGGATGGAAGCATGGCTGGCGCTGACGTTTATTTGTTTGGCTTGACCGGGCAGCGACGATTGTTAAGCATTTCTCGGCGAAACGCTGCCGCCGTTTTGCGTACGTTCTTGTTGTAGCAATGATAGTTAAAAAAGTGCCCAAACATAAAGTGACACGGCGACTCACACAACGTCATGAGATTGCTTTCAGTCAATTCCAACTCCGGCGCAACACTCACCGGAAAAACATGGTGCACGGCAAGGTTTTTTGTCCGCCCGCAAACTTCACACGCCGGATGTTTTTTTAAATGTTCGGCTCTGACTCGCCGCCACTCGCCTGCTCGCTGCCGCAGATCGAGGATGTATTTGGGGCGCAACCAGAGCGGCAGGCCGCGGTAGAAATAGCCGAAAAGTTTTGCAAACATGGCCGGACTTTCGTGCTGCCGCGAACATACGGCGGATCATAGGGGCAGTTTTTACATTTTTTGCCGCAGCACATACGCTGCGCCAGAAGGATGTCGCGAGACAAGGGCTGATACTTACTCACACTCGTTGTACTTCACGACAAGATACGTCCCGAGAAATGCGCCCAACGCCAACGGAACCACATAGAGCGGATTCTTGGAGTACGAGATCACGCCGTATGCGCCGAGGCTATACAAAAAAGAACTCACCACGGCGGCATTGATTGGTTGCCGCTTGCTGACGCAGATCACGTACATGGCATACAAGATATCAATGACCACATAGGTCACGAAGATTACGCCGGCCGTGCCCCAGTGAAAGTCTTGCCACATGTTCACCTCACTTCACTGTTGCGGCGTGAGTGAACTTCTTCTCGTAGTGGGAGTAAATTTCCGCAAACGCAACGCCCCACGCAGCGTCATGGGCTAACTTATTAAACGCTTCGTCCGTCGTGGCTTCGTCAAGCCGATGGTTCCACGCCCGCGCATGTGCCCACTCGTGGATCAAGACGTCCATGGCGCGGGATTCATCCAGACTCTTGTCGATCTGGATGTGGAACTTCTTGCCCTGTTTCCAGCAGCGGCCCTCTAATTTAGATAGCTTTACCCGGCGTACGCTCACGGGAAAAGCCGCGGGACACTCGTTTTTGAGCATCCGCAGGAGGGCTTGATAATATTTAAAACGAGCCGCCATGCTCTATCCTCCTGAAGGGCGTCCTTGCCACAACGGAGTGATTATACTTGAGCCGGCGGAGTTTGGCGGCAGCGATTATTTCGCGTTATTTTGCAGCTGCGCTAACACAGCCGCGGCGCTTTCTTTAACTTCCTCGTCACCCGAGTCTTCCGACTTTTCCTCGGACTTTTCTTCTTTTTCGTCGCTCTCGGGCTTTTTCTTTTTCTTACCGATACTGGAGCCGATGTTACTGCCCAGATGCGCGCCGGCACCCAGACCAGCAGCGCCGCCGGCTAACAGGCCAATACCGGCACCCGGACCGCCGCCCAGCGCGCCGCCAGCGAGAGCGCCCATGATGCCACCGCCAGCGCCGCCAGCCAGCCCACCAATACCACCGCCCGCGACACCCCCCAACGTAGAAAGCAGCGACGATTGTTTTTGCGCGCCACGAAGCCGCATGGGCTCGGGTGTGCCGCTCAAAAATCGCAGCGCCGGGGCCATCATCTGTTCAAACGACGACGAGCCGTCGCGGTCGAGACCGGTGAAAACGGTTGGTCCAAGTTTTGGTTTTTGCAGCGGCGTTTTATTTACAGGCGCGGCGGGTGTTGCCTTTGGTTTGTTAAGCGATCGGTAGGCTTCGCTCGCGGCCAGCGCCCCGCTGGCCCCAATAGTGCCGCCAATAGCCGGATAAAACACGTCATCACTGGCTAACGTTTTTGCCGCAGTGCCCAATCCTTTGCGGATGCTATTTAAAACTGACGAGGCGGCCCCGGCTTCTTTATTTTCCCACGACGGCTTGCCAATGGCAGCGCTGGCGCCGGCATAGCCCAGCCCGGCACCACCGACCGCGCCTGTCGTACCGCCGCGCACAATCGCGTTGCGCAGATACGCGTCGGTGTACGGCGACAGCGAGCCCGGGCTGCGAATCGGGACCTTCTTGCCGCCGCGTGACATCGTCCGACCACCGCGCTGTACAAACCGCTTGAGCGCGTCGGCTAATTGCGCTGCGCTCGGGCCAAAGAGTGTTTTGCCGATACGAGGACTTGCCGCCGCGAGCGCAAGAGCCCCCAGCGCTCCGCCTACACCACCGCCAATCATGCCAGCACCTGTGCCAGTGCCTTTGACAGCCCCACGGCCCAGTCCTTCCATGCGGTGTCCAGACGGCGACGTGACTGCGCCCAGACCAGCGCCCACACCCGCTGTGATCGGCAGCGTCACGAACGCCTGCTTGCCGACCTGTTTCCCAACCTGCATGCCAAATTGTTCGGGCGTAACACTCATGCGAGCACCTGTGGCTTGAATATGGTTTTGAAGTTTGCGCGTAGTCACGTGCTGCATGATCTTTTCAAACAGCTTGCGCCGCGACAGCGCCAACTCCGTTAGTTTACTTACTGGAATCGGCGGCATCGTCGTCGTCCAGAATGCTTTTGCTGGCTTGGGGTTTGGCGTCTGGATATTTTAACAGCCGCCGCTTCTTCTTTGAAAGCGGGCGTTTGGGCGGCGTTAATTTGAGCGTTTGAAACACAGCGCTCGCCTTTTCTTGCACTTCTTTGTCTTCTGTTAACTCTCCTCGCCGCCGCTTGAGATACTTCTTTAATTCCTGCTCCTGATAGGCTTGGAGCATAGTTTTTACTTTGTCAGACCGGGTGCGCGCAACTAACTTCGCGGGGTCAATCGCCCAGTGCTGCAGCGCCCAGCCTCGTCTTGGCGTAGGATTAGTCATAAACGGCCCGCCATGACGCGCTTTGAAGCTCGCCCAGCGCTTGATCTGGCGCGCATCTTCGTCGGGAAGCCTGCGGCCCGAATTGTAGTTCTGGTACCACTCCAGCCAGCCCTTCGGGTCATGTTCTGTCACCCATTCCGGCTTCCATTCGCCTAAACTCGCGAGCCGTGGGCCCTCTTTTTCGTATAACGACTTGTACACACCCATGCGATGCAGCTGGCCGGGCGTGAAGTCAGGCTGAAACTCAGGAAGATCCGCGCTCTGCTTCTCCTGCTCTCTTTGCTTGCGGTATTTATCGCCCTCGTCTTGCAGGATCTTGCGGAAGATCTCGTTGAGCTGTTCTTTCTCGGCGGTAAGGTGTTCAAGTACTTCGTCACCTGTGCGCTCGCGCTTGTACCCCATGAGCTTGCCGATGAAGCTCGGGTCTTGGCTGGCACTTAGATATCTTTGCACTTGGACGTTCTTGAGTTCTTCAGGGAGATCTCGATGCGAGTCAAAGCGCAGACCACGACCACGAGCTTGCTGGCTGCGCGACTCATGCCAGTGCGGATCTAAAAGCTGAATGAGACTGGTGCCCTTGGTAGACAAACCCTCGGCGCCAGCAGGGCCAATTAAGAGCGCCCGGAGCTTGCCTTGGTTGTATGCGTCCACAGCGGCTTGGCGCGCCTTTGAGCTAACGCCGCCATGGAAAAACGCATGCGGGATCTTGGCTTTCTCTAGACCAGCTGCGTAGGGCGCCAAGCCAGAGTCAATGAAGTTGGAATAGATAATCGCCTTCTTGCGCTTGTCTTCACCCAGTGTCTTCTGCAGGTTCTGAAACGCGGCTTGTAATTTGGCGCTCTGCTGAAACGCCTTGGCCGGATCTTTGTCGGCGCGGAACGGCTGCGTGGATAAGCTCACTTGGCGCAGGCCCGTGAGAAAGCTATTTAACTTGGCCAGCTCGTCGCGGGACAACGGAAACTCTTGATCCAGCTTCCACAAAAACCCCGGCGGAATCTTCGTGCGAATAGCTTTTTGAATCTTGTCCTGCGCGTTGGACAACGGTACGCGCACGACCTCTTCTTTAACATTTACACCTTCGGGCGTTTTGCTGGGCTGGTAATCTACTTTGCCTGCAAGCAACTGCCGCAGTTCTTTTTCGTTCTTGACGACTGGCTTGACGCCGGGCTTCACGCCACGCAGCCAACCAAACAAACCCGGCCGCACGGTTTTGTAGTCGATATACCGCTTCTCGAATTCTTCCGGCGTAATCTCTTTGTTATGGAGCATCGAGAGCAGATTGGCGAGATCCGTAGGCGAATTCGTGATCGGCGAACCAGTAAGTAACATTAAACGCTTCGCCTGCGCGGCGGCTTCAGCAGCTCCGGCCGAACTCGCGCTCCCCGGATTACGGAGCCTGTGCGCCTCGTCCATGATCAGCGTGCTGGGCGGCTTTTGAAACTTCTTGCCCAGCGCCAGCCCCGTGTAGCTCATGATCTCGGGGTTAGAGTTCTGCGTGAACTTCTTGATTTCTTTGTCGAAATTACCCCTGAGACTAGCCGGGACTACCACGCCATACTCTTCGCCGTCTTGCTTCTTCGCTTCTTCAGCGGCGGCCAGTGAAGACAGCGATTTACCAGAACCTAAGCCGTGATAGACCAGTAAGCGCGGATCAGTGGTAGAAATACGGTCGGCGATTCTCTGCTGATGTTCCTGCAGCTGGATCTCGGGAAGAAGTTCAGCTTGTTTTTCGCTGCCGTTTTGGCGCTCGGAATTCCCGGCTGCCAAATTGGCCACTTTGTGCCATACGCTATCGGGCAGTGCGGATGGCTTGGGAGTGCTGCCGAGAATGCTATTTATTTCTGCGCTCATGCTCAGTTCACCATGAGATTGCGCGCAGTTTGATACATCGCCCACAGCCCCAAGCCGGCGGACACCAAGCCCAGATATTTAAACGACGTGTACACCGTGACAAAGAAGTAAATGCCGAGCCAACACGCCAACGCACCCGTCACAACTGCGGCGATTATCCATTTTTTCACCGCAAACAATGCGGCGATTGGCCCGCACAGCAGCACGGCGCACACGATGAAAAAGACCAGTAACGCCAGACTTTCCATGTCGTGCCTATTCCGCAGGAGTGCTGTTTACGCTGGCTTTCGGCTCTGGCCCTAATGTAGCCTGACCGACCAGCGCGTGCTCGTGTTGTCGGATCTGCAATTCTACCCAATCCCGGTACATACTCACACGCGTAAATGCGCTGTCGTCGCCATAGGTCCCGTCTGGTTTTCCGTCGGCGTGCGCCAAAAAAGAGTTAATCCCGGCCAGTTCGTTGCCGATAAACATGCCGCCCCCTGAATCTCCGGGCGCAATCATGAACTCCAGCGGAAACCGCCCATCTCGCCGTGGTGAGCAGGCCACCACCGAGAGAAACGCTGACGAAAGTTTGTTTTGCCCCGCGCGCCGTTTGTTGTCGGACGTGGTAGCGCCTGTAGTAAAATTCCCCGTTGAACCCCAGCCCGCAATGGTGACCGACTTCCCGTTTTCATCTGCTTTGCTGTACAGCGGCACGTAAAAGTCCAGTTTGAAATCTTCTTCCACGTAGCACAGCGCGATGTCGTGCAGGCCCACTTTGTCTTCGTTGTAATCTTTGTGCCGAACTTTGTATGCCACCGGGTGTTTCTTCTCGCCAACGTAAATCACATCGTGTTTTGATTCGTTAATAACATGCGCCGCGGTCAATGCCCAATGCGGTCGAATAATCACCGCCGACGCTAGTTGCTCGTGGGTTTTCTCGCACTTCTTGCAGTCCACAATGTTCGTGATGCGGACGACAAAGGGAAACTGCTTGCCAAATTCGACGTACTTGGCGTCCGGCGTGTTGGGGTCGATCGTGCCAGCCATCGCTACCCGAGAGGCAGCGATCAGAATAATCACGTAGCGTAGCAGGCGGGCGAATAGTTCTTGCGCGTTCATGGCAAGCCCCCAGTCTTTGATATGTAAGTGTTGCTATCTCATGCTTGTGGTTGTTGTGGTTTCAAGAGTGTCATGGCCTTGGCAAACATGTGCGGATCGAGCTTGGGCCGCGGCGGAAGCTTGGGCGAGCGCCACAGGCTCTGATTAAACCCAGTCAAACCGTAACCAGCGGCGCCCATCAGGCCCATGGCGCCAATCCCGGCGCCCACGCGGCCTCGGAAGCCCTTGGCGAGGTCTTTCATCGCTTGGCCTTTGTGCGTGACTAGCACCGGCTCGAAGATATCGCTGAGCGCCACGCGATTGGGCAGCCACGCATTGGGATCGCCTTTGAATTTGCCGCCAATCAGGCGTTCATACAAGCTCGCTGGGCCGCCGCCGCAATGTGTACCATAGCAGTTGGTGCGGCCAAACATGCGGCGGAATGTATTTAATCCAGCAACTTCGCCCACCGCGGTCTGACCAGCAGCGACGCCAGCGTAGGGATCAACACCCATACGCTTGGCGGCCTGTAAAAACTCTGCCTCGTTGTTAATCTTGGCGCGATACGGCTCTTTGACGCGCATCCATAACGTCGGCTTGTGTCCGACTGGCTCTTTCTTGCCGCGATAGTATCCACGCGGATTCTGGCTGGAACCCTCAGTCACCGTGTGCTTGTACACCGTGTCGGCGCCGTGCGGGACCAGTCTTTGCGGGCGCTCTTCTAATTGGCGCTCCACGGTTTTGATCCAGCCGTCGTCATGTAACCCGGTGTTGTCGCGAAAGCCGTCCAGCCAGTCACGCACAGCATCGCGCGCGCCGCCCAGACCCTTTTGCCACCAGCCCTTGATGGCGTCTTTGGGTAAGTCAGCGCCGTGCGCAGCGATGTAATCAGCCGGCGTGCGCCCAGCATTCGTGGCGCTCATGCCGCCGTGAAGCAAGCTCGGCACGAACGTCTCAAACTGCTTGGGTTTAAATAGCTTTGACTTGGGGAGCGCAGCAGGATTACCACCGGCGGCTTCTAAGAGCGCTTCCACCGTGCGCTTCTGCGTCGGCGTCTGTGGGCCGCGTGCTTCCATGCTGCGCGCCAGATTATCCCACCGCTCTGGAGCTGTACGCCTGAGATCCTGTGCGATCTGCTTGAACTTGGGATTCTTCGCAGCCATCTCATCGAAGCGCTTCGCCAGTGCTTCTTGACGGTCTGCGCTGCCTGTTAACTGTGTTAATTCACGCTCAAAGTTCTGCGCTTTTGTATCTGGCCCGTCAAAGAAGCCGCCTTCAAACGTCGGCGACCATGTCTCGCGTAAGCCACCACGCGGGCCAGTTTTTAACTCGCCGGTCTGTGTCTTACTGGCATCTTCTGAGACCCGTGCAAGAAAACGCTTGAAGCCTTTGACAGCTTTTGTCTTGGCGCCGACAGCTTTGTTTACTTCGGCGAGATCAGGGCGCGGGACTTTTGGCGGCGTGGCAGATTTCCCAGCACTGACCGCTGCGTCATAGGCGTCCCACGCTTTCTGTCGGGCTTGGAGCTGCGCTAACTGTTTTGTTCGGCCCCGCAAGCGTTCCTTTGCGTTGCCGTAGGACTCTGTGCCCTGCATGTTCTCTTTGGCATCAGCAGCGACAGACTTGCGCCACGCTTCCGGGTCACGCATCTGGGGAGAATACAGCTCGCCGCGGTCGTTGATTAAGTAGGGCAGTGGCGCGCCTAACTCACCCTTGGGTACGCCCGTGACGCTCCAATGTGGACGCACGTAGGGCCCGGCGACTTGGCCGTGGGCGCCCGGGCCGCCAGATGCTGCATGCGACCCACGCACCAGCGTGTTCGTAAATAAATCGCCGCCGCCCTGTAAGCCAGACAGGCCAAAGTCGCCCGGCTGGACTTCTTTCATGACCTTTTTGAGGTCCACGAGGCCGTTGGCGAGCGTAGCATCTGGGGCTGATTCGAGAATCTTGCGGTACTGCGGGTACTCGCGAAAGATGTATTCCAGCAGGCTCACGCCGGGCGGAAGGGCGGCGATACCGGCGCCAACGGGGCGGTAGTCAAACGGCGCTTTGGAGGAAGACTCTTGTGCGGGCATAGTGCGGCCGTCGCGTTGCTAACAATATTCCGCCATTCTACTGCGCTTTATTCTATTACAAAAGCTGCGTTGGGCTGAAAACTCATTACGGCGCTGTAAAAACAGTTACCAGAGGTAAAAACAGTTACCAGAGCGCTGATAGCTAAAAAAACGCTTAGCAGCCGGGAGTGGTTAGCTCCCGGCTGCGTCTGCGTTCTTCGCTCACACTTCGGCGTCGTCGGGAAACAGGTCGTGTTCCGACCGTTCCCAATCGTTGTCGAAGCAGTTATCCTCGATCAGCTGCTCGAACTCGGCCTCGGCATCGTCTTCGTCTGCGGCGCCGTACAACTCTTCTTCGAGTTCACGGCGGGCGCGGGCGAAGCGAGCCTTGACCTTTTCCAGACCCTCGGCGTCGGTTTCCTGCACACCGTTGTTGGGGTACAGGCCGCCGTACTGGGCCGCGCGGTCTTCGATCCGCCGGAGGTAGACCACAGCGGCACGGTAACTGGTGAACGTTGCGTCCCAGTCGCCATAGCCGTCGTAGTTCGTGCCTTCGGAGATGTAGAAGAAACCAGCGCGGTCCTCGACGTCGAGCGCAGCTTCGTAGCTGCTGGCCTCGCCATCGGACTTGGCGAGGCAGTCATCGCAGTAGTAGACGGGCTCCCATCCGAAGGAGTCCGTTTCACCTTTTACGATGACAGTCGCGTCGTTTGTGCACAGGCAGTTGTAGCCCTCGCACTTTTCGGTGGCGACGACGAAAGTACCACCGGGGCCGGCTCCGAACTGCAAGGTTTTGCCATTGTCAGCGGGGATGCGGGCCTTAATCGTCAGTGCCATGGTTATCTCCTTTGGAGGTTATGGCGATGAAACGGCTGGAGACACAACACGTGGCTTACCAGCAAAGAGCTAGGCTCCTTACTAGATATACCCGGTTTTGGCCGTTTATTTAGATATCAGCGCCCGGGCTTGCCGGCCGGCTGTTGTCTGGCCGCGGCGTCAGCTTTAAAGCCGCCCAGTGTCTTCTTGCCATAGTGCGCGAGCAGAGGCGCAGAAGACGCCAGCATGTACGTGGGCAGGCCAATGAACGCCGACCGGCCGCCCTTGAGCTTCATCTGGCGCATGAGCTTGGCGCCCCGACGAGACGCATCAAACTCAGACGCTAACATCGGCATAGAACCGACTGTGCCCGCAATCGCCGAGTTCCGAGAGTTGTCCTCGTTGTTTGAAAGCAGCGCGCCGGCCGTACCTAATCCAAGCGCGGGCCGGCCGATTTGATTACCGCGCATGAGCCACTTGCCGCCCATGTGGTGTCCCAGCTCGTGCGCCAAAACACCCGGATTTTTCATTCGCCAGATGTGCCCAATCGTGGGTTTTGATATCCCGATTCCCGGATTCGCTGGTGTATAAAACGCTGGAGAATTACGCACAATATCAGCAGCTGACCGGCGCATTCTGTACTTGATGTTATTCATGAGATCGCCAATCCAGTTGCCCGTTGTTTTAGGCGCTATTTTCGGGTCAATCTTGCTGGCGACGGTCAAATTATCTACGACATCTACGCCCTGACTCTTCGCGTAGTCACTGATTTGCTGCCACGCTCTGTTCCTTTCCATCGTTACCGGGGTGTCAAACAATTCAGGGCGCGCCACACGGTTCATGTACGCAGTTAATGGCAAGCCAATCGCAGCATTTGTCGCGGGCATGCCACCGAGATACCAGCCCATCGAGTGCCCTAGACCGGGCTTAGCGGGTTCTTTTTTTTTAACTTCGGCTGCGCTTTTTTTACCAAAGCGCGCGGCAAAATCTGCGGGCGAGACCGGGCGCAATTGAAACGGCGCGGCGGGTGTAGCGGGTGCTGGGGTTGCTGCGGGCGGGGCTGGTGGTGCAGTAACCGGAGCTGCCGGGCGCTGAACAACCGGCGCAGGTTTAGCCTGCGGCGCAACAACCGGGGCCTGACGAACTGCTTGAACTGGCGCTGGTTTCGGCTGGGTTACGGCGGGGGCAGCAGGGCGTGGCGTCGGGGCTTGTGACGGCAAGCTCGTCGCGGCACCGCGTTGACTCATGTAAACGTCGCGCATTTTTTGATAAGTTTGCATTTTTTGCCATTCCGGCACGCCGTTGTTTACGTTTACCACATTCTTCATGTAGTTAGTGAGGTCTGCGGACGTGGGTCTGGCGGGCATCTTGAACGCTGTCTGCGCGGCGGCGGCCACCGGCTTTTTCGCAACCCCGCTGACCGCTTTACCGGCCATGCGACCAATTGAGCCGAGTAAACCGGCCAGCTTCTCGCCGCCGACAGAATTAGCCGTCCCAAACGCTGCGTTACCTGTAATATCACCCGTCGAAGACAACGCGCCGTATGAATTAATGGGATTGGCGTTGGGAGACGATCCGCCGCCAACAGGGGGTAGTTGGCCAGACGGGGCCGGGGAGCCCATGTTTGCTGGCTGGGCGGCGGGAGCCTGTGGTTGGGCCTGTGGCGCCTGTGCCTGCATGCCCATAGGCAGCGGCGTACCCATCGCAGGCATGGCGTAACGTTTAATTCCGGCGTTTGCAGGCATGCGGGCAGCCTCTCGGGCCTCAATTTCAGCCCTTTCATTCTCTATCGCCTGCATAATGGGCTGCGACAAAACCGCTGAGATCTTCGCTAACAAGGGATTTATTACGTTATTTGGCTTTGTTTCCGAGTTACACCTTTCGCCCTTGGTTTTGACGACCTTGGGTGGATTTTCGCCTGCAACTGTTGGCTTATCACTGGCCGGCTGCTCGATATAGACCTCTTTAGTATCCGCTTGCTTGGATAATTTCCTGTAAATATCGAGGGCTACAGAGTTTACAGCCGATTGTTTATAAGTTGTCATATTGGGTTTATTTGCAAAGGCTGCGTTAATGGGGGATTGGCTTGCGGTACCGGTGACATGGGGCAAAAACCCGACAACTCCACCAACACCAAGGTTCATGACACCGTTTGCGACCCCGATACCCTTCTCTAATGTCTCGGTGGGGAGTTCGCCGTACTGTGTGACATAGCGCTGGGTCTGATTCTGAAGCTGCTGGACGTCATTGAAGGCTTTAGTGGCCTTGTTGACGGTACTTTTATTAACGCCAGCGATTGTTTTAGGTAGTTTCGCGTTTACGAGCTTATCGGAGAGTTCTAATTGGCGCGCAGACAGAACAGCGGCGTTTGGGAGGCGCTTGAGTAGCCTGTACGAGCGCATGGGGTTAAAGAACAGCACGCTTTCCCTTGCCGCGTTGTTAAATAACTGCTGCAACATCGGCGAGCCAACCCGTTTTGATAGCATTCCGGCAGCTGCAAGGCCGGCGGTTGTGCCCAGAGTGCTTAATCCGGCGGCAGCGGCAGTGTCTCGGGCTGCGGCACCGGGAGAAAAGTCGGCTTTTTTGCTATCTGTATCTGACTCGGGCTCTTTTTTACTGTCAGACGCGTACATGGGGAGTTTCTTTTTGGTCGGATACTCATGCGCCCAGCGTTTAGCGATCTCTGGATGCTCGGCCCACAGAAACCTACGCTGTTTTTCAGACTTAAACGGCATGGCGTAGCTCAAACGATAGTGAACTCAGAGGAATTCCCGGATAGTTGGAGTTCGAACTAGTCGGAAAAACCTACGAGTTGGGCGGCGCGGCTGTTCCCAAGCTGAATACGCCCCATTTTGGCATACAAGGGCTGAGAAGAAAAGGGCGCTCGACGCGTCTGATACACTAGAGGGTGGCTTGGGGAATGCAATCAGGCGTTTCGACAAGGAGGTCGCCATGAAAGTTCTAAGAATTATGTTATTTAGCCTGCTGTGCGTGCTGAATACGGGACTAGCCTGCGCCGATACCGTGTTAATGTTCTCCGCAGAATGGTGCAAATACTGCCAGATCGCCAAAAGGGATCTCTTGGAGAACAAAGACGAGGTGGCAGAGTGGAATGTTGAGGTGGTCGATGCTGATGCGAGCCGAGAAATGGTGCAGCAGTATGGCGTGAAAACGCTCCCGACGTTTATCTATCTAAATGACGCCGGGGAAGAAGTCGACCGGGTGGCTGGCTATAAGGGCTACAACCGGCTGAAGCGCTGGGTCGAGCGAAATAAGCGCTGATATCTAAAGAAAGCGCTCGCAGCCCCGGGGCTTAGGCGGCACCCGGGGCTGCAATACGCTTCCGCGCAGCAGTTAAGTTATTAACTACTGCGCACACATCAGGTCGTCGCCGTGGCGAGGGCGGTGGCGGCCTTCACGGCCCGCCGGCCCTTGCTGTTCTTGATCGCCGTGGCGCGGGCCTTGGCGATCTCCTCTTTGTCCACACCCGCTGTGAAGAGGGTGTAGCAGGTCTCGGCGAGGACGCCGGCGGTGACCGCGCAGGTGAGCACGCTCACCAGCTTGGCCGTGCCGACCGTCGCGCCAGCAGCGACCGCGAGGCCGCCGATGGTCGAGCCGACGATCACACCGCCGGTCACGGCAACGCCGATGGCCGCGGCGCCGCACAGGATCTTGATGGCGTAGGTGTTCACCTTCAGCCAGTCCACGCTCTTCGTCGAGACGAGGTTGCGGACATAGGCCAACGCCAACTTGGCATCCCCGGCGGCGCGCTTCATCTGGGTACCGATCCACGAGACGACCGAAGCCGCCCATTCGTAGATGGTGCTGAAGATGCGCCCCATGAACTCCCAGACCGACCGCCCGACCGCCAGCAGCGAGTCGAGCAGATTGTCGAGGGAGGAACCGAGACCCTTGCCGGCCGTCTCGCAGAAGCCCGGCTCGCGCCGCGGTGCTCGGGTGATCTTGCCAGTCTTGGACTTGGCTTTCACACCAGCGTGACCACCGACAGCGGGAGCAGCAGAAACTTGAACCGTCATCGCAACCTCTTCTTTCTATGGAGAGGAGTAAAGCTACACCTTACCCGGGTAACATGCGGGAGTATCGACAACACGCCGATACCAGAGAGGGTCACTAGATATACCCGGTTTTTCGGGTTTATTTAGTTATCAGCCGTCCACGGTCTCCAGCGCGGGGGTGTTCTTGCTTCCCACGCGCATGTAGACCGCTTCCACCTGCAGTTCCGCTGCAGCCCGGACGTCGGCGACTTCCCTGCGGAGGTCACTGACGTTCTGCTGGATGGCAACCAGCATCTTGGCGATGTCCGACAGGCTCAGCTGATTGTTATCAGCCGGCGCTTGCGGATTGATCACCGAGAGCGTGTCCACCACCGACTCCAGCGCAGTCGTCACGGTCTCCGTCATCTCGGCGCGGGCGCGCTGTTCCCACGTCGCGATCATCTGCTTGGTCTCGGCCGCGTGAATGAACACGGCGCCGATACCCGCCTCGCTCGCCCGGCGAATCAGCTTGTACGCCGACAGCTTGCCTCTTCGCTGCGCCGTCGACAGGTACTGCAGAATCGTCGACCGCTTGGGGTAATCCGCCGGGACCGCGTCGGCCAGCCGGATATACCCTGCGGGGACAGCATCAACACTCGTCACGATCTGTGCGCCATTCATGCGCTCGTTCTCCTTAACAGAAAGATCCAGACCACACCCTGAAAACACATCAGGGCGTTCCCGGCGGCTGATTTAGATATCAACCTAGAGACCGGGTCTTTAGCACCAGCTTTTCCTGCGCGGGCCATAACAGCATCTGCTGCATGGTGTCCGTGCTGGTGACATCCTTGAGCAGCTTGAGGGCTGCCTGCGGATTCGCCTGTATTACCTCGGGAGCTGGCTTCTCTTCTTTGCACGCCCGAGATAAGTCTTCATACCGCGTATACGTATCCCACACCCAATCCTCGCCGTTCTCGGGGTTGTGTTTTTTCAGCTCCCCGGTCACGTAATGATTGGTTTGCACAAGGCCGTGTTTCCTTGTGCGAATGTAGGTATGTTCCCCGGTATGTGTTACGACCGCGTGTTCTTTACTCTCGGTACCGACCACGTGCGCGAAGAATGGCACCATGGTTTGCTGCGTACGGAGATGAAAGACAAGCTTCTCGTAACTTGGCATCTTGTCGCAGACTGCTCGGACCCGGTGTAACGCAGGCCACGCTTGGAGCAGGTCTTTAACAGATGCCGCGGTGTTTGTCACGTAGGCAAACGCCGAAGTTAACGAACGCCACCAGCTCGTGTCTGTGTCGTCTTCGTCTTCTTCTTCGACGAGCGACTTCACAATCGGAGCTTGGTTGACCACCAGCCCCCACTGGTCTGACATCGCGCTGACGACGCCCACCATGCCCGCTACGCCCACCGAAGTGTAGCTTTTGCGGCCACGATGAAAGCGAATCAGCTTGGTGTGCTTCCCAGTGGAGGGAGGCGTCACCCAGTCCATGTTGCGCACAATGACTGGGCTAGAATTCACATCGAAGCTGGCGGAACTGCAGCCACAACCATACATCTCTGCGAGAGACGTAAAGTCGTAGATTAAGTTTCCCAGCAGGAGCTTGCCGACAGGAACTTCGGCGTGCCGCGCAATGCACTGAAGTTCCTGCGGATACTCAAGGTCTGTACCCGTAAGGATCCAGCCCCCGAGTCGTCCGCCGCCGCTTGTCACGCTCTTTACGACACTTTTCATGGTGTCAGAAAGGTGTGGCAGGATTTCCTCGTCGACATGGGTTTCCACGTCTTCAAGGATGGCCTGAATCGCGTCGCCGTTCTGACGCGCGAATCCAGCCCAGCGTTCGTCTGGAGGAGCATCCAGATCGATGTCGTGAATCTTCCCGGTGTAAAGTTTCATGACTCGGCCTGCTCTTTCTTGGGCTTGGGCGACAGACCGAAGTCGTCGTCTTGGCCCGGAAAGGGGACAGGGATGTCGAGCTTGGCACAGCACTGCGCGACCAGATTTTCCAGCCGCTCGATGTACGCCAAGTGCAACGCAGCCCGAGCGTCCACGATTTTTTGGAAGCGTTCTTCCAGCAGCCGTCGTGCGACCATCAGCTCTTCCGCTGACACGAGACTCAGCCGCAACCGATTAGTCGCTTCTTCGGCTTGCTCGATCCGCTCGAAGGCTTTGTTCAGCGTGACGGTTAGAAAACCGACCACTCTGCCCAACTCTTCGACCCTGTCCTCTGCCGGCTTCGACGGGTCTTCCGGCAACCACTTGTTGATGTCCGTCTCAAATGTCTGGCTCATCGGTCATTCTCCTTGGCCGCGCAAAGCGGCGAAAAGACACAGAACACCCCGACACACTACCGGGGTACCAGTAAATATGACGCGAATTACGCGTTTATTTAGCTGCCGCTGATAGCTAAAAAAAGCGCCCGCAAGCGGCGGTCAAACCTGCGGGCGCTCTGCCTACTGGGCCGAGAGGGTAGTCCACTCGCCGCTGTAGGTCTCTTCCAGCGGATTGATGATCCGCGGCTTGGCTGCGTGGGAGACAGGCTTGGCGACAGAACGAGGCGCCGTGAGCGGAGCCGTCATTCTGTGCTGCATGTCGCGCCACGCCGGCGAGGGTTGGAGCTTGTCAGAGATCCAGCCGATCGCCGCAAGACCGCCAAAGATCATGAGGGCCGTGGTCATGGCTATTTCCTTTCCTATTAAGCACGACGGGCAAAGCGTAATTTTTGGCTTACGCCTATCCGTCACTTAATATGACCGGAAATAGCATGTTATTTAGTGCGCATCCAGATGATGATATCTAAACCCGTATCTTCTTCTTCGTCGTCGTATTCGGTGGTCAGGATGTTGGGGCCGGCGTAATTCATCTGTACCTCCTGACGACATAAACGCAGAACGTGGCGCAATTATACGATTTTGATAACACGTCCCCTATTCTGTAAGAAAAAGCGATCAAATTTCTTACAACTAATTGACGTAACATATTGATACATAAGGACTTAGAGTATCTAAGCTTTTCTTGGTTGTTCTAAGTCCTTATTTGACAGGTAGTTACGTCTAATAGCTAAAAAAAGGAGCGGCTGGCTTGTGCCGTGCGCGCTCCTGAGAACCGCTCATTACTGAACGGCTCTTGTTTGGAGGGCGCATGGCCCACCTCCTTTCTGCTGAAAGGTAAAAAACCTCGCCGGGAATTGCACCCGGCCTGCCACAAGCTTTTAAGGCTCGCTGTCGCGCACCGAACGTGGGCGACTGGCAGTGTCTCTAGTGAGATTCAGCCGCGTGGCCACGCAGCTTGACTAGCTCTAGACGGACTCGAACTCGGCGTCGATGACAGTGCAGTGCTCGAACTCGTCATCGTTGAGAATCGCGCGCTCGGCCGGAATGCACTCGCACACTCCGATCTCGCGGTGGCAGTGACAGCAGCGCTCTGTGTCGGTGTCGGGCACCGGCATTGCAAGCGCCACCATCCAATCCCGGTAGTCGTCCACGTTGACTTTGACCTTCGGGTTATTGCGCAACTGAGCCATCATCTCGTCCTCCTTGAGGAGATAAAACGCCACCGTTCTCGTTGGTGGCCTACGCTTGCAGGTCGTCTGCAAGACCGCCCTGTTAGACCCGAACAGGAGACAGGTAGGGATTGCTTAGCGAGTACGTAAAGCACGTGGCTATACCACGGCCGCGGCACCGCTATAGGTCCCTACTAGATATGCCCGCTTTTTTGGGTTTATTTAGCTGGGCCGGGATAGCTAAAAAAAAGCCGGCAGGGGAGCGCACCCCTGCCGACTCTTGGCGAATTAACGAGTCGCCACCCGTGCCGAAGCGACCAACCGGTCGCCAAAAGAATCGTTAGCACATGTCATGCCTGTAAGGACAGGTATCACTACCCGCCTACGGTCTGCAGCCGTTTGTTAGGTCACAGACAAACAGGTGGTGTACGGCCACTTGTTTTTGTTATTTAAAACTAGTCTGGCAGGTCTTTCACCTGCACCGCTCGCTCCCCTAGCCATAATGTTAGCGTAGTCGAACGGAGTCGCTTGTAGTAGCCACGAGGCCCGGGCGGGGCTGCCCGCTACTACGTAATCTACCCTAACGGTTCCTGCAAAACATTTCACCGCGCCTGCTCGTTACAAACGCGTACGTGCACCTAGAGATAGGTTCATACACACGCTTCTTACAGGCATGACATGTGCCAACGTCTGGATTCTAGCATCCATGTTGGCTACGTCAACGTGTCAATATAGTGCTGTAGGGCACAGGCATGACGCGTGACGATATCCTCGGCTTCGCTTCCGGGGCACTTCTGATCCAGCTCTTGGACCAGACTGACAACTGAACGCCGAATGTTTAACAACGCCCGGCGCAGTTGTTTCACTTCCACCTCGGTGTCAGTTTTGTATCTATTCCCTTCCTTCGTCGTCACCATCGGTTCTAGCGCCTCCTTCTTGTGTACAACCTCGTCCCACCACTGATTGTTCCACTTCACTGCTGCCGGTCTCGCTGGCATTGGTTTCCTTTTTTAACTCTTCAAACGTTAGCTCTGTGACACGATCGACAAGATCGTTCGCAAGCCCGTCAACCCTGCGGCGAAGATAGTTGATCTTTGATTCCATCTCCGCTAGCTCGTCTCTGGTTTTAATCAGACTTCTGACCAAGTCAAGCATGTAGCTGCTCATGTCGGCTCCTTCAGGTCGTCGAGCGTTGTCTTCAAACCAAAACCACGATCGGTCAGATATCGCCCGACCAGATCGCCGACATCCATGACGCTCAGGTTTTCATACACCCGCTGCGACTCCGTCGGGCTGTATGCGCCAAAGCACGTCACCTTCAGCATGATGGGTGATCCATTGTCAGTCACTTCGATATCCTCGATGTGCCCCAGCTGGTCGCCCACCATGCCGTCTTCCAGCGCGTGATTGCAGGCGTCACGCAGCGCCTCCACGAACCAACGAACTGTGTGCTTGCTCACAGCGCCGCCTCTTTGGGTTTGGGATTCGCCTCGTTCTCCAGCTGCTGCCGGATCTGGTACATCCGGTCGATCAGCAACTCGGCCACGCCGCCGTGAGTTGAACACATTTGCAGGAAGTCCATCACCTCGGGCATGAGCGCCGTGAACGCCAGCACCGCCTCGTTGACCGTGGCGTGGTTGTGGAACTCCAGCAAGGTATTGCCGGTCTTGGGGTCTTCCACCCAGCCGCGTAGATGGGCCGGCGTGGCCTGACTTCCGAGCGGTTTGAGCCGAATATTGAGCATAATTATTCCTCTTTAAAATCACCCGATCGGTCCAATTGCCTGCTGCACGCGAGCAGGCAACACGACGTACTTCAGCATATTGATAGCTTTGTAGTCGTAACCTTCGACCTTCGGTTCTTCGTAGTTCAGCAGCCACAAAAACGGCTGATGAAACCAGTTGGCCAGAAAATGCCCGTGCTCGCGCAACTGCTTGAGATGCGTGAGTAGTCCTTCCCGGCCGTCGTAATATCCGGCCCACACCATCGTGCCGTCGGCCATCTCTTCGTATTCGCCAGATGACGTGTACTGATACGCGCCATCCAGACTGGTCGGCACCCAGTTGTAATACACCTGAATTTTGTTAACAACAAATCTGTGGTTCATCTCAAACGATTCAGACGTTAACAATAAGCCGGCTGGGTGCCACCAAATTTCGAACACATCTTCCGCGTAGTTGTGCGTCTCGTGGTATACCTTGTCAAACCCGTTGCGCTCAAACAGCTGCTGCGCGCCGGCGTAGCTCATGCTGAAGTGCGTGTCGCCCAACACAGAAAGCGCGTCTTCTTTTTCCTGCGCCAGCTGCTGCATCATGACAATGCCCAGCTTCGTGGCGTCATCACCGGGGCCGACGATCTTTTCTGCCTCGTCAAGCGTATCGCGCTTCAGCAGCTCCAGCGCATGTGTTTCCAATGCGTTCAATTTCTACTCCTTTGTGAAAAGAAACGTATCGTTCACCAATTCAATCTTTGACGGCATGTTTGTATTGTTAACAAGCCGTACACTTGGGTCGTCCACCATCTGACCGTTGATCTTGCACCGACCCGTCACAATCTCGCGCCGAATCAACGACTCCGGCATGTCTGTCTTTGTCGCCAGCCAGTCCACGAGCGACACCCCGACAATCGGCTCTGCTTCGCTCATTAGTCCCACAACCCCTGATAGTACTTACCGAACAGAGTCGTCCCGCGGCGGATACGCTCCTCGTGGGCTTTCAAACCTTCGATATCGACCTTCAAATTGCTGTAGTGCTTTTCAAAGTTATCAATATCGGCCAGCTCCTCGCGGCCAGTGTAAAACGGGTCGTCGTGGTCTGGGTCATTGAGCTGTTCAAACGCCCAGATCATTTCGCCTAAAATCCAGTTCCACCGCGCCTCGTGGTTAGCGTCGGTGGGGTCGTAGCGCTGCTCTTTCGCTGTACGAGGCGTGGCAGCTGTTGACCGAAGCTCTTCAGGCACATCGTCGTCGTCCGTAAACGGGCTGCCATGCTGGGTATCCCGCAGCTGCTTGAGCAGCGGCAGGATAATTGGCGCCAGCGTGGCATCGACACTCCACGTGTCGTAGTAGTGGAGTTTTATGACTTTCTTCTGCTCGCGGAACCGACCATGAAACCACTCGCAGAACGGGCCGAACCACGTTTTGTTCAAGCGTTCGCCGAGCTTGTCGCAGCGGTCTTCCGAAAAGCCGACGTACTGCAGCAAGTTTGCCAGCTGATATGGACCCCACCATTTCTTGGGCGGGCCGATGTAAACTTTCACGATGCACTCCTTGCGGGTTTACTAAATCTTGGAAACGCGTGCTTACAGTCCGGGCACATCCAGTACGAAACACCGTCGTAGTGATCTGGATGGTCGTAGGGCAACTCGACGCCAATGATGCGCGAGAATTTGTGCGGCGGCGGATAGCACTCTTGAATGTACGCCCGCAACTCGTCGTCACTCTTGTCCTTGCACCAGTCCTGCGGGCGCAACACGTCAAAGATATCTCCGGCGCACCAGTTAGCGCCGCACTCGGGACACCGACCGTGGTGATCAAGTTTTAGAGGTTCAACTGACATTTGCAGCTCCTTCTTCTTTGGGAAGCACTACGTAGTTATCGACTCCCGGCAGCAGCATCAGCCGTCTGCCGTTATCCCACGCGACACCAATCTGATGCCACTCTTTTGGCCCGTCCATATTGACAAGCGTTATCGTGCCCTCCAATCCCGCAGACATGCCCTCTTCTTCAGGCATCCACGTCGAGTTGGCATTAATCATTTTGCTTAGCAGTCTTATCCGCCGGCCTACTAACGGATGATCTTGTCCGTCCAGAATCATGACGCGCTCCTCACTCGGTTTCGCCAAAATCACACAGATCTTCCAGCGGCACGCGCGCGCCGTACCCGGTTTCTTTTGTCAGATCCTCAGTGATACCCACGTCGCCAAAGCGCGAAACCATCACAATTTTGACGCGGGTACCGGCTGGGCACATGACCTTATCAAACTGCGGTTCGTTGCCAACCCACCTCTGTTTGTAGTTCCACATCTCCACGGGTTTGCGGAGCGTGGCAAACTTGTACTGCCACGTGTCGGGCTTGTGCGGCACCCAACCCTGATCCATCGCGTGTCCTTCCAGCGTTTCAGCAGGCATTGCGCCCTCCTTGGTTACAGCCAATAGAAAAAAAGAAACCGGGCTGGGCCATTTACGCCCCGGCCCATTATCTAAGCCCAGCTGCAGCTGTTCTTAGTACTCCCCCACGTCGGCAGCACGCCACGAGATTCCCCGCAGCGGTATCCGAAGGCAAGGAGTCACCCGGTTAAACAACGTTGTGCTCAGGTATGCTAGCTGGCACGGGATATCGGTCTTGGGGCTCGGGCATACCATACCACCCTAGTTTCCTAATCCGCTACGTTGTGTGTTCTAAATGCCGATGCTGGGCACTACTCCAGCAGTTTTAATCGCGTGCTCGGCATTCACACACACGACGATAAAGGGCAACGCTAGCTAGTCGTGCCCTCATGGAGGCGGCGGGAATCGAACCCGCGTCCAGAATGGTTTCCACGTAAACGTCTACATCGTTAGCGCGTTGTTCTCACACTACGCGCAAAGCCAGCCGATTATCGGCGTCAGGTGGGCTACCACCATCTTTGGCTGTCTCTCCAGCCTGTCCGCCGTCTTCCCGGCTTCCAGCGTGATGGGCGATAACGTCACGCGCGTTACCCGGTCACTGCTCAGGCAGCGAGAGCGGGGACACTGTTGAAAGTGCCAATTAACATGTAATCGATTTTTATGCTGGCCCTTCGATCAACCAGCCGATGCAATCTACGCTTCTCTCCATCTGTCGATACCAGTACGCCCCCTTAAGTTGTTGGCTGTATTCCCATTGTGAGCTTACGGCGGGTAGACCCGCCTTCATTTACCGCTGGCTCTTTTGTACGTAATTTATCCAGCAGCACCAACAACTAAATCGAAAAAGCCTCGCCGCAGGGCTGTGGTCATATCGAGTATGTTGTACCCTCCCACAATTTAAGGTAGTTAACTTTCCCCTGCATTTCGCAGCGCTGTACACACGCTGCCGAGACAATAACCCGGGTGGGAGTCGAACCCACAACAAGTAGATCCTAAGTCTACCGCCTCTGCCAGTTGGGCTACCGAGTTATATTGACCCCACGGGGATTCGAACCCCGGTAAACGGAACGAAAATCCGTTGTCCTAGGCCACTAGACGATGGGGCCGCGTGCGCCTAAGTATTGTCCGCGCACTCTTTCTTTTCAAGCAGCCGCTCTGTTTTCCAGAACAGACGCTTTCCGAACTTCTTCATGTGCTTGTTCCAGCCCATAATTTTTGGGCGCACATGCAGCAGTCCGCGCTTTTTTGTGGTCATGCTGTTCCTTTGATAACAAAACCCAGTAGCCCGCCGAGGAGTCGAACCCCGCGTTGCGAGTTAATAAGACTCGCTTGCCAACCGGTTTCCGCGGGCCGCGTGGGTGGGGCGCCAGAGGCTTGGGCTACCTCCAGCGCCCCACCGTCAGCGAGTCTAACGCTTACCGGTAGCGCTTGCACGCATACCAGCGGCCATCCCTGCCACGCGCGACCCCTTGGTCAACGACCGCTCTGCCGCTATTGCTGTAGCAGCAGTTTCCCAGCGCCTGCTCGGGTGTTGAGCCCATGCCGACGCCCTCCATTCCAGAGTTTCCCCCGTAATGTCCCATGCGGCCATTGCTGGCCTGCAGCTCGGCTACGCCCTGCGCCGAACCGGTGTGCCCGGCATAAGACGTAGCGTACGAGTAGGACTTTGCAGGAGCCTGAACCTGAGACGGTGTGTAGGAACGACGGTGTCGCGGGGCAGCATGCGCAACGCTGACCAGCGAAAGAACGACGGCTACACACATGAGAAAACGGAACATAACGATCCTCCGTGACCCCGCTGCGGGTGTGCGCAGCGTGAAAAGAAACAGGCCCCACACCGGGCAGTAGGCGCAAAGGGACTCGAACCCCTAACCCCCTGCGTGTAAAGCAGGTGCTCTGACCAATTGAGCTATGCGCCTACAGGTCTAGCTGTACTTGCCACGCCATTTGTCAAAGCGCAGCATGTACCAGTTCCACCGGTCACGAACGCGCCGACCCTGTCGTCGGAGGCCACGGCAAAACCGCAGCCACGGCGTGTTCAAGCCGTTTTCGGTGAGGTACTTTCGGTACGACCATTGAACAGCCTCGTCTGATCCGGCATCAGTTATCGCCAGATCACACGCGTCGCAACGCAGGCACGGCACAGCATACACCGGTACCTGATGTATCTTACCGTCAATGCGCATGTCGTACACGTCTTTGAACGTATACGCTCTCATGGTCTCGCCGCACTGGTAACAGCAAACCGGCCTGTATACACAGGTGGACTGCTTTAACAAGTTGGGCGACAGAATGTTTTGATCCACTGACAACTCCTTTCTATCAGATTAGGATCGGTGGGACTCGAACCCACACTGGGAGGATTTTAAGTCCTCTGCCTCTGCCATTGGGCTACGATCCCCCGCCGCTGTTCACACCAGCGTGGTTTCTTCGGGCGCCGGGTACTGCTCAGGATGAGCGATGTGCCGGAACAACGCACGCCCAGTGTCGCTGTGCGTGCCGAACATATCCCGGCGGTGCATCGTCTGCTCAACCATCTCGAACGCCTGCCGCAGGTGCAGGTATTGCGAGTAGGTTAACGGCATCCCGTTATCCAGCAGCGGCTCCAGCGCGTCGCGCAGTTTGCGCAGCTCGACGGGCAGGCGGTCGTTGTAATAGCTCGCCGTTCGTTCAAATTCATCGCGTTCGTGTGTCACCATTCCAGACGTACCTCTTGTCGCCAATCTGGCACCACCACCGCTGCCCGTCGTTCCAGTAGACGGGAGTCACAGACGGCGATGGGGGTTGCAGCGTTGTCGGCGCGGGATGCGCCTTCTGATACTCTTCATAGCTCTGCCACGCGATTCCCGCAAGCATCAGCAACGCCGTCACCAAACCAATCACATTGCCCTTGATTTCAATACCCTTCATTTCAAAACCTCCTTGTTTGGAAATGACCTTCAAACAACAAAACATTGGGACCGCTGGGAATCGAACCCAGACCGAGGGATTAAAAGTCCCCTGCTCGACCTTCGAGCTACGGTCCCCCGCGTTTAACGCACGCGTGCGTTCGTGAGTCGGCACGACCCGTCCGCGCAGTCACGGCCTTCCGATTGCGCCTGCAAAGCTTCACGCGTCACTTCTTGCGGCATGCTACCCATTTCGTGGATGCGCCACTTACCGCGGACCTTGTGCATGATCAGTTTGAACTCGCACAACTCCCACGGCGGCAGCATAGCGCTCCGCTCCCGAAACTCCGAGTACGGCAGTTCTTCGCCGTCTTTGCCGGCCATTGTTTCTTGGACGACATTGACGACCACAACCTGACCGCGATCATCAGCCTCGACGAAATCGACGCGCACGACGCGCATGTAGCAGTCGACTTCGTCAAAGAACTGCTTCAGCTCGTCGGTGAACTGTTCCTGATTCGGAAAGTTCGGAGTCATCGTACCAATCACACCCTCAACACTTTCCATGTTGCTGGCGTGAAAGTTCTCCTGCACGACGGTCTCGATCAACTGCATTTCTTTGCGGCCGCGGGCGTTCAGCTCGCCACCGAAAGAGATGCCTGACCACATCATGAAAACCGCGAACGTCAACAAAACCACAGAACCCATGAGCTTGAACAACTTAATCATCTCGCTGACTCCTTGTTAAGCACATCTCAGCAAAACCGCCTAAAGCGGCCCAACCAAGAAATGCACCTGTTAGGTCTACTGCGTCTCCCATTTGGAAGGACCGCGCCGCAAATAGCCCAAGTACGGCGCCGGCCACAGTACACGTAACAATCAAGATCTCACGCATAATCGGGTATGGCATGGCATCCTCCTCGCATAGCCCGAATGTGTGTGCTCAATCCCGCAAACACGTATTTGCGGGGCACAAAGAATATGCCTTGATATTGCCAGATATTTAGGCAATCAGGCGGGGGCGCAAACAGGCCCGTCACAGCGTTTTTGCTCAACCCAATTGGGCGGCAACGTATACCAGCCTTTGTCGTAAAGCTGGTAGATCTTTTGAAACGCTTCGTCATACATAGCGCCGCATGCTTCAAGACTGTAGGTGCTGCGGGCGGCTTTTGCAATTGCAGCGCGGTCAAGGTCGCGTACTTTGGTGAGGGCCTGCATCCAGTCAGCCAACGTCTTGCAGCGAAATCCGTTGACGCCGTTTTGTACCGTTTCAGTGAACGCGCCGTAATCTGTTGCGATGAGCGGCGTACCGCACAGCAGACCCTCGACACCAGAGCCGCCAAACGGCTCAATAAAGTTAGTGGGCATGAGCGAGCAAATAGCGTTGCGCATAAAATCACTGCGCTCGCGACCAGCCAGCGGACCCTTGTACACGATGTTCGGGTGCGCCCAACGTGTGTGATCGCCCTGCCCGCACAGCACGATCTTGGCGCTGCGATCTATGTTGGGTAAAAACTTGGCAATTTCATATAGCGTGTCGAGCCCTTTGCAAGCGTCAATACGACCGAGAAACGCGTAATACGAGCCGGGCTTGAAGCTGGGCTGCCAGTCTTCGATATCAAAATAGTTCGGGATCACGAACTCGTAGTGCGCACCTTGCCGCCCATCTTTACCGGCGTGATAGTGCCGCCACGCGTAGCTCTCAAATATCTTAATCGTGCCGTCAACCAGTGTGGGGTAGCCAATGCCAGTTTCAACGTGAGTGTTGTCAGGGAAGTCTTGCAGCAGCCGTGAGTGCGCGTGGCCGAACGGGTGGCAGATGATGTCGCGCGGTTTGACCCGTTGCTTCATCGCCGGAACAAGGCGTTCTTCAAACAACCGATGATGCGGCGCGCCGACTGTGGCGTTGTCTCCATGAAACGCTTTCTTGTCACGATTGCCCAGCATGTTTTCAAATTCGTCATGCGTGAGCATTTCTACTTTCTCGTCAGCCAGACTTTCACTGCCGGCGTTCGCGTACTCAATGACGCGATACCCGTACATGCGCAGCATTTTGGAGAAGCGCAGAGCTTTTCCGGTGAACGCGCAATGGGAGTACGCTGCCGTATGCTTGGTGTGAAAGATACCAACGAGATGCAGTGTCGGCCGTGACATGTGTGTTCCTTACTGGTCGAATGAGAATTCTTGCTGCCGCGGATCTGGCGTAGTCTTTTGCTGCTTTAATTGCGTCGCGGTGGCGGTGAGACTGGCCGCGATTTTTTGCCGCGCGTCGTCAGTCACAGCCGGAATAAATAATGTGTACGCGTTGCCCGGCCCAAACATAATCGTGACGCCCTTTTCGTTTACTTGTGTTTTGCTGGGGTGAAAAATACCTAGCAAACCTTTGAGATAATTATTCTCCGCCACAATCGCTGAAATCGTGGCGGCCAGCTCGTTCACCCGATCGTTTTTGAAGCCGACAAAGCGAATGCCGCTCTTTGCGATTTCGAGCAGCTTTGTAACCGCCCATGAGCTGTCTTCGAGTAACGAGATCACGGCTTCCGGGCTCAGCATCTCTTCTTTCGGCCGATCGCATTTTTTGTTGGCGCAGCAACCCATGTCGTTTCCTTTGGTAGTAGCGGGTATCACGATACGCGACGTACAAAATCAAACTGCCCCATATCAGCATGACGCTGATAAAAATAACCCATTTAGCAAGCATGTCAATTCAACCGCATGATTCGGCGTGACGGGCGAAACTCAGCGCTACACGAACAACGGTCAGTAAACACGTCTTCGGAAACAGGCACATAGACCACTTTTGTTTTGTACCCGCAGCGTCGTTCAGTTTCGCGGGGTGACCACCCGCGGCGTATTTCAAGAGCACGTAAAGCAATTTCTTCTTCTGTCGGCGGCGGCACACGGGCGGCCATATTTTCTCCTTAGCCGTAAAGTTTGAAAATCTTGCGCTGCTTCGGTGTCGCGTCAACTGGTGTTTTGGTAACTGCGGGAGCTGTTGCAGACGGAATAACGCGCGTTACGTGCGCCGCCAGCCGCTCGCGAAACTGCAGACTCACTAGCTCGTCGTGGCGCCTACGAGCCTCCGCGCGAAAATACTCCATGCGCGTTTTTCGTTCTGCCAACCACACACGTTCACGCATGAAATCAAATCGCAACCAGAGCAAAAACAATACGCCAATGACAAGCGCACCAATAGCTCCGGTTGGATCAGATTTGAACGCGCGACCCGTGACAGGTTGCTCAACACGTACGACTGTTGTTGAGTCCGTGTTTAGTTGCATAACACGCGGCACAGGCCGGGAGATACTTTTCTTCGCAGCCAAGTTCTACAGATGGGCCGGCGAGGGTTGGCTGGCCGTCGCACAGCTTAAGGTTAAACACAGCTTTGCGCAAGCAGAATGTGCACGTTGTTTTGACTTCTTCAATCGAGTCCGCAAGTTCAAGCAGGCGCTGTGAAGCTGGGAAGAGTTGGCGACGAAAGTCTGTCCGCAGGCCGTAACAGATCACCGGAACACCAGCATCAGCGGCAGCGCGAAATTGGTCAATATCAGCCGCACATAAAAACTGCGCCTCGTCGACCAGTATGCACGCCACGCCAGTAAGCGCCGGGAGTACAAGCGGACCAGCCGCGGGAACAACGATGTCAGCCGGCATCTCCAGCCCGGCGCGCGTTTTTATGCTATCTGCGCCAAACCTAGTATCGACGGCGGGTTTGACGAGTACGACTTTTTTGCCCTGCTGCCGGTAGTTGTGCGCGACGGCAAGAAGATTTAGTGTTTTAGCGCTGCCGACAGTACCGTACCGAAAATAGAGTTTGGCCATTTTTATGCGCGTTACCGGCAAAAACGAATTTTGAAATCAGCGCCCATACCGAAGCCGAAATTATCTTTTGTGGCCAGCGTGAACGTGCGACTTTCCGCAGTAAAGCAATACTCCATGTCGTGTGCGCCGTTGCACGGATTACCACCAAACGGGAATTCGTTTGGCCGCACGACCTCGCCGTTCAAAACAAGATCGTCGTTGACCGAGCCTTGCAGGTGCACGGTAACCGGCAGCGGAATACTAGACGGAATGGTAAATGTTTCCTCGCCGCGGATGTACGTAAACGAACAAAACGGCCCAAGATAGTCGGTCGATTCTTGGTATTTGTACTCCAGCTCTTCTGAATAAAATGCGGAGCACTCGCAGGGCGGGCAACAACACGGCTCCGAGCTAGAAACGACGAGTGGGCCGCCACAACCCGCGACGCGCAAGAGGCCGTTGATAACCGTGAGTTCTGGCGCCACAGCAAATTACGCGTGTTCAAGGAGAATAGCGTCAACTAACGCCGCACCGTGCCCGCACAAAATGTAGCCAATAACGGTCGTGCCGCTGGTTAAACGCTGCCCTAATTGCGCGTCAGAGAACGCGTAAATATCACGCAACCGCCCGATAATGTTATCGGACGATAAACTACGGTACAGAATTGGTACACGAGCAAACTGCCCAGACCGCGTTTTTAGAGTTGTAGCCGTCGGCGTGACGGCAAATTGAAACGTGGTATTCAAAAGCATAACTGTTGATGTGTTCGGCGCGAACACGGCTGCGCATGCGTTTTCGTCGTACGTGGTCGAGACGCCGTTCCAGTTACTGGATAAAAAGCGATTACAGCCGTTCACGTTATTGCATGTCGGATTGTAACCGTCGGTCCAAAACGTGTGGCTGATCGTTCGCGACCTGCCGGAGCGAATAACGCCGTACAACTTACCGTCGGATTCTGAGTCTACAACCGTGTCGGTCGACTCCGAGTCAAGGATCGCACCGGCGATAAACCCATACGTTGTAGTACTGGTAGCGTTTGTTGCGACGACTGCGATCGCGTCTTTTGCTTCCCATAGATATACAACGCCGCTACCGTTTGCGGTCAACCACCATTTACCCCAGCCAAACACTTGCCCGCCGGCAAAAGGATCAACACTGTTCCATGTTGTACCCGTCGGTGTGCCGGCGCCAGCGTTTTTCACGAGATTTACCATCATCGTGTTTGTTGTATAGCTTTCGCCGCCTTGCATAGTAATTGACGGCGTTGAATCAGTGCCCGCAATCATAATGCGCTGATTGAGCGTGTTTGTCGGCGTTGCGCAATACAAGCACTCTGTTTGGCCGCGCGTAACTTTCGTCCATGTACCTGCCGACGCAGAGCCTGCGGTGCGTATTGTGCCGTCGTTGTATGTTGTACGCGTGGCCAGATCAAAAATAGCGTCGAGCAACTGCGCACATGTCGCCGTGCTACCGGAACCAAATCCGACAGAACCAACATAACGCCAATTGATATGTTCTACACTCATGAGAGACTTCCTCCGCTTAGTTTGTACGAATTAAATTTTATACTTGTCCGATTAAGTTCTAGTGTAGTACCTGTTGTTGGTATTTTTACTGCCGGTTCAAATTTGATGTAATTACACGCGTGTATCGTATGCGCACCAAACCGAATATGCGCGCCGTTTATTTCAATAATCGTGTCGGCCGGCATCAAGTTTAACGTAGATTGTCCGCCATTCAATTCCAGCGGCCATAACCGAAAACGCCGCGCGTCATACAACTCACTTAGCCGCCAAATACCGGCAGCTTTACCTTCTGTAGGGTATAGGTCTGAGCCAATCCGGCCGCCAGTTCTGCCAAGCATTAGCCGACCTCTTCAAAACTACAGACGGCGTCGAGCGCCGAATTTGCAGAAGCCGTTAATCTTAGCGCGTCGCCCTCGACGATGTAGAAGGGGTTTTCTTTCGCGATAACTACAAGTGAAGATTGCGGCGGGACTGGAATCAACCGCGCGATGTGCGCCGCCGTGCCAGAGCGAAAAATATCCGCCGTGATGTTCGCCACGTTATTTGACACGTTTGTGACGATTAGTGCGTTGATTTTTAAAACTTTGTTGCTGTTAGCGGCGTTACTGGCAATCGCGGTAGGCGTGGTTGTCACTTGTTGCAACGTTGTGCGACCGTAAACAGACGCTGCGGTAACAATATTTGGGTTAGCCATATGACACCTACAAGTCGCTCATAATAATCGGTAATGTTGAGTTACGCAATACGCGATATTTGACTAATGCCGCGCATTAACTAAATAAAATTGACGGCCAAATAGCCACTGGGCCTGTGGGGCCTGTAGGGCCAGATGGGCCGCCGGATGGCCCTGTTGGACCAACCGGTCCGGTTGCGCCTGTTTCACCAAACGGACCTGTTGGCCCGCTCGCGCCTGTCGGACCGGTGACGCCAGTCGGTCCAGTTGTTCCCTGCGGACCTGTTGGTCCAGTTGGGCCTTCAACACCTGTCGCGCCATCTGGTCCAATGGGCCCAGTCGCGCCCTCGGGGCCGTCTGGTCCGGTTGCGCCTTGTGCCGCTAACACCGGCACGCCACCGATTAAAATAACATCTTGGTACTCAGTCGATTCAACGGTTGGCGCTGGACCTGTCGGGCCTGTTGGGCCATCCGGGCCAGAGGCGCCCGTCGGTCCTGTTGCGCCCTGTGCCGCAGCAACAGGAACGCCGCCGATTAAAATAACATCAGGTTCTTCTGTTGCTTCTACAGTAGGCGCGGGGCCGGTAGGTCCGCTTGGCCCGCGCGGGCCAACTTGTCCGCGAAGTCCTGTAGGTCCTTCTGGTCCTGACGGCCCGGACGGACCGACGGGCCCCGTTGGTCCGGTCGCGCCTTGTGCAGCAACAACAGGGACGCCGCCGATTAACAAAACGTCCGGCTCTTCAGTCGCTTCAACCAGCGGAGCCGGCCCTGTCGGGCCAGTTGCGCCGTCCGCGCCAGTTGGACCATCGGCACCCGTTGCGCCGGCTTCGCCGTTTGGTCCTTGTACGCCGTTTAAACCGCGCTGGCCTGTTAAACCTCTGGGGCCAGTCGAACCAGTCGCGCCCTGTACAGCGACAATCGGCACGCCGCCAATTAAAACAACTTCAGGAAACTCTGTCGGCTCTACAAGCGGCGGCGGACCGGCCGGGCCGGTTGGACCTGACGGCCCGGATGGCCCGCTCGGGCCGAGAGGGCCTTGTATACCCTGCGGGCCTTGCAACCCAATAACACCCTGTATACCGGTCGCGCCTTGTGGTCCGGGCGTGCCTTGTATGCCTTGTATACCTGTCGCGCCCGTCGCGCCAAGCGAGCCAGTAACACCTGTCGCACCTTGCGGGCCGCTTGCGCCTGTTGGACCCTGAATACCGGTTGGGCCGGTGGGGCCTTCTGGTCCAGTAGGCCCTATTACACCAGTTGCGCCAATCTCTCCTTGCGGTCCCGTTGGTCCGGTAGCACCCGGCGGGCCGACAACACGACCAATGTTTTGCCACGTTGTTCCGGTCCACGTATACGCAACGCCTTCAGCGGCGTTCACAGGGAGATCTTCGTCTGTTAACGCGTCTACGCCGATGATCCACGTATCGCCGATCACGGGCGTCCCAGCAGGCGGCCAGCTTTGCGTCGTTCCGTAAAACCGAACACCTACACCTGTTGCGCCGGTTGTACCAACCGGACCCGTCGCGCCCGTTGCGCCCGGATCGCCTTGCGGCCCGTCGTCGCCAACGTCGCCCTGCGGCCCTTGCGGTCCAGTCGCGCCCTGCGGACCAGTTGCGCCGTCAATACCGTTTATTCCGTTTGTGCCGGCGACGCCCGTCGCACCTTGCGGCCCGCTCGCGCCTGTAGGGCCGGCAATGCCTGTGGCGCCAAGTTCGCCTTGTGGTCCTGTCGGACCTTGCGTGCCTGTGGCACCAGTCGGGCCTGCGTCTCCAGTTAGACCGACGTTACCCTGCGGGCCAGTGGCACCTTGTATTCCTGTAGCGCCAGTCGGCCCCTCGACACCAGTCGCTCCGACGGTGCCTTGTAAACCCTGCGGCCCTGACAGACCTTGTATACCTTGTGGCCCTTGCGGACCCGATAAACCTTGTAAGCCCTGTGGGCCTGTCGGACCCGGCAAACCCGTCGCACCAGTCGCGCCAGCGGGTCCTGTTAAACCCTGTGTGCCTGTCGGGCCGGGCTCGCCAGTCAAACCAGTCGCACCAGTCGCACCGAGCGATCCAGTCGCACCAGTAGCTCCGAAAGCGCCCGTCGGGCCTTGTATACCAGCTGAGCCGGCGAACCCGCGCGGGCCTGTCTCACCTTGCGGCCCCGTCGCGCCTGTTGCACCGCTGCTGCCTTGTGCGCCGCTAGCGCCAGTCGCGCCGGCCGGACCTGTGGCGCCAGTCGGGCCGCGAATACCAGTTGCGCCCGTCGCGCCACTGATGCCAGAGACACCAGCAGCGCCTTGCAGGCCAGTAGCGCCTGTGGGGCCTGCCGCGCCGGCTAGACCCGGCACACCAGTGGCGCCGGATTCGCCGGCAGGGCCAGCGACACCCGTTGCGCCGCGAGCCCCAGTTGGACCCATGGCGCCCACCATACCCGCGGAACCTTGCGGGCCGGTAGCGCCCGCAGGGCCGGTCACGCCGGTAGCGCCCCGAACACCAGTTGCACCTTGCGAGACGAGATTCAGCGCGGCCAGCAGATTGCCGACCGTTGTCTTTTTAGTGGTAGGAAGATCTGCCTGCTGATCAACGATTGCTATTAAATCGTCGGGGCCCGGTATTGGTTTACTGGGCAGGTCAGATATGCGCTTTTTAGCCATCGTGCTATCCCTGCAGACAGAATGCCTGCCCTATAAAATAGCATATTTCGGCTAATCAGTCGTTGTCCCGCGACTCAATCTTTTCGAACAATTTGTTTAGCCGATAATCGCTGGAATAACCCGAGTAAGTGCCGCGTAAAACACGCGACAGACTCGGGCTGCGCCGCGGATGAAACCGATAGCGACGAAACCGCAGGATCGATTTGTGCCGATAGGGCATTTTCGGAAGTTTGTTATACCAGTAGATTTTCCGCGCCGCCCAATAACCAATAGCGCCGACAACGCAACCAGATAAAAAACAGGCAATCAGCGGAGTCATGGTTTCCCTCGACGGTTTAGTTATTTAGCCGATAACTGGTACATAGCCACATTGCTGACGGCGTAACAGAAGAACGCCAACCCGAGCCACGGATTATTTTTCCAACACTGCTCGGCGGCGGCATATGCGTAAATCGCCGACACCACTAGAAGCAACCAGCCGCTCATATCACCACTTAAAAAAAGACCCGCCGAGTGAGCATCGTTGAGAGGCCCGGCGGGTTTGCTGCGTTAAATTCAAAGCAACTCAGGCAGTCGGCGGTGTCGGCTGTACGGACGGGGGAATAGCCGGGGCCGGAGGCGGTGTGATTGTCACAGTGCCGTCAGCGTTGTACGTGAACTGCCCAACCATAGCTGCGCCTTCTTGAATCGCTTCGGGCCGAACTTCAGCGATTAAGGCGCCGAGCTTGGCGTGCAGTCGAAACACTTCGACAGCATCTGTTCCAAGTGCCGAGGCGATTTGCGAGGGGGACGCCTGCGGGTTACGCCAAAACTGCTTGGCGCCCTGATTAAACGCCGTCACCATGCTTTGAAACGTGGTGCGCGCTTGCTGCTTGATCTGGTTCGCTTGGCGTTGAGCCGGCGTGAGTTCGTTGACGACTGGGGTATCGAGAATGCTCATGAGTTTGCTCCATTAGGTGTTATCAGTATACCTGCCAACACAAGTTTGCTCAACCGCTACACAATGGTTGGGACGCGCCCGGCAGTAGTGCGCAAATAATTGAGATTGAAGAAATCTGGTCGAACCTTGATGGCGCGATACCACACGTTTGGTAGTTGCATTTCAAATACAACACCCTGATTCACGCCAGTCGTCGAAAAGTTAAATTCTACGGTATTTGGGTTGTCCGCGTTTAAAAGCAACGTGCCTGAATACGTTGTGTCATTTGCTTTCAAAAACGTATACGACCCGCAGCAGGGCGTGTTGCCGTACGGCGATGCGCCGTGCGCCCGAACAATCGCCAGAGAATTCGCAAGATCTATTTCGTATACGACGCCGCGGTGCGGGCGACTAGAGCACGTCTGATTGTCTGAAATAGAGACGATATCGTTGCCGGGTGTCAGCGGCGTAAAATCTACGTGCCAGCGTGCGTCGTGTTGCGCGTCAGTGCCGTTGTATTGACTACCAGATACCGTAGGCTCACCTTGCGGCGTTAACCATTTAGTATTCTGCGTCATATTTTGTTTGATAACAGGCGCAAGCGGGCCGGCGTGACAGTAACCAGTACCAGAGATAATCCAAATGATATCTTTTGTCTCGTAGTCAATAGCGAACACTGCGCCGTTGTGCCGGCAGCTGACCACGATATTGCCGGTTACAGGATTGACGTCGACAGAATTCAGGTGGAAGTAGTCTGAATACGTGGTGTTGAAGTAATCGTCACTCCACCATTCCCATACGATCTGGCCCTGTGGGTTTTGTTCTTGGATATAAAAGCCGGTGGCGTCATATGACTCGCACAAGATGTTGCCCTTGCGCGCTCCGGGCCCCTTTACGGCGTGGGATTCGTGAATTTCCCATGTGTGAAAACCGCCGCGCGTGTCGGGGTTAATCATCGTATAGGGCTTGGCCGTTAAATCGTTCAAACCGATATTGATGTCCCAGCGCGGCGCGGTGTTTGTAGTGCCGTTGGTCATTAGTTTGTTTTTGTCCCACCCGGCGTGCAAACTGACAACTTCTGCCAGTGAACTGTCGTTGTATGTATACCAAACAGGCACGGCGTTTGAATTGTAAACTGCCATATACGCGCCAACGGGCGCCGCAATGTAGTAGCCCGGAACATACGCGTTTGTTTTTGTAGAGATGACGGGTAACGCCGGAAAGTCGCTCGGGAGAATGCGTACGAAATAACTCTGCGCGCCAATTTTGATGCGCAGCGCTTTATTGACCGTCGCTGTACCTGTGACCGCGGTGCCGCCATTGATGGTGACAGAATAATTGCGCGCAGATGAGCTGTAGAAATCTGTACCCGACCAGACAACGTAATCCTGAATTGCCGGATTGAAAGCCGGCTCCATGTCGTTGCCGTCCACAGTAACCGCGAGGCTCGTTACTGTGGCGTTCGACGGAATCTCGACGAACATGTCCGAGAACAGAGGCTCCTCAGAGATCAATTCCGTAGAAAGAACAGTCGCAGCCCACTGCACCTGATGCGCTGTTGGACCAGTGACCGTGATTGCAAGCGCTTTGTTTACGCCGTCGGCAGTGACTTCAACGCCAGAGTCTTCCGGCCAGTCCGCGGCAACTACCTCGGCCACGGGAACACCGGACAGACTGATATTGTTAGCATAATCCCTGTAAATGCTGCCGCGGATCGTCCACGCCGCGGAAGTCGTAGCGGACAGGTCGTACGCGGATACTTTGACTTCAAACGCCCATGCGGCTCCGGGCGCCAGCGTCAAATATCCAGCCGTACCGTTAATGTACATGCGGGTTGGCGTGTCGTTTTCGGTCGTTGCACGCAGCGTGTACACCGAAAATTGTGCGTCACCCGGCGCAAAGAAACTGCCCGCCGACAAAGCCAGTTGAGATTCTTTGGCAGCCACCGCGTGCTTGCCCGCGGCAATGCTATTTAAACCGCCGGCTGTGTTGTTCGCACCGCCCAGCACAACAGAATTGACGCCGCTAGCTGTGTTGTCTTGTCCGCCCACAACCGCTGACTTCGCGCCAGACGCCGTATTATTGCCGCCGCCTAGCGTGGCGGCATTTAGGGCGCTAACGGTGTTGTTCGCGCCGCCACCGGCAAAACCGTCTGTGCCGGTGACCTCGTTATTGGTGCCGGGGAGTTCGGCGCCGGTCGCGGAGTAGGCCAGTTGGTTCCACGGAGTGATACCGTCGCCATACTTGATCTTGCCCGTGTCGATCTCAAGACACGGTTCGCCCGCCGCAAGAACTTCGTTTTGATCAGCAAGATAACTTGCCGTTCCTCTTTTAATTCTTATTTCTATCATGTTTTATTACGTGTTAAAGGGTGCTGTCGGGGGTGTGAAGTTGCCGGTGTAAAGTGCCGCGCCCTTCGTGATGCGCAGTTCATCAATGTAGCCGTTAAACCCGTACTGGGCCGTGTGCGCGTAACCGCCGATCGTCGGCAAGTATGTGAGATTGTTGAAATCAAAAGCGCTATTTACCGGGTCCCCGCCAACACCGTCCAGATACAACCGCATGACGCCGTTGTGCCGACACAGCGCAAAGTGCTGCCAAGTATTATTCGACACGGCCGGTCCCCACACATATGTGCCGGGATTTGCTGAGCCGTGATCGAGAAACAGATTGCCTTCAGAGATTTGCAATGCCAGATAGTTAAAACCGCTTTCGACTTGGCTGTAAATTGTGGTGCCCGGGTCTGGAGCAGTAGGATAAATCCAACCCTCGATTGTAAAATCTCCCGTACCATACGCGAACATCTCAGGATCTGTCGGTGTCACTTGAACGTTGTCGCCGTAACCCGTGAAATCGCCGCTTGCTCCGTCAAACTTGCTTTCCGTCGTGCTGATGGCTGCGTTGCCGTTTGACGTTACCGCGTGCGTGTTCGCGCTGCTGTCGGTGAACGTAGTACTACCGTTCGCGCCGTCCATGTGAAGAAGCAGCACTGTGTTGAATGGCGGCGGCGGCAAGCAGCGATTGATCAAACCACGCTCTAACGCAATCAGCGCGGCTTCGCCCAGCGCGTGGTCAAAGATAACTATTTCCGCGATATCGCCGATCAGCGATTCGTTTGCCGCGAGCGAACCGCCGTGACCAATAAACAGGTCTCCGCCCTGTTTAGCTGCCATGTCCGCATACAGCGTCGTAGAAACTTCTTCGCCGTTGACCCGGAGTTTCAGCAGTCCGTCAGCGTTAACGGTGTAGCTCAACAGCGTCCAGTCTAGCGGAAGTGTTGTCGGATACGCGCCGCACTCGTCATTGCCGTAATTACCGGTGCAAGAGGCGTTGTAGAACGTCAACCGATCGGACGGAGCATTGACGTTGATCGTAGCGCCGTCGAGCGAGTTGTAATCTAGTCCGCTGTCAGGCTGAAAACTCAAAATTCGCGCGTAGGCGTGGTCGTTGTTGGCTTGCTTGAACACCATAAACCCGCTGGAGTTCTTCAAGTTAAATTGATAACCCACGTCCAGCACGTTCGGGTCGCCGCTGAAGCGCACGACGTCCTGTCCGTTTGGCCCCTCGCCGACCGCCACAAACGGAGCCGGCGCATAGTCAGCCGGAGTCGCCGTACGGCCGTTTCCGCTCTTGTCAGCCCACGTAACAATCGTGCCGTTAACCTCGCCAATATCGCCCGTCGAGTCGAGCCACAGATCGCAGCCGGTGACGTCGGTCGGTGTGACGTCGGCTGTTGCGCGGAAAGGAGCAGTCGGCGGGGTGAAGTTGCTTGTGTAGACAGCTGTGCTTTTAATGACACGCAGTTCGTCGATATAGCCATTCAACACCGCTGTGGACGGCGAATATCCACCGATGAGTGGCCTGTTAGTTGGGTTTACCTGATAATTGGTGCTGTCTATAAAGTCACTGCCGCTTTGAACGCCGTCAATAAACAATTTTGTGATACCGCCGCTTCTACAAACGGCGAGGTGATGCCACTGATTCGCCGTAATATTTGCAGACGCAGAAATGCGATCAGCCGCATTAACGTACCAACGGACATTCCCGTCAGAAATGTACCACGCGGGCGAATTGTTTTCATCATAATTTCGCCATTCCATGATGTGCTGAGGTCCGGCCGTGCTATTCAAAAACACCCAGACCTCGACGGTAAAGTCGTCGGACCCAAACGCAAAATCATTTGAACTTGCAACCACCAAAGTGCCGGCGCCGGCTAGTGCGAGACTCGCGCCGCCGAACTTGCTCTGTGCGGTGCTGATTTGAGCATTGCCGTTAGCGGTCACCGTCAACGCATTAGTAGACGAATCCGTAAACGTCGTACTTCCATCAGCTCCGTCAAAATGGAGGAGCAGGTCAGCGGTCGGGCCGGGAACAAACGGATTCGGGAACGGAACCGTGGGCGGCGTGAAGTTTGCTGTATAGCGGGCGACGCCCTTTGTAATGCGGAGGTCGTCGATGTAGCAATCGGTTTCCGCAAGCTGATAGTTGATGGTAGACGCACCAATACTAATACGCGATGCTCCTGTTGGTATCACCGCAGATGTCGTCGTACCTTGCGAGACGCCATCTATGTAAAAAGTGCGCGTGCTACCGATCTTGGTAATTGCATAGTGATTCCAATAACCAAGAGCCGGGAATGTCACGCTGAACGGCGACGATGAACCGAAATAGTTCCAGTCAAGGGTTGAATTATTATTGATCAGCCCCCAAGTTTCCCCAGAGTTGTTTTCAAAACAAACGTAGCGATCATTTGGCTCCGTAGAGGTAAATCTCATCCACCACTCAACTGTGTAGTCCGCGCTCTCTAGGTCAAAGTCGCCGTCTACCGTCAGGCAGTCGTCCGATTGCAGCAAAACGCTCGCCCCGCCGAACTTGCTCTGCGCTGTGCTGATGGCAGCGTTGCCGTAGTCGGTCACGGTATTCTGCAGGTACGAGTTGTCTGTAAATACAGCGCTGCCGTTTGCGCCGTCCATATGAAGCAGCAGCGTGACATTCTCGGCGTAAGGGTCGCCCGTTGGTTGCGTAGCCGGCGGGATGACCGGATCAGGAAGCGCCTTGGTCGGCGGATTGAACTCGGCGATGTAACGCGCCACACCCTTCGTAATCCTGAAGTCGTCGATCAGGCCGTCGAGGTAGTAGTCGTCTTCGTTCGTCCAGCGCCGGCCAATCACGGCGGTTGTCTGCGTGCCGCCGTCCAGATTGATATTTGTATTCGCGGTCGCAACTTCGGCGCCGTTGATGTACATCTTCAGAACGCCGTCGAGCCGCACGAACGCGTAGTGCGCCCACGTGTTGTAGTACTCGGCGATGTTGGCCGACACGAATGTGAAATTATCCATGTCGTAGCAGAAGCCAAACATGTTCGTGTCGTCGCTGAAACCGATCAGGTACGTGCCGGCTTCCTCTGCTGTCGACGCCGTGGAGAACACTGCAGAGTACTGAACATAACTCAGCTTGCCCCAGAACTCGACGGTAAAGTCGCCGTCGTCAAAGGCGAACTCGGGTGACATCGCGATCTCGCAGTGTCCGCCCGCAAACTCGCCGCTTGCGTTGCCGTACTTGATATCTTCAAGATTCAGGTAGGCGCTGCCCGTCGCCGCGACCTCGTGGTTGTGCTTGGACGTGTCGATGAACGTCGTGATCGGCCCAGTTCCGCCACCACCGCCGCCTGCGGCATCTGGAAAGGCCGCCGTGGGGGGCGTAAAGTTATCAGTGTAGCGCGCGACACCCTTGGTAACCCGCAGTTCGTCGATATAGCCGTCGAAGTTGTACGACGGGCTGTGGCCGTAACTCCCGACCTGCGGCGTGAACGTAGTGTTGGCGAAATCAAAAGTGCATGCCGCCGGCACGCCACCAACGCCGTCAACGTAAACAGTGGCCATCCCCTCCTTGCGGCATACCGCAATATGGTGCCACGTGTCGGCCGTTATCGAGCCGCCGTAGACATACGCGCCGGGATTTGAGTAGTTAAAAATAAACTGGACTAGTCCGTTTTCGGTTCCAAGAACGCAATAATTGTTGCCCGATGTTGATTGGCCATAGATAACGTGCCAACTGCTTAAATCCGCGCTATTGACCCAGCACTCGATGGTGAAATCCTCTGTGCCGTAGGCGAAGTTCGCAGATGCGGGGGCGGTCAAGAACGAATTAGAACCGCCGTTAAAGTACCCGCTCGCGCTGCCGAACTTGATCTCCCCGGTAGAAACAACCGCGTCCCCGGTGGCGACGACGGCCAATGCGTTCGGCGACGAATCGACAAAGGTCGTGCCGTTATTCTCGCCGTCCATGTGGAGCAGCATCGAAACGTTGTTGAAGTACGGATCGACTCCGGGCGGAGGAACGAGCGTGATCGTGGGGTTTAAGAACGGCGCCGCTGGCGGATTGAAGTTTTCCGTGTACAGCGCTGTGCCTTTTATGATGCGGAGTTCGTCGATGTGGCCTTTGGAAAAACTTGCAGCGGAAGCTAAGTTCGCATCCGCTCCGATGTATGTTGGGCCGGGGTTGGTAAGCAAACTACCCGCGTATGTAAATGACAAAACTTGAAGGCCGTCGATAAAAAGACGGAAATTATCTCCAGCTCGGGTCGCCGCCACATGGTGCCACTGCGCCGGCGCGTATGTTCCTGCCAAGGTAGTGTCCAGCCAACCAGCCCCGGTACTACACAACAGCCTGAACGCGCTCACACCAGCATACGCACTAATACGCACTTGTGCTGCAGCGGCGCTTTCGCCGACCGTGATCAAAGTATGCGAACCGTCGCCGACGCCACTGCTGTCGCTCTCTGGTCGCCACCACGTTTCCACAGTCCAGTCACCGCTGCTTAAGTCTATTGCCGCAGTTGGCGCTATCGTGAGTGCAGACGCGGCGTCAAAGTATGCGCTCGCCCCGCCGAACCTGCTCTGCGCCGTGGATATGGCCGCGTTGCCGGCGCGAGTCACGGCCAACTGATTTTTGCCGCTGTCCGTAAACGTCGTGCTGCCGTTTGCGCCGTCAAAGTGCAGTAGAAGATCCGGGGCGGGCGTAGACGTTGTCGCAAAGGGCTCCGTCGGCGGCGTGAAGTTAGCTGTATAAACGGCCGCTCCTTTGACGATACGGACGTCGTCGATATAGCCTTCTACGGTGTATGGTGCTTGTGACGTTCCAATAGTTAACATGTCTGTGGGGTTTAGTACGTACGAAACAGAATTGGGCGCGCTGGCGATTTCCGCTCCGTCCGCGAAAAACCGCAGCGTTCCGCTGTGGCGGGCTACTGCTACGTGCACCCACTGCTCAACCGGGCAGACCCAGCCGCTGCTAGAAAGATCCCAGCCGGTGCAGCCGACACCCATACGAACCTCTGTGGCGCAATTCACGCTCCACGTGCCACATTGTGTTGCGCCGCCAAATATAGAGGTGTCGCTGGTGTTGGAAAGACGCATCCACCACTCTGCAGTGAAGTCGCCGGTTCCGAAATCAAGCGCAGAAGAATAAGGTATTGAAAGATATCCACCCCCGCTGCGCGACATAAACAACGACGAGCCGCCAAACTTGCTTTGTGCCGTGGATATGGCGGCGTCACCGTTCGCCGTCACAGTCAGCCCGTTCTTGCCGCTGTCCGTGAACGTCGTGCTGCCATTTGCGCCATCAAAGTGGAGCAGCAGCGCGGGACCGGCTGGCGGGTTCGGGAACGGCAGGGTGGGCGGCATGAAGTTGGCGGTGTAGAGGGCCGCGCCCTTCGTGATGCGGAGTTCGTCGATGTAGCCGTTAAAAGTCCTGTAGTTCTCGCCATCCGCCCCTATTCTGAGATCAGAACTCACCAACGCCGGCCGTGCGCTGTCGTTCACTGTGCCGATTAGTGTGCCATTGGAGAAGGCGTACCAATCGTCGCCGGAACGGCAGAGAGCCAAATGATACCAGTCCCCAGCAACGGGACTCCACTGACCAAAAACTATATCTCCAGCCGAGCCCAGATGAAAGCCAAGAGCGCTGCCCGGAATCACTGGTGCGTTCCAATACAAACCCCATTTCGGGTTGCCCCCGCCGCCGCCAGACTGACCACATATGCTGGTAGGCTGTTCGGTATCTGTAAAATTCAACCACATTTCTATAGTGAAGTCACCGGCGTTCACAAAGTCCCACAAGGAGGAGTCCGGGATAGACAACCAAGAGCCACTGCCGTTGAAATACCCGCTCGACCCGCCAAACTTGCTCTCTGTTGTAGAAAGCGTCGCGCCATTCGCTGTAACAGTCAGCCCGTTCTCGCCGCTGTCTACGAACGAAGCGCCGTCGAAATGCAGAAGCAGCGCCGTCTCAACCGTCGGCATCGTGACGACCTTGGTGTAGCCGAGCGGAAACGAGGCTGTGGGCGGCGTGAAGGCAGCCGTATAACGCGCAAGTCCCTGCGTGATGCGCAGTTCGTCGATATAAAATTCTTGCGGACCAAAATCAGCGGCCTGTTGACCCACTTGTACTGTGGCGTATTTGGGCAAGTTAAAAGCCGTGCCCGAATACACCTGCACGCCGTTTACATACATCTTAAATTCGTTTGCGTCTGCGTTGTTGACCCACGCAAGATGCGCCCAAGAACCATATGTATATGGCGTCGGCGTACTCGGAAACGAATCTGCGGACGGCGTATTTCCCGCGCCCAGCGCTCGCATATAAATAGAATTATCTGCGACTGCGACGTCCATAATCCAGCGATTTGGAAAATTTTGAGAACCAGCGCCGAGAACTTGTTGGTTATTTACAACGCTCGGGCCGGCGCTTAAAAACCAGCACTCTACAGTCCAACTGCCGCTAGAGAGATCTACGCCCGGGAAACCGTCAAGATAGTCTGTGTCCGTGTCGGGGCATTTGAGGCTTGCGCCGCCGAACTTACTCTGCGCAGTACTGATTTGAACCGTTCCTTCAGCCGTAGCCGATCCAGCTAGAGGAGAAGAGTCAACAATATTGGTGCTACCGTTTGCGCCGTCCATTTTGAGGAGCAGCGAGACCTTGTCGAAGTCGGGGTCGAGGAGCGACTGGCCGGCTTGATTGGGAAACTCTGCTGTGGGCGGCGTGAAGTTGGCCGTGTAGCGCGCGACTCCCTTCGTGATGCGCAGGTCGTCGATGTACATTTCGGATGTGAAACCGATGTTGTTGGGTTGCATGGCCCCGATCAGCAATCGGTACGGGCCAGCCAAGGGCGCGATGGCGGAAGAGCCGACGCTCGTGCCGTCCACATAAATCGTGACGGTGCCGTTCGCTCTTGCCGCCGCGATATGAACCCACTGCTCTCGCGGAACCACGCCGCCTATGGCGCATTGCTGTGTCCCTTCGTCCCACCTCAAGGCGTCGTCAGATCCGATCCATAAATGCAATCCGTAAGGAACATTAATGGTATTAGAAAGATTCAAGACCGTAGCGTCGCCAACGGATGACGGACGCCAAACCCACGCTTCAAGCGTCCAATCCCCTTCGGACATGTCCTCGAAGTCCGAAAAATCTCCACTATCCAGATAGCCGTTGCCCAAAGACAACGAAGAGCCGCCGAACTTGCTCTGTGCGGTTGAAATAGCAGCACTACCGTTTGCGGTTACAGTCACCGCGTTCGCGCTGCTGTCGGTGAACGTAGTACTACCGTTCGCGCCGTCCATGTGAAGAAGCAGCGACACGTCGTTGAAATACGGGTCACCGTTACCGCCATCAGTGCCGACCCCTGCGTTCGCGGGTTTGTCCATATGGAGCAAGAGTGAAACGTTGTCGCCGTATACGTCAGCCGTGAAGTCTTCCTTGCCGAGTTCGTAGTTGTAGAGCATCTGGACGTCCTGCAACGACAAGACGCGATCCCAGATACCAAGCTGATCTACCACACACGCGAGGTCGTTCTGCGTCGCCGTCTGGTCGCCAATACCGACGCGCAGCGGAATGTTTCCCGCACTGAACGACCCGAGCGTGGCGACCTGCGCGGCCTGTGAACCGTTGAGATACAACGTAAGCGTGTTGGCGGTGGCGCTGTATACCAGCACAACGTGATGCCAGAGGTTGGCTTCTAGATCCGGCACGACAACGGTGTAAATATCGTCGTCTGTGGCAATACGACCAAACACGGCGTTGGTGTCAGACCCGTCGTCGCCGAAGCCAAGTTCGACCTGCCCAGAAGCGTTGCCGGCTGCCCAGTTCTGCACGAGCACAGACCGGCCCCCAGCCATGGACGCTGCTTTAAACCACGCCGAGATAGCGAACGAACCGTCGAGCGCAAAATCGCTGGGCGCCTGTAGGTAGTTGTTTCCGCCAGTAAACTCCGCGGCGTTTTCAATGACACCCGAGTCAAAACCAACGGTGCCGGTCGGGGTCAGCGGTACTTCGGCGGCGGTGATATCTAAACGAGCGCCGGTTTCTTCGTTCAACGGCCAGAACGCTTTCATGCCCTCACACAGCGGATGCACAGCGCTTACAACAGACCAGCGCTCCATCATGTAATTTTCCGCGTCCAACAAATCGGCCGCGGACAAGACGCTGTCGTACAAGACAATCTCTGCAATGTCGCCGCTGTAGTTGTCATCGGCAAAGTCGCTGCGCGAGCCGCCGAGCGAAAGGTGCGTCATCGGCGGGACGGTAAACCCCTCGACTGACACCGTGTTTAAACCATTTAACCGCGTAGACAAACCGGCCAGACTAAACTGCAATGTGTAGACAACCGGTACAAGATTATCGACTGCCTGTGTTGCGCTATATTCACCGTCAAAAAATACGCCAAACTCTCCGCCTGTTTCTGTACCGCACAACACAAGCTCTGTGTTGTTGTTAGCCGTATATGCCGCAATAACTTTACCGTCGGCACTCGCGCCCCGTCGGCGTAGAGCAACGAGCAGTGTAAACTCCTCGGGCAGGTCCAGCTTGCCGATCATCGCGTCGTTCTCACCGTCGAACGTCACGACATCTTGATTTGCAAGTTGATTGGCAACAGTCGGTCGGTTTGCTTTATTCGACTGCACGAACTTTGCGTCAGAGTCGGAAGCGTCCTCCCACAGCGACACGCGGTTGGCAACGCGATGCACGTAGTCAACATTGTCGGCGTCAAGCCACAGTTTCAGGCCGGGTAACGTAGGCGGACTGAACGTACCGGGTACGGCCGGAACAGCGCCGGCAGTGAACTCACCGCCGTCAACAACTTCCAGCGCGGGATTCGAATATGGTAGGTCGCGCCACGGAGTTACACCGTTGCCGTACTTCACCTTATTTGTGTCAATCTCAAGACCCGGCTCGCCGCGGAGCAGAACGGGGTTGAGAGCGTACAGAGCCGCAGCAGTACCGCGCTTAAATTGAATATTTGATGGCATGATGTGCTACTGAGTTAGGATACGACTGTTATGGGCAAACCAGCGGTGGCACGCAGGTAATCAATGTCGAAATAGTCTTTAGAGACTTTCGTGATCCTATAGAGATCGCCGGGAAAGTCTACCGCAAAAATGACGCCCGTGGGAGAAGCGCCGTCGCCGGCGTCACCGTATTCGACAAGCGGCGGGTGTTGCTGCGTGAAATTTAACACGTGGCTAAATGAGCCGTTATCGTGCAGCATGATTTGATAGCTGCCGAGGTAGCCGGACGTGCCGTTGGGGGCAAAAGCACTAGAACGGTGAATTGCGTGCTCGTTAGTCAGGTCAATTTCGTAAATAACGCCACGGGCAGCAGGCGAGTTTTCGCTATTTGGCCAGTACGTTAAAGCACGCGTTGCCGTGATTGTACCCGTAGCCGTAACCGTACCCGTTGTCGCGACGTTATAGGTAAACGTGTTTGCGTTTACAACGGCGACAGAAAATACACCATTGAACACAGCCTCGTTTGCCCCGGTTACCTTCACATACGAGCCGTTTACAAAACCGTGCGCCGTTGCGGTACCCGTGACAAGATTGCCGTCCTGCGCAAGTGCCGTCACCGTTTTGGGCGAATTAGTGCTGCCGGCAAAAAACCCCGCTTGATTGTCAAATATTGCAACAACTTCGTTGCCCGGCGTAAGCGGATTTACATTAACAGCCCAGCGCGCATGATGCTGGCCTTCAGGGCCAAGATACTGGTAACCCTCTAGTTCCGGCTCGCCTTCAAGGGTCAGCCATTTGGCGTTATCCAACGTGTACTGGTTTGCCGTCTGCTGAATACCGCCCCACGGTTGTGACGCACCCTGAATCACCCACTTGACGTTTTTAGTCGCGCGCTCAACGCAAACAATAGCTGAGCACTGCCGGCAGCTGAACAGCATGTCGCCTGTAACCGGGTGGATATCCACCGAGTTCATGTGGAAGAACGACGCGTTCCGCGCCAGCGTTGTCTGGTCAAACCTGTCGCTCGTCCACCACTCCCAGCCGATCGTGTTTTGCGGGGTCTGCTCTTGGACATAGACGCCGTACGCTTTGTCGGTCAGGGCTTGTGAGCCGGCGGTTGGCTGCGTGACGAACGTGTTGTAAAGAATATTGCCACGCTGTTGCGGCGGGCTCTTGATTTCTAAAAACTCGTGATTGCCAAAGTTGTATTGGTAGCTATTGCCGTTTCGAATAGCTGGCAAAAAGCTGAATTCTTTAGTGTCAATAGAGTCTTCGGTGATCGTCATCGAGAAGCGCGTACCTGTGCCGTTACGGCTGACGCCGATCTTGTTCCGGTCGTTGCCGTGCTGCGCTAAGTGCGGCGTGCCGGCGTTCTGTACGTACCACACCGGTACGCCGTTTTCGTCGTACACGATATTGTAGTTGTTGACATTAATGTCACGGCGGCTTGTCGTGATGTAGTAGCCGGGCACGTAGCCGGCTTGCGGCTGTGTTGTAATCGTGCCGAGCGGCATATCGGACGGGAGCAGGCGGACATAGTAATCGTCTGTGCCGTTTGTTACGCGAATAAGCTTCCCGACCGAGCTAACACCCGGATAAGCGACGCCGTTAACCGTCACTGTGTAGGTGACAGATGAGCCAGCCGCCACAGACGTCGTCAGAATGCCGTAGTCGCGGATTGCCGCGTTGAATGTCGGATACAGCGTATTTGTGTTACCGACAATAGAAGCAGTAATTGTGTTAATTGCGCCGGTTACGTTCAACGTGACAAACGCCTCGTAGTTAATAGACGGTTGCGGAGGCGCCGAAATCGTGTACGTGTTCTCGCCGCCGCCGTACAGCGTTTGAACTTCGGCTGGTGTCAGCGCGCGATTCCAGACACCAAGGCAGTCGATATCCGCTGACACAACGTTCGTGCGTCCGAGCATAAACTTGGCTGTGGCGTTCGTCGGGCCAGCGCCGCTAACGAGCACGGCAGCGGTTTGAACGCCGTTTTCATAAATGCGCAGATAGTTTTGCGTCGTGTCGTGTACAAAGACAATGTGGCGCCACTGGGCATATGGTAACTCGGTGGCGGTGGCAACTGTTGTGTTTGCAGTCCCAACTTTCGGTAACCACGTGAGCTTGCCGTCGGGCGCAAAATAAATACGGGCCTGATCAGCTGCGCCGAAGCCGGCGATATTTACAAGCGGATATTCCGCCGCTGTGGCGCCAAGTAGCGTCCAGTACCCCGGCGAGGGTACGTAGCCAGCGGCGCCAATAAACGTGTGCATCCGCCACAGCTGCCCGTTGAGCGAAACCATATCGCCGGGGCCGTATGTAACGCCACCGTTATATGCGCCCTTAAAGCGCGTATCGACTTTGACCCACATCGCTAAAGTCTTATGTCCGACAAAAGCGTTATTTGCGTAATAGAAATTACGCTTTGCCAGCCGCAGTGCGCCGTCGAAACCCGACACTGTCTGCTCCGAAACTCCTTCATACAGCGTGACATTGCCGCCAGACACGTCATCGACACGCATGCTGTTTCGGTCAAACATCCAGAACGCCATCAATCCTTGGCGCAGCTGGTCATACTGTACTTCGCCGCCGTCGACGCCGCCGGACGTCGTAAGGTCAACGACGGAACCGTCAGCTTTTTTCGTAAACAGCCGCCCGTCGGCGGTATTGATAGCTAATTCGCCGAGGGCGAGGTCGGCGGCTGTCGGTACGGCGCCGGCGTCGCCGCTGCGCTTGTGCTTAATAATGTTTGCCATGTGAGTACCTGTTAGTAAGCGCCGCCGTCGATAATAGAGTTGTTGTAAATAACGGTACCGCCGCCACCAAAATTAATTGGGGCATCATCGGCGGCCGAAAAAGTCATCGTGTTAGATACGGTTAATGTTTTTGTCGCGGCAACAACTACGCCGGTGGCGTTTTCACCGGCAGGACCTTGCGGGCCGGTCGGGCCTTGTGCGCCAGTTGCACCAATCGCCCCTGTTTGCCCGTCGTTCCCCGCTGGACCCGCGGGGCCTTGTGGCCCAGTCGCACCTTCTACGCCGGCCGGACCTGTGCTGCCCTGCGGTCCGCGAATCGGGCCGACGTTGACCCAACTTGTGCCTGTCCAAACAACGCCGTCGCCGGGTAACGTGCCGACTGGCGCGTCGTTTGGCGCCGGATCGGCGATCAGCCACATATCACCTACATCTGGATTTTGCGCTGGCGGCCACGTAAGCGCCGTACCTTCAATCGTCACACCGGAACCGGCAGGACCTTGCGGGCCGGTGGCGCCAACAAGTCCTTGCGCACCAGTCGCGCCGGCGTCTCCAGCAGGTCCTTGCGGTCCCGTTGCCCCCTGTGCGCCAGCAGCGCCCTGTGCGCCGGGCTCGCCTTGAGGACCAGTAGCGCCCGTGTCGCCAGCAGGGCCTTGCGGGCCTGTAGCGCCGCGCGGGCCAGTCGGCCCTGTGGCGCCAGCTCCGCCCCCGCCACCGCCGTCTGTCAAACCGAGAATGGCCCCAATCGTTGTGCGCTTTGTCGCCAGATTGTTCGGGTTTTGCGTATCAACAATCGGGACGATGTCGTTCAGCGTTGGTGTTTGTTTTTCAGGTAACGCTGAAATACGTTTATTCGACATTGTGCACCTGCGTCAGTAAGGGTCGTCGTCTTCTTCTGGCCGCTGGCGGTGCTTGCGTTTTTTCTCGTGCTTTACGCCTTCGAGATCATCTGCCGCGCGCACCAACCATTTGGCTAGTTTGCGGGCATCGACAGGCGATAAAAGAGGTAGCTGTGCGCCAAAAACATCGATAACAATTCCTGCTTCGGTGTAGTTTTCAGCGTCCCATTCGCCAGCTTGAAACCGCGCGGTCGGCGTGTCTTCTTGCGATTTGGCCGCGTTTACGTTTCTAAATTCTATGTGATCGGGGTTGTTAACAACAACTGTGGCCACGAAATTATTCCTCCTGAAGATCATCAACAATTACAGGCGTCAAATCACCAGCGCGAACGGCCACAAATTTGCCGGCGTAATATTCGTCGGCATCTTCGCGAGAAAAACCATCCGATAAAAGTTTGGCATACATTTTTGCGCGACTGTACACAGCAACCGGTTCTTTGTCGGCGATGTACCCAACACCAATAAGCGCGACGTCCATATTGTCAAACAATACGGCTTCGGGGTTCAGATCCGATAATTCGGCAAGAATGCGGTGTACTTGTGCTGTCATTTCCTAACTCCGATCTGGAGATCTTCTAGAAATAAGATAGCAATATCGCTCGCGCGGCGGTAGCCTTCGCGCACACCTTTTTGATATTCAGGGTGCCCCGGCGGCGTATTTTTTTCGGGCATGTCGGCGATTGTGGCAAGAGCGGCCACAAACCGATTTTGTAACCGACGATATTCTGGCGAGTTTAATACCACTGATGTTTCAACCGCAGCGGCGGGCGCGGCTACTTCTGCCGCCAAGGCGGGTTTGAGGCCCATTTTTTGCAGCGCCTTCGTAGCTCGCGTCAGAGAATCAAAGTCACGAAACGTCTGCACCGAGCGCGGCACGTACTTTTGCGCGAGTTGATGCAACGTTAAACACAAGTGTGTCAGCTCTTCGCCTGCCGTCTTTTTTTGGTGTTTTACTTCTCTGCGCGCTACTTCCGCCCGCGTCATGCGAACAAATTTTTCGCGGTCAGCTTTTTTCTGCACAACTTCAGGCGACAAAACTAGCAACTCCATATGAATCCTTTCATGTGTGTGAGACAGTCTTACGCGAAACGGCAGAAAACAAGCGATAAATTTCTTCGTGTGTAGCGTCAACAGCGGAGTCCGCATTGATGTGGTGCACAATGCTTGCGTGCGGACGATGCGCTGCGTGCGTTTTATAAGCCGCCCGCATCCTGTGCTGGTCTTCCAGACAGCGGCGCTCGTAGCGGTCTGGTTTTGTGCTCCCGGGCGGCCGCCGTTGCCGGACATTTTCAGGCGCGATGTCCATAAGAAAGAGCACGTCAGGGCAGATGTACGACGTCTCACGAAAAATATTGACAATCAAATCAGTGGATATGTTATTTATTTCGCCCTGATACACGAGCGTGGACAACAACCAGCGATCGCAGATAACAACATGCCCGGCGGCAAACAGCTCGCGAATGTGCGCCGATAATTCAGCGCGCGCGGCTGAGAACAAAAGCATCTGGGCTGCCGGAGAAATAGGTGCGTCGTTGTGCAGCAGAATTTGCCGAATAGCCGTACCAATACTCGTCGTCCCCGGATCTGCTACCTGCGTTGCGGCTACGCCTTCTTTATGCAACCGCTGCAACAACATGCGCGCCTGCGTTGTTTTACCGGCGCCATCGATTCCTTCGAAACAAACGAACACGAGGTTCCTTTCGTTTAGCGCCCGGTGATTTGAAAACTAGGCGAATCGCTCCCAGCTGATTTTGTTATCTTGGTCTGATTGCCAGTAATGTTGATGTCGCCGGGAACAGGGATGATCAACTCGGGCGCCGGCGCGAAAAGCAATAACTCGCGGCCGTCGGCAAAGCGCAGCGCTAATCCGCTTTGAGTGTGACCAACACCAACGACACTATTTGTTGCAAGCCACACGGCAGCATACTCGCAGAACGCCTTCAGCTGATCACTGACCAGCTCTGGCTTGTTGGCTGTAAAATCAGCAAGAATGTTATTCAACACTTCGCTTTCGGGCATATCGAACCTCTCTTTTCTTTTTAACTGGAGTGGGTTTGGCCTTTTCTGCCTCAGCCGCGGCAGCACGTATCCCGGTTGTATGTTGTGCAACCATTTTGTCAAGTTTGGCTTTTTGACGACACTCTTTAATTGCCCGGCTGACGTCACTCAAAAGGTTACGCGCGGCGTGAGAGAACAAGCGAAGCACATAAAACCGCTCGGCGGCGCGCAACGCTAATAGATCGCCGTCAAGCTGGGTAAGAATCTTCTTTGCTTTTGGCGCGGCCGCGGTGCCATTCGCCGCGACCAGCGCTAGCAAATCTTTAGCGGTACAAATAATGTCGGAAAGCACGATGATTTGCGCGCCTACCGGACTGCCGCTGACGCGACCACGAAACTCCATATCACGCTTTGTCTCGACCATGCGAAAATCGCGGCTGATGTCCGCAACCATGGCGGCCACCTGTACCGTCGAGATCTCAGCTATGTTCTCAAACGCGCAAGCACTTATGTTTAGAACATCGTGCAGCAGTGCGCCCTGAATAATCGCCGCAATACTGTCTTTCGTATCGTCGGGTAGATAATCGGCGCGGACGTCTTGATACAGTTTATGCGCAATTGTCTCCGCCTGTCGGGCTACCTGTTTGCTGTGCTCTACAAGACTAATTCCGGCGGTTGTACGTAAATCTCGATAGTGCTGCTCGGCGAAAGCCAGTATTTGCCGTAACGGCACTACTGGGCTGTCAGATTTTTTCATGGCATCTCCATATGCCGTCACACAAGTTTGAGCAGCGTTTGCCAGCCTAACTCAAACGATTTGCGGCGCGTTGATAAGTTGTAATTCACCCGGCGATTCAGGTTGTCGATGTGCATTGGTTCTGCAATAAGCGTTTGCAAGCCAGTGATCAACCGTTCATAGTCTGGCGCTGCGTGAGGAACGCCATTTTCGTCGTAGTCTACTCGTGTCTTTACGAGCACGCCATTCGCATCTTGATATACAAAGTCAAGCTGCGGCGACAGGGCAAATGAAAGCACCGGCGTTCCACAATTAATAGACGTCAAACTGCAAAACCCGTAGTTGTCGCATTCGGCCGGAAAAAGGGTCAAATCGTGCGCCGTGTACATCGCGGGCCGTTTGGCAAGCGGAGTATTACGCACCAGTTTCACGCGTCCGTTTGTCTTGCGCCCCAGCGTCTGAAAAAATTTAGCTACAGACGGCGCAAAGCGACAGGACGTAATAGCCACAGTAAGTTGCGCGTCTGGCATGCGTTCCAGCAAATAACCAAGCAAACCCAAAAACTGACTGTTTGCGCAGCGGGCGTTGCGGTCAAACCACGGTAAAAATATCTTTACCTGCCGACTGTTCACCGGCTTAGTTTTTTTCGTTGCTGGTAGGCCAACATCAAACGGAATGTACGTGACATTCTTTAATTTGTAGACCTTGGCAAACAGCTCGCGCGACTCCGAATTCATCGCAATCACGTGGTCAGCGCGCTGCATGACCTTGCGAAACGGGCGCATCAGTTCTTGCCACATGGGAACGATAATCGTGCGTATCCCAAACCGCCGTGTAAAGTTCAGCGTATCGAGCCGCGGCGGTTGCGTATAAATAATCGTGTGGCACGTTTTAGCCCAGTGCGTAAACGGGCATTTCTTTTTGTGCACGACAATGCGATCGTGATGCGTGCAGAGTTTGGCTGGCGGCGCATCGGAATAGATGGTGTATTCGACGCCCTGCGTGCGCAAAAAGTCTGCAAGCCGCACAGCAAAGTACGCTTCGTCGCAATGGGCGTAGTGTGTATAGATACCAATACGCATAAGTTATTGAGCTGGCGCACCTTGGCCAAATTGTTGCGCCATCACCATTGCGCCGCCTTGAGACCGCGCTTGCTGCCGAATGTCGTCAATGATGCTGGTCACAAGCGCGTGCATCGTCGAGTCGGAGCGCTTGAGTTTGATTAGCTCTGAATCCTTTACAGACTCAGGCATAGACAACAGCTGATTTGCAATAAGCTGCGCCTGCTGCTGCAGCTCTTCAGGCGTTCTCGGTACGTTCGGCGAGTTCTGCCGCTGCGATAGAAACTGGTCGACCGGACTCGGCATCTGACCCGGCATACCACCGGCCGGAGCTTGAGCCGGCGCGCCGCCTCCTTGCGGCATACCCGTAGCGCCGGCACCAGTGTTGCCGACACCTGACATCATGTCGGGCGCCTGACTCATATCCTTCATCTGCTGCGCCTGCTGCATCTCAGCCTGCATGCGCTCTTGCTCTTCCGCGTAGATCTTCTCTTCTTCGAGCATCTGCTTGATCTCGTCGCGATAGTCCAGACCAACACTCGACAGCCCGGTGCTCTTGCTGATCTGCTGGCCCTGCATGAGCTGGAGTTTGGCCATCTGACGATTGAGGTCGTCGGCGTGCGTGACGCGCATAAGCTTGGCGCTCACCGGCTCCCACGACATAACGCGCGAAATAGAAGACACAAGCTCGTTGAGAAACAAGTTCATATTGTGCGGTAAGTGGCTCCAGTTCGCTTCAAAAAGGCGTAGCGCGGCGGGAGCGGCTTGCAGCGTGAGCGTGCCGTTAAAAAGCTCGACCGGCATTCCGATGCACTTCAGCAGTGTTTCGAGCCCCTGATCAAGCAGGTCGCGCGGGGCGAGCTGCGACGCGTCGCCGCCAAGGGCCTGATACTGCACGGGGAACGGAAGAATGTTCCATCGCGCCGGGTCTGTGCGGCGAGCACGAATCATCGAGTTTACACGCGCCGTAAAGCTCGACAGATTAATAGTGTGAACCGGATCGGAAGACTGCGAGTCGCCGCCACGGGGCATCGGCGTAATCACGCGAAACGGGATAACATAATCCAGCGCAACAGCTTCGTTGTATCGCTTCAAAATTTGGTAGTACCACGCTTCGCGGAAGTTAGCCAGCACGCGCGAGATACCCCAGCCGCGGTTACGCATACCGGCCAGCGGATCTTCTTTCAGATGGAAAATCACACCCTTATCAAACATCAAGTTCTGGCCATTCTTGATCGCCTGAATAACTTCCCAACTAGCGCGCTCAAGATGATGTAAATGGCCCTGTTTGATCAGCGTGCGATAATCTTCTGGGATCTTCCACACATACGAGCACTCGCCCGTGTACGGATCCCACAAGATATCAATTTCGTGCGGGCTCCAGCGCTTGACAGTGATATGGCTTGTATCACCACTACGCCGGTCGATATGTTTCCACGGCCCGACGTATTTGCATTTTGGGCAGCTAGCGTGAAACTGGAAATTCTGCCACGAGAACGCGCACTGGTCTGAATTCACGACCCGATCAAGCGGCATTTCAAGTCCGCATTTTGGGCAGAACAGATAGCGCCGAAACGGCACAAGCAGACTTGTAAAAGAGTTGCCGTAGGTCATGTAATCCATGCCTACAGAGTGCAGTACATTTTTAATGCTGAGCGTGTCCGAAAGAAATGTTTCGTACTTCTCTTTCTCTTCACGCCCGGTTTTGTTTTCACCGACGTCTTGAATTTCAACGTCTGTAATAAAATAAGACACCACGCGATCGATGGCCTGCCGATACGGGCCATTCGCGTTCATAATGTATTCCGTCCAGCGCAGCGCGGTCTGGATGCTCTCCGGCATCGACAGACTAGCTACGTCACAGAACGGATCAGGAAACCGCTCGTCGGCTTGTACGCCGCGACCGAGCGAGTTGTACCCCATAGAAGCAGATGGTTGCAGCGACACGGGCGCCTCGTGCTATTTGGCCGTTGTTTGCACAGTGTCCGCAGCTCGTTTGCGGAAATCACTATCAAGCGCTTGAACCTGCGCTTTCTTTTCAGCTGGTTGCGGGGCGTCCTCGTGCTCAGGGGGCGTGACGCCGGCTTTTATCACTCCACACTTTTCCATGATTTAAACCTCGTCGTAATTTGCCCGCACAGCGCGCTCAACGAGTAAAACACAGTACTCGCGGTTATCATAAACATACTGAAATCCCGTCGTATGGACAAGGTATAAACGCCGATCGTCATTAATTTGCACCGCCCACGGACGCTGATACGGATCGTTTGACGGCGGAAACCAGCGGGCCGCGTTTTGCTCAAATCGCAGATCGTAAATTAATACGATGAAACCGTTCTCCTCGATGCTGTCTGGGGAGACCTGCGCAACCGACACAATTACATCGTGAAAAAAAGCCGGAACTGTGCCGATGCCTTCTTTTTCAAAATACAACAATTTCTGCGGCGGCCCTGCTTTGTGCGCCGTAGCTGCTGCTGTCGGCACGGGATTATTAGATTGCTTTTTTAAGCCAAATGCTGCCATCGGGCTGTAGTTGCGGTCGATCTTTTCGATCGGCGGCATGGCGGGTGGCGGGTCTAGTTCCGCGATCAACTGCGCAGCTAGCTCTTCTTCAGTTTCTTCGGGCTGCTGAACCTGCGGCGCAACTTGCTTCTTTGAGCGAACAGCTGGCACTCGCTGTACGCCCGCTTTTTCCATTTTTGCAAGCTCTTCAAACACCATGGCGGCGCGCTCCCTAATAGAGTTGATATCATTACCGGGTATAGATGCTTGAGCCTTGGATAAAGCTTGTTCGACAGCGGGACCGGTCATTTGATCGAGTGTTAATCCGCCCACATTTGCGCCGTTGGGATCGACGACATTAATTTTGATCTTGGTCCGGTCGTGTGGGTTGAAATTAACTGGGATGCCTCCGGGCGTAGCAGGCGCAACGATCACGCCTTTGAGGCCCTTGCTGCCGCGTATAACGTCGAGCATTGTACGGCCATTTTCCATCCGCTCGCTTGACGGGTCTCGGTAGTCGGACATAAAAGCTCCAATAGCTAAAAAAAGGGGGCAACGAGTGGCCGAAGCCTAAACGTTGCCCCCGAAAGATTCCGAACTTAACTCGGGGCACACTGAATACAACCGCGTTTTTGGAACATGAAAATACAGTCGACCCAGCGGAACCCCACTACCGCAAACCAGCCGAACGTGCTCTTCCGTCGGTAAAACTTCTGCGAGAATTTTACCGGAGATGAGCTGCGCAACTACCAAACCCGTTCCGTTATCGTCCGGGAAGAACGGCAACGTACTCGGCGCCGCGTCGATGTTTAACAACCACGCTAACGCCGAATCTTCAGGCTTGATGAAATAGCGCATGTCAGACAGTTACTGCAGCACTCTCTGTTGAAACACTTTGCTTGTGTTTCTTCGGGACGAACTCGACCGGCGCTAACAACTCACCGCGATACGGGAACGGCGTGTTCTGCCACTCCTGCGCCCGGTTCACCTGAATAGCGCTGAGGCGACTCAACACTAAAGGTGTAGCCGGATTTAGCGCGGCTGTAAATAGCTCCTCATCAAGCGCTTCCCGCTGCGCCCTCTTTGGCGCGTGAAACCGCAAATAAGTTGCGGCCGCCGACGGCATCTGTTCGATCGCCGTCTTGATATCAATCGTTATCTCCAGCGGTTGATCTGGCGACAATAGCGCATCACACATCTCGCTTTCGGTGGGCTTAATATCGCCTACCTCGGCGTACATTCCGCGCAGAATGTCGTCAAGAATCCACTGGGGCATTCCTTCCGCCGTCTCCAGTCCGTGCCGAGCCAGAATCTTGCCGGCAGGATTCGGCAACGACACAGTCATGTCGCTGACCGAACCGAAAGGATTTCGATCCATATCGCCTAACACAGGCGAGAAATCTTCAATCGCAGCGTCGTGCTTGACCGCCTTGGTGACGTCCTTAGCCGACTCTTCGGTGAGCGCAGCAACGTTGATGTACGTCTTGTTGCCGAACTCCCGAAGCATGCTGTCGCGCAGCTTGCGCCGGTAAGTCTCTACCAACTCAGACGGAGCATTCTGGATGGCCAATGCGGTCAACTTATCCTCGTCAATCCGCATGTGGTCACGAACCGGAATGTACACCGTCGGCCAACGACAGGGTTCGAACACGACCTTCTCGCCCCGCTTATCGGCATATCCATAGTTGCAGATGTTATGAAGCATGTCGCAGCCGCGCTTCGCATTGAGCCGGTGCTTTTGCTTGTTCATATTCAACTGCGAACCGAAACCCTTGGCAGAGATCGGGGCCCGAAAGTCCCACTTGCCAAGCGTTTCCAGATATACGTTGCCAGACCGGTCTGCCAGCGCCATCGCCGGAGACAGAGTTAGCCCCGCATGCCGAGTTACTTCAAGCACTAACGCTGACGGACGAACGTTATCGCCGAACCGCCTAAGAGGCGAGTCGAACTTTTTGCCTTCGCCGGCCAGCCAGCTTACCGCTACGAGTTCTTCGCAGCGCGCCGCTACCCGATCGAAAGCCGCGATAATCGTTGCCTGTGTCTTCGCGATATCCACAACCTACTCCTTTATGCAAGTTACCATCCTTGACGGATTTGGATTCAAAGTGTTTCGACGAATATAAGGACCACTCTTTCGGCGTTACGACAATTTCTTCATAGTCTCCACTAGAAGTCTTGTCATAAAACTGAACGAGCGTCCGGGTTACATCGAGAACTTCCTGTCTGCGAACAGGTCGTCCTTTGAATCGCACTACATCACGCAAACACGAGATCCCCCTTACAGCAATACAGCTGCGGTTATTAATGCTGCCCGCGCTCAACGATAAAGCGCAGTACAATAAATATGCCAGATTATGCTGAAAAATTTAGTTCAGCTATCTGGGTCAGGCAGCACGCCATCGAAGACGTTTAGCGAGCCGTCGTCTTCGTCAGAAAAGAAGTCGCCCGAATTGACAGATGATTTGGGCGCGGTTGGCGTTTTGATCTCAGGCGGCGCTTCTAGATGCACGGGGTCAACGCCTAGATAACCGGTCTCGTCTGGTTCTAGGTTGTCTTCCGCAATATCAAAAAGCGGTATATTGCCCCACGGCGTAAGCAAGTGACGGAGGGGCGGTTTAGATATGTTTAAGCGTACGCCGGCAAAACTGAACACGCTGACATCGCGATTCACTAATTCTTTAAGCCGCGCTGTCAGTTTCTCCAACGCGTCAAACTCCTCCACTTTAAAGTCACCTTCCATGGTGAGGATCACAGCGTAATAGTGTTCTGGCTTCTTGTCAGTTTCCGGCGTTGGTGTGTCGTCCATGTTACTCCCTCATGTCTAGCGGGTCTTTGCCGTTGAAGCCGCTCATTATGCCAGCCTGATAAATGCTGTGCGGAATCAGGTGCGGCTGATCGGTGCTTACCTGTCGCGCGACTGCCGGCGCGTTTATTTGCGGCTCAGCATACACCACAAACTTGTTGGACATAACGCCGACAACGTGCACTTCTAAAACTTGCCCAGTACGCGATGTTGGGTCAGGTACCGTCACCGGCTGCAAAAACGAGTTGGCGAATAACTGCGTCCCGGGGTTGGAGTACGCAATACCGCCTAGAAACTCAAAGCACTCGTCTTTGCGTCGCTGGTCGATACAGTACAGTCGTTTATCCCAGTTGATCGGCTTTTGCCTGCCGGGAGCAGGCATAACGCCAAACCCAGAAAAGAAGCGCTCGTGATCTCTTGCAAGGTCGACAAAAAATGGCCGTAAGTCGTCGGCGTCGGCTGGAAAGCGTGCGTCAAATTCAACAACCGGATCGCGATCGAATCCTCCGCGCGTAAACAGCAGCGCGGCAGTAAACAACACGAGCGGGTTGTCGCGTTGACTCAGGGCGTCCGCGCACGAAAGCGGCGCAATAGAATCGGCGCCAGTGATCTCGTCAATTTGTACAAATGTGTTCGGCCGGTTCATGCCGCATCACTGTTTTTTTGCGTGCGTGAGGCCGGCGTTTGTTGTCTGTATCAGCAGCAGCAAAACAAACGCAGCGTCCACGACATTATCAATACCGGTCGATTTGTACTTAGCCGAATCGAACGCGGCGCCTAGAGATTTGTTGGCGGCGGCGATCATGTCTTCTTTACTAGATTTACCATTGCCAGTCGCAAATTTCTTGATTGTACTAATAGCAAAACCAGTCGATATCAAATCAGCTTCTTCGGCCCACGTGGCAACCGTGACCTTCATGCCGCCCAGAACTTCGGAGGCAGTTGCCACACGAGACAGTACCGCTGGGATACCAAACTTCTTATTTACAAAGAACTCGCGCGGCGGGGTGTATTTGACGTCTTCGTAGCCGACGACGTCAGGCGCCACGGTATTGAGAAACGCCCGCAGCCGCACGAACCGCGACGCCCCCGATTCGAGACCCTGTACCGACAGATCCCACTGAAACAGCTGCAGCTTTTCCTGCAGCATTTTCTTGCCGGGAATGAAGTCGTAAACCGCGACGCCGCAGTTACTACCTAAGTCGAGCCCAAGAAACCGAATCGCGTCAGCCGGCTTTTTATCCAGCTTTGCCCCAAATTGCTTGGGGTCTTTGTACATCCTGTACTTGGGCACGCAACGCTCCTGACTATTTTGGGCCTGTACGTGCTGTACGCCACGCAATAAACCGCTGCCACAATGACGGCGGTGTTTGCGGCTTTACAGCAAGAGCATCGGAGCACGCTCTAAGCTTCTCCTGCGCGTCTTGCAACTCCTTATACACCACGTTGAGCCGAGTCTGCAAGACGTCGTTCATCATTTTCAGGTGCTCGGCCATAAAGTTGACGTTATACGTTGGTGTGCCGTTACGCGTTGCAAACTCAATAACAGTTGCCGAAAAGCGCGCCATGCCCGCAGCCGCTGGCGACTCCTCGCCAATTACAGATACCTCGCGCACACCTTTGAACCACGCCGCGCAAAATACCTCGCCGATCGCCGCAAAGAGCGCCAGCCGAACAGGATATCTAAACGCAAAAAAGTCGCGTCGGTTTAGCGCTTGCTCAAACGTGCGCACCGGATCGGCGCCGTTTACAAAGTCACGTTGCGCCGCTGCAAGTGACTCAGCAATTTTGACGATCTCGTCCTGCGAAATGTTGTGCTCGATATACCAATTCGCAGCTTCGTCTGTGCGCGCCGCTGGATCGAGATTTTCAATGGCGCGTACCATCAGGGTAGGCGTGATGTACGCGTAATCGCGCTCTGGGTTGTATAACGGGCCGCTGTCGCCCTTTTGGCGATAACCAATGCTGCTCATAACATCCTTTCTATGATGCAGACTCCACCTGCCGCGCTGCCGTTTGTCGGCACCGTACGCACAGCACGCCGGAATCTTTAGGGTCAAAAAACGCATCAGTATTGCACGCGTCGCAATGCCGAGTGACATACGTGCGTTGATGCGTGGCAAACATGCACTGATCCGCGCCAAGCCAGCAGTGCAAACACGAATGCTCGTAGCCGTCAGGGCATGGTCGGGCACGGGTGCGCACCTCGATGAGCCCGCGGTTATCGCGCTGCATGCTGCTGCTCACGCTCACCTTAGAGAACGCCGGTTGTTCTCGACTACGCTCTGCTTCTACGTGCGCGAAAAACAGCAGGTTTAAAAAGTGCGTCGCTGTTGTATACGGATACGCACCCCACGGCGCAGAAAAGCCAAGCGTCTGCGAGATTGCTCGGCAGCTGTTCTGCGAGAAAAACTGAGTAAATAACATAGCCGCCGGCGATCCCCCGACCGCGCGACATTCGAGTAAGTACCCCGAAACTGTCTTACGTTTATACGGGCGTACGCCCTCAACACACACCGGTACAAGCTCATCTTCAAGCTGCCGCGTCCACGGCAATACCGGAAGCCCGGCTTTTAGCGTCTCGATGTTGCCGGCAAGACGCCACGCTAATTCGTACGCAGCGCGCTTTGACAGCCGCGTGCCTGCTAGCGCCCGGACAGAATCAAACACAGCCGGCTGCGAGACTGCATCCGGCAACTCCGCAAGCACGTCGCGGCATATATCCCGCAACGTCTCTCCGGCTACATTCGCGTCGATGTAGGGCCGAAGAGCGCGTTCAGCGAGTTTGTCGCGGTACTGGCGTAAACGCACATAACTAAAGGGCGGGCGTTTCATCAGCGCCCCGCAACGTTATGTCCGCCGGCGTTGTGAGCTGTTCCGGGTTTGCCGGCACGGTACTTAAACCGCTTTCACCGCCGCGGACTACGACTTTGCGATCCGGGTTGTTGGCTTCCCACTGTTGCCGCGCTTTGGTGCAAGTCTCCTCGGCCGTTGTCGCGGTCTCTTTAACCGACAAAGCCTCCTGCTCAAGCGACAGAATAATCGTCCCTAGCTCGCTCGACAGCAGGTTGGCGATATCACCAACGCACACCACGCTCTTAATGTGCGCAACGACCGGCTCAGACTCTTTGCCGTCTTTCACCGTCCGAAACGTAATCGCAATGTCTTCGATCTTGATCGTCTCGGGAATCGGGTCGCTTAAGGTCTTTCCGTGCAACTCCGCGCCAATTTGCCGCAGCGCGTTAAACCGCGTGTACATCTCCTCCATCCGCGCCGCCGACTCCTTGATCAACGTCGAAGGGTTCACCTTGACTGTTTGCGGCTGCGAAGCTGCGGACTGTAAAGCTTTTGCCAGCGCTGACGCGTCCATTTTAATCGGCACGGTTACGTTAGTTGTTCCGCCAGTGCTGCAGGCGGCGCCCGTTTTCTCACTCACTGCGTCGACAATCGTCGTTTTTGCCATTGTTTCGTCCTTAAAGTGTTTTAACTGCAAACCCAAACCAATAACGTAGTCCGCTATGCGCTCCGGTATCGGGATCATACAGCAACTCAACCGGATTTCCAGTGGCCACATAAAAGTGGTGAACTGGTCGCGGCAGGTAAGCTGCGCAAGATAACCCGATCTGCAGCAGAAACGCCATCGCAAGATCTGCTGCTGGATTAAGATCGTACGAAAAAAGCGGAATTCGTAAATACTCGTCGTGCTCGGAAAACGCCCACACCGGCGGCTCGCCGGGGTTATGGGCGGCGTCCAGAATATGCCATTTAGAGCCGCCGACCTCGTCGATCGGTTTTATCAGGGCAGGCTCAAACGGAACGCCTTCCGGCCAGCGCTCCCGGGTCTTTTTCATATCTAAACGGGCGACAGAAACTTTCATGTCGTCATCGTCCTTGGCTCCGCGGTTTCAACGCCGGAGTCGTTAACGTTAATTTTCACACCCTCGCGAAAATGACAGAAACGAATATCTTGGTGTTTAAACGCCGCGCCAAGAACACGCTCGCCATACTTTTGCTGAAACCCGGCGGGCGGAAAATCAAACTGATACAGCAACTCTGTTTTAATTGCCCACCAGCCGCCGATCACATACGGCAGATATGTCTTTTCGTATGTGGGATTGAACCACGGCTGTTGCTGCATCCACCACAACTGCTCGTCTGGGAGCTTGGCGCGCTCAACTGACCCGACAAGGTTACAGCCATTTACGTTAGTTGTTACACGCGCAAACCAGTTGTGTATATCTTCGGTCGGTTCAAGATACGAATCGTGGTCAAACCACATCGTAATCGGCGCCGTGATTGGTGGCTCGTAGAACATGCGCCGCATCATAGGATACTTCATCAGGTTTTCAGCGCTGTGAAAAATAGTCGCTGAATGAAAGTGATCAGCAATCTGCTGTAAAAGAAACTGAGTCGTGTCTGGCCCCACGGCGTTACACCCAAAACGAAAAGAGACGTTTTGTGTGGCCAGCTCGCGCATCGGGCCGTTAAGCACGCGTTGCGCAAGTTGAAAGTGTTTGTCTTCAGCGCCGTAAAAAAGCACGCAGATACAAACAGAAGCGGCTCCATCCGCCATACACGACTCCGTTCAACTAAAGACCTACAGCCTTGCCGGCGCTAGCGCCGCTTTCGCTACCGCAACCGGCATGACGACCGGCGGCACGCGTGACCGGCCGAGAAGCTTCAAAACCCGCATCACATTCTGCGAATCAGGTTCGATATTCTTCTTAGCGTCTTTGACCATCTTATCGACCAGCTCAAGAAACGTCGTGCGTTCTTTCACAGACGCAAAATTGAACCGCACCGAAAACTGAGTTACCGTCTTACCGGCGTGCTCGTCTGCAACGTCGCACCTGTCCCACGCCGACTTATCGTCGCCGCGCGTGTAGACACAGGCAATCCGCCCTAGAAAGTCATAGACCACAATAACAGCCGATTTATCAATATCCCCAACTAACGAGAAAGCGTGCGGAAATTGCGTTGCCGGAATAAACGGCAACTTTTCCACGACCTGCTCGGTAAGTTCGAGACGCTGTAGCTGCAGCGGAAATGTGCGGTGACCGCGTTCATTATCCTTGATGTAGAACTCGGCCTCCAGCGCACCGACGCCGGGCTCAATCACAACGGGAACGTTACGTACAGAAAACATAAAACCTCCTAACGCGTCATATCGGACCGGCGACGCGGCGAGGCTTCTTGCTCTTCCGTATCGTCATCAACCTCTTCGCGCTTGTCTAGTTCTTCCCGAACCTTAGCGCACATCGCGCGGTGATCCGCCACGATGTCAGACATCTTTTCAAAGTTTTCGATGATCTCAGTAAAGTAACCTTGAACAGTTGCATCGAACTTTGACGGTGCAGCATTTACGATGTCGTCGTAAATGTTGTCACGCTTCTCGCTCAACCAGAGCGAATCAGAACGAGAAATCCAGCGCCGCTGATGCTGCAGCAAATCGTGCAGCTGCTGCTTGAGCCCCTTCGGCGACTGATGCGTGCGGCCGCTTGTCTTCTGCTTGCCGCGCATTTCCTGCAGCTCCGTCGCTAGCGTGCGGGCAGTGAACGCCTCTTCGGCGCACTTTTCCTCGATAGCGGCTCGCTGTGTATCGTCAGGAATCTGCGTGAGAAGCTGAACGTGCGATGTCGTCAACCGCCAGCGCGGGCGATCGGGGCATCGCAAGCTGAGCAGCCGAATAACTTCAGCTTCGCTCGGATACTTCTCGAAGAAGTTTACGGCACCGCGCATCTGCTCAACGGTATACACGGGCGCAAAGATCGCCATGAGCAATGAAGCTCCGTCGATGTGTTGCGTCCGCTGCTCCGGCGTCAGATAGCGTTCTGGATCTCCCTTTACCTCCGAAATAAGCTTCCCGATCCGCCAGTACGCGCGCAGGCTAGCTTCCTGCGCGTCACTGAACAGACCGTCGATTTCGGAAACGACGTCCTGCAACTCAGGCGTCAAATTCTCCGTTGCTACTAAGAGCGGCGAATTACGAGACTCGACCATGTCAGCCTGAATCATCGCCGCCGCCTTAGACTTCCTACCCATTGAATCTCTCCCTATAAGTGAGGTTAATTATTTTCGCTTTCTGCCTTTCGGGGCAGGAAGCAGCAATTCAAGCGCGGTTGTTTGCAGTAGGTCGCGTAGGGTGTGGTAATGCCCACGCGAGCACCGCAACATAGAACAAAACAAGTCATAGGCTGTCCGCTGCCTAAGTACTTCTTTTGTGTAAACGTCAATAGCGTCGCGCGGCTCTACGTCCGCGCCCACCATTGCTGTGTTTCGAATAATTTGTTTGGCATCTTCTCGCGTGATTTTGAACTTCATCAGGTACGAAGTCCACTTATCAGTCGCGGCGTCCATAGTTGTCTTGTCTGGCGAAAACTCCAGCGACAAACCCATGAGCGCTGAGACGCGATTTGCCACGGCATTCATATCAATACTGCGCTCGGCGACGTTAGACGCCAGTATCGCCGTACGACCGACAAGGTCAGCGCCAGTGTGATTCAGCCGGCCACCTTTACCTGCTGGAGACAGTGCTGCGCCAAATTTCGTGTACAAGCAGGTAGACGCCCGGATCGCGTTACCGGTGTCTTCGCGATTTGAGAAGTACCAGCCAGCCGCAAAAGTGTGGCGCGGGTCTGTATAGATATCTGTACGTCGTGATTTAGGGTCGATGAAATACAGCCGCAGCTCTCGCCCCAAAAGTTCCGCCCGAAAAAACTCGGCCTGCGGTTGTTTATCGTACAGTTCGTTGCTGACAGTTTCCATAAACAAGCTGTTATCCAGCATGCGGTGGTCAAGACCCAGAAAACCTTCAACAGACCGCTCGCGGTGGTTCACCAGCAGCGTGCGCTCGCGCAACGCATCAAACCTAACACGAAGTGTCGTGTTGTAAATACTGACTGCCGCGGCAATGTCGTTTGCGCGGGTGGTCGTACGAACCTGTCTGACGTTTTCGCCTGACAGCTCGTTAAACAACTGCGACAGCCCGACAGACAAGACCGACGATAGCGCCCGAAAACCAATGGCGTTAAAGCGGTAGCCGTTTTCTACGATGCTGCCGTCGGGCCCCATAATTAACTGGGACTCCTCAACAACTGGGACTGACTCCGTGCTGGCGGAGCGCATCTCCAGAAATTTTCGGCATTCCTCTAACTGGCTAGCCGAAAACGAAAACGCCGGCACGGGCGCAAATACGCTGCGCACAGTTGTAGTTGCCGACGACATTCGGGCCTCCATGCCACACTAGTCGTAATACCAGTCTGAGCCGATCGCGTTAAAGAGCGTGGTGGTGTGCTCAACTATAAAGATATTCTTGACAGTTGGCGGAAAACTGCAGATCCACTGAACACGAGGAATGCCGGTGTCGTCTGTTATATGGTTGTGGGCGCACAGCATCGTCCGCACCACAGGAAAACACATGATGAACCGGCGCTCTGTGTTTACTTCCATTTTGTGCAGGTTCTTGGCCACCGCGGCGCACAACCTGTTTTTACCGTCTTTCGGCAGTTTGAACAGATCAGCCATCGTCAATTCGTGGAGCCGCGGAATGCGCCGGCCGCACAATACGCCGGGAAAGCGGTGAAACTCAGAGTTAAACCAGCTAAAGTTCAGCTTGTCGTGGCCGGTCATGTCACGGCACTCGTTCGCCATCTTGCCCCAGCCAGATATCTTAATACCGCACTCTTTGAAGACGCGCTTGATAATGCGCTCCTCAAAAGCGAGTTGGCGCTGAAACCGAATGGCCTCAGCGCCGTCACTGTCTTGATTGAACAGTTCGTTGAAGAACTGGTCGCGCGGGTCGGACATAGTCAGGACGCCGTATTGTTATCAAAGTAACCGGCAATAGATGACGCCGGCGGCAGCGGCATCCACAGTAGCAACGCTTGTTGGGTCGCCAGCTCGCCACCCGTCACCATGAACTGGTCGTGCGTGATGGGGTCAGCGGCGAGCACCTTTTCGTCGCGCCCGGGGAGCCTGTCGTTTACGTGAGTCCACCTTCCGAACTTTGGTTCCTTCATGAAGCACCTTTTCTACGTCTTTGAGTAATCCTTCGGCGTTAATGATTTTGTCGCACGCCGATTCGCCCGCTGGCACGCATTGATGCGTTTCCAGCACGTCTCGCACCACCCAAGCCAGCCAGTCTACTTCTTCTCGCGTAAACGAGATCGAGATGCTGACCGGCTTGATCATTTCTTTAGCTGTCTTCTTCTTCGTCTTCTTCGTCATATTTGTCCGCATTGTGTTCCTCGTCATACTCGTCAACGGCTTCCATAAATTCATTGAAGCTCATGCCCGGCGAGTTAACGCACTCCATAAATTGATAAATAAACCGGCTCTCTCCCGTCTCTTTGTCGACGCGCTCCGTTAGCCGGTAGTGCATCATGTCGCCGGTTTCGTGGTCGTAACCGCTGATGATGGTATCGGCTTCGGGAATAGGCACGGGCAACTTAGATCCGTCTACAGGGCCGCCAAAACACTCGGCAACCTGAAACAGTTCTTTTTGCATGCCCATAAGTTCGTGCTCAAAAGGCGTATCATCGTCGTCGTTGTCGTCGTCCATTAGTCTCGATCCCAGTTGTACCAGTCCGGCTCCAGATCGGGGTCGTAATTGTTCGCAGGGCATCCGGGGTGGCCGATAATGATATTGTCTATTATGGTTTTGCTATCCGTCCCGGCGTAAGCGTAAAACGTTTTCTCGTCCTCAAGACAACCTTTTTCGGCGTTGTATTTTTTCGCAGTCAGCAGCACGTAATAGTGCGGTTTTCCGTCGGCATCTGGAAACGATATCGTGGCGCTGCCGGACTGACTTACGGCGCCAGTGCTGCACCACGTCCCGTCTCTCGGCCCGCCGTACACTTCGCACCACAGATAATCAAGATGCGCGCGCGACTTGTCAGCCATATACCCTCCGTAAGGTTTAAAACTCTTTGTCGGGAAACGTCAATTCAATCACCGGATTCGTGTCTCGAATCTCTCCGAGCGTTGCATCCTCTGCGTGCACACCGCGGTACGCGTAAAAATTCCACCACCGGTTAGCGCGCTTTGGGTCAGCCTGCTGCCACGCTAAGTACCAATGGCACACATCGGCGCCATTCTCGTCTTTCACTTTTTGATAGAAAAAACCCGGTGATTCGTAATAAATATCGGGATACACATCCTCGATGTTGTCTGGCGCGAAAACGGGCAGATCGCGGCCGTCGAGCGGGCCGCCGACACAGGTCATGAGCGACCCGCAACGCATATCTTCAGCACGTATCATCAGTCAACCTGTCCAAGGGGATCCAGATCCGCTCCGACAACTTCGCCGACCGTGCTTGACGCTGCCATAAGCTCAGGCACGTCGGTCATCTGATTATTCTTTAACTCTTCCATCACCTGCTCGCGATACTTACGCGCCGGGTCGCAGATGGTGTAGTCGTTCACGCCAAGTAAGCCGTGCAACATGCCGAGGACTTTAGGGTTGTCTTCAAGCATGATGGACGCCTCAACTTCAGACACGGCGTCTTGCTTGGAAATACCAAGCGCCTTAGAAAATACCAGCGGTGTTTCAGCGTTCTTGGTGCCGTGCTTGTATTCCAAATCGCAGACCTGCTTGAGCAAGCCCGGCAGCTTGGGGTCCATACCCGGAACCGGCTTACCGTCGCCCGACTGTAGCTCCATGAGCAACCGAATGGACGCAGTGTGCCAGTCCCAGAAATGGAACTGCTGGTTCTTGTAAGTCTCGTTGCCGTTCTTGTCGACGGCCGGGACGATCTCGTTGTACCAGAGCAGATTAACAACGATCTTGCGCCCGGGAGCGCCGAGATTGTTCTTAGTCGCTGCAATACGAATCGATGCGCCCTCGTAGCGTGGCGGGATGTTCTTCTGCGACGCCTTCGACATGTCGAGGATCAACGTCGGGTAGTAATCCAGACTAGCGCCACCGGGAGCGTACTTCTTGGGCGGGCCAAATCCCATGGAGTTAATTTCCTCCTTGAGATGGTTCGTCGCAACAAGCGCAATCGGGTAATGCCGCAGAGTGGGCACCAGCGCCGTCCGCATGAAGTCAGACAGGTTGCGGGCGAGATACGGGTGGCCGGCCGCGGCGTGACCCTCGTCGGCTACCTTCTCGACGCGACGATCGACTTCGACAGCCGAGATGGAGTCGATGCCAATACAGATAGGAATAACTCTGTCCGGCGCGTTGGCTGCGTCGACCTGCTTGTGAATCGCCTGACAGAACTCCATGTAGTGCTTCTGCCACTCTTCCACGCTCGCCGCCGTCTTGATGCGGGTCCGAGCGATGTACTGCTGGTTGTGGCTGAACAAGCCCGACATCATCGTCGGCGAGCCCTTGTTCTCAGTGTCGATCATGATGGCTCCGCCGCCATACATGTGAAACCAGCGCATGATCTCGATGAGCAAGGCGGACTTACCCGCGCTGAACTCGCCGCGAAGCTGCGTAAAGCGCGACAGCGGGAAAATGTTGGCCTGCAGCAGATAACGCGCTGCAAGCGTCGGAAGCGGCAAGCCGATCAGCGGATCTTGATCTTCCGCCGTCGCCTTGAGCACTTCCGTGATAACCGGATGCTCGCCATTGCGGGCGAACACATCAACCTCGTCGTGATCTTCTTTACGTTTCCTGCCCATAAATTCCCTTCTTGATATAAATACCCCGACCCCGGCGCGCACGCACTGAGGAAAACGTGACGCCGGGGTCGGAGCGAAATAATTACTTCTGCGATGCGCGAGCACGAGCCCGCGCCAGAATGTCCGCAGAGTCCCGCTTCGCGGGGCCAGCCTGCGCCATAGACGGCGGAGCTGGCGGCGCGGGCGGAGCCGAGGCAAAGATATCAGCAACGCTGGCATCTACCTCCGGCGAAACTTCAGCCTCCGGCTGCGGGTCCCACGGAGCCACGGGATCGGGCTGTGGCGCCGGGCGGCGGGCGGGGGCTGCCGCGCGAGGAGCTGGCGCCGGCGGGGCTTCCAGCTCTTCCACAGGCGTCTCTACGCCCTGAAACGTCGACGTACCCTTCGGCAGCGCCCGGAGGTACTGCGGGAAGTCACGCCAAGCGAAATCGAGCGCTTCTCGCGGGAACACAGGAGCCAGCATTTCAGCCTGCTCCTCGTACGACGGCAATCGCAGGAAGTCTTCCCACGTGCCGGCTTCCGCAACGATGCGATCGGCATACGGCTCCAACGAAATCTCCTGACCGTTAAACGTGTCATGGAGAATGCCGAAGTGCGTGTAATCACTTCGCGAGTGCGGGTAACCAACGATGTACTGAGCGCCCTGCGGCCCGCGAGCGAACTTGGGGCACTGGAACGTCGTGGGACCCTCGATGCCGGTTGCGATTAGATTGGCGGCGCCACTCTTGAACGCTTCCGGCAAAATCGTAAACAACTTCGCCGGACCAAGCGACAACATATCGTTGATTAAAAACTCGCCGGTGTTTTCGTCACGAACGTTTAACGCCGAGTGCAAAGCTTCAGCCGCGCTGGTCTTCAACCCGATGATGCGCGCATTGCGCTTGTTATCATCTGAAAACGCGCCCAGCTGAATCTTGCCGTGTTCATCAACGTAAACGGCGGTTGCCGAAATAAACATTGTCTTCTCGGGCTTCTTGAGCGACCCGATGTGCGAGTTACGCACAAACTCCTTCGACAGCAGCTCAGCGAATAACCGACCCAGCGTCGGGTGCGGGTTGTCCTTAGAGCTGTCGTAGGCAACCTTGCGCAGAACGTGCAGCGGGCTTTCGTACAGGTTCACTTCGGGGTTACCGTCGTGAACGATGAAGCAGATGCCCGGGTTACCTACCCAGTGCGCGCAGGTCAGCAACCGGCTCCAGTCACCCATAGCGACGTTGTCAGGCCCTTCGCGGAAGCTGGCAAACGTTTCACCGTTTTTGCCCTCCTCGTAGATGGGAAGCAGCCGCAGGCAGAGGCCGTTTCCGAGGAGTTCACCGCCCGCCGCAATCAGAATGTTGTTCTGCTTGCCGTAGGCGTAACGACTCTTGCTGTTAGAGCCGCCAGTACCGATGTTGTTGGCCTTACGGTACTCAGGATCAATCGCCGCAAAATTAGCCGCGTTATAGCGTGGCATACAAACCTTTCTATGTAATTGAGGGCCCTATTGCCCTATGTGGATGTCTGCAACTATAGCAGACAAAACCATTCTGTCTAGCCCTTCTCGTCACAAAACCAATCGACTCCCAAACCCCTAGATTTCTCGGGTTTTAGGTTCTCTCCCCAGTGGAAAAACACGTCACGACTCATACCAAAGTGGTAAGGTTCGGCCACGTCGATTTTGGTGCCGTCGAGCCTGTGCGGCCAGAACGGAACACCGTCAATCATGCACGCCGGAATAACTTCTTTGTACAAACGCTCAGCGTGCTCTAACGGCACAATTAACACAATTGCGTCGTGAATCTGCAGCGCGATTTTGTAATCAATATCCGAGTGCTCTGCGCGGTACTTGTAGAAGTTGTAAAGCGCGATAGACACAGCGTCAGCTACTCCACCTTGAATCGGGAAGTTCTGCGCCTGCCGCTCTTGCTCGCCACGTACGGCTCGGTCCTTCGTCGGCATGAACCGGCGAAACCGCCCGTACGGTCCTACCAGCCACCCCGGGTCTTGCGACCGCATACGGCATTCTGCAAGAAACGTCTTAGTACCGGGATAAGATTGGAAGTAGGCGTCGATCATCGCTTGGCACTGATCGGCTGTAACGTCGTGGCCTTCCTCTTTGCATTGACGCGCAAGAGCTTCTGAACCGCGGCCGTACGGAATACCGAAATTCACGTTCTTGGCTGCGACACGAAGACCCTTTACGCCAGCGTCCACCATACCTTGTTTTGTAGGCGTGACGCCGCTAAGCCGGAATGTCTTAACCGCCTGCTGGCTGTGGATGTCGTAGTGGTCCGGGTGATCCTCTGGCAGAAGATTACGCCGGACGTGCTCAATCATATTTTTATCTTGACTCAACCACGCGAGGACCGCCAATTCCGCACCAGTGAGGTCCGTTTCGATCCCGATGCAACCTTTGGGTACACGAAGGATTGAGCGGACGGGATGCTGGTATTTATCTTTTCCGAGGATACGCTTGTAGTCGTCTTCCCGCCGCGAACTAAGGTTTTGTAGCGGCGGACGACTGCTGCTTGCCCGACCTGTTTCCTTGGTCTGAAACATGTGAGTACGGACTTTACCATCAGAGTGGACGCACCCGACAAGACCTTTTTCATACGTGTAATTACCGTTCTCATCGAGTTCGTATTCTCCGTCTTCTGTTTCAGCGGGTTTGCGCAAGACCGACTGCAGCACCTGACTAATGAATTTATAGTCACGGATTTTCGCTGCCGTCGAGTTCATGTGACCAAGAATGCCCAGACTCTCCTTGTCCGTACTGGGCGTGGCTGTCTCTGGGTTGATGCCTCGATACGACATTTCATTCCACAGCACAGGACGCTTACCGGTTGTCTTCACCGGGCGCAGGTCAAGCGTTTGCGCGTCTTCCGGGATTGGCGGTGAGTTCGTGTACCGGTCGGCAAAGTCGCGGCCGAAAAGCGCTATCGCCAATTGGGGCTGCGACTTTGGATTAAACGCCGGCCACTGCAGCTCCTCGCGGATTTCAGCCAGCAGTCGTTCCTGCGTGTTCATAAACAACGTGGTCAGCTCATCCGCGCGATTGCGGTCGATTTCAAGGCCAGTCATTTCCATCTCTAGAAACGCCAGCGATGAGTTGTGTGCTGTCCAGTACGGCAGCCAGCAGTCATGGCCTGTGCTGGACCGAGCGATGAGGCCGTCTTTGCCGTTGGTGCCGTAGAACCGCATCATGATTCGACGCGTGACGTCGACGTCATACGAGGCGTACGGGTGAAGAATATGCGCAGGGCACTCGCCGTAACCACCAACCTCGCTCGCCTTCAATTTGTTATCAGAGCGGTACTTTTTCTTCCAGTGATCAAGTGGCTCCCAGTAAGTTGGCGCCGCTGTGAATCTCATGGAGCACTCGTCGAGACCGTACCGCGCGCACTCGTTAACGGCGTGGTACATGAGACTTGTATCCCAACCGCCGTGCGTGCGGTCGTCGGGATCTTCGGCGGGAGCGTACTCCGGGCGTACATCCACGCCAAAATCAAAAAGCCATGGCAAGTCAGCACGGAAAAAGTGCCCACCCACACGGACGTTTCTTTCGGGCGTGCTTTTGAGCAGCCGCGTGAGCTGCCGGCGAGCTGCGTCCAGATTTGGCTGAAACGCTTCTGCGCCACCCTGATGCCGCAGAACAATCGTGCGCGCCCACTTGTCTTTATTTGATATCTGAACCGTCCGCAGATACGCGCCTTCTTCCGTCGGATACTCGCCGTGCCACTCACAGTCGATCGCGATGATGTTGGCGTTCGGGTCAGGATCGCTAACCATTTCGTCCACAATTTCCGCCAACGCTGCTTCGGTGTACACGTCGGCATGATCAACGGCTTCCTCGTCTAAGATCTCATCGTGAATTAGGGCTTTAAATCGACGGATCTGTCCGACGAAATCTTCAGTCACTTCTGGCTTGCGCACCACAAATGCCGGGTGCATCACCGACAGCGCTTTCATCGTCCGGGGATTGCCGTCTGTGTCTACGGACGAGACGTCGAGGATGCGGCCGGCGAGGCCGGTGATGGCGCCCGTCGTACGCATGACTGCTTTTGTCGCCTCGTTGCCGAGGCACAGAATAAACTCCGGCTGGACGATGCGAATTTCTTGCTCCAGCAGAATTGCGCAGTTTTTGATCCACGCGGCCGGGACAGCCGTAATTTCCATCGGCGGCGCAAACTTGCACGCAAACGTAACGTACCAGTCCTCGTACGCTTCGGGACTGATGCCGCACTCCTCAAAGATATCAGCCATCATGTTCATGGCTGGACCGGCAGTCGCGTTCAAGCTCTCCATCTCGTAATAGCCGGGGAGCTTGCCGACGATCATCACCTTGGCTTTGCGCCACGGCCCGTACATCTCTACCGCCGCGCCCCGTTTCCCCCAGCGATGCCCGGGAAGAAACGGTACGGGAATAAGGTCTTTAGAGGACTTGTGCGAAATCGGCAGATGGAAGTCTGGCCGATACAGCGCGTTGCGGTAGAGATTCGTCAGGTGCGTACCTACAGGCACGGCCTTCTTTTTCTTGGCGCTCGCCTCGTCAATCTCGTCGCCCAACGCTACGGCGTGCGCGATAAAGTCTGGGCCGGCCGGCGGCATACCCGGTTCCGTAAGCGGAATGAACGGGTATGCCGCGGCCGTAAAATCTTCTGTGTTCGGGTCATACAGCGTCTGGGTTAGACGATGCGTGAGCGAAATACCCTGTGTCATAACGCCTCATAACAAAAACGAAAGATCAGCCGTCACGTCAACAGCGTCGGCGGCCGATGACAACATCTCAAACAACTCCGGCCGCGAGTAATCAGCCGGGTCACGATCGTCCGGGAGAATAACCGGAACGACATTAACGTTTCTCTGGCAAAGAGCTGCGACAACATGCTCAAGCTCGGTCTGCGCGTCGTGATCGAGGATGACGAACACGGGCTTGTTCGCCCATGTCGTCGCGATCGTGTTGCACTGCCACGCAGATAACGTCTTACCAAAAATACAGACGCCTGCAACTCCAAGCCGCCACACGCTCGGTACGCCCTCGACCACTACGGCGGCTGGCTGTTCCGCCGCGTTATCGTAGTTGTAGAGCACCTGACTCTTGCGCATGCCGTTGTAGTACTTGACAGTGTTTCGGCCCTCTCCAACGACGCGGCCTTGCCAGCCAACTAACTGCCCATGAAAATGAACAGGAATATAAATACGCCCGTGCATAATCCGGTGTTTGTCCAGCCGCGGATTTACACACACGCCGATTTTGAACACATCGGCGAGTTCGCGGATATTCGTAAACCCGCGAGAAGCCAAGTACTCGACAGCCGGGTGATACTCCGGCAGCGAATCAATCGGCAGGATCTCTCCGGGCGGTTCAATCGTTTCGTGTACCGTGTCGAGCGGTACTGACCTGATTGGCGTACGCGTCATGAATCGCCGGCCGGCGCCGAACACCATATCTTCAAACTGCTCCAGCCGGCCGGGCTTATCAAGACAGTTTTCGTTGTAGCACACGACCAAATGCGTGTTTGCCCGACGACCATTGCGAATGTCTGATCCGTACCGATGATTCACCCACAGACGATTTCGCTGGTCACGACAAAACGGACAACACACGCAGTAATACTCACCCCAGCTGCCGCGATAAGTAGACTTGCCGCGGCGAAGGGGATCATCAAATTGTTCGACCTGCGCGGGCACACCTTCGTTTGCGATAGTTACATCGCCGAATTTGTGCGCGAGCAGGCCATACAGTACGGGATTCAGGGGATTTGAACTTGGCGTTTTTGAGACCGCCATTTTCATACTGACTCCTCTCACGACAGCATGTCTTCAGCAAATGTGTCCACCGGCATAATCCGGCGGGGTGTGGAACGCGGACGCGTGAGCGCCTGCGCTTCTTCCGGCGTAACGGGCGCAATGTCGCCGCGCTGAATGATCCGCTTTGCCGCTTCAGACGCAGTGTACTCGTCATTCACGAGCCGAATCTCTGCAACCCTATCATCAATCTTGATTAGACCCTTGAGATTATCCGCGCGAAGATACCGCAACTTAGACCAGTAAATCGTCGACACATGACACGACTCGTCTCGCGCGTTGACGCAAAGGCACGCGTGAAGGTTCTCAGCGAATGACTTTGAACCAGACGCGTCGGCGTGCGAAACGTATCGATACGCCGGAATATTCTTGACCTCACCTTGTGCCAGCTGATGCGCCAGCATGATAACCGCACCTGTGGGCACAGCAATCCGCGCGCGCAACTGGTCAACAGCGTTTTTAATCGGTCGCGCTAGCGACTCTGCGTACTTCGTCTTGGCGTTTGCGTTCATTTCACGCTCCACCATGACGCCGCAATAGTCGATAGCGACAAAACCAATTTCCATTCCACGTTCACGCGCCAGTTGCTCAAGCGCGATAACAATCTCCGCCACACCGCCCGCGCCGCGGTTGCCTGTCTTTTCGTTTTGCGAAAAGTCCAGATACATGAAGTTATTATTGAACCACGAACTAGCGGCGACCCAGCGTTCACGCTCGCCGAACATTACTTCGCCGTTTCTGTTTACAGGCAACTCGCGATCGTAGTCTTTGAGATTTTCGGCTGTGGACAGTTCCGCCCAGAAGTCGCGGCCGACTGCAAATAACGAGCGATCGATCTGCGCGGCGGCAGACCAGAACGTCGGATTCATCTTTTCGGCAGGATCTTCGTAGCCGATAAACACGGACAGTTTATTGGGCGAGTTGGCGGCGTACTGCTGCGCCATACGGACAGCCGTAACTGCCAGAAGTGTCGTCTTACCGCCGCCATACGGCCCTAAGACGCCAATAATGTCGCCGGCCCGAAAGCCCTGCAAATACTCGTCAATAAACGGAAGCGTGGTCGGAACAGCAACCGGCGGGAGCGCGATAGGTTGCCCGATTTCGGGCATCATGGCCGCATTCTCGAAGCTCTTACCCAAAGCGTCGACCGACTGCGCTCTCCTTGTCCATTGCGCCAACTGCGCCTCTAGATTATCTGGCGCGCCGCCAAACGTATTTAATACCGCCTGCGCCTCACTTTTGATCATCCGCTCGCGAATAAACCGCCGAACAATATCTTCGATGTATGACTTTTCGGCGCGAGCTTCGACTTCAGGCAGCGGCGCGGCGTTAAAAGACTCATCGACAAATCGGACCAGCGCCTCAATCGCTTCGTTGCTTAAGGCAATAGCCGCCGTACCAGCAGCGGCGCTATCGCGCCACGCAAGCAGCCGGGTGGTGATCATATCAGCCGTCAGCGCGCCGAACTGCTCGTTCAATTCTTTCATCGACGCAAACAGGTAATAAAACGGCAGCTCGTCAGTCGAATGGCCGAAATGACTGGGCGACAGACCGACGCGCAACGAATCTCGCAGCAGCGCTGGATACCGTAAAAGACCCGAAATCATTGTGCCGATCTCGGGCGTTGTTACCGCGTCAACTGCTCTTGGCTTTTCATCCATGAATTCACTCGGCATCGTAATTTCTCCAATGCTGCCGTATCTCGACAACGCCTAATTTAATCTCGTTCTCTATCCACCATTTGTATTCTGGATGCGCGGTCATGACAGCGGCATATGACCGTTGCTGCGCTTCGTAATCGAGCGCGGCTTTCCACAGATAGCGCTCTACTGCTTTTTCACAGTTACGACGGGCCGCAAACGCGTTTCGAAAAAACGGTGTTGCGGTGACATAACTTTCGTCGCAGAGTACATATAGCTCCTGCGCGGCCTCTGGCATTTTGTATATCGCAGTTGTCGACATGCGTAAATGCAACGTCTCTGCCGCCACGTAAAAACGATCTTTGATTATCCGCGGCATGTGCGCCATGTAGTCGCGGTAAATCTCAGCCGATTTGGCGCTGTATAAAACAGACGGGCGCATTTCCGTCAGCCGCTGGTGGCCCGTTGAAATGCGTTCTGTGGCGAGCGCCGAGAAATGCGCATACACCCAGCCGCCAAGATCCGCGCCTGCGCGCTCTGCCGCGCGCAGAATTTTGCCCCAGACGGGCGTGTGCTTCACGCCAAAGTTATCTTTACCACCATCCCACGCCGGCCTACGTTTCAGATGGGCAGGCGCTTCCCAGTCAGCGACGCGCTCGTTGAGATGAATATATTGGTACCGGATATACGCAAGTTTTTGCGCGTCGGTGAGCGTGTGGTACCAGTCGACCGACAAGATATCTGAATCAATCTCCGCTGTCTGCGTCGCGGGTTCGCCAAGAGCGCTGCGCGTCATGCCAATTCTGCTCCCATCCGAGGAGTTTGTAGCTGTTTCGTCGACCCAGACTCTTCCGGTAGAAGGTCGGGTCGAACGTGTCCATGCAATCCAGTACTTCGCCAAATTCTTTCCGCGTGCCGTCTGGGGCTGTGTAAATTCGGCTTACACGCCCCGGACCCTGCACGTCCACAATATCGCTATCACGGTCATCGGCGCGGACAAGAACGTTTAGTTGTTCAAAGTCAACGCCGGTGGCCCATACATCCGTGGCGATTACGCGCTTGAGTTGTCCAGACTCGAAATTAGAGCGCATGTCGTATTTCTGTATATCTGTGAGTGGTTTGTAATCGGCGGGCAGAAGACCCTTTTTCCGATAACCAGCACAGTCATACGGCGACATGTTTCCATATACGAGACTGAAATCAGGCAATTGCGCGCCGAGATGAACAGCGTGTTCAATCGTCTCTACGAGGATCAAAATCTGATGCGATTCTGGGTATCCCCGCACGGCTTCGGCGATGATACGGTTCCGCTCGTGGTTTGTCCAGATGCCGTATCGCTTTCGTGCCACGCGGTTGCCGTAGCGCTCTGCAGGGTTTGACCGCAGCCGCATGGGCAGCCAATTCACGCGCACCGGAACAACCAGCCCAAGCTCTACCGCGTTCTGATAAGTCAGCTCAAACACCATTGGACCGAACATAGGCTCAAGCACAGCATGAGCGTTATCCATCCGTGCATATGGCGTCGCGCTCAAACCGAAATTGCGGCTCGTGCGGTACCGCGCTGCCAACGCTGTTGAAAAGTTCAGCGTGGCAAGTTGGTGAACTTCGTCCGCGAACAGAAAATCTGCGTCACCATCGGAGTGCGCCAAGCTGCCGGCCGTAATCACGGTCACGCGCTCCCACTGTTTCCAACCGTCGCCTACGCGACCTACCTTCGGCAAAAGCCGTTTCAGGCTGCGCACGATGCGGTCGGCCACGTCGACTGACTTGGTGACAACGTGGATCTTGGCGGTCGGAAACAACAGCGCTGCCGCGCCAATCAGGGTTGTTTTGCCGAACCCCGTGACGGCTTTGATAATCCCGCACGGTACGCGAGAAATCGTACGTAGGCACTCTTCCTGTCTGGCGCGGAACGTGATCCGGCCGTCGAGGTTTTCCCACTGCGGCGTGAAGCAGTCTGGGCGTTTTCTTTGACCAGATCTGTCAACGAGCAACGTGGGGCAGCCAAGTTTCTTAAGCCTGTTCACCATGCGGGCTAAATATCCGCTGAGCACAATCACATGTCCGTGCTCAACCCGGTGCAGCTTATATTCTTTCGTTTGAAAGAACATTCGCTGCCCGGTAATCGGATCTCGGCGCGCGCCACCGTGAACCTGCTCGACATGCGAATACCGCAAGTCGTGCGTGAGCCGTTTAATCAGCTCGTCGTTCAGCGGTGCGTTATCAGCGCCGGTGAGCGTTAAAACGTTTCCAACGCGTGTAATTGTTACAGGCTGAGCAATCATACTAGCCGTCGCTTCCCGGTCCTGAGACGGGCTCGACGGAAAGGACTTCAAATGTCCCATACTTTTCCTGCGCGTTGTTGAACGGGGAGAAGCCCCGGTACTTTCCAACTAAAGTGAGTAAATGCACAAAGTCTCCCAATGAAATCTCGTCTGGAAGCACCGCCGACAATATCACAATGTCGCCGGGGCGAAAAGCCTCGTGCAGCGCGTAGTGGCTACGCATCTGATTATCAGCTTGCGGCGTCAAAATCGTACGGCGCCAGTCGTTGCGCGGCTCGCCCATAACGATCGGGCACCAGTCGATTTTTTTGACGTCACTGTGGTGCCGGTTGGCGATCTTGGCTGCGTAGCGCATGCAAGCCAGCCACGCAGACGGCAAGAACATAACCCGCTGACTTGGGTCGCGGTCAAAGCAGAAAATAATTTGGCCGTGACGCCGCTTTTTTGCCGAGCCAAGGCAAACACGGTTGAACCGGATTTTGATAGTTATTTCTTGCATGTCACTGCTGCTTCGTGCTCATATGCTCCGCGTACGCTGCTCGCTCGGCCGGCGTTTTGAAAAACAAGTTGGGTGCGAACAAACCGTCTTTTGCGCCGCGCCGGTTTTCTAAACTGTCGAGCCAGTTGTAGCGTAAATAGCGCACAAATGCCTGCGACGCGCGTAGGTCGCCCTTAGCGCCGCCCCGCACAGCTTTGTGAATGCGATACAGAAAGTTTGCTGGGTCCTGCAGATCGACATCCGCGGGCTCAACAGTCTTCCACGCCCGCAAAACGTTCGCGCAGCGCAGTTCACGGCTTTTGTGTAACAACCGTTTTGGCGTCGATACGTGCTCTTGTACTTGCGGCGTTAAACCTAAAAACAACTCAAGCTTTGCGGCGCGATCAGGAGCTTTTCTGTCGACGTACCAGCGCGGGTCAACGATAGTCGCCAAAAGCTGTGCTGCGACCTCGCCGTCCAGCGTCGGTATGAACGCCAAAGCTTTGTGCGCAGGGTGCATACGAAAATAGGCTTTCGCCGCATCATCAAACACAAAGTTAGCGCGCTGGAGTCGCCCGATCATGGCGTACGTCGGATAATCATGGACTGAGAGCTTGTGCCACCCGCCTGCAGCCGGGGCTACGTCTACGCTGCGCATTCGCCGCAGTACGATCTGTGGGTCGGCAATCTCTTCTGCCGTGTGCAGCACGTTTGGCCCCGCCACCTCGACACGATTGATCTCGTTTTTGTAGTGCCGCAGATACAACGCAGAAATAAGCTCTGCATTCTGCGGTAGCCCCAGCACGCGCACCTGTAAGCCTATGCCGGTCAGCACCGGAGACAGTAAAAACGAATCAAGCAATTGATCTGAATTTGTCGCCGGACCAATGCCGACAGAAAACCAGATCCGCCCATCTGTGTGGGTGTGCAGTTTGATTACGTTTTCGTCAACTACGCTGTACATGCCGTAACTCCGGTGCCTCTAATTCAATTGCTGATTCAAACAGATGCGAAAGATTAATCGCGTGCGTGACGAGCAAACACTGCAAACCTTTTGCTGTGGATAGCTCGCGTAGCTTCTCTAGAACCGGCGCTAATGCCTGAATACGCGGCTGATCCAAAGACGCAGTCGGCTCGTCCAGCGCGAGTAAGCCGATTTCTTCGGCAAACATGGCGTTGACGGCGACTCGAAACGCAAGTGCCAAGACGGTTTTTTGCCCGACGGACAATCGCTGGGCGACTTGTCGGCGGCCGTCAAAGAATTCGGCGATAAATGTCGGTGTTCCATCCGTGGCCACCTTGATAACAAAATTAACACGAAACACTTGCAGCAGCTCGTTAATCGCTGACTCTAGCCGCTGGAGGTTGCGCTGGGCGACTAGGCGCGGAGCGTTCTTCAGGGCCTCTCGTGCTGTTTCGGCAACACCCGACCAACTGCGCAATTTCTTAGCCCGCTGTTCTTGCTGTCTAACCTCCGCTGCCTGCTCGTCAAAACGCTTCTTCTCAAACAAAATTTGCGCGCGCTGATCAGCCAGTCCGGTTCGCGTCTTCAACTGATCCTGCAACTGGTGCAGACGTGTCTGCGATAAATGGGCGTCGGCCTGTGTTACCGAGATCTCTGCTAACTCTTCCTCTAGCTGCTTTTTGCGCGACCGTAACGCTTCGATGGCCCCGTTGACCTGTGCGCGTTCTTCACGCGCTTTCTGCGCCAACGGTTCAATCTCTTTTTTGACGCGCTGAAATTCTTCGTAATCAACTACCGCCTGTTGCAGCGCGTCCTCGCTCAACTCCGGCGGCTTCACGGCCAGCAGGTCTTTTTCCGCCGCATTAAGCTGCTGTTCTTTTGCTTCCCGGGCTTTCTGTCTCTTTTCCCAGTCCTGCCACACACCTTCTTTAAATGTCTGCTGGCTCGCGGCCTGTTTCCACTCCGCTAACTCTTCTTCCATTTTAACAAGGTCGGCTTTGTACTGTTCAACCTGTGAGGCAAGCTGCGACGACGGCGTATGGCACGTCGGGCACTCGGCAATGCCGTCTGCCGAAAACATATCAATAAAACGCTTGGCCTCTTTGATGCGCTGCTCTTTTGCGTGCTGATCGCGGCGCATCTCTTCTGCTGTCGGTAGGCCGGGTTTTTCTGGCTGCTGGTCTTTCTCTCGCTCAGCGTCGAGTTGTGCCCGCGTAGCTTGAAAGTTTTCTTTCGCCTTTGCCACGCTCTTGTAGCTTGCCCAGTGACCCAGCGCGACTCTCGCGGCAGCGTGAGACTCTTCCTGCCCGTTAGCCGCCTCTGTCAGCGCAAGTAAGTCGGCGTCGTACTGCGCAGACGCGTTAACAAGGTCATCCAGCTTTTTTTGCTGCAGCTCCAGCTGCTGTTCGAGCTTCGACAGCTCGCCCGCACCGCGCTCCCGCGCGTCCCACTGCTGAATCGTCGCTTGATCAGACCGCATGTGCGACAGGATGTCGTCGGGGTTGGGCAACTTCGCCATCTGCTCCGACAACGCCTGCGCCCGCTTGGCCGCGTCGCTGGCCTGCGCGTCTAACTCGTCAGCCGTCTGCACGATCTCGGGAATGTTTAGCTTTGTCAAAGACTTGCCGATCGCGTCCTGACACTTGTCAGCACGAGCGGTGTTAAACAACCGCTGAAAAAACTTATCTGTGTCGGTCTGATTATCGTCGATGAACGAGAAGATCTCGGTCTGCGACACAATAATGAACCGGCTGATGAATTTAGCGTCGACGCCCAGCAGCTTTTCGATGCCGGCGGTCACGCTCTTGTCGCCGCGGCCTATTTCTTTGCCGTCCACGAGCAGCGTGGCCTGCTCTTTCTCCGGGAGCAGGTGCCGCGTCACAACGGCGATATGCCCGTTGTGCTCGAACTCTAGCGTGGCGTACGCCGGTTCACCTTCGCGAGCATATTGCGAAATGTTGTCGGACTTTACGCCAAAATTTGGATTCTCGCCGGTGAGCAACCACCGAATCGCCCCGAACAAGCTGCTCTTGCCCGAACCGTTTTCGCCGAGAATCGCCACCAGCCCGCGCGTGAACTCACACACTCGATAGCGGTGGTGTACCCAGTTCTTCACTTCCAGTCTCAAGAGCTGCATCGTTGGGTTCTCCCGTCATGTATTTTGAAAACTGTACATCAAGCTCTTTGTTTGCGTCGTCGGCTGCGAGTAGTGCCGCGGCCAACTTGTATGCGTCTGTCCCGTCACCCAGCAAGTCGCCGAGCGCGGACAGCAAATCGTTCTTGGCGCCGTCTCTGGTGCCCGTGCGTTTATCGGCGTCGTACTTGTTGGTCAACGCCTCACAGAACACATGCGCTGCGTCGCCAACTGCCGTGACCAGCCGGATATAAGCGTCAGGCAGCCGCTTGTCGAACTTCATGCGCACAATTGGCTTCATAATCTCTGGCGGATACCCAGCCTGAGTCGCCTCGGAGCGCGCGTCATTGATATCTCTGATCAACCATTCGGCGCACAGGTTATCTAGCAGCGCCTGATCTTCAACGCGATAGTCGAGGAACCGGCGTGTCTTGAGCGGCACAGGACGGAACTCAAAGTTCCCTTTCTCGTCGCCATAGATAACAAAAAAGAACTTCGCCGCCTCTTCACCGCAGTCCTGCATACAGATTGAGCCCGGCGATAGCATCTGAATGGGCTGGCCCTGCGCGTTTGTGGCTGTCACTGTTTTGGTTACGTGAAAGTCGCCGGCCAGTACGGTTCGCACATGGTGCACGTCAAACAGGTCGCACTCAGTGCGGCCGACGTTGCCCATGAAATCTTTCCAAACCTGATGCACGATCAAGATATCAGTATCTTCCGGCACTTCTTTGAACGCCGTCTGGATCTCGCCGCGCGGCAGCCAGTCGAGGCCGTAAACGCGCACGCCGTTGATCGGCACAGTCTGCTTATGAATATGCCGCGACCATTTGTGCACGCTCAGCCACGGCGCGTTGCGGTCGTACTCGTGGTTGCCCTGAATATAGTGCACGTCAAGGTTAGCAGCCTGCATCCGGCTCAAACCGTTACACAGCTGCGCGATCGGGCGGGCTGAGTTGCTTTTCTTCTCAAGCACGTCGCCGCCCAGAATTAACTGCAGGCCGTGGTTAATGCAGTAGTCAATAATTTGATTGAAGCTGTAATACGCGTCGCCGTAGATGCCGGGACGCGTTGACCACGCACCGTCTTCAAGGTGCAGGTCGGCGGTAAACACAAAAAGGGGTCTCACGCACCGCTCCTAGTCTTCGTCGTCCTCGTCTTCATAATCAACGCCATCGTCATCTTCAAAATACTCTTCTTCGTCGTATTGCTTGCTGTTGTTTTTGGCGCCGTACGGCAATTGCCAGTACGGGTTAACCGGCACATCAGACATGCCCGGACCATAGTCAAACGGCTTGAACAGTTTCATCAGCGTTGCCATGTATGCGCCGATGATTTTGGGTAGTTTATTTACGTCAATAGACTGGATGGTGTGTGCCATCTCTTTCCACGACTCGGGCTCACCACTAAACCAACCGTCGTCTTTCTTTTTGCCTTTGGGCGTCGTGGTAACCACTTTGAAAAACGAAAGTGTGAACAGCTCGGCCAAATCTTCCATCGTTGGCTCGGGCTGACTGAACGCCTTGTGCTTCAGTCTGTGCTTTTGCTGCAGCGCCAACAACTCGCCGTCAAAATCTGCCTGCAACTGCTGCAAGTCTTTGGCTAGCCGGGCGGCAATCACGATCTCTTTGACGCCCAGATGCGTCGGGTTCATCAGATCGAGAACCGACCACAGCAGATGGTAGTCGCGCTTCATCGCCGCGACATACGTCCGAATAAAATGCTGTTCTGTTTTAGATATGTTATTCGGATTGAACATGCGGCAGCCTTGATTACACGCACGTAATTAATTAGTCGCTTTCGGGCGGCGGCTCGTCTGTCACTCTCGCAATAATACCATCTCGCTCAAGATCCTGCAGCAGCGGTTCAATTCGTCGTATGTATCCGCACAACATACTCATCCAGTTCACTAGCTCTTCCGGTGTACGCTGTAAAAACTTTTCTTTAAGCTCTTCTTCGGTGAGGTATTCGACCTCGATGTTCTCAAATTTATCGCCGCGCTTAGCGCGCAAATAAGCGCCGGTCATTCGCAAGCCTCCGTAGAAACACAGCCATCAAGGTGAAACACCGCCTTAAAAGTATCAAAAGCTTTTTCAACACGCATCCGCGTCATTACAGAAACGCCAATTAGCGCGTTTGCAATTTCATCAATATCGACATCTTCTTTTTCCAGTATGCGCTCTACCAGCAGGTCGAGATCGTCTGCTGTGTTGTAAATGTTTGTGATATCCGTCTCTAGTTGAAAACGATCAGCCATTTTTAGCTCCTAGTAAAAAAAACAATAAGTAGCTCAGCCGTCAGCCTCCGATTAGCCGGGGTGAGATTTGAACTCACGGTCTCTAGCTTATGAGGCTAGCGAGGACGACCTAACTCCTCTACCCGGCGATAAATGTGTTTTAAACGTCGCCGCCAACAACGCCGCCAAACTGCGTAATAATAGCGTGTGCGTCATCAACCGAAATATCAAAAAACTCGTTGTCTTGCCGTTTATCGGCATACTCTCTGTGTAAACGTGTTTCGAGCGCTACGCAGTCGCCCGTAACGATATACCCAACTAGTTTTAATCCACCCGGCACAAAAGTCTGACTTTCGCGTTGTCGCGCTTCTACAGCGCGCCGTGTGCGCCCAATTTTAATGTAACCGCGCGTCGGCTCCTGCAAAAAGTAGACGTGCTCGTCCGTTTTTACGGGCGCTGATTCGTTCAGCGTCTCCTCGCCTAAAAACCCGGTCGGCACACGCGACAGATGTTTCGGTACAACAACGGCGCCCGCGCGCAGAATAAGCTTTGGCTCTTTTCTGCCGACGCCGGTCCAGTACAGCGCCATGTGCGGATTTCTCCAATGCGGCGAGACAAGGCTTTGCGCGTTTAACTTCTTGCCAATAGAAAATCCGCGCCCCTGAATGTTTGCCGCTTTATCCTCCAGCCACTTCTTTGCCGCCTCGTCAGTTTCACGGTCGTAACGTTCCTGATGCTTTGCCAGCACAATCGGCGTGATCAGGTCGCTACCGCAGTGCAACATCGAGGCGAACGACGCGAGTTTGAAAACAAACTGATTGACCTCTAGTGATTGGTACCCCATGTACAGCGGCAGCCGCTGCCCGCGGCAATCGTCTGCTGCGTGCTGATGTTTAATCGTCTCTTCAATTGTTTTCAAACGAACGACTGAGTTCTGTGACACAGGAAACATGTTCGGACCGCGCGTAAACTGATACGAATCGCCCACAGCAAGCTGCAAATCATCGGGCGCCTGCATCGCCTGATATCTAGTGGCTTCTAGCTGAAACGCCACAATGCTTTCGTGATCGTTGCCGGCAGCAAAGCTCGGTTCGTATGGGCGGTCGTTTGATTCAGGAATGTCTTCGTACACACCGCCGAGCAAATAAACCTCGTGGTGATGATGCTCGCCCGGAAGCGGCTTGGTGTACTCGACAAGCGCGCTGCCAATTACGCCAGCAAAAACGTCGACGTTTTTGTTAGTAAAATATTGCGTGTTCTCCGGCACAACGTGCGGCTGCCCCACCGTAATCAGAACAGATTTGATTCCATACGGTTCGTGCCCCTCGGCAAATCGGAACAGCATTGTGCGCTGCGGGAAGTTCAAAAACGCCGCAGACACGTCGAGCTTTGTATTACGAATCAGCTGCTCGACAATCGGGTAAACGTTATAGAACGGACGCTCCGTGTTGTACCACTCGTACTCGGATAGAACGCTGATGTGCGTCCGAACAATATCGCCAACAACTTTGTCTGTCCACTCGCCGGGAACGACGTTGCGGTCAAAAGGTTGCGTCGCCATCTGCTGTAAAAATTCTACATTCGACTGCTTCTTAAGCGCCTGCAACGCGCGGTCAACCGCGTTTAAATAAGCGTCACGCGATAAGCCAATTATTTCAGACTCGCCAGCTGCTAGTTGATGTTCAAAGTCAGTTATTGATCGTTGTTTTGCATTTACAAAATCGTGAAAACGCATACGTGCGTCCTTTGTGTTTGACTTACCAAACTACAGATGCCCGACTAGGATTCGAACCTAGACAAAGGGAACCAAAATCCCTTGTGCTACCGTTACACCATCGGGCAACCGCGCGTTGATTCCATTCATTTACGCTCTTCTGACGCCCACCTCGGATACCGTCATGTTAAGCGTCGTCAGCTCGTGGTTATAACCCACTCACGGTTTGGGTGCCGGGCCGTCGATGATTGCAACGGCTTTGTGGCGGAAACGGGACGCCGGCTCGCCCTCCCGTGTATTTATTCTTCTCCTGCCGCTACGTCGTTGAAGCTGACAAACTCGCCGCCATCGTCGTCAAACAGTACGCCCGGATCTCCGCCGTCTCCTGCCGCTTCCGCTGCGCGCTGAGCGTACTTTTTCAACAGTTTGTAGATTGCTGACCCGTGTTGATCGCCAAACTTGATGCACAGCAACGCCTCCACGGTCAGATACTCTTCATAGCCTTCTTCGACGTTGTCCTCTTCGTACGGGTTCTCGTCGTCGATAAACCCGCCGAAGTCAAAATTTTCGTTGTACATGGTGTTGCCTTAATAAATAACGGTCAATGAAACGGCGCAATCGGTGAGCGGGAACAAATACACACCGCGCGCAGAGAATTGCCTTGGGCGCTCCAACCGCATAACAACGCGACCAGAGTGCAAAAGTGTCGCTACAACATAGGGCCCGGTTGACGAAACCGAAGCGTCGAGCGAGATAACATAATCTGTACCGGGAACAGGCACCTGCACAGACGCTCCGTGCGGGCCGGAGGCGCCAGTGATTCCCAGCCTAGCGGCTTCTTTGCCGCCGTCAATAACGCGCTCAAGTGACGCCACATCTTCGCGCGGCACAAATGCCCAGTGTACGGGCTTTGTAAACTCTCCAAGATACCCAGCACGCTCAATCTGTTTGCGCTGCTCTTCGCTGATGATTGCCGCAATCTCAAGATGCCGCGCGGCGATGTTTACGTACGCCAACAGCGCCGGCGAAATAGACGCGTAGTCTTCAGCCGTGTTGGTGCCGGTTATTACCGGCGACGAGCGCGGCCGAACAGGAAAGAACTCGCCAGTCTCCAAAAAGACAAAATGTGTGTTGGTGCCGTTGTCGAACGAGATGCCACGATACGCCGGGCCTAGCTCGCCACTGGGCAGCTTGTCACGAAAGTTGACAAGGCTAGCCGACAACGCAGATGCCATTGTGTCGGTGAACTGGGCCGGAGCGAACACCCGAGACAGCATGCGCTCGTTGTAAATCTCAGGCGCAACCGGGTGCACAATTAGCGGATTTTTTGGAGACTCCGCGACCTCTGCGATTACGGCATCAAAGATATCTTGAGCCGGCACGTCCGCATCAGCTAGCCCGTTCTCGATCAGATCGGCGAACAGAACGAGCGCCGCGCTAACAATTGCCGGCGCCGTTTGATCCGTGGCGCCGTATTGTTTTGCGACTGTGATACCGCGCGAAAGCGCCGCCTGCGTAATTGAAAAAGGTACTGCGCCCCAGTTGATGTTGCCCGAAACTTGAGCAAGCTGCCAAAGCGCTTTAAAGAACGCCGGATCTTTCTTCGGCGTGCAGGACTGGCGAAACAATTCGAGCGTGCAGGCCAGTAGCCGCAACTGCCCAAGGTCGTCAGTTGTGCGAAATTTACTTAGAAACTCCCGAACATGAACTGATGGTTTTGGTGATTTGTCCACTGAATACTCCGTCACAAGCGTTTAAAAGTGTCATCACGTTCGCTTTAAAAGTGCCTAAAATGTTGTGCGCTGTGCCGTTATGGCTATCCACATATGACGCAAAAGAAGGTTGAACGTGACTGTCGATAAGGACAGCGTGAAAATTCGGGGCGCGCTCGCTGTCGGAAAGCGCGCACCGAGCCTGAAGAAACAACTGCAGGCCGCGCATAGCGTCGCCGATAAACAACACTACGCCACATTGTGTCTGACATAGCTGACGTACCTGCTCCGCAAACACGAGAAAGTCTACGTACGTCGCAGCACCAAACGCGGCGCCGATCTCTGCTCCCGGACCATCAGGATAGATGTGCCCAGCCATCTCGCCCAACTCGACGTGCACGGTGGCGGGAACACCCAGCGTGTAAGCAGAGTGCAGCAAGCTGCGCTCCGTTGTCGCCCGCGGAGAATACGCCCAGCGCCCGACAGCCTCGCCGTAACCAAGACCCTGATTGGCGGCTAGCCGCGCAACGTAGTTCAAGTCGTGCGTCATGCCGCGCTCTGCCAAGCGTACATCGGCCACCAGCCCAGCGCCGGTGGTGGCAACAGCCGTGACATACTTCTTGCGCAGCAGCTCAACTGCGGCGATACCCGCGCCAGAATGAATCGCCGGCGCCGAAATAAATAACATTACCGGCTGGTCTTCAACGCGAGCTGTGTGAATCAGGCTTGCGGCGTTGACGTGAACTTCTTTGATTAAACACAGCGCATCGGCAATCTCTGGTGGCATGGCGTCACACGGCGGTGTCGCCGCTCGAAGGGTGTCGAAAACAGGGAACGCGCTGTTTAAGCGTTGAGGTAATACAAGCGCGCCGGGATGTTCAGTGGTCGGCGTGCGCAGCATCGGTCCGCTGCCCCACAACAGCCAGTCAGCATTGACGTGCGTGTGGCTAAGAATTTGCGCCAGCAGTTGCGCAGACACCGCGTACTGCCGCTTGAATACTTTGCCAAGATGCGTTGATTCTAGTTCGATGGCGCGCGCAAACGCCGGCACATTGTTATTAAAAAGAGTCGCGCACAGATACTCCAACCTCTGCAGCCATGGCTGGTCCGCGTGCGCGATCTTGCGCCTGCGCAATTCGCGCCTCTGCCGCTGCCGATCGCTCAGGTGACTGCGTTTTGGTCTTGGCATCGTCGCCCTTTCGTTTCTGCGAGTCTACAAGTCCGCGACCTACAGCGCGCAGAATACCGGTTCCGGCCAGTAGTCGCATACCGTGTACGGCACGCAAGTAAGCAGCGACAAGCTCATCGTAACCGTCCAGCAGCGGCATTGGATATTTGTTGAACTCGCCGAACAGATAGAAAAACTCTGTATCAGGCTGCTCGTAACACTCGGCGACTTTGAGTGACTTGATATACGTTACTCGGCTCCCGCGAACACGAACACACGGCAGCTTTGTTTTTGGGGCGTGTAAAAAAAACTGCCGGGCCTCGATCAGCCAGCCATTGTCCTGTGGAACAACAGCCAACCGCCACATCGAGCCCATCGTTTTACGCCCGAGCTGCTTTGTCTGCTTGTTGTATGCGTTGCGCTCGCGCTGCAGCTCGCCCCACACTAAGCGCTCGTACTGCTTTACCACGTCCAGCCCACAGCCAACGCGCGGGTCCCATTCCGGCGCGGCGATAAATCGAGTGGCAACGCGGCAAGTGACAATAAGCTTAGTGTCTTTATTGTGACGTCCCAGCGCCCGTAATTTGTTTTTAACGTCACGATACTGCGCCGTACTGATACGCGCGTAGCAAAACGGACAGATGTGTGCCCAGTTACACGGCCGCAACGCCACATCTTTTTTCCAACGAAAAAACATATACGTCGGACGGCAGAACAGACACCGCTGAAACGACAGCCGAAACTTTTTGAAATCAAAATCAGCGTCGTCAGGATGTGCCAGCCGCGCCACTGGTAACCACAGCGCGCGAATTGCTAACTCTTTCAGTTTGAGAGCCCAGCGCTGCCGCACCGTATTTGTCCGGCTGATTACGGCGTCGTGTGTCTTGGCGCTAGTCAAGCCCAGTACAAAGTGCTGCGCAAACACATGCGCCATACGGACGCTGACGCGATTAACGCGCCACGGTTTTAATCGGTAGCGACGGACAAACTCCGCAAAGGCGATAAGCGCCATTACAGCGTGTCTTTCACCGGTAATGTGTCCATATCCAGAATTGCGTTGCGCACATTAACGTGCTGAGCAATTTCTGCGCGCTGCGTTCGGATCTCTGTGCGTAAAGACTCAATGTGCGCCGCGGCTTCTAACGCCAGCTGCGCGCCGTCTGCGCGTGGTTGTTTAGCCGCCCACAACGTCAAACGTTTTACAATGTCGCGCATTTTGTCACCAGCGCGCCGCTAGAGTAGTCACCGCCGGGCGTCACAGTCTTTGTGCTTAACACCTGCACCTTCGGCTTTGGCGGAATACGACCAAACCAAATACCGCAGCCGAACAAGCAGAGCCGCATGGCCGGCGCGGTAGATAAGCCGATATGCAAAATACAGCCAGTACCCATCCATTCAAATCTAGCGCCCCATCGGCGCGTCGTATCGAAGTGCGTTGTTGTAACAGTCCATGCGTTTGCAGTCATTGCTTATACTTTTTTACGTTTTCGTGAAGGTTTGGCGGCTGCGTACATCTGATCGATCAGGTCGTGCACCATTGGATCGCAATCGACGTGGCGATACGGTACGTACCGCGTTTCTTTTAAGAACTTGCGCACAAGCGTTTTTAAACTTTTCAGCTCTTCTTTTGCGCTAATCATTCGTGTTTTTCCCGCAAGCGGTCTAACGTTTTGGCTAAGTTCATAATGTTTTCAACAGCCTCTGCGTTAGATAGTTCACCGGCGTGCATCCGAAGACTAATCGCGCCGTGCATGGTCGCGCGCAACTCCTCGTCGGTGAGGGTCTGGGTTCTTGCGAAATCCGTCAGGTTTTGGATCGCCACACGCAGCGAATCCGTTTCCCTCTCCATACACGCCAGCCGGCCACGCAGTCGCTCAATCTCGGTCCGTTGATCCTGAATGATCTGGTCGGCCTGCTCCCACGACATAATCGCAGCATTCGGGTCAAGCATCGTTCACCTGTCGTATCCGCGAAAGTAAAAATAGATAAACGCGATGGCTATAGCCGCGCCGCAAATCTCAGATACCCAACTGCACACGATCACGACGCCTCCTTCACAAATATTCCTTCGGGCGTTAATGTGCCCTTGCGGTCTTTGATCTCGTCGTAGGCGCTGGCTAAACAGTCCGTAATATTTGCGCCGTACAACTTGCAGTACAAGATCAGCGTGACCAGTACGTCGCCGACGCCGTCTTTCACGCCGGGCATATCACCCTTGAGCGTCGCGTCGGCCAGTTCGCCCAGTTCCGACATTGTCTTCATCAGCTGCGCGGTTGGGTTGCTGTTGGGGATGATCTTTCGGTCCATCGCCCACTGCACCACCTTCGTTTCCAGTTCGTGAAACGTCATGTCAGTCGTTGCCTCCGGTGCGGGTTTATTTTTGTAAAATAGATTTCAATAAGTCTGCTGCTATTTTTGTTTCTTTGATTCCCACTCTGTCATAAGAATCTGAGTCATCAATAAAATATTGTATTGCTTGTTTTTGTTCCTCATTTAACAATGCGCCAATTCTTGTGTCTGCGTCATTGCCTTTTAACTCCCTGATTTCTTTCGTTAAGGTTTCGACCTGCGCCTCAAGCTGTTTGATGCGCTTTCTAAATCGAACTTCAGTTGGGTCGTCGTGCAGGCCCCAATCCTGTTCGTGAACTGATAACAAATCGAGCGCGTACAGCCGCAGCTGCTTGCGCATGTCTTCGCGCTCTTGGCGCAACATGTTAAGCAGCGCAAGAACAGTCCGCATTTCTTGCGGAGTCAGCTCGCCCATCGCCAACCGTATGGCCTGCCTGTCGCCGGCCCAGATAGCTTCAAGGTTGATTGGCATGACTCACCACGTTGGCGTCCACGTTGGCGTCCACGGACCAGACGGCCAACCCGGCGTGTCTTGCTTTTGCGGGTGCGGATATGGATATGACAGCGGCAAACGCGTAACCGCAAGCTCGACGGCAGTCAGCCGCTGCTGCAGTGTTTCAATCTGCGCTCTCAGCTGCGCTATCTCCGCCGCTAGTTGAAGCATCGGCGACGGCTTGCGGATTTTCTTCTTTGTTTTCTTGGCTTTCTTCGCCACTGATCTGCTCCTGCATCTTGTCAATTCGAGCACGCACTAACTCTATGGCTTGCTCGACACTTTCAACTTCAATAAACGGAAGCTTGGTTTGTAAGTGTTCCCACTTCGTCGGACCTACGCCGGCTACGTTGATCTCGCCGGGCTCTTGGCTGCCAAATTCGTCAAGCAGCGCCACGGCGGTTGCAGTCTCTCGCGACGGAAACACCAGAATCCTGTTGTCAACGTCGGAGAAGAACTTCACACCCGTCCGATCACAAATGACATAGCGCACGGCTGACTCGCCCGTATCAATGTAGCTCATCGCCTTAGCCGGCGCAGAATAACTCACGCGATTTTGCGGTGCGTCAGGGCTGTGGCACGCTTTAAACTTTTTGCCGCTGTTACAGGGACACCGGTCGTTACGTTTGATAATGCTATCTTTGCGAATCGTGCTCACGAAAAACCTCCGTGTTGCCGTTGAGCTGGATTAACCTCCGGCCAGCCGGACCGGGTTGGGCCATTGTCTCTTTTTCTCTTGCTTGTGCAATACGTAGCCAGTTCAACCGAAACTCTTCAATCGTGACCCCTTCCCGCGGCAGCAGTAGGTCGAGCGACATGCGCGTTTGGCGGGCGCTGACGTCGTAATTCATTGCAACGCCAATAACCTGAGCATTAAACAACAGCGCAATACCTTCCTGCAGCTGTTCTAGCGGGTCGGGGTTCGATTCAAACGGCGCCCTCATGGTTCGACCGTCACCTGCGCCGTTGTCATGAGCAAGCCGGCACGCATGGTCGAGACGCCGTGAATGGTGATGCGGTCGCCCACAACAATCGTCTCGCGGCACTGGACGCTGAGCCGATCAGGCGCGGTCGGGTCAGGGTAGATCAGCTTGGGCGTGCCCTCAGCAAGTACCGTCGGCAGGCTTGGCGGCGTCGGGGGCTGCTTGCGAGGAATCGTCACTACGCCGGGTGTTGTCATGGTCGAGACCTCGGTTGAAGAAGACATGGAAACACAGCTTACCGGGATTGCCCCGCAGGCTGACGTTCGGCGGAAACGGAGAGTCGCTAGGCGTCGGCTCGTTCGAAAACTGATGAATCGCGTGAAACGTGTTGGAGTCGTTGGACATGCTTTGCTCGCTTTGACGGCAGGATTATGTTGTCATAATCCGAGATTTGCCGTTTGTAGGGGGGTAAAATGGGTCAAAAATTGCCCGTAACCTATTGGCGTTATTGGGTTTGCAACAACGCGTTCAAGCATTTTTTGTCCGAATTACGCGGACCTAGAGTAAGTCCTTCGGACTTACAAGGCCGGCATTTTTTTGGAAATGCCGGCAACTTTGGATGTCTACTGCATGATCGGGGGGTTGTTCAATTAACGTTGGGCAAATTGGGTAATTTGCCCTGACGTTTGGATAGCAAAAAAAGAGATAGCGTAGGGGCGGGATTTCCCCGCCCCTACGCGTAGAATCTCTTCAACTCGGCTCAGCGCTTCTTCTTGCGCTTCAGAATGCTGTTGCGGTCATTCTGGCGGCCGGTGCGGCGGACATTGTCTTCTGTCAGGTAGACGTCCAGATCTACACCCACAACGGTGGTGATGCTGATCGGCGGGAAGTAGCTGCTCTTGCCGTTTTCATCCCGGGCGTTGTAGTTGCCCTGCATGTAAACCTCAATTGCAGCAAGGATTTTTACCACGCAGCCGAAGTGCTCGGCGCGCGCCTGACCTACACGCTCGTGCAGCAGCCACTCGGTGTAGCCAATCGGATCCCGTTTGCGGCCCTTCTGCATGCCGCAGTTGCCGTCCTGCATCTTTTCAAAGAAAGACAGCGTATTTCTGGCGCCGTACTTCTTGGCTGCCAGCAGATAAGCCGTCAGCAGCGGAGACCGGAACAGCATGGTCGTGCCGCGCTTGGCGCCCGGGTTCAACCCGTCAAGCGCCGTCAGCTCTTCCTTGAACGCCGCAACGTAATCAATCGCAGTCGCGCGACTGACCGGCGCAAACGTAGCCAGCAGCTCCTGCATCTCGCGAAGCGGGCTCTGCCGGTAGCACGCCAGCATGATCTCGTACGCGTACGACAGCGGCGTGGGCAGGCCCAGCGACTTCTGCAGCAGCGGCGAGTTCATCGGCACGCCATGATACAGCAGCGCGCCGTGGATCAGGTCCGCGGACGTGTTGACCGCATCGCGGCTGTCATAGAACAGGCAGAGCTTGCCCGCTTCTTCAGCGTTGCGCACGGGCACAACCGTAACGCACACGCGTTCGGGGATTACATCGGACAGGCCCTGCCACCAGACCTCGCCGCGGGTGTGAGCCGTGAGCTTCCACCTGTTTCCGCGCGGGTCCTCCGCCATAAACACATCTTCGTGCAGATTCGGCACGAACTTGTGGAGGTGCTTCGCCTTCGGGGCGCGCACGACCTGATCACGCGGCTGCCGCGGGTTAGCTGGCACAGCATGCCACTGCGCTACGGACATGTAGCGCACTTCCTTCTTTTTGGTTTCAACCTTGGGCGGCTTACGCACCGCCTCAATCTTGATCTTGCGCGCAGCTCGTCGCTGCCGCTCTTCGTCGCCGGGGTTATCAGCAGCAATCGTCTTGTCTGACATTTTGCTCTTTCTTTTGGTTAAGTTGCAGCTACTTCCGGTTCGCTGCTTGGTTCGGATTTAGCCGGAATTTCAGCTTCCGGCAGCATGTCGTACAGCCCCATTTCCATGTCAAGGATCATGGGGTTTGGCACGTCAGGACCGCCGTAGATTAGGCAGCGCACGTGCGGGTCAGCTGGCTTACCGGCAATGTGCTCGTGCAACATTGAGAACGTGATGATATAAAACCGTTCTTCCGGCAGTCGGTCGATGAGGTCCTGCGGTAGCGCGCGATTGTATTTCATCACGTCGCGCGAAATGTGATTGATGCGGTTGAGAAATTCTTTGTCTAGGTACTTGTATTTTGTGACTTCAGCCATTGGATGTTTAGCGCTGGCGCGCTTTTTGTGCGTTGTGAAATTTGAGAACGGCATCGGCCGCCTGCTTTGATTCCGCGTCGCTATATCCTTCGAGCTTGAATCTGTTTTTGACGTAGTTATGTTCAGCTGACGACGGGTCTGGTTTGAACGTCGCCTGTTGCGGCGGTACGGTTGCCGCGCCGAAGATAGCCGCAATAATGCCGATAACAAGCGCTACGACAAATACCGGCCATCCAAAGCCGCCGCTGTTGTTTTGATTCATGCGTTTGCCTTTCTGTGCGCTTTGTCTAGCGCGTCAATTGCCTTTGTTAGCTCGGGCATCCGTTCATCCTCTTCAAACATTCCGTCGCCTTTTGTGTTGGCTTCGTACACAGTTTCGTCGCCGCAGTCGGGGTAGTCGGCGCGGAAGTAGCCGTGACGCAAACGCAAGTAGCCCGCTTGTTTGCCGTTATCGTCTAGCACGTCGTACTGTTCTGGGCATGCGACAGATGTTTGTTTAAGTGTGTAACCGCCGATGCAAAGATCGGGCTCGTCCCAGTTGGGGTCATTCTGCGCCATTTGGGGGCTCCATGCCGCTAGTGATGATGTTGGGAAATTGCTCACGAAATTGCTTTTTGGTCCAGAAGATATCTTTATGCCCTTCGGCGGCCAGTTCCATTTCGCACTCCATAGGGTAGTGCCGAAGGACGCTCAATGCCCGCTGGCGAATTGCTTTCGGGACCTTTGGTGTTTTTTTTGGATCTAATAGGTCGCGCATAAACTCGCGGGCGTATTGTACGGCTCTAAAGCGCTCGTCGGGCATTGTCATTTTTAATCTCCTGTTTCGTCGTCGTCTTCTTCTTCGCCGTCTCGGTAGTAGCCCTCGCGTGCGTCGACCAACTCCATAACGCACACCGAATGCTCTACGATATTTTGGTCGTCAATCCAATCTTGCGCTTGCGCGTCATCGGCAAACGGGCCGTGAATTGAATATCCCATATCAGGATTACCAATTACGGCAACATATTGCGTCATTCGCTCTCCTTTGGCTCGTTTTCAAGTTCATCGCCGCTGCTCTTTTTTATCGGCGTGTATCCGTTCTTTTCAGCCTCAGCCGGCGACAGCGTGCGCAGCCAGTGTCCCGTCGAGCACAGCTGCCCGCGTTCGCCTGTGACTTCGCAAATCTTGTACGACATAGCTTCTGCCGTGCTGCACACGCCAGACGTGAACTCGTCTCCGCCGTAACTGTACAAACGCAACCCGCCAAACTTTTCTTTGATTTGGCTGAAACGAAAAGGAGGGCATTCTGGTCTGTATTTAATGTGATTCTGAATCACACTGCACGCGGTATAGATCAAATCAAACCAACCGTCGGAGCACTCACAGCCGAAACAGATCAGGGTTTCTGTTGGCGGTTTGTCGTGATCTTTGAACAGATCCGGGAACTCCGCGATAAGCCGCTGTTCAAGTTCGTCTCTCATTTTTTCCGTCCTTGGGTTTACGTTTCTTTACCGGTTTTTCTACCGTTCGTTCAAATTTTCGCAGCAGGTCAGTTACGGCGTCTTGTACGTCAAACGTTTTGCCCAGCTCGTCAAATGCAGATGGTTCGGGTAGGTACGGGTCTTCTTTGCCTTCTTTAAGCGCGGCGTTGTACTCCCGGATTAGTTCAATTTTGCGCGAGCCGAGCGCAGTGTTAACAACCCGGAGGGCTTCGTAGACCAGCTGCGCTTCTTGCGCGGTGAGTTTCATGTTACTCCGCCATTGCTACAACGCGGCGTCGGTTTTTCTTTTCGGTCAACGTTGCCGGTTCAACGTGTTTGAGTTGTGACCCCGGAATCAGCGCGGCCATGTGGTGCAGAAACGTCTGTTCAAACTCGTCTTTAGTCAGGTCAGAGTAGGTGCCCATGCTACCTTTGTGGTACACCATCTCGCCGCGGTAGAGCAGCTTGCCTTCCTTGGTCATTCTGCATTTCCACGAGCACAAACAACCAGACCGCCGATTCCACACCTCAAGTCCGACTATGACGTCTTCTTTTCTGACGTATTTGCCGCACTTACCGACCGGGATTTCTAGCTCTTCGAGATCCTGATCGTAGTGCGGGACAATGATATCTTTGGCGCTGTCCCAAACCGCTGGGATACATGTGTCCATAAAAGCCGCGTGCTGCCGGGCGAGCTGGTCGTCTTTCTTTTTTTCTTTAGCTATCAGCTCGTCGCAAATTTTTCTTTGCTGAGCCACGATCAAGCCTAAAAGCTCATGGTTTTGTTGTTCCACTTTTGTCCTCAATGACATCCCAGCCAATGTGCCCGAATACTCTTTTGGTGGCGCGAAAATCGTCACCATTGTCTAGCCCGGGCACTATCAGCACGAGGGTTTTGTTTTTCTTATCAATGCGAAACGTGGTGCCAGATCTGGGTATTCCCCACACAGCGTCTTGCGCCGTGACCGCCACGAGATTACGGCACCAGTTCAGTACGGCTTCAGACGGATGATCCAGCTCAAAATTGTCATTGAGCGCTACCATCGGGTTTCGTTTCTCCGGCGGTCAAGGGTTCAGTTTTAAAGTAGTTGTTAGCAGCCGCGGCCCTGATATAGTCTCCTACCAAGAGGTCATGCCCGACTTCAAGTTTGGCAAAGTCGCGCAATAGATCGCCCGGGTATGTCGCGTTGTAGTCCAGCACGTCGGGCCAGCTGGCTGCTTCTTCGGCGTAGTTCTGATCAAAGCCCGCCTGTTTGTAGCACTCAATGGCCGTGGCGCGATAAATCGTTTCGGCGTTAATGCCTTTAAACGACGTCGGCGCGTCTGGGCGCTGGTCTTGTTCCAGTTCTTCGTCCAGTTCTTTGTACTGCAGCTCTGCTAAATCGATCAGCGCCGACGCAACAGCCGGAATAACAATACTTGCTTTTTCAACGGTACCTTCGTCGGCAAAGCTGGCGGCAAACGCGCGCAGCGCAATTTCACGCAGTTCTTCTGCTTCAATCAGCGTTTTATTTGCGACGATATATCGCAGCTGCAAATCGTCTTTGTTCATACAGAACTCGCTTCTGGTTTAGGATCAAGGCGCGTGTGCAGCTCGTCGCGCCATACGTACGCCTGAGATCCGCGCCCAAACTTGGTCGGGCAGTTGATATCAAAATCGCGGATCATGCTGGATAGCGCGTCTAGCCCGTAGATTCCTCGCATCTGGTTGACCGGCTTGCCATCGGGCCCGGAGATGGTGTATTTCGGATTGCTGAAATCGCTCTCGTAAATCGTGGTGCAGCGATCGACCATCTCTTGCGGTACGCCAATGTCCAAAAAAGCCTGCGGTTCAAATATCGTGTGGCCGTCACATATGTCTGCGGCGGCGAGCACAATGTGCGCAGGAATATCGGTCCATTTGATTGTGTGGGCGTCAGTCATCTGTTTGCTCCTCGCATACGCTGTCGTAGTTTTGCTCGTCGTCGCTGCTGAGTCCTTCGTATTCGGTAATGCAGCCGCCACACACGAGCCGATTGACCCATCGATGCGCGTCGTCTATGTCGATCTCTTCACCGCAAGCAGCGCACGGAATAATCGTTTCTTCTAGGTAGGCTAGCAAGTTTTCTTCGTCCTGCAACGCCGCGTCTTCGATCGTGTCGTGGATAGAGTGCATGGTTGTTCCCCTAGTGCCCGGGCGGTAGTTTTTGGCTACCGCCCGGGCAGAGACTTCGGTTTAGATATCAGTCCCAGACGCGGATGACGGTGTTGTCCCGTGCAACCGTACGCTGGTAGGTGATCCGATACGTGCCCGGCGGCAGCAGCCAGTCGCCGTGCTCGGGGTGCGCGATCGTGTTGGCCTTGGTCAGCCTGAGAATTGGGCCGGCAAACGCGAGCATTGCGGTCGCGTCTTGCGCTGTCAGTTTGTTCGTCGTCCCACCGCCTTGCGCCCGACGATCGGCCCACTCGGCTTCCTGCAGACGCGGCCGCCAGTTCGGCTCAGCCGTGGAGATCCCGCGCATTTCGGCCAGCTGAGTAAACATCTCACGCGAACCAGCCTCAACCGGGCTGTAAACAGTGACGCCGTCTCCGTGGGCCAGACAGTGCCGGCTGCCCTTAGTGTTGCCCTCGGCAAGCTGGAGCGGGAATACCGGCTGCAGCGTACGCGTGTAGAGCATCGGCGTCTCCGAAACGTCATCAATCTTCTGAATGTAAATATCGCCCTGTCGAACAGCATCGCCTACGCTAGCCGCCTCGGGAAACTGCTGCGGGGCGTCGTTCTTAATCTGCTCAACAGCCGCGGCGGCAGCACGAAGCCGCGCCACCGTGGCGTGCGAAACCGGGGCGTCAATAACAGCTGTACTCATGAAAAACTCCTTTGGTTGATTTACGATGCACCAATAACTCGAACCTGATGGGCGGCGTACGGAACACGCGACGTAGTTCCGGCGTCGGCCATCCACCGCTGCGCTTCTACGCAGGTGTTAACATCACGCGGCACGCTGATGAAGTAACGCCGCCCCGTAGAGCGGCAGAACAGCACCATTCGATTTTGACCCGTCCTGTTTTCTTGGCCGTTTGGCGGACCAACCAGCATCTCGGTCGTGTTATCAATATCGTTAACACGGCTGTCGAGCACTGGGCAGTCTGCCTCAGCAATAAAGCGATCCCAGCCAAACTTTTCAATAGCGAGGCGGCGCGTTTCCTCGTTACGAATGCGCATGATATGCGCCGTCGACAACCGCTCTGGCTTTGCGACAATCGTACGGCCGCCTTCGTTCATAAAGTGCCCGTCGTTAAACCACAGCTTCACGCCGTCGGCCCACTGTACGGCCGGCCCAGTCGTGCTGTGCAGGTTGTCCGACTCATTCAGCTCGATACGCGGGCGATCGGCAAGAATGATGCACGACGACTGAAACGCGGCAAACGCCGTGCAGTGGTGAAACACTTCGTGTTCCCACGTAGTCGTCGGGTCGTCGATCTTCAGGATCTTGCACAGAATTTCGGCGTCGAGGGCCTGCGGCACGCTACCGAGAAACACGCCGTCGTCCGCAATTGAATTCGTTGGGTTAACCAACTCATCTATAGCCATGACGCGATTCATTTCGCCAATAGATCCAGCGGTTGAGCTGCTGTCAAAAATGATTTGGCCGCTGATTTCAGACAGCTTCTTTTCGGTCTTTAATATTTCGTTGTTGCGCATCGTACCGTCCCAGCTACGAAAACTCTCAGTGATCGATTCAAGGCCGATCGTATCGTTGAGCATGGACCGGAAAAGATTGACGGTAATAGCCAAGTTATTTGTCTTGTACATGACAACGTTTTCTACGTTTTGACCGCGGTTCCGCCACCAGCGACGACTCAGGCCAAAAGAGTTCGCGACGAGGTTTTCATTTGTCATGTACTCTGCGCGAATTGCCCGCAACCACGTGCGGGTAAACTCGTTGTTCTGCATGTTGCTCCACCACCGCCGGCGGTCGCTATTCCATCCGAGCAGCGAGTCTTTGCGTAACGGAATAAGAAACGCGCTGTCAATTTCAAGCTGCTGGCACAACTCTCGGGCGTATGTCTTGGTCATCCGTCCGCGCACCACCGCCATCGAGATCATGAACGTCACCGGCGACGAGGCAACGTGAAAAGTTACAGGGCTTTTTTTGTGGCGGTCAGACCGGAACGAGCCTAAACCGCTTGCATAGCCCGCGCGGAGTATGTCCGACGCTTTTGCGACGTTTGGCTGCCCGTTGTGAATAGTCTCAAGCCAGCGATTGATCGTGTTTTCAACAATGGTTCGAGTTGCTTTGGAGATCTTGGATTTCATGTTAGATGGTGGTTGCCATGGTTGGGTCAACAAACCCGCAGTTCAGCGTGCTGTCTGTCAGCACAATTTCAAATGTTTCAAAGTGATCGCAGTTCTGTACCCAGCTGCGCGGAATATTAATTACTTCGGCAAAGTCATCGCCGCCGACTAATTCTCGGCTATTGTCGTACCATTCGTCGTCGGTATTTGGGTTGCAGTGTTCGGCGTAAACAACGTGTGAGCCGCTATCAACACCTTCGATGTCTCTCGGAATACCGTTGCTCATAAGGTATACGCCGCGATCGTGTACAAATACCAATCCGGGGCCTACTGGCGTACGGTCAGTCGGCGGTTCCAGCCCCAGCTCCTGAAACTGTTCGTCGGTCATGTTTTCGTGACCCATATCAAATTCAGTCGCGGCGTATGCGTGCTCAATGCAGCGCTTTACTTTCGCGGCTTTAAACCGTAACACTGGCATCAGATAGCTCCTTCTCTAAGTTTTTACCTCTCCCAAACATCCACGAATCGCCCTCTTCTGGCTGAATACGGCGCAGCCAATCGGCAACGCTGGGGATGCGGCCAAGGTCTTCGTTGACGTGCTGCTCGCCGATATACCGTACCGGTACGACGCGTCCGGCAGAATTTGTGATTACTTTTCCAAAAATTCGTTCTGATAAGAAAATACCTTCGGAGTGGTGCCGCAGCGCGCGGTGGCGAAAGTCTGCCATGTGCGCTTTGGATCCATCAAACCATTCGTGGATAGCGAGATAATCGTCTACCTCGCCGCCCCACTTGCGCACTGACGACAGCGCGTGGTGATACGGATGTGCCATTATTTAGCGTCGTACTCTTGGAAAATTTGAATGGTTTTACGTTCAGCCGCTTTCCAGTGATAGCCGCTGCTAATTAACGTCGCATAGTGGCGCTGCATGGCCGGGTCATTGAACCTTATTTTCAATTTTGTTTTGTGCGGTTTTTGCGCGCTGGTCGCCATAGTTATTCCACAACAGTTGCTGACGACCATACGAAACGTTCAAATAACCAAGCCGGCCCGTCGTTCTCGTCAAAGACGACAAATGGACCCTCGTAACCTTCGGCGGTTGCGGCGTTAATTGCGTCTTCGTAATGTCCGCCGTCGTTATATTCTGGGTCCGCGCACCTGACTTTACAGAAGTAAAAATCAGGTTCGCCGGCCGCGTTGTGCGCGGCTACGACGCATTTGATGTCCATCTATCTCCTCGTTGCTTTTTCGATGGTAGCGATCGCGTGGTCGATAACGAGCGTCGTGTCGTTGTCAGACTCGTTATCGGGATACAGCCGCTCGTATAGCGCGATTAGTTCGTCTTTGGTGTTACGCAACGCGTCAAGTAGTTCTGGCGCCGCAGCAATTAACCGCCCATTTGCGCGATCTTCGTCGGTGATAATTTCAGCGCCGTATCCGTCGTCTGCGTCGGCGTCGAACGTGTTGCTTGTCCACGCAATAACGCGGCGCCCGCCGGACGCGACGATTTCTTCGGCTTCGATGTCGTTACCGGAGTCGCCGCCAACTTCCCACGGTCCGGGTGTGTGCATTGCTAGTCTCCTGTGTACAAGTCAAGCACAGAGGTCAGATCGCTGTGCGTAGCTGACCAGTCCATTTTGTCTTCGGCTATTTCAGAAGAACGTTCCCAGTCGGCGTCGTCGGGTCTGCCGAACATGTCAGCGCTCCACCAAGCCAGAATGACGCTTTTGACGCCGTTCTTTTTCGCTCGTCTTAGATTGTCAATCGCCTCGTCAATAGTCATGCTAGCGGTTTCACTGTTGGTTCGGTTGCGCCTTCTGCAAACTCTATGTCTGCTTCGCCGCGCATCACCTGTTTAATGATGTTGACGTCGTTGAGCACCCGTTCGATCCACGGCTGCATGCGCAAGATAAGCGGATCATCAGGCGGTCGCTTTGCCTTATACATCAGCATCATCGACATACCCACGACCACCATTTCGAGCGGCGGACAATCAGCGGCCCAGTCGGCGGTATACGTGATTGGCGCCATCACCTCTTTAACGTCTTCTTCTGTCCATTTATCTGCCGCCATTTACCACTCTTGCTGGCTGGTGTTGGTCTCGACAATTCGCTCGTTGTGTACGAGCTTGACTTTGCTTTTAATGACGTCAATTGCGATATCGCCGTAGCTACCTTCGTTGATCTCCCAGCCGCCGGGAAGTAGTTCAAAAAGCAGTTCGTAGAACTCGTCAAGTTTTTCTGCCGTGATCAACGGGTTTGGGTTGCTGCCGGTCGGAATTGCGTGCGTGCTTTTGAACTGATCAAAATACATGTAGCGCCCGTTCGTATTCGAATCTACTGCTTCGCTATCGTGCTCTGTGTACCTGTCTGCGAAACAGAACCGGGTGTCAGACAGGTCGCCAGAGTCGCCGCTGCCGTCGTAGGTTGTTACAACGCGCGTCACACCAATTGCCGCGAGTAATGGGCACAATGCTTTAAGCTTGTCAGCCGGGGAAAGAATTTTTTGGGTTTTAGCCATAGCTCAGTAGGATGCGTATACAGTGCAGGGTTTTCCGGTCTGGCGCTCTTTCTCTTCCGCGAGCGTTACAAAATCTCGGAATGATTTAACAACTCGATCTATATGCGCTTCATCTTCGCCGTAAAGTCGTCGCTGGCGCTCGCGTACAGCCTCTTCGACGGTCATGGGTCTGGTGGTATCGCTCTTGATACCGCCGCCTGACACGACCTCAGCGCCCGTGTCTTGAATCATTCCAACAATCCTCTGCGCGAGTTGGTGACCTTCTCCAGTCATCGCGGGCTCGGTGACGTGAGTTAGCCGTTCACGCATAATCTCTGCTGGGATCTGCGCGCGGCAATCATCCGCCTCGAACGCCTCGCGAACAAGGATACGGGTGGCGTACGGGCCGCCGTGGTAGGCTTCTCGCAGGTACCCAACGTCGCCGGACGTAATAGAGAAGCCAGTCGCTTGCGCGCTCTTCTCCTCTTCTTCCATCCCGTCCCACTCAAGATAGATATCAATACCCATTACTTGTTTACCTTTTGCCGTTTGAGGGTGTCGAGCCACGCAGATTTGTCTGTTTCTGAAACGGAAATTGCTGAACTGCGGTTAGCCGGTAGTTTGACAATTTTTTTGTTGTCACATTTGCCGGTGGCGGCGGCAGTCATGGCAATCAATTCAGCCGATTTTCTATCTGTCGCATTGACAACAAATTGCTGGTTTTCGCTGTCGGTAATATCAATGTGGTAATAGGGCATGTGTGCTCCAGTTAAATGAGGAGGGCGCCGGGGCCGAAACCCCGACGCCCTCCATGGCGTTTAAAGTCGGTACCTACAGCCGGTAGTTCACCGGCAGCAGCGGCAGCCGCGGCAGCTGCGGCAAGCGCGGACGGCGCGAACCGGAGCGGCTACAACCTGCACCGGGACTTCTACCACGGCGCGGGTCACGGTGCGAGTCTTCTCGATCGTCCGCCCGAAAAGCCCCTCGCGGCACGAGCTGCGGCACGAGCTTTCCGTGCAGCAGGTGCCGTTGGCGCAAGCCGTGGCGGGGGCAGCGGCGATTACGGCCGCGGCCTCCGGGGCCTGCTTCAGCACGCTCTGCGGCTCACCGGCATCGCCAGCGAGAACGACGGACGAAACGAACGCAAGAACAACCGCTGCAACACAAGACTTCATGTCAATCTCCTTGAACTACCGAACAAATACTCCGACACGCGTCGGTGTAACCTGCTCAGCTGTACTATCTGTATAGCTGAGCGGGATTTGATTGCAACCCCAAAAATCAACATAGATTATGGGGAGTTTTGGCAAAATGCGTAACGCTATTCGCGCACGACGTGCACGTTGTACCAACGCATTTGATTATTCAACCACCTAGCTTCGGCGTCGAGGGCTTCGGCGCGCGAGGTAAACCCTGTGAACAACGGACCACCGACGGGAGCCATATCAGCTATCCATTCGCCGGGTCTGCGTGCATCTGGTTCGACGTGGCTCGCTCGTTTGATGTCCAACGCGCCGAGCGCTTTCAAATCAATCTCTTCGCCGTAAAGGCATTGAGCCGCGCCGTTAGGTCGCACAAAAATTTGCATGGGCGCCTCACATCGAGATTAAACGGCGGGTTGGAATCAATTCGTTCATATTTACAGGCGGCCGCAGATTAGCCGCAGCGGTGGGCCTGTACAGGTTTTGCTGCCGCTGGTCGGAACGCGACACGTTAAACGCGTTAAACTGATCTATCCGATCAATAAACGTGTTTGCAAACAGCGCCTGATCGTGGGTGTCTACTCGCGTATAACGACCAACAGTCGAGTCGTGCTGCGGGCGGAAAATGATATGCCCGCCGGCAACGACCGAGTGGCCGCAAAACGCGATAAGCGCATTGATCTGGTCGGCGTTTGCGATGATTGCGTAATCAACAACTTTGAGTCGCGACATTTCAATCGTCGGGTCATCCTCGGCGCGCGAATAGATCGACACCTGCATCAGCTTGCTTCCAACTACCTGCGCTTTTCCGGCAACAGTTACAAAACCGCGCAATGACGAGCTGCTGACCTGTGCTTCGCCGCCGATGTACGACATGCCGTCTAGCGCTACTTGGATTGCTACTGCGCGGCCGGCAACGCCGCTGCTGCCGCGAATTGTACAGCTGATTACACGCGCGGCGTCACGCACAAACGCGTCATCGTACACGTTAGTAGAACCAGATACGGTGCCGCCATATGCGCGAGAGTTGCCCCACAGCTGGCTGTCTTCACCAACGTGCGCACGACCGCTCACAATAGCGTTATTTCGTACGCGCACATTATCGCGAACGACCGCGTTGCCGCACACGTGAGATCGGTCCATCACGCTGACTCGGCCCTCTACGGTGGCGTTGTGGTACACCTGCGCCCATTTAGTGACTAGTACAGAATCAGCCACTTTTGCTGTGTCGGCGACCCAGCCATTGCCGTTTACGTGGCGATGCGCAAACACGCGTCCACGCCCGTCTTTGAAATCGTGTTTAGATGCTCGCTTTTTTCGGGGTTTTACTGCGGGCATCTCGACCGTCGGCGCTTCAAGTACGCCGACGGCCCCGTTTTTCTGTTCCTCCATCACGACTCCATGGGAAGTACACGACGCCGCGGGGCGTTCGTGATCAGGTTGTCCAGCGCGGTCTTGACTTCGCCCATCTGCTGGGTCAAGTTCTGCCGCAAGTTGGTGTTCTTGCGCAGATCTTTCACGTCGACACCCGAAACAATGTCAGTAGCGCGCTGAATTAAGTTATCCAGCTGCGCGTTTGAGCGAATATTCATTTGCCGGAAGTTGTCATAAAACTCTTTAAAGTTTTCGATTGCAGAGTTTTGAAACTTCTTTTTCGTGCCGTCCGGTTCGTCGGTTAGCCGCTCGATCAGGTGCGAGATCATGTCCTGTAGCTGCTCGGCAAACGCGTTTTCAGCCATGACTACCGCTGTCTCGAACCGATGCTGCACGCGCTGCTGTTCCTGCTGATACAGCTCAGGATTGAACGTCATCAGATAGTTCGGCGGATCGACCGGCGGGTACTCCCACCGAAGATCAAACACGCCTTCTAGCGACGGCGGATAGTCGTTGGGGTTGTACAGATCGCCTAGCTTTTCGCGGGCGGCGACTTTGATCGCTTCGTATTCCAGCTGCAGGTTTGCGGCCGCCACCACAAGCTGCTCTTTGTATTCGCGCATCCGGGTTTCAAACGCGCCGATGTCAGCCTGCTTGATGAGGCGCACGCCTTCCTGCGGATATGGCAGCGTCATGGAGCGCCAGTACGCCGACGCCTGACTTTTGAGCGTTGTCAGTACACGATAAGTTGTATTCTTAGTATCAATCAGGCGCTTGGATGCCGTGACCAGATCCGTGGCTGCGTGAAACGTATCCGCGGCTTGCTTGGTCTGCGCGTCCGAAAGCTTGCGCTGCGTTCCTAGCCACGAGAACGACAGCTTGACCGCACCCATCGTCTGACGCAGCTCGCTTGCAGTCTGCTCGACTGTTGTGTTTTCTTCGGGCGTTGTGTCGGCTGTAGACATTCAGTCTCCTTCTTCGTCTGTGTCAAGTTCTTCTTCAATTGTTTGCTCCACCCATTCGTCTATCGCAAACGCCTTGACGAGATCGCGCGGTAATTTCGCTAGATCTTCAAAGTCGCTTGGGATGTTGAAATCTGTAAGCTTTCCGTCGCGGTACACACCACAGAACCCTACGCCCGGCTCGAAGCAGTAGGCTGTGATATCAAAACCCTCAACGGTCCGCAGGTGGTCAAAGAATTGAATTGGGGGCGACCACGCGGAATCAAACGTTAGCGTCAGCTGCGTAGCTTTTGCCGGAAGTCGGCGGGGCGACTGATCTGTCTCGCGCCCTACGTCCCACTTTGTCCCCCAATGACCGACCTGCCAGTCGTACCAGTTTCTCGCTCCGTACAACTCGATGTTTTGCCGTTCTTGCGCCTCTAAAGCCAGTTGTGCGTCAGACCCGGTAGGGCCAGCACAACCGGCGATAGTCGCTTTTAATTCGGCTGGGCACGGCAGAAATGTACCCATCAGACAACCACTGTTCCATGCGCGCACCAACTTGTGCAACTGCTCCGGGTCGTTGTGTTTAAACGTAACTCTGTTGGCGCACCAGTTAGGCATAATGTTTGCCGGCAATCCGCAGCTGCGGGGCAGTTACGCCCCGCAGCCGCAGTATTGCTAGCACTTAGCCTTTCGCCGGCGCCGCGACACGGCGCGGGCGCTGCGTTGTAACCGCCGGCTTACCAACACGCGTGTAAATACCGCGGTTGTCAGCCGACAGGCAGCGACCTTCAGCCCAGCCGCGCAGACGCTCAATCTGCTCGGCCGACGTCACCGAAATCGGTACCACGTTCTGTGCCGCTTCAACAAGCGGGATATCGAGCAGCGCCGCGAGCCTGCAGCACGACTTGATCTCGGCGCCGGTCCAGTTGGCGTCATCCGGCTTTTCCTGCGACTCGTCTACGCCGAAGTGCTTCAGGTAGATATCCCAGATCGCCGCGCGCTGATCGGCGCCGGGCAGATCCACAAAGAAGATACCGTCGAAGCGCTCGGCGCGGGCAAACGGCGCCGGCAGCTGGCTGGCGTCGTTGCAGGTGCCGATGAAGAACACATCGGACGTGTGGTCGTTGAGCCACGTCAGCAGCGTGCCGAAAAGACGCGCCGAGACGCCCGAGTCTGTCTGGCCGGAGCTTCCGACGCCGGCAAGACCCTTCTCGATCTCGTCGACGAACAGAACGCACGGGGCCATGGCGTCGACCTGCTTGAGTGCACGCCGCATATTACCCTCGGACTCGCCCACGAACTTACCCATGAGCGAACCGAAATCCAGCATTACGGTCGGACGGCCGACCTCGTTGCCAAGTGCTTTGGCAAACTGCGACTTGCCGCAGCCCGGAGGCGACAGCAGTAGCACGCCCTTGGGGCGCTTTTCTACGTTGGTCTCACCCTGTCGTCGCATAGCGCGCAGGCAGAAACTCTTAAGGTTTTCGAGACCGCCAAGGTTCTCGAAGTTCGCGTCGCCACGATACAGCGTCATCGTTCCGCTCTTTTCGAGCGTCTGTGCCTTGATGCCCCAGATCGTATCCGGCGACAGCTTGTTATTGCGCACCAGCGACAGCGCGAACGCGTTCTCGGCCTCCTGCCGCGTCAGGCCGCGTGAGGCGTCGACGACAGCAGCTACGTCCTGCTCGGCCGGCTTGGCGAACGGAGAGCCGTCCGGGAACAGCTCGTTGCAGACCGTGGTCAGCTGCGGGAGATCCGGCAGCTCGTGATGCACTACCGTGAACAGCTTCTCAACCTCGGGCTGCAGCTGCAGCACCGGCGCCACGATAATGATATGTTTGCCCTCGCCCTTGCCCTGCACCACACGATTGGCCAGAGCCTGCAGCACCTCGGGGTTACCAAGGAAGCGATGAAAATTCTTCAGGACGAGCAGCATCGGCTGCTTGGGCTGCGGCTGGTCGAGAAACCGCAACGCCTGAAGCGGGCCGGGAGCCGGGGCGGCACCCGAATACAGCTGGCGGTCGATGTCCCACACATCAAAACCCCAGTCCTTTTCTTCAGTTACGCGGCGAATCGACGCAATTGCGTCATCGCACTCCTGTGATTCAACCCAGATGCCGGAGAAGCCGGCGCAAACCAGCTCCTTGATTTCTTTTTCGAGCGACACGTGTGACCTTTGGTTTGGTTTGGAAAAGACCCGCTATTGTCAGTTGCTTTCAGCGATCTGCTCGTCGTTGCTGGCGGCGTAGAACTCGCCCGTCAGCTGCTCGTCCACTTTTGCGCCCAGCGCTTGCTCAAGCGCGCGGGTTGCGTCCTGACAAGAGCTACCGGTAAAGCCGCTCGTTTCGATCTTGGTGCCGCCCTTGGGGTCGACAATGATTTCGATGGTCTTCGACATGCTTAGAAACCTCCCGTCAGGCTGAGTTTGACCGAACCGTCCGGCAGCATTTCCTCGAACACCGAGTAGCCGCCCTTCTGCGCCTCATAGATCGCCTTTTCCACCGCGTACGCCTGCAGGAAATGATCCAGCTCTTCCTGCTTGCCCCACGCGCCGTTGTAGTTGTCGTACGCCGCGGCACCCGTCTCCGTGTTAAACACGGCCGGATACTGCCAGCCGGGAAGCTTTACAGCGAGGCCGTCCGCCGACTGCCCGGCAAACAGCACATGGTGCCCGGCTTTCGGGGCCTCAAGCCCGAGACGCTTGCAGGCCGCTTCAATCGCGGCGGCGTCCTTTACTTCCGTCTTGATCTGAACAATGTGAGACATGTTTAGCCTCTTCTGTCCTTTGCTTTAAGGTAGTTCTTGAAGTGCACACACAATTGTGTTTTCAAATTGTTCCGGCGAGATGTAATCATTGCCGGCAAAATATTCCAATACAGCAACCGCGGTTTTGCGGTCATAAACCTGTTTAAATTCGCGAGGGCCGCGCGGCGTATCCAGACGATACTCAGTTATGTCGTGAAGTGTCACAACTTCTGGTATCGCCAGCACGTCTTTGTATTTCGTGCGTATCGCGTCTAACTCATCAAGCGCGGTCAGGATTCGCTCGCGATCGTTAGCATAAGAACTATCGTTCGCGTACGGTGTCATCTGTAGGCTACGACCTCGGCGCGGGTTTCCACCCAAACGTGCGCGCCACAAGAAAGCGGCGAGTCGGGAGAATAGACAACCCGCGACTCGCCGCGCACGTCAACGGTTTTGGCCGCGTATGTTTTATTACGCCACTTAATAGTCAGCGGCGGTACGCGCAGGTTTTGATTTTTGTTGCTGCGAATAATGTGCTGGTTGACGTGTATGCGTTTAATTGTCCCAGCCGGCATTGTCATTTCATCAGCGTCCCCCGGGAAACGCAGCGGAATACGGGGCTCTAGCAGGCAGACGTCTTCTGTCGCCATTGTGACGTTATTTATTCCGCGTCGGCTTGGTCGTCCGTGACCGTCGCCGAACGCGGTTTAAATAGACAGGCGTCAGGTCGCCATCATCGAGCGGAGCTGCTTGTGCGCCGAAAGAATCTCGGCGGCCGTCGTGTAACAGCCGTCGCACGTCTCCAGAAACGCAGACGCGGCGTTCAGCTGCTCCATCGGCAGCGTCGTCGTGCCGCTCGGCGCTTTCGCGACCGGGCGCTTCGGCGCAGCCTTGGCGGGTTCTGCCGCCTTGGTTGCGTGCTTGCGTCGCGCGGCGTCACGGCTGCGCTCCTCGCCGGCGGCCACAGCCACCGCACCGCGCTTCGCCGGGGCAACGCCCGCCTTCTTCAACAGCTGGCTCACCTGAGCCGGGCTGACCGTTACACGCTTCTTGGCGAGCGCGGCCACGATGTCAACACCGCGGAGCGAATCGCCAGACTCCTGCCGACGCTCGATCTCCTCGCGGATGTGATCGGCGCCGCTCTTCTTCTCGGCCATGTCCTTCACCTTCCCTTTTGGGGTCTTGGTCGCCTTGGGCGCCTCGACCGGGTCATCGTCTTCGTCGGTCTCCACAGTGGAGTCGACAGCTTCGTCAGAAACCTCGTCGCCTTCTTCTGGCGCGTACTCGGTCTCGTCGTCGTCTTCGTCGATCTCTTCGTCGGGCAGCTTGGCAGCCGTCTCACGAACGTCTGTGCTGCCTTCGTCTTCGTAGTCGGCGTCTGCTTCCGCGTACGCCGCTTCGTCATCGACCGTGTCTTCTTCAAGCTCGGCGTCAACATCTGCGTCAACGTCTTCGTCGTCGTAATCTTCTGGTGTCGCGAACCGCATCCGTGTGGTTCCTTTCTCCTTCTTCTTTTCTTTCTCTGCAGGCGCCTTGCTGGTTGCGCCCGGTAGTGGCTTCCCCCACAAATTTGCCGGACTCACAAACTCTTCAGCTTTGGCCATAGCGTCCTCTCCTAAAGCGCCGCCGGCCGAAACGTTTCGGCCTCGTCGTGCGGCTAAATGAAAAATACACCGCCGGAAACAAAAAGCAACTACCGTAGAAAACAGCGGTTATTTGCTGCTTCGGTAGTTGTCCGGCACGTTGCCGTCTTTGGTGCGAAGTACGCCGGCGTTTAGTTCTGGCCACTTTTCTAGCGAATGAATAGCGCCGATGACATTCCACGCCGCGTGCCCCAGATGGTCTTCGCTGCGGTCGCCGTTCAAAAAATTATAGATGTGCGCGATCGCGTGATTCAGCAGGTCAGAGACGGGCATGCCGTTTTCCCAGTTGTATGGGCCAAATTTTTCAGCCCCTTCGTGGTAGGTCTGCGCGAGCGCCCGCAGACCGATCGGCGAAATTAGATCGTAACGCACGGCGTCACAATCAGCGCTGCGTACCGCGCCAGTGTCGTACTCGTGACGTTCGTTACTCATTAGAGATAACCTTCTTGTCGGAAAGCAAAATAGAGCCGCGGGTTGTCGTTGAACGCGACTGTGCCTCGAACACCGTCGACTTTTCTAATTACGTGTACGTAAGGCGGTTCAAAGTGCGACACCTCAAATGTGTCCAGTAATTGCTCGCTGCTCCAAACATGTTCGCCGTACTGCTCTTGCAATACTGTACGAATTTCGTCTAGCCCGCGGCGGTCAAGTTGTTCTTTGATAACATTACGCAACATCACGTGCCCGATGTCGAGCGGTATCTGCGTTGCCAGTTCTTTAACTTTGGGTGGTGTCGGCATTTGATTGTGCAAGCTTGTCCAGTTCTTCTTTCTGTTGTTTGATTTGCTCTGCGACATGCGCCGCATACTGGTCAAGCATCCTAAGCTGGCCGACAAGATCTTTGTGCACGTCAACGCTAAACAACGAAAGCCGCCGCATCAGCATGAGTAGGCTTGCGGTAAAAGGCGGTTCTTTGCTGCGTAAACTCAGTAGGCCGGGCGGGGCGTTTTCGGGTTGCGAAGTCCACAGCGGGACAAGCGCAAGTCCGTGTAGTTCTGGAACAGCGGCCATTACTTCGTTACAAAACTCTTCGCCGCGCCGCATAAACTCGACGTCAAACGGGAGGCGGTCAGATTGAATTTCAGGTTGCTGATCAGGTTGCTGCGGCGTATCCATTAAACATCCTTTGTTATTGTGCGTAGCGTGATTCTTTTGGAAGCACGCCGTCGATTACGTTACCCAGTCGTGTAGCGGCAAGGCTGTAGATCACCACCCTAACGGCAGTCTCGACCATACCGCCAATTCCTGTTCCTGCCAAGAGCAGCAGAAACAAGTACAGCGGCGCGTGATATGACTTGCAAAACGGGCAATTGATCAGCTCTAGCAGCTTGCCTTTTGCCGTGTTGTATGGTGTCACATCTTGAAGCGCCTGCGCGTAGGCTCGCGCTGTTTCAAACAGAGAACCTTTGTGCCACACCTCGATGATTGCGCCAGCAGCGAGTGTGACAGCCAAAAAGTCTAGAGCACTGATTGTCATCGCCGTCTTCGTTTGTGTGTTGTTGATGTGGTGCCGCGTACAAAGCACGCGCCACTATAGATCGCCGCGCCCGCCACCACGAGCCCGGCAACGCCAATTTGCGGTATTGCGCAGATTCCGGCAAGAAGCATAAGCGCAGCGTAACCGGAAAACGTGGCGTGAGGATCTGGTTGTGACATTAGGGTGCCTGACTGTCGCCGTGCGGCCACACCTGTGTTCGAGTTGTGTCCGGCGCGGCTGGGTTAAATTGATATTGCGGTAGCGGCAACGGCGCCTCAAGTTTAAGATGGTTTACTGCGTTATCAGGGAAATAGAGTTGCGGGCCGGGGCCGCGACGCGTGCCCTCGACGTAGTGCTGTTTTCGTTCCTGATACAATTTTGCGGAGCGTCCGACGTTTGCCATATAACCTCCAGAAAGTACGTGGCCGGGTCACCGTTTAGTATACCCGGCCGCGCAGCTATCACTTGCGAGTCGTTTCTTTGGCGGCGGCCGCTGCAACCTGACACATGTAACCGAGTACATTTGCCAGTCCAGCAAGACCGTATATGAAAACATGCCCAGTGTATTTGAGGCTGTCTTCAACCCATTGAAATTCAGACTCGCTACCGTTGTTATTGTGGTTCATGGATAAACCTGATCAAACAGTTACTGAAGCAGTTGACATGCCTTCCGTAGGCGTGCAATCACTTCTACAAGAATTAATCTCGATCGACGTGACGGATGTGCATTCTGTTCACGCGCGTGCCGCTGTTTTGCAGCAGCTCGCGGGTCGGCATGCTTTCCCGTCGCTCGAACCTATTTTGCCTTTGGTTCTGAACCTTAATGGACGCCCGTACAGCATTCAGAATCATATGCCTTTTTCCCCACTTTTCCGGCTACTGACGCCGAAAAATCAAGTGTGGTGCACGGGGCGTCAGGTATCAAAATCGACCAGCCTAGCAGCGCACGGAGTTGTAGTTGCCAACTCTATCCCGTTCTTCAAAACGTTATTCATCACACCGTTGTACGAACAGATACGCCGGTTCTCGAATAACTATGTGCGTCCGTTTATCGATCAGTCTCCTGTGAAGTCGCAATGGAGCGGCACGACGACCGAGAATTCAGTTCTGCAAAGATCTTTTAAAAACAACTCAATGATGTTGTTTAGCTTTGCGCTTTTAGATTCGGATCGTGTGCGTGGTGTTTCTGCAGACCGCGTGTGCATCGACGAAGTTCAGGACATGGATCCTGATCACGTGCCGATCATTCAAGAAACGATGTCTTACTCCAAATGGGCGACGAGTTATTACACAGGAACGCCGAAGACGCTAGATAACTTAATTTACGGATTGTATAAACGATCATCACAGGCCGAATGGTTTATACCTTGTCATTCATGCAAGCACTGGAGCATCCCTTCGCTTGAGTATGACTTAGATAAAATGATCGGCCCATACAGCATTCATATCAGCGAGAACTATCCGGGCACCGTCTGCGCTAAATGTCAGAAACCGATCAGCCCAAGGCATGGTCGGTGGGTGCATAGATATCCCGAACGCCGCTGGCAATTTGCCGGGTATCACGTACCGCAGATGATACTACCGCTTCATTTCTCCGACCCTGAAAAGTGGTCAACTCTATTGTTGAAGAGGGAAGGCTTTGGGAATATGACCCAAGCGCAGTTCTACAACGAGGTAATGGGAGAAAGCGTTGATACCGGTCAGAAGCTCATCAGCGAAACTGATTTGAAGGCTGCGTGCGTGCTAGACTGGGAAAACAAGAAAGAACCAGACCCTAAGTGCTTTGCAAATCTCTCGAACTACAAACATCGCATCCTTGCGGTCGACTGGGGCGGTGGCGGAGAAGCAGGTATTAGTTTCACCGTGCTTACTGTGCTGGGGTTCCGCCCAGATGGGACCATCGACACGCTGTGGGCCAAGCGCCTGCTTATTGGCGGCGATCATTTGGCCGAAGCGGTTGAATGTATGCGCTGGTCTAACTTGTTTAATTGCGATTTTGTCGCTCACGATTACACGGGCGCCGGCACGGTCCGCGAAACGGTCATGGTGCAGGCTGGGTTTAATCTAGAGCGAGTCTTGGCGATGCGACTTGTTCGTTCCGCGTCGCAAGATTTGATGGTGTTCAAACCGCCGACAGAGATCAATCATCGAGCGCACTATAGCCTCGACAAAACGCGGTCGTTGCTGTACACGTGTCAGGCGATCAAGCTGAAGCAAGTCCGCTTCTTCCAGTATGACTGGGCGTCGCAGGACTCGCCGGGCTTGGTGTCGGACTTTCTTGCGCTGGTAGAAAGTAAAGCCGAGTCTAGACTAGGCGGCGATATTTATACCATTACAAGGAACACGTTGTTGACTGACGACTTTGCGCAAGCTGTTAACCTAGGCTGCGCCGCTCTTTGGCACGTGAATAACGCGTGGCCTAATTTCGCGGAGATAGCTGGCGTAGCCCGGTTAAGCGAGCGTGTTGTTAAGGCAGAGACGCCGATGGATGACGACTGGGCGGATGATTCCATCGGGCGAAACTACTTTGGCGGGTATTAAAAAATCCGCCAGCAGTAGTCCTCGATAAATTTTTTCATCGCCGCGTAATCTCTAATCTTGGCGGTTTCAATAACGTCAACGACGGCACAAGCCGCGGTATACAGCGCGGTCGCCGCTTCCGTACAATCCATTGAGGAGTCATACAACTCCCAATTAGCGCCAGAGCGCGGCACGGCTGGTTCCTTGCCTTCAAACGCGTCGGCGACGATTCGCTGAAATACGCCATCTGGTTCGGTATCCATCGCGCCAAACGAGCGATACTTTTCTTGAACTTTTTCGAATCTACGAATCGCTTCTTTGAGCGTCGTCACGGCAAGTGTCATCGGATTTACCGCCGGCGTTGACAATCTCCATACCCTTTTCAGTTATCGAGAAATTGAAATCGTTTTTTTCGCAGTCATACTCAGCGTCTAGCAAACCACGCTGTACGCCGACACGCATAATGTTCGATATGACACGAGCACCGAGCGCGCGAAATAACCGAAGCATCTTTTCTTTGTACTCTTCAAACGAGTTTGCGCCGATGCCGTACGCGCCGTCTGTTTGAATATCTGACAGGTCGCGTACAATTTGCTCGACCTCCCATATCTCCAAGAATTGACGCTGGTAGTCCAGATCGCATTCGGCTTCAGTCGGCTTTTCGTTTTGCATCTTTGCGATAAAGCCAGCAAACATCATAAGCACGTGATCGCGCAAATCTTCAATCGATCCGCAAATGCGGCGAGACGGCTGCTCGTCGTTTTCGTCTTCGTAGTCTTCGAACATGTTTACCTCAGACAGCCTCGGCGGCAAGGCGGGCCGTCGCTAGTGCGGCGTCGTAGTTGCCGCGCGCAATCATACGCGCGTGGGCCGCATCGCGGCACTGACCTAGATAGTCCGAGTAGGCGGCGTCTGTGTTGACCAGCGCTTCGGCCGAGCTGAAGCTGTGCGGTTTGCTGGTCAGCGGATTGTCGCCGCTACGCATGATCCGCTCAACGGCGGACATCTTGACCGAGATCCGGTTGTCTTCCAATTCCGACTCGCGCCGGACAGCGTCCGCGAGGGCGGAGGCGGCAGCAGTAATGTTATCAGCAAAGTTCTTCGACATGGTCACTCCTTATTTATCTATGGCGCGACGAACACGAAGTATGTCGTCTAGCGCGCGGTCGAGCATATGGACTGCTTCTTCGCGGTTACCCGCGTCAACCAACTCAAATATCAAAAACGCAAATAGTGTGTCACCGCATTCGCGAATTTGTTTTTTGCCTTGGCGATTAATGTAGTCTTGAAACGTTTCGCCAATTTCCGGCGGATCAATTGCTAACAGATCGGACGCCGGGTATGAATCGTATATTTCTTTCGGAGTTAGCGGATTATTCGTCACTTCTCCAGTTTTGTTTTTCTTGCCGCGTCGGAATGCGTTTTGGATATTTCTCTGGGTGGCAAGCCTGACAGCGTGCGCGGGTGCACCCAGCACAGCGCAAAGCTTTACGGTAGTGACCGTCGTCGATTACATGCGCGGGCTTGCCGTCTTGCAGGCTTTGCCGCCATATATCCATACCGGCGTTAAGTTGCTTACGCTTTTTAATCCGGCGTTCGATGATGTGCTTTTCGCTGTGATATCGTTTCATTACATAAGTCCTATGTCGCGCAAGACGCCGTACTGCATAGCCAGCCGTTCCTGCGCTGTGTGTTTCATACGCCCGTGCGCTGATTGAGACACGTCAAGCGAACTGGCCGCGCGCCATTTTGCTAGGTCTAAACGTTTGCGTAATTTCAACGGGTTTTTGTCGTCAGTATTTCCGTGCTGCAATCCGCGGCGGAAACTGGCTTCTGAAATGCGCGCTATTAGCCGCACTAACTTTTTTTTCGTCGCGGCTGGTAGATTATCAAACTCTTGTCGCCGCAAACCGTTTGCGACCGACATGCGAGAAAAATCCGTTTTTGTTTTCATTACCTTAAGCTTCGCAGTAAATAACTACTTTGCAACCGCATTGCTCGGCTAATTTGATAACGTCGGGCGAGTACACCGACACGATCTGGTCGCGTTTAACCGCGCCAGCTGTGATCAGCGCCTGCAGCCCGAGCTTAGCGATACCGCGTCGCCGGTATTCTGGGTCTACAAAACATTCGATTGTTTGCGCTGTAACCGCGCGACCTTTGAACTTCTCTGGCCACGGGCGCGAACCAACCCAGCCTACTAACGTCTCGTCAAACCAGACAAGGGCCATAGCCATTTCCGGGTGCGGCTGCTCGTGGTTAACGTGCAGATACCGCTTAGCGAGTTCTTTTCGAATTGAGCTGTCGCTACCCGAATCCGGCCACGACAACCTTGTCATAATGGCCGTCACATCGACCAGTCCAAGCCGGTTGATGTCTTTGATTTTGATAGAAATATCCATGCCGCGTCCTCCGAGACACAGCATGAAGTATACAAAGCCGGCGGTCGGATTCGAACCGACGACAGGCAGTTTACAAAACTGCTACTCTACCAACTGAGTTACGCCGGCAAATATCAAACAAGTTCAGTGATTAAACCAGTTGGCCAGTAGTATGGCATGTCGATTGGCTCCTGCCAACCAAACCGCGAATAGTGGCGGAAATCTTTGCGGAGAAGATTGCTGCGGTGGCTCGCGTGAAATTGCTCGTCACCAATCCACGGCGGATATACGTTGCGCTCAATAGTGTCGCGCAGTGTGGTATAGCTGCCCATGAACTGCGGGCAGAGCGTGTCGTTAAATCCGCGGCGTATCCATTCGCGGCACACGACTATGGCGTATACAGCTAGCGCAGTTTCATATCCAACCCACATGCGGACGGCGGGGTGATTGCGCCAACTACTTGTCCCGGGTTCGTGCTCACCAACCGGGACGCCGAGACATAATAAGATCTGTTTACATTCAACCCGTTGTTTGCCGAGCCTTTTGTTATCAAGGCAGGCAGCCGAGTGTTTGAATCTCGGCAGGGGTAAGAATGTCTGCATTTAATCAATCGTCAAACTCGTCGTCAAAATCTTCTTCGTATTCTGGATCATTGTCTTCTTCGTCCTCGTACTCTTCGTCCCACTCTTCGTCATCGTCGCCCCATTCTTCTTCCTCTTCTTCATCATCATCGTCGTCATCGTCGTCTGTGAATACGTAATTCGGCTTGGGAATGGCTATGTCGCTATCGTCATCGTCATCGTCGTCGTCGTTTACAAACTGCCACTCTTCTTCGATGAAATCGTCGTCGAGACCGTCGTCATGGCGGCCGGCGCGTTCGTTGGGCATGTCGCGAAACAACGGAGATTCAAAGTAGCGCATAGTTATCCAATGTCCCGGGCAAGGTCAGCTGCAGGTAACAAATATTGATCGCACCAACTGCTGTCAACAAGAATACCCGGCAGGTTGCGCACCGCTTCCTCTCCGCCGAAAACTCCGCGACGCGTCAATAGTTTAACAAGCCAGAGCCAGTTTGGGGCTAGTGCTTTTCTATCGTAAAAGTAGCGATTGACCGCACGCTGGTTCAACCACCAATGCGTTTTTTTACGCACAATGTAGTTATTGGGCTGGCCGACCTTTCTTGCCCGCGGCAATACAGCTAACGCGCCGGTTTGAACAGCGGTTGTTAACTCTGCAAAAAACGACAAATCAGCTTCGTTTTGCGTGATTAAATGTTTGCAGGCGTAGTCGAGCTGGAATGCGCTGCCATACGTTTCTTGCAGCCAGTCGTGCAGGTCGGTAAGCACGGCTAATGCGGTCACCGGATTTGTCAGGCTAATGCGCATACGTTGACGCATCGCACGCTGAATATAGCCGGGCAAAATATACGCCAGCGGCGCAAAATCAGTTTTAAGCGGCGCCGCACCGCAAATAATCTGCCAGCCATACATTGGCGCAATTGCCGCAGCCGTATGCGCCAGATGTACAAGCACGGGCCGGTTATGGCAGCGCGGTATCGTCAGACTCAGGCTGGTCGCGTCGAATACGCTAGCAACAGTTGTCGGCCACGCTAACTCCGCTGTGCGAGAGTACACTGCAGCGCTTGCGGACGCCCGGTGCAAAATATCAATACGCTGATGCGGGCAGCCAAGGACAGTCGCGATTTGTTGCGCGACGGCAAAGCTGTCGCCTGTAAAACCAGTGGCTACAGGATCGCGCCGCAAGATCGGGTCTACAAGATCCGCGATAATGGTTGCCGCAACAGTCCAGACAAATGCGTTCTCTTGGCTAGGCGTTAAGAACTGGCGGATGGCCGGCGGGGCAACTGCCACCGGTTCAGGGAATATGGCATGTTTGTTTTTTTCGCTTGGCTGGTTTGGCGCTGATGGCGCGCCGTCAGCGGCTAGCTCGTAGTTTGCAAAACGAAATACGCTTGCGCGGTCATCCCAACCCAACCTGTTGGAGACGCACACCAGTTCTGGTTTACTCAAACCGATGGCGAGCAAATGGCTTCTGCTGTTCCACCGACTGTCGTACAGCATCACTTTTTTGTGTGACGCCACTACGCCAGCTGCATACGCCAGCAGCCCAGCCCGTTCGATTTTAAACGCGTTGTCGGCAAAATTGATTTCTTCGCCGTTGAGATAGATTGTACCGGCGTATGTTTTTTCGCCGTCGTCGGCTTGCGTGATCTTACTGATAACAATGTTCGCGTCGCAGATGTGGTGATTTGTAACGCTCCACCAGCCGTCAGCCTTTGGAATAACGGTATGTCGCCACGGCTGGGGCGCGGTTGGGGTAATGTGCTTGGACGTCTTGACGTGTGTTAACACTCGATCTGAAAAGCCGGGAGAAAAGTTACTACCAATTTTGTTTAAGAACGGCACTAACTTGTCTGGCGGTATTGTGAGCCGCGTCGCAAACGAGTGCGCCGCGATTTCATTCATCTGGCCAAGCGCGTTGCTCAGCCGGCTTTGCCACGTCTCGGCATTTCTACGAATTGAGACTAGCCGCGTCATTGCGTCTGTAGCCAGCCTGTTTTTTACGCGCTGGTTTTGCGCGACGATAGCGACGTAGCCACGGGCGTTGGCTGTACGGCTGATTAGTTCCGGCGACACTAAATGACTCTGAAAGATTCGCGGGACTGGCGCAAATGAACACCAGCTACCGCCCCAGCTATTTGCCTCGACACCTGTATAACTCGCCATGACAGGCAGCAACGACTGCCCGCGGCGCAACATTTCACACTGCATACTCAGCGCCCACATCGGATCGTCTACGACGAATTGCGTGCTCTTTAGCGGTTCGGCGGCGGGAAGAAGTGCCGTACGCAATAAGAAGTAACCGGCTTCTGGGCGACTGCGCTTGTACTGGTTTAGCGAGATAAAGTTTTGCTTGGCCATAAACTGCTCGTCGTACTGCACGACCAGAAAGCCGGTTATACGCCCGGGTAGGTCATAATACGGGAACACAAGGCTGGCGCCGTTTTCGCGCACGGGGCTAATAAGCGGCCGGCGCACAAAGCGTTGGAGTGTGTCTATCTGTTCTTTGTACGCCACACCGACAAGTCCGGCAGCGTCTATTTCTGGATATACACCAAGCTCGCGCAAGCGGCAGGCAATAACGTCGTCGTGGTGTCCCCAAATTTGCGCTTCGGCGTCAAACCAGAACTGCTCAAATTTTTCAAAGCGTTCAATTGCCCGGGCGTACTCGACGACCGCATTATCTTTTTCGGCCGGGTTTATAGCGTTTAACTCGATAAAACGGGCGATCGCTACATCCGGGCTTGTATTCCATAATGCCGCGCCAAACGTTATGATATCTCCATGGGCCGAGCACGAATTACAGTGCAGCCAAATACCGTTAGTGCTTGCGTCGTCGAACAGGTGTAGCGTATTTTTTTGACATAGCGGACAACTGACGACAGCCGGGAAAACCAACTGGTCCGGCGCAATGCCCAACGCCGACAGGGCAATCGCGTGGTGTTGGCGGCCAATTAAACAGGTAGGAAATCCCATGACAAATATCCCGCTCGATCAAGCGCACGACGTCAGTGGCCGCGAAACCCACAGGCTGACTACCCTGTATCCGCAACCTGACTTTGTAAAAAATGCCGCGCACGAAAAACTAAGCAGTGCCGCGGATTTACCACGCCATCTATACGCTGATCAGCGCCATAAACTTTATCCGTGCCATACTGCCCCTGCAACATGGATGTCGGCGCTTTTCTTTGCTGACAAGCAAGCGCAGTTCGACGCCAAGGAGGCAGCGGCTATTCAATCTAAGATACACCAAGCCGCCGAGTATTTTGGTATTCGCGGGGCTGTGGCGGAACTAGAAGAGAAGATTGCGGCCAGCTCGGCGCAGGATATTAACAGTTTGCCGGACTCGGAGTTCGCCATCGTGTGGGTCAGCGAGGTGGGCGGTAAAGAGCGCCACTGGCCGCTGCGGAACGCCGAGGAAGTCAAGTTCGCTGCGGCGCATTTTAAGACATTCCGCGACAACTTTGTGTTCGACGACCGGCACGTGATCGCCACCAAGATCCTCGAAAAGGCCGCGCAATACGGCGCCGACGTTTCGGGCGCTGAGGGCTCGCTAGAGCTGGCGGCTGGTCTGGGTGCGTGCGCCGCCAAGGTCGCGAGCGACATGATCAAAGACCGCGTAGGGCTCACCCGCCGGCAGCATTCGCAGCTGGCAGGCGAGTTGTCCAAGTTAGCCGAGGTTATCGACCAGAACCCTGAAAGGGCTCGTACGGTCGAGATGCGGCTAAAGTTGGCGAGCGCGGTCGATAATTTCGATAGAAGCACCAACCTCTATCGCCTGTACGACGCCGGCGGCCTACCGCGGCCGGAAGAAGTCCTGTTTGCCATTACTGAAAAGGTGGCGCGCGACTTTTTAGATAGCAATGTCGAAACCACCACCGGCAACGTCTACGCCCTCACTGATTTAGAGAAACTAGCGGTTGAAGACGTACGCGAGTGGCTTGGCGACGACTTTGCAGACGCGGTAAGTGCCGGCGGCGTATACATGGACCGCGACAAGCTGGCGGCGATTGTGCCCACGCTTGACCGTGGCATGGCTACCATGCTGGACCGGCTCATGCAGGACAAGTCTGCTGCGCCGGTTGTGAAGTCAGCGTCGGCGGCCAGTAACCTTCTTTCGCTTGCTCGCCTGCACGAGCTTGCGGCTGGCGGTTGACGCTTTCTTTTTTGGCTTACGCTTTTTGACAGGCGGATTAAACAACGTCCGTATGCGACTGAGCACGGCGGTGTCGGCGGTGCGTTTGTAATTCACCACGTCCCACGCTTGATCAACGTGATACGTAAGCGCGCCTTCTAGGCGGCCAACACGACGCTGGTGTTCTAAGTCGTGAAGCAAGCTATACGCCGGATTGTACCACTTCCACGCGGCGTTCTTTACCTCATCAGCCGCCGAAATTTCAAATACCTCATGCGTGCGCTTGTCGATAATCATCTGCGCGCTGGCGGTAACTTTCGCGGGTGTTCCCGGTCGACGCTGTTGATCGTAAACCGCGTCAATAATGATTGCGTTCTTGCCGTAGCAGTTCCACAAAAATTGCGTAACTTCTTGAATGCGATAATTGCATGCCCGGAAAAACTCGGCTATCCGCGCTACACCCGCGTGGTCTATTTGAATGCTCACTGGAAAACTAACTCCTTTAGCTTTGTAAGTAACCTACGCACACTCCAGCGCGGAGTTGCGGTAACCGGCTGCGTACTCACAGTGCCGGGCTCAACGTTCTGAGAAGATAAGCCGCCCGTTTGTTCGTCTAACTCGCTGCGGCAGTATTCGAGATAGAGTTGCCAGTTGTCGTAGGCATCTCTGTCTTCGGCTCGTTCGTATGGGATGTAGGGGGGTTCGTCAGGGACTCTGTCGTTCCAGCCCATTGTTTGGTGTCCTTCTTTTTGCTCCCGTCAATTAATTCGCCACGCACGATTGATGTCGTTTGCGGCGCCGTTAGTCCAATCTTGACGCGATCGCCTGTGATTCCCAAAACCTTCACGACGATCCCATCGCCAATTACGACTTCCTGTTCTTTCTTCCTTGAGAGTACAAGCATTGTGTCACCATCATGATGTGGCTGAACCTTGTAACATTTTTACGACATACTCCGTGTTGCCGTTTTTAAGGTCCAGTGCGGCCATTTGTTTAATAAGTAAACCCGTTTTCAATCGAATCGACTGGTTAATGTCTTCTGTCTTTCCCGCTTCAAAATCGTAGACCGCATTAAACATCGTTGGGTCATCTGAGAAATCTGTGATGTTGGGGCTGACCCGCGCGGCCCGCAACGCGATACGAAGAATGTCAGGGGCGTTGATGATCCCCTCGCTGTCTAAAACGGCGCCGATGTAGCCGCGCACTTCGTCTGTGAACGGTTCTTTGTCGTCGTCTTCCGGCGGGCTGATCAGCAACGCCTCTGTAATACCCCACGCAACTTCTTCAGCGTCTGCGGGGTCCCACATATCTGGGCGGTATGTGTCACCACCCAGCACGTTGCAGAACGTTACGAAGTCCGGCAGGCTCTTAAAAAACTTGTCGGTCGTGAGGATCTGGATCGCGACTAACAGCTTGTCGAGCGCTAGCTGCGGTAGTTCGACGTCGAACTCCTCTTCGATTTCGAGGGTGATCGTCGCCGGGTCCCAGTCCAGCGCTTCGATGCCGAACTTATCCAGAAACAGGGTCAGTAGAACGCTCGCAAACGTCTCCCTGCTTTTCCAAGCTTCCTGCGCTATTGTCGCCATTAAGACCGTTCCTGCTCTTGATGATCTGCACGCCCCGGCGGTACAGCTCTTCTAGATTATACGCAATCGTCTCCAGTGGTGGCCTAGGCAGCTGCGCTACGCTATCGCCAGACTCCAGCGAAATCCAGCCCGTTGCGCCGGACCACGTGGCGTACCGGCCGTCTGCGAACGCCAGCTGGTCGCCGCACGGACTGCCAGTCAGGCCCAGCTCGGTTCTGGTGGCGCGCAGCCGCTCTCCGATCAACAGCCGCTGTTCGCTGGATAGGAACTGGAGGTTTTCTAGCATGTCGGCGAGCAGCAGATAGAACACCGCCTCTTTGTCCACATAGTCGCCGCCGGCGGCAAATCCGCGCTGTAAAACCGCGGTGAATACGCTGCGAATTTGCAACTTGCTAAGTTTTATGACGCGCATTACCATATCAAGCGTCAGGTCTGTTTCTTCCATGGAGGTATTTATGTCCGTTTCCATCATTGACGGCCTTTCTAATGTCACGCAGGGTCGCGCCGAGATTATCGTCAGCGGCGATGGTATCGAGGAGCTGCTGTCGGCTGCAACTGCGAATGTTGTGCTGCAGAAAGCAGCGGAAGCCGGACTGCACCGGCCGGGCGTGTCCAGCGCGAGCGGGCCGTACCCGGTTGACGCCGAGGGCAAGACCGACGATGACTTGCTCATGGGCAAGCGCGGGCCGGTCGCGGGCTACCGCCGAGATTTTGTTATCTTGGCGTCGCTCTGATCAGACGTCGTCCGGGCGGTCAATGACGAGCATGTCTGTAGGCATACCGTTGTCAAACGTGATGACGGCAAAGCATACAGGCGTCCTGCAATCTATATCGAGCTTCTTAGCGCGGGCATAGCCGGCGCGGAAGCTCGTTTTCTTTGCAGCGGTCATCGCGTCTGTTTTTGTTTTGAACAGCCCGATCGGCACGTCGTCCATTGTGTGTCGCCACACGACGAGGTAGCCGGTAAGGCCGGGCACAACTTCTGTGCCTTTTGGTTTGCGCAGTAGTTTATTCTCACCCGAGGCGCGCGGAGCGCGCCTCTTCTTTTGCATTTTTACTTTCATTCTTCTACTCCAAACTTGTCGATATGCGCCAGTCTGGCGCAGTAGAACTCCGCTACAAGCCCGGCTACGTTGCCGAACCGTTTGACCATGTCGGGAATCACCTGATCATTAAACACGCGCAGAATGACTTTTCGAAATTTGGCGATTGCTTCTTTTGTGTAACCTTCTGCGCGAGCTTTTTCAGCGGCTTTACGAATATCCTCGTTGCCGTCGAGTTGAAGCTGGAGATACGCCGGATTTACAAACTCGATAATGTGCCCGTAGACCTGCCGGACCGCGTAGGAGCACGGCACGTCAAAAACACCGCGCCCGGGCCAGCGCTCGCCGTTAACCTCGTCGTCTGACAGGTACCGCAGCTTTCCCAGCGTCCAACCGAATGCCGCTGCGTCATCATTCGGTGCAGCCATGACAAAGGCTGGTTTTGGCGCTGGTGGTTGCTTGTCTAGTTTTGCTTTGCTTTTACGCGCCATAATTCACAATAGCTAAGGAAAATTGGGACAGTTTTGTTCTGACCGTGTAGCCGGGAGTCACATCAGCCGTCATAAGACGAATAGATGTGTCCCGACTACACAGTCAGAACACGCCGAAGATCAGTCTCCGGCGGTGCAAGCAAGGTACGCATGGTAGCGCGCTAGTTCCTCAATGTTAGGATCAATCTCTCTAAAGACTGGCTCATCATCCATAGTGGCCAGATCACCGCGAAAAAGTGCCGTCGTGTACTCGTGATACAGCCGAGCCATATCACCACGCAGGTTCTTCTTGGTGAATTTAAGCACGCGCTCCTTCAGAAAGGCGGCGCGTTCCCAGAAGTTCGGCATCAGGTCGAGCTGATCCCGGAACTTCTCTGCAGTCTTCTCGAAAAGCTTATGCGCCCTATCAGGAACAATCTGAAATTGGGGCACGGCCTTTTTGCATCGAGAGGTGACTGCAAGGCGGATTTGCTCCGCCGGGGGCGAAAGAAGCATGCGTTAACTCCGTTGTAACGCGGTAGAGAAGAGCTGCTGATACGACACAGCAGCGACAATAAATATGCCGCGTTTTTGCCGGAAATTTAGCGGGCGTCCGCGATTCGCGAATTGCGAAAATGCCTGTGATTACAGGACTTACGGCAAATATTCCAGATTCCAGAACACGCGTGACCGGTGCCGGCTAGAACGTCAACTGGACGACTTGCCCGCCCGCGTTGACATATACGACTCGAACCTTTTTAGCGTCCAGCAGAGATTTGAGTTGCATCTTTTTTTCGCTGCTCATGCCGGCAAGGCATGATTTAATCTGCGCCATTGCGCTGCGGCGTTTTTCTTGCCGTTTGTGTGCGCAGGCGCCGCAGCCGTTATTGGTCGTGCGAAACAATTCGCGCTTATTGTAAAAGCATGGAATCGACTCGGCGTACGACGGGTCGTTTAGTAAAGATATAATTGTGTTGTCTTCGAGCACGACCAGATCGCGCATGGCAACCTCACGGAGGCGGGGCTTGAACCGGCGGCGTACCGATCCACGTCTGTCCGCCCGGGAGCAGCGTGTCTGCGATATCAAGCGTTGTCTTGAGCCGCTGTACGTCTTCGGCTACATCTTCAATAAACGCTTTGACTTCAGCGCGCGAGCGCAGCAGCACGTCAACGTAGTTCAGTCGAAACCACGCCGGACGGTAATTCGGAAGCGGGTCGTCTTCCGGGTATTCCTCAAGGTCTGTTGGCGAGCATACGTGGTCAAACGCCCCGACCCGTTCTTCTGCTCCCGGTTTGAGGGGCAGCATTTGATAGGCGAATATTTTTGTCGGCATATCCACCGCGTCACTTGCTGTAATGCGCACGCGAATGCCGTCTGTAGTTTCGTAGTTATACCGGCTGACCTGCCACGTTAATTTGACACGCCGAGGATTGCCCGGCGGAGGGGGCGGCGGATCAAGATCGGGGATATAGAAATTGAGCCCAAGCGTTTCCGGCAGCTCAATGATTCCCTCAATTGGATCTGGTTGGCAGTCTGGCATGTTATTCTTGCTCCGGTAAAACGCGGGCGGTAATGTTAACAGGCCCCGGCGTTGTGGATCGCACGTACGCCAGCGCTAAGCCCTCGTCGTCGGTTGGTCCCGGTTGTGTTATCTGGGCGGTCGGTACATCGGCCACGATTTCTGTTTGCCGCCCTACGACGGGCCTGTTCCAGTGATCGCGCAAACGAATTTTGACAACCGCTGCTTTTAGGCCGTCCGCGAGCACCTGCGGTTTTGAGCCGTACAGGATTTTAGAGTTCTGCGGGCTTACATAGCTCATGGATACGAATACCTCTGCGGCGTCTCACCGTTTGGCGGCGCGTAATATATTGTAACCCCTGTTGTCTCAATACTCGGCGTCTTGGCGACAAATTGAATAAACTGCCGCATTGTTTCGCCGTCGCCGTCTTTGGATGTATTTAGCGCTTCAATAAACGCCTGCACGCACGGCGACAATACGTTATTGTCCGCGCGACACCGACAGCCGCGTTCTTTTGCCGAGCGCTCAAATGACTCGTGGCATTCAGTAAATTTTGCTTTAAGCTCCTGCATCCCCGGCACGGCGTTAAAAAACTCGTCCTGCCGGCCAAACTGCATTATGTTATCTCGACTGATCGAGATCATGCGCGTAATGCGCTGCGTCATAACTAGAGTCCTCGCGGGGTTATGGTCGCATTCTAATCAGGACGCAAAAATAGCGCTACGACTGCGCAGCGGCTTTGACAGCCGCGCGGAGGGTCGCGTTGGTTTGTAGTTCCGCAATAAGCTGAGTAAGCGTTAACTCGCCTTGCGGCCCTGTTGGCCCTGTAGCGCCCATATTGCCGCAGGGGCCGGTTGCACCCGCCTCTCCGACGCCTGTGGCTCCTGTCGCGCCACGCGGCCCTGACGGGCCTGTTATGCCGCGAGGGCCTGTGGCGCCCTGCGGACCCGTCGAGCCTGTGTCGCCTTTAGCGCCGCGGGTGCCAGCCGGCCCGGACTGCCCCTGTGGACCCTGTGCGCCTTGTGGGCCGGCCGTACCTTGTGGGCCCATTAAACCCTGCGGCCCAATTAAGCCCTGCGGCCCCGGCGAGCCTTGCTGCCCGCGGTCTCCCTTTGGTCCGGTTGCCCCGCGTGGCCCGGTGGCTCCTGTGGCGCCCGTAGCGCCTGTAGAGCCGCGCGCGCCGTTTGTGCCGTTTATACCCGCCGGGCCAGTAGGGCCGGTGGCGCCTCTGGGACCGGTCGGGCCAGTGGGGCCGGTTGGCCCGGTTGGTCCCGTGGGGCCAGACGGACCGGTAGGGCCAGTAGCGCCAGTGGTTCCTTTTGGCCCGGTCGCGCCTGTTATGCCAGAAACGCCTGTCGAGCCGCGCGGACCTGTTGCGCCTATTTTGCCTGTCGGACCCGTTAAACCTGTCGGGCCTTTGTCGCCTTTGATTCCTTGCGCCCCCTGCGGTCCAGCGGGGCCTCTGGCGCCGGCGGGACCTTGCGGCCCAATAGGCCCGGGGTTTCCTTGCGGGCCTTGCGGTCCGGCAGGGCACACACCGCAGCCACCGCCGCCCTGCGCCATTGTCGTACCGTCATACGGCACAAACTCGATTTCGTCGTTGTTGTCAGTGTCTGCCATGTTTAATTATTCAGTATGGCGCGAATCGTGTTTCGCAGGTTTGTGTTCGTATTTAATTGCGCAATTAGCTCGTTAAGAAACGCGCCAGATTTAACAATTTCGGCCACGTTAATTGTGATGGTGCCGTCAATTGCGGATGCGTTTGCGGTGATAGTACCGCTACCGATAGCCGACGGTGTAAATGTAATTATACCTCCGGTCGGCACGACTCCGGTTGCACCCTGCGGACCTGTTGCGCCGGTCGCGCCGGCGTTACCACACGGGCCCGTCGCGCCAGACGGACCGATTGGGCCGGTTATGCCCGCGGGACCTTGCGCGCCCGTAGCGCCTCGTGCTCCGGGCGTACCGGCGGGACCCATAAGCCCTGTCGCGCCGGTCGATCCGCGCGGCCCAGCTTGGCCTTGAGGTCCGACAGGCCCCACGGCGCCCACGGGACCTGTCGCGCCAACTGCGCCGGTTTGTCCGTTTTGACCGGCCGGACCTTGTGAGCCGGGCGGCCCGATCGGGCCGATTGCGCCAGTTGCGCCCTTGTCTCCTTTGTTGCCGGTTAATCCGCGCGGACCTGTGGCCCCGGCTGGACCGACCGGACCCGTAGCGCCAGTGACGCCGGTTGCGCCTGTTGCGCCTCGCGGGCCAGTCACGCCCGTTGCGCCACGAGGGCCGGTAGGGCCGGTGGGACCGGTTGGACCTGTGGGGCCGGTGGCGCCAGTTGCTCCGGTGGCTCCAGTTGCTCCGGTAGCGCCAGTTGCTCCGGTAACTCCTGTCGGGCCTGTTGGGCCGCGTGGACCAGTAAGACCTGTCAGGCCGGTAACGCCTTTGTCTCCTTTATCGCCTTTGGCGCCGTTTGCGCCTGCCGGGCCGCGTGGGCCTGTGGCGCCGGTTAAACCTGTGTCGCCTTTATCGCCTTTGGCGCCGGCGGCACCGGCGTCTCCTTTGTCTCCGGTGCAGCCGGTTGGACCCATTTCGCCTTGCGGGCCGATAATACTTAAACCGGGTAAACCCTGAATACCTTGATCGCCCTTATCTCCTTTATCGCCTTTGTCGCCCTTGTCGCCTTTAAGCCCTTGCGGCCCGGGAAGACCCGGCAAACCCATAAAACCCGGCGGACCCATCGGCCCCGGGACGCCCTGCAGACCTTTATCGCCTTTGTCGCCTTTATCGCCCTTGTCGCCGGTATCGCCTTTATCGCCTTTATCGCCAGTATCACCTTTGTCGCCTTTGGCGCCGCCGTCGCCTTTATCGCCTTGCGGCCCCTGCGGTCCCGGAGGTCCCGGCACGCAGCTACCGCCGCTTCCGCCACCGAGACCGCCGCCGGAACCAGCTGGGCAATCTGTTGTGTTTAAATTGATATCAATGTTGAGCTGATCACCGTCAACTGTGATCGTGCCGCTGCCGAGACCAGACGGATAAATATTGACGGTGCCACCTGCAATCTCACATTTTGGGATCCAGAGATAGGGCTCAATTTTCCACTTACAGTCGCCAAGATCGTGAACTATGATCTCGGCGCGCGCGTCTTCGTCGCAGCCGACGATTAATGCTCGACCCACGCTGCCCTCGATTTGCGGCACGCAAACCGGCACGCCAATGTCGATATCCAAAGCATACGAACACAGCGGCGGCTCATCAGGCGTAGAGCCGGGTGTTGTTGTCGGCGTAACTGTGCCGTAACCGTACGGATAAGTCGACTCCGTAACATCGACGTTTAATGTAATGATTGGACACGGCGCCGGCGGGCATTTTGGAATCCACAAATACGGCGTGAGTTTAAATTCGCAAAGATCGATCTGTTCGACCAGAATTTCGGCGCGAGCGTCGATACCGCAGCCTGTGAGTACAGTACCTTCGCCGCCTGTGATTTTTGTGAGGCACGGCTTCGGCATTCCGAGATAAAGCGGCAGAATAACGTCGCAGTAGTAGCCGGGATCAAAGTTAAATATTGGCGCGCCAGAAAACGCATACGGATCGGCTTGCGGCGGCAGCACCTGCAAATCGACGATCATCGACACCGTTGTGCACGGCGGTTTTGGAATTTTGATGTACAGCTCAAAATCAACTTCAAAGCAGCAGACCGGCGGATCGTTCGTGCCGCGCTTCTCGTCGTATTCAGGGCACTTCTCGATCTCAAATTTGAACCGCGGTACGACGTCGTAGCCGACTTCGTGATCAAGATTCTTGACGCGAAATTGTGTGCACGGCGGCCGGGGCGTCGGTATGTCGATGTGGATGTCGAACAAGAAATTGCACGAGCCCGGATCGTTGCAGGTCGGCGGTGTTGATACCGAAATGAGATTGAAAAAACTCGGGGTGTTACTGAGCCGACCGGCGGGACCGTCTTTATAATGACTATTAACAGTGAGAAAGCGCGCAAGCGTCGGACACCGTGGCCGCGGAATCGGCACGACGATTTCGATCTCGATATCAAAATCGCAGCGCTCGGGCTGATCACAACCGGAAGCGGGTGTTACTGTTTTTGTGATCTCAAAACGCGACTGTCCAGCGGCGCAGCTTGTACCAGCAAAGCCTGTTTTAACAGTGAACAGCTTTTTGGCGATGTCGATACACGGCGGCGGCGGGATTGGTACAACGATCTCTAAATCAATATCAAAATCACACTGGTCCGGCGTGTTGCAGTCGCCCGGCGTTACGCGCGATGTAATTTCAAAGCGGTTTGATTTACCTTGCACGCACGGCGAATCGCTAAAACCGGTAGACACATCAAATTTCGTGACATTGATGTTCGGGCACGGCGGCTTTGGAATTGGAATATCAATTGTGAGATCGATATTGAATTCGCACTGATCTGGTGTGGTGCAGTCGCCGGGAACGTGACTCGTTGTGATCTCAAATTTTGACGAGCCTGTACTGCACGTGGGGTCGTCAAAGTGAGTGTTAACCTCAAACGTTCGAGTATTAATGATCGGGCACGGCGGGCGCGGGATCGGCACCACGATGGTGAGATCAATATCAAACTCACACTGGTCCGGCGTGTTGCAGTTACCCGGTGTTCGTCTTGGGGTTATTTCAAACGTTGAACCGCCCTGCACGCACGACGAGTCACTAAAGCCAGTAGTGACCTCAAATTTTTTGCGGTTGATAATCGGGCATGGCGTACGTGGGATTGGTACGACAATTTCTAGCTCAATATCAAAGACGCACTGATCGGGATTGTTGCAGTCTCCCGGAACGTGGTTGGTGGTAATTTCAAATTTAGACGGCGTCTGCACGCACGAAGAGTCGCTAAACCCCGTCGTGACTTTGAGCACCGGCGAATTGATAATCGGACACGGCACGCGAGGGATTGGAATAACAATCTCTAGCTCAATATCAAATTCGCATTGACCGGAACTATTGCAGTCGCCGGGAGTGTGGTTGGTTGTGATTTCAAATTTGTTACCGCCGGTTAAACACCCTGAATCGTCATAGCCGCTGGTGACCGTGAGTTTTGGTTGGTTAATAATCGGACACGGTACGCGCGGAATCGGTACAACAATTTCGAGTTCAAAATTGAACTCGCACTGATCGGGGTTGTTGCAGTCGCCGGCGATATGATTTGTCGTGATCTCAAAACGATTTGTACCCGTGAGACATCCGGCGTCGTCATATCCAGACGACACTGACAAGTTGGGCGAGTTCAGCGTCGGGCACGGTGTGCGCGGAATCGGCACAACGATTTCTAGCTCGACGTCGAACTCGCACCGGTCCGGCGTATTGCAATCGCCGGGCGTGTGACGCGGCGTGATACTGAAAAAGTTTTGTTTGTCTTCAACGCACGGCGAATCAGAAAAACCGCTGTCGACAGAGAAGCTAGTCAGATTAATTGCCGGACACGGCGGCCGCGGGAACGGAATGGCAATTTCTAGCTCGACTTCAAAACGACACTGATCAGCCGTGTCGCAATCTCCCGGGGTGATGATCTGCTCAATTGTTAATTTGTTTTGCTTGTTGAGCATACAAGGGGAGTCGGAATACCCCGAGTACACACCAAAGTCGGTGACGACAATTTGCGGGCATGGCGGTTTCGGCACTGGAATCTTGAGATCCAGATCAATGACAAACTCGCACTGGTTGGGCGTCTTACAGTCGCCGGGCGTAATAATCGGCGTAATACGGATTTCGCTCAGCGGCGCAATACAATCCTGATAACCAACTTCTAATCCGAACTCACCGGCTGTAAGCGTCGGGCAAGGTGTGCGCGGTACCGGCACATTGATATCTAAGGTGACGTCGTAACGGCACGGGTCGATATCTTGTCGCGTGATCTTCAGTTCGTTTTTAGGCGGCGGGCAGCCATCGTCGCCGTCGCCGACAAAGTTGACGTCAATCGACGTCAAAGTCGAGAAATCAGGGCAGCGGTTGCCAACTTCTGTCGGTGGTTCGCGCGGAATGATCGGCGCCTGACAGCCGTAGATTGGCGGCGGCAACGGTTCAATCTCGCAAACCGATGAAATGAAATCGAAGTCTACCTTTGGGGTAGGATCGATCGGGCACTGCGAGTCTTTAAAAAGATTTTCAGGCATGTTACGTGCAGTTAACCTGAGCGTTTGGTTTCTTTTGGACTGTGATCGTGGCGTTGTCGATGAGAATATTAATGCCTGCGCCGCCAATCATATTTACGTTTGTACCGCCTACACCGTTGATAGTTGAAATAAGCTCACAACACGCAGGTCCGCCGCTTAAAAATTTATCAACCCACATAATCTCGGTTGGCATTTTTTCTTCTAACGTTTCCCAGCGCGACGCTGGCCACTCTTCGGCGGGGACACCCACTGGCGGCGGACCGTAAAACAGATAACTAAGAGTTGCGTTTGTTTGAACCCACGTTTTATTGTTCCACGTGTAGTAAATCGCGTTTTTGTGCTGGCAAAGCACTGGCGGTAATGGGCCGCAGTTTGGCGACGGCGGCGTGGGCTCTGATTCCCAGCCATACGTGTCGCCGGGCTTAGCGCCGGCACAGCCCGGAAGCGTTGAACTATCCGGCGTGTCCATAGTATCGATGTATTGCGTGGGCACAATCTTTGTTTCGCCGGCCTCGCCGTCAAACAACGGCAACTCGCCGCTGTTTGCGCACAGATCGTCGCCGTTTGAGCCCGCTCCCGCACCTTTTGCTGCCGTGACTGTTATCTCGTTTGAGCGGTCAGTTTGTGTAATTAAGCAGTTATACCCTTCTTTGAGTCGAATGTCGCCCTTCATGCAGCGTGAATTCAACACAATTGCGCGGTTGTCGTTTGTCCCAGTCTGGTCGCACGGCGGGACGCGTACGCGGTCGTAGTTGCCGACACTGATTGAGCGTAGGTATGCTTTGTTTAAGTTTTGAATGCGGCCCGGCTCAACCTGATAGTCGTTCGGCTGTAACGCCCATACACCGTTAACGGCAGCGTCATTAAACGCTGCTGTCAGCGCTTCCAACGGGCCAGTCACAAGAAAGCCAGACCAGATCGGCTCTTCGGCGCACGGGTTTTCCGTGTCGACTGCGGACTCACTGTGTTCAAGTGCCCACTCGCCGGTATCGTGTCGAGTAAAAGAGACTGTAGCCGGCGACGCGTTTGTGCTAAACACAAACTCAAATAAGCTGCCTACTTTTTTTACAGCTGACAGCCAAATTGTATGTTCGCTTTCGTCATACCGGGCGTCGAGGCCCATAATGAACCCTGCGTCCAGTACCGCGCTTGTGGGTAGCGGCGGAAGGGTGGCTGGTTTGTTGTAGATAAACGGATACGCGCGGTATTCGTTGTCGTTGTAAAATCCGGGACGAGGCATTAGACAACACTCCTGCCGACAGTATCAACAACAATTGTCTCGCCGTCAGCGTAAATTCGCAACACAGCGTCGGCGACTGCTTGATTTGTTGCTGTAAACGTGAAATTACCAAAGTCGTCGGGACCGCAACCGTTGATTGTTTTTAGATATCGCTTGTTCGGAAAATCGTCGCTTTGTGGTTCGCAGAGGAACCGGCGAAACAGCGGCACGCCCACGATGTCGACACGAATGACGCCCGGCCCGTCTTGGCGCAGCACAACACCCTGATCGCCGACTAACCAGATATCGCCGGTCAGGAATTGTTTTGTCTCAGGCCGCACGGCTCGAACGCCCGGCTCGTTTGCGGGAATAGAGACGCTGCTTACAAATTCTGTCTGATCGATTTCAAACGTATACGTGCCGGGGCCCCAGCCAGAAAAGCGCGCAAGCCCCGTAGTTGTCGAGAGCAGCATTCCGGCTGGGCGACCGTATTGATCCGCAAACAGCAGTACGCCGTCTGCCGGCGGACTCAGCGGATTGTACGATGCCGACACGCGTGTGCTCAGCTCTTCATCGCCTACGTTTATTGTGACGCTTTGTGGCGCCACGACGATCGAAGATATGTAAACACGTTGATACCCACCAATAATGAAAAACGACGCGTCAATAAACGTGTCTGGCGCGATTGAAATGTTTTCTGTAGTTTCGCTTTGCAGCCCGGCCGAGTCTGCAAACGGATACCGCGACGCTTCTTGCTCGTCGCGGAACTCTGGAAATAGAATTCGTGCGCCTGACATTATTGCACCACAAACTTGTTAAAAAACGTAGACGCTTGATTAGTAAATAAACCAATAGACCCGGTCACTTCGCCCGGGTTGTTGATACTGGTTGTGCCGCTCACCGGATGTGAGCCATTCAGCTCGGAGACGGAAAAAGAAACAGACAAGCTGCTTCCGTTCAACGACAGGCTTGCGTACATCCGGTACCACATGTTTACTTTTGCGCTGTAATTGACTGACAACTCGTCGACGAATATGTCACCGTTGTACCGCAGTACACGCACCTTGCCGCGCGTCCCGTCGACGATGACGACAACATATCTTGTTACAACTTGCCCCAGTTCCAGCGTCTGCATGTAGTTCAACACAAGGCCGCCGTTTCTGGCTGCTCCGTTTGTGCCTAGTTTGAACTCGGTCATGATCGAGCGATTCAGCGCCCAGTCAGTTGCGCAGTTTTTAAGCACGGCGATATTCGTACCGCCGATGCCGATAGACAGATATGTGCCGTGATTTGTTAATGCCGCGCCAAGCTCCGGGTCAAACTCGCCCGGTGCGCAGTTTCCGCAAATCGGCGGGGCAAGTGTTTCTTGCGGCGAGAACGAACCCGCTTTAGTAACAAAATACGCGTTCGGCTGACACGAGCCAAAATCAACGCAAAGCGGCAGCGGCATGCACGCGTAGTCAGGCGGATCTAGCGTCTCATCTACAACCAGATCAATTGCCGCTGTCGGATCTGGCCAGCAATATTCGTCAATTACGATATCTGTCTCGACGTAATTTGAACCATCCCATCGATACACCTTATTGGTATCAAACGCTAAATACAGTCGTTCAAGTTCGCCCGCCGGTGGAAACGACGCTTGGTTTGCGTACACCGTAATGTTTTCGCCAGTGGGTTCGCAGCATAGGTCTTTAAACGCTTGCGGCGGTTTGGGTTTGTTAGCGTCACACACCGCGCCTAAACCAATGTCTGTCACTATGTCTGCGCCGCCGCAGTTTTCAAAGTTCACGGCGGTAAAACCGTCGAATACAATGTCGATATTTCCGTCGCAATCCGGCGCCACGCCGTTGATTGTTTCAATCGGTGTTTTGGGGCACGTGCCGCTTTCGGGTCGTTGCGCGCACGGCCCTAAGAACGTCGCAAGCGGGTTATAGTCGCCAGTAACAAGCGCGCTGTCTAGGCGAAAGACAATCGCCGGATAATCGACAGCGTCGTATTGAATCGTTTCGTATTTTGCCGTAACGGGTGACGTACCAATAAGGTTCACTACCCCCTGTAGCGCCGTGCCAAGATTAATTTTGCCAATTGTGGGGATAGGTAGCGGGCGATACGGGCGCGCGTTTCTCGGTTGCACAAGTGTTTGTCGTGCTGCGCTGTATCGGCCGACAAATGGCGTATCTACACCGGGGCCGAACACCACCCACCCAGAGACGCCAGACGTCATAGCGGTCACAGGATAATTTACGTATGGCGCGACAGGTTGCGGAACTGACACGGCGCACACGGTCTGCCCGCTTGAATCAATCTCTGTCGCCGCGCCGAATAAGATCGTGACAATACCGGCTGATACCGTCATCCCCTGAACGTATAAATACTCGCCCAGCGTTGAAGGAAAACGGATATGGCAATCAACGAGCACGTCTTCGCGAATAAACGCGCCACGGTCGTCGACGCCCGTTGAAATATCGTCAAGCGGGTACCGTCGTGTGGACTGCAGGTTGTACCAGTTTTGATTGCGAATAGACATGATTTAACACGGCGCCTCTGTTTTACCTTCCGCGTTACAGTGCAGTGTTTGCACGGTTTCAGCTATAGCTGGTAATGGCGGCAGTCCGTCATCAAGGTTGTTACCGCAATTTGTCAAAATAGGTTGCGCGCTGCTGAGATATGTTCCAGTAAGCGTGCCGGTGATCACATACGGTCCGCGGGCGCGGGTGTACTCCGCGGCTGGGTTAGTCGGGTCGTACTGATTGAATTTAACCCGAAACTGCACGTACGCCGAATCACCGGGTTTGATTTGCGGAAACACAGCTGAATACTGGAAACCGCCACCAGTAACGTTGATACCGACGGCCGAGCCGCGAATGCCCGGCGCGTACATGGCTGTATACCCGCATTCTAGTTCCGGGCGTACGGCAACCGATGTTTGCGTTTCCGGGTCGGCTGGCACGAGGTCGCCGCTGACTGAAAGGTTTACAGTCAGGCGTGTCGGCTCGGCGCACGTTTCGCACGGGTTGCAAAGCATCATCACGATATCTAAATACGAGCAACGCTGCGGCACCATAAACAAGCGTAGCGGGCGCTGTACGCTGCACGACCGTTGATCTAACCAGCGCGCGATGTTGTTCTCGTGCTCTGTGCGCACATTTTCGGCACGCTGCCCGATCAGCTTGTATCGGTAACTTGTCTCATTCATGTACTGCGCAGTATTTGCATAGTCGTCGCAACCGCAGCACGGAACGCAGTCTGCGCCGACTTGTTGATGCGCCGTCGTAGACGGGTTTACCGGGTGCGGCGTCGCGACGCCAACGGTAACGGGGCGTCGAACCCAGAGGCAGTCCGTCGCGCCGAGCCTGAAATCTCCATCTGCGCCAGTCACGCCGTTAATCTTTGTGATAGGTACTGCAACGCCACCGGGACAATTGCTGTAGCGCCCCAATCCCGTACCAGCCACCGCGCTAAAATTAACACTCGTAATGTTGCGAAAGTTTTTTGTGGCTGGCGGTGTAGTGGTAATTTCTGTGTTGTATCCGTTGTTGAATGTGAACGCGCCGGTATACCGCGGCGAAGTAGTTTGTCCGTTGCGAACACGCAACGACAATAACCGGCGCGGCATTTTGTATACCGCACGCTCGTCGAGCCGGGCGTTTATAGGCGTCAAAAATTTGTCGTAGTTTCTGCGCGTATCGTCGTCGGTTTCGCCGTTGTCGTCGTCTGGCCACGTTGTGTAAACAACAAGCCGGCACACCGCCCGCGCCGTTTTCCACTCGTAGATGCGATAATCGCCGCTCCACGGTTGGCTGTTAAACGTAGTTCCTGCTGACGTCGTATCGATGATTACGCGGTCGTTTTCGTCGACAATGACGATATCGGCTGCGTGGGTCGGTGTCGGAAAACCAGCGGGCGGTGCGTTCTCTATGCAACCAATTCCGTATAAATGTTTAATCCGTAGCGGGTGGGCCGCGGGCACAATTGCAGTGTCGTACTCTCCGTCGTCGTCATAGGCGAGATGCAAGTCGGCTATCAAATAGCGGATATCGGCCGACGGCGCTACGAGCGGATAGTCCAACCCACTTTGTGGCTGGACGACACCGATACCCGCGCGGCCGTATTTTGATGTTTGAAAGTCGGGGCATGTCATGTGTCACCCCGACGCTGAGCAGCCCGAGTCGCCGAGCTGGCTCCCCAGTACGACCAGACTCATCTGTGTTACTTCAGAACCGAGCCGCGTAATAAAGTTTTGCAACGTTGTCACGCCGTCGCCAAACCGGTTGATTTGATTGACAATAGCGTCCAGCTCCGTGCAGCCGCAGCAAGGTTGCGCGCACGTGTCAGAAAACTTTAAACCGTTGCTCATCGGCGTGATTTGAATGCAATCGTCTGGAGCAAGAATAAAATTACCGTCTGTGCTGCACACGCCGTTGATACACCGAATACACGATCCAATTTCTGGTGTTTCGCAGTAGCACTCTTCGTTTAAGTTTGTACCCGAGATCGCGTCAAAAACGATTTCAGTTTCCGTGGCAAATGACACAGCGGTGATGCGCACGTTGTTTCCAGCGACAAGCGTTACGTCGCCGTAAATAGGCGCGCTCATTTCGCCGTTGTTTGATATGCGCAGCCGCGTGACCGCGCGCAGCATCGGGCGGATCGTATCCGGCTCTAGCTCGCCGGCTGCAAATGTAAACTCGTACAAACCCGGCGGCATTTGATCAATCTCATCAAGCGTGCCGAGTACGACCCGCCCGACACAGTCATCAAAATCGTCTAAGCCGCCGAGCGCGTACGACCGATTAGGCTGGTAATTACTTCGGACAATGTTCGCCGCCGCCACGTCAACAGCTGTGCCGTTGTTGTCGTATCCGATAGTGATATTGAAACCGGTCGGGGCTATTAACAGGCTTTTGATAAAAAAACGATTGGGAGCAAACGCCAGCCCGGAATGAATTGGCAGATACAGCGCGACGATAAAACTATCGGGCAGTCTGACCGTGCCAGTCGGGTCTGTTTTGGTGGCGCGCTCGGTTAGCGGGTACGACCGCTGCGAGTTGTGATTGAGCCACTGTAGATTCCAGTTTCCAATCGGCATGGTGGCTCACCTGTTATGTCGCGCTATAGATGATACCCGTAACGCGCAATACGCCGATTTCGCCGTAGGCGTTGTCCTCGGTGCGGCCGATGGTGACCAACACGGTGTCGCCCTGTTCTACGTTAAACGGCGCGCTATCGCGCGTGATAACATGATTCATAAACAAATCCGCGCCAGAATTAAATGTGAGCGAATTGTCTGTTGTTATCAGCGGCTCACCTTCGGTAGACGTCAACGCAGGGGCCGGTAAAATACGTTGAGTCATATACAGCGACGGCATTACTTTTTTACTGTTATTTGGTCCGCTGTCGCGCCCAAACAACTGCACGCGAATTTTCATTTGCAGATTATCGCCGAGATTGCTGCCGGGCACATTAAACCGCAAGCGCAGCAACGACGCCTGATCACCCGGAAAACCGAGATAGGGAATGTCCATATACAGCCGCTCAACGGCATCGCTCAGCCGAATGATCTGCGGCGAAATCTCGCGTTCGACTAGCTGATCCGTGTAATCTATTTTTAGAATCCCTTGGTGCAGCGTGATCGGCGTTGTTATTCCGTCAAGGTTGAACTGCGCTTTTTCTTGCTCTGTTAACGCGCGCGGGTTTGCACGTGAACCTGTAATAGCAATCTGATTTGACAGCGTAAACGCACCCTCAGCGATCCAGCCGCGCGTTAACTGGTGCCGGTTGATTACGCCCTTAAGCGCCTGCCCGCCGGCCGTATCGGCGGCTGCAATTTGCAAATCTAAGTTGAGTTGCAGGTCGCCAGTCGACGCCGGATCATCTGCGCAGTTCGAAATAGCAATTGGGCTTGTAACTGTTGCGGCAGCGGGGGTAACCACCGTCTCGGGTGTTGTTCCGTCGACGTCTTTTACGAGGCTTGTGACGACGTTACGATCATTGCCTGTGAGCATTCGGAGATACACCACAGATACGCGCATATGCTCGTAGCGCGGGCATTCAGCTGTTTCTTCTGGGTGCTCCGTAGGTGGTGTAAACGGTACGTCATCTTCGCAATCGCTCATCCACCAAATGCCGTTGGTGTCACAAATCGCAAGGCCGGTCGAACCAAGCGGGATCTCGGTCGCGCCGACGTGATTCACGCCTTTGTCCCACAGCATGGCGACAGACTGAATCGGGAGCGGCGGCCAGACGTTTGAAAGCGCCGGATGCTGACTCAGGTTGTAACCAAACACGGCGCCATTCGGCGCTTTGCCGTTAAAGCTCGCGTGGTTTGCCGGCAACCAGCCCGGGTCGTTTGCCGTTGCGGCTTGCAGTGTTACAAGATCAAAACGATAGTGCGTGTGGTCGTCAATGAAGTCCCGAATGTGCGGCATGACAACGACGCGCGGTACAGTCGTGCAACTGTCTTTCGGCCCTTGCACGTGGCATACACTGACAGTTACAGCCGGGCGCTGCTTTACGAGTTTGCCAGCTTCAGCGGCCGACAGGTAATAGCGGCCCGGCGTGATTGCGCCGTCAATAGCGTTGGCTAATTCGGGGATATCGACAATCCCGCGCAGCACGATATCGCCAAGTGTTTCGGAGCGTTTGCGTACGCAGATACCGACGCAATCCGACGACGGTTGCACGACAAGCGTTTGAGTGTTGGCGTCTGGCTCGACAGCTGCCATTGCCCGCTCATACCGATGCTCGGCCCAGTTCCAGTAAACTGGCTGCCCGGGTAGTACGGAGCTACAGATAGTCGCGTTGCTATCGACTAGTACCTTGCCAAGCTCAGCCGCGTCGAGGCGATCTTTGAGGTAATCCGTGCGGTCTTCAAGCGTACGGTCTGGGCGCGAAACTACGCCAGCCTGTACGGGCTCACCCGGATTAACGTGTTTGATGTTGTGCAGCCAGTTCCCGGACATCCTTGTCCTCCGGCAGTTAGTTGATTACAAGAACGCGACATCCCAAGTGATGCCGATTTGCGATGACGCTTCCTTGGTCACCTGATTTCCGCCGCTAAAAACTGTTCGCGCAAACACGACGTCTTTTGATCGATCGCTTAACACCGGCGCGGCTATGAGAGCGGCGGCGTACACGCGGCTGTTGTTTGCGCTGTTAAACTGCCGCTCTTCACCTTCGTACACAACGCGCGCTTCGGAGGTCTGCGCAAAGAACGTGAGCTGATTGCCAGATTGATTAACGGGTAGGTTGGCGTCGTAACCGGCCGACACGCTTAAGGCTGGTTCAATGCTCAGCGGGACGCGAATAAAATTGCGCGTCTGAGAGTCGACTAGCGAGTTGTAGTACGTGATATCTACGTTACGGCCGAAGCTGGGTGTCGAGACAGTCAGCTCGGGATCGATGTTTTCGTACTCGATGTACATAGCCGAAATGTGATAATCCAGCCGGTCAGGCTGCCGACGATAGCCCAGCTGTTTGGCAGCGATAAACCCCCAGCCGTATTGGATCTGGTTTGCTTGCGAGAACAACGGCAGCTTTAGGCCGGTCTTCTCGTCAATGCGCCACACCGACACGTGTCCGCGTACGCCAAAAGCGGGGGTAATGTTATCGGCAGCCATGTGTTGTCCTTATTGGCAGGTACCGGACACGAGTCTGGCGGTGGCGCCCAAATCGTGCACTAAAGATACCGGTACGTCGTCGTTTGCGGGGTTCATTCCTGTAAAGCGCGTTACGGCCTCAAAAACGGCGTCCTCTGGCGTTATCTTATCTTTATCGGCCGCCAGCTCGAAAATCACGATCATTGCCGTTTGCGGCGGTAATAACTGACGTAGATGCCTAATATTGTACAGTCCCAGATGATTTAGCCCTAGCGCACTTACCGAGATTCTTACCACAAATACGTTATTTCTCAGCACGTTTTCAACTAGGAAACGTAACGGGTTAATTGTCTTCGGTAAATGCGCCACCGTCGGTTCCGTGGCGGCGTTAACTCGTTTATCGAGCAACTGCGCCAGCGTGCCAATTTTGGGTTTAAGCGCGCAATCTGGCTGCGCTTTTCGAAACTCAGCAGCCTGTACGCCGCGCTCATGAATCTCGTCAAAGAACTGTTGCACGTCTGCCGGATAACCGCCTAAACGGAATTTTACGTATGTGTAGCCGGTGTGGTGTGCGGTGTTTACTTCAAGCGGCACGTTTTGGTTTTCAAAGACAAGGTCGCCGTAAAAGCACGACGAAAGGAATCCGCTATCCAGTGCCAGCGCCGTAATAGCTCGACGAACCGGTTGACAAGAATCTGCGTTCGGATCAAGCAACAGCTCGTCTTCTGCTTCGGTCGCTAGCGGTTCCCATGCGTTGCTGGCCAGAATGTTGTTAGGCGGCGGGCAGCAAATAATCTCGCCCGGCGTTTCTCGCGCGTACGTATTGCCAACAAAGAACTCGTATACGTCGATGCCGTGAACGAGCGGCGTACCAGCGGAGATTGTCTGCCCGACTTCAACGCGCGGTACAGTGTTTTCTGCAAAACGATAGACAGCTTTGTCTGTCACAATAAGAATGCCGCGTGCATCGTCGTCAACAAGCTCGACGGTCTCTACAGGCCCAATACTGACTGGTACGCCGCAGATCGCGGCGATTGCGGCGTCGAGCACGGTCGCTGTTGCGCCGCCCTCTACGAGCCCGGAGATGACGGCGTTTGTTAAATCTTTGTACGCCTGACTGGTGCGCAGCTTTATACCGACCGCGTAGGCAAATTGATTAAAGACTGTGTTGTAATCGAACTGGCCGCAAAACCCCCACAGTGTCAGCTCTTCGTCGTCGGAGTTGTTGGGTGACGGGCGCTTTGTGAACACCGGGTTTTCAAACGGGTCTTTGGCAAAAACAATGGCGTTTCGCGTTGTGTCGATGAGGAAGTCCGAGTTTTTGATCAGTACGCCCGTGGGGTACGTAATGCGGTTAAACAACTGCATCACGTCTGTTAACCCAGCCGGAAGCGGGAACGAGAAGAAAGTTGTCGTTGGTGGCACGTCAAACCGCAGCCCAGAATCAAACGTAGCTGAATTGCGGTCAAACTGTGTAATTGTCGTGCGCGCGGTGTTACGCTCAGATTTCTTTAAGACAATTGGAGTCAGCGTTTCCGCGTGAAACAGCGGTACGTCAAAACGGCTCAACGCCTCAATAGTTTCAATGAGGTTTTGATACGTTTGATTTACAACTTGCGCGGTTGCAATTGCGTACGAATGCACCTGATCTACGCCCGTGTACGTGCGCGCCCAGAAACTACCCAGCGCCGCGATCAGGTTGCGGCTGCGGTCAAAGTCAGACCCGGGGTATACAAATTCTGGTTTGTTCATGGTCAGTTAGCCCAGCCGGCAGAGACAACAGACACCGACACGTCTTGCGGTCCGGTTAAAAACACAGTTGTGCGGCCGGTAACGAGGCGGGCGATGTCCGTAGGTAGTTTCAAAATTGTGTTGTCACGCACATACATGATGCTGCCGTCGGGGCGGCGAATACGGCCAAACATATCAATACTGCCGAGCGCCTGCTGACTCGATAGGTGTTTGTGCGCGGCGTTACTGATGACCGACGCGTGCAGCTGCCCGGAGAACCCAACACTGGCGACCGCGGCGCTGACGCTCTTTTGAATAGCTTCAATATCAGGCGTAGCGACGGCGGGGCTTTTGCGGATCTCAAACGAAATCTTTGTGAAACACGGCACAGCAGCTTTTACAAGCACGTCGGCAGCACGGGGGCGAGTATCGCGTCCGGCAAAATAGTCTTGTAACTCGCCGATCAGCGGCATGCCCGTCGTGGTGATGGCGTACCACTTTTTCGTCTGGTTTGGAATCAGCGCTGTCGCCGGTTGGATGTCGGTGTTCACAAAACGGATGATGGCAGTCTGATATCGTGTATACGCGCTTTCGTGGAGATACAGCACGTCGGGCACGAAATCGAGTTCTAAGAAATCAGCCGTTCTTGTGTCTTGCAGCACGGAGTAATTTGCTTGCGGCACTCCAGCCAGCGCCGGATCCACGATGCGCGTGACTTCGTAAAACCCGGGGGCAGTGTTTCGACCAATTGAGACCTGCCAGACAGTGCCGGTTGGTGTGCCGCCAACCAGAGCCTGTTCGTCGCAATTCCCGGCTGGAGTCGTCGGCGGCGTGTATGGTCCGACGTAAGTTGCCTCTAGCAAGTGCTCAATTTCTTGCGCGGACGCGTTGGTCTGCGCGTAGATGTCAACTTTTCCGCCACCCGAGATCGGGAACAAGGAGTGCTGGTCGCGCTGCTGCTCCGCGTCGCCGCAACCTAATACAGACAGGTGCTTGGTGTTTTTGAAGACCGGCTGCGCCATCACGGCCGCGACGTAGCTGGCGCGGCTGCCGATGGTCTTTGCCGCTAACCCTGTTGACAACCGCGCTAAATATTCTTCGTTGGTGGCTGGATCGCGACCGTCAATAAAATCTGCGGCTGCAAACGCGGCCGCTACGTTATTTAAAAGGTTGTCAGGAATCAGATTGACGCCGCGTTTAATGTTGCCAGCCGCACCAATTGAAAGTGCAACCACGTTGACCGTGGCGGCAAAAGTCCCGTCACCGACCGGGATCATTTTGCGTTGATTTGCGTCAGTCAGCGCTTCTGTCGTTGTTGTCGGTAATATGAGAAACGCCCCAGTTGGCACAAAAATGGTTTCAGCGTCTTCGGCCGTAAACCGCACGGTGGCGGGAATCTCGGTGCGTACATCCGCGTTGAAAATGATCGTAATCGACCCGACGGCCGGAGTGCCGTTGTCGCGCTGCACGTTGAAGTTAGACAGCACCTGATCAACGATGTCCGTGTCAGCGAGCGTCGGGTCTTGCGTAATCTTTAATAGGCTGTTGCTTTGCTGAACGCGCGCAATGTTTTCTTGAATCGCCGCGTTTAACAGGCCGTCAAAATACAACACAAGATCGTGAAATACGCCGCGCGTTAGCTCGACCTCTGGGTGGCGTTCCACCATAAGCTGCGACAACGTCGCAACCATTTCTTGCACTTTAGTTGGGCTAAGCTGCGTTAAACTGGTTATTTCAATCGGCATATTACACCTGTGGTAGCGTGGCTACCGGTAAAATCACAACCCGCTCGTCGCCGGCAATGCTTGTAATCATAACACGCATGTTTAGATATCCCGGCAGGATTGCAACAGATAACAATTCAGCGTCGTCAAATCGCTCGTCGTCAGGCATTCCTTCGTATTCTTCGTTTTGTAGCGTAACGCGTAACCGTAGATTGGCGGCATAAAAGTTCTGAGTAACGTCAAGCTGGCTGCGCATCTGCCCCTGTCGGACCAGCGTCATAAAATCGGTGCCGCGATCTGGGAGGCCGGGCATTGAACCGATCTCGGTCAGAAACTCTAGCGCCCAGCGCTGCGCCAACTTTTGGATACCGACGCAAATAAGCCCGCTGTTGTCTTCGTCATATAGGACTAGACCAAGTTTGTTGTCGCGCGCAGTGTTGACATTCTGCAACGCGAGATAGTCGTATTTGCGGTTTGCAAAGTCAGCTAGGCTCATTGTTAACCTCCGGCCGCGCCGGCATCAATGTGAGTTTGTACGTTGTCTTTGAAGAACGAAAACACGCTGACTTTCGCTTTACCGTGCCCGTTTAGGCGCCCGTGCATGAACGACATGCACCGCGCGTAACTTGCATGCCGCGTCCGCCACGCCCGCTCTTCTACGGCCATAAAGTCCGCCTGCCATTTCATTGCTATTAAGTCACCGGTCGTTCCGCCTTGCTTCTCCGGCCCCGCGAGCACTGAGTCCGAGTAGATTTGATTAATGTTGTTGCGGTCCCAGCTCGGAAAACTCATGCCGGGAACGTCGAGCAGTTCTTTTGTTTTGATCTCTTCTGGTGTGTGCCACGGGCGCCACTCAGTCATGTAGTTTTTGAAGACTTCGGCCATTTTCTTGGCGCGCTCTTCCAGCTGGTCGATACGGGCTTGAAACTTTCCGTCGACCTGCCCTTTTTTTGCGCCGAGGCCGGGTTTTTCTTCTGCCATGACAGCTCCTTAAAAATTGCCTTGCGTATATTGTTTGTCGAGCATTGCCTGAATCTTGGCGGCGCGCTGACTTACAGCGCCGGGCGTGATGTTTAATCGTCGCGCAATTTCTTGTGTGCTGGTTTTTCTTCGTCCGTTGCGGCCAAGTGTCATATCCGCAATTAACTTGTCGACCGGACCAAGATCTTCATAGACAAAGTTAAACCACGCGTCGGCGGATCGATTGCTGTTTGGAATCGTGCTCGCGACATCACCGCCGTAGCTTTCTTCGTCGGTGACTTCGCGCGTTGTCATGCCCTCTGATACCGGCTGGTTAAACGCGCGGATTTTCTGAATACGGCGTTTTGACAGCCCGGTGTGATCCGCCAGCTCGTCGTCCGTAGGGTCACGACCTAGCTGGTCGTACAGCTCGGATTCGCTCTCCGTTAGCCGTCCGTAATCGAGGCCGACCTGCTCAGGAATCGAGATGATGTTTTGCGCCTGCGCAGACACGCGGCGCAAACTCTGCAACTGCGACAGCAAGTGTGTGCGCACGTTACCGCGCTGCGGGTCGTATGTATCCAACGCTTTGAGCGCCATAAGCCGCGCCTTGGAGCGGGTTGTCGGGCTGGCGTTTTGGCCGGCGTAACTCATCACGGCCGTGTCGATAACCGGCTGAAGCGTCCCCAGCAGCGCCGTATTCGTTTCCGGCGTTTTAGTGCGCTGCCATTGCGCATAAGCGTTGTCAAAGTCGGTGCTGACGCCAGTCGGCATTCGGGCCGAGAACGGCGCGGGCACGTCGCCTAAAATAGACGGCATGCCGGCTGGCGTACTGGTTTTGTTATCAGCCATGATTATGCCTTCTTGAGTGGGCCGCCGGGCCATTTAATGCTATCTTTGTACAGCGGCGCGTACGTCTGTGAAATAAGTGTCGTGTCTTCGTCTTCTTCTTCGGTGCGGATGTATGACAGCGCAAACGACGTACCAGCCAACGCACGTTCGGCGTTGATGGCGTACGACACCTGCGTGACGGCTGCGATCATTGCGCCGTCTGATTGAATTTCTGAGTCTGGTAGCTCAATTCTAACAATACTACCCGGGGCAATATCGAACCGCAGTTTGCCCGATAGTTCTCCGTAGCGCTGGCTCAAAAACTCGGTTTTGTAAAAGTGCTCTGCAAAACGTTTACTCACGCCGTCCGCCATTCCGGTCGCGACGTCCGCCGGCAATAACCACTCTGGCGGCGGGTCACCCTCGCCGGTCGCGGGCGCAATGCAGTCGCCGGGACGCTTTCCTTTTACGCCGGTTGTTGCGCCCGTAAAAATGGGCCATGGCGACATATTTGTCAGCCACGCGGGCAAGTCTTTAAACAGCTTCAACCCGGGACGTTCTTCTCCGGGTTTAAACGGGTACTGCCCGGCGGGCTGGGTGTATACGTCTGCCATACGAACTTGCCCGCCGGCCGACAACATCGGGTCCATTTGTTGCGGCCAAAACACGACCACGCTGTCAATGAGCTGGCTCATAGACGCGTTAAAGTTGGCGTAGCTGTATTCATCGCCTTTGATGACGTACTTTTTATTACCGTCATGTTTGAGGCCGCCAAAAAACGGAACCACGTATGCGTGCTCGATTGCTGGCGACACGGCAAAGAAAAACTGCGACGCGTACTCGCCAACAAGCTTTCCCCAGAACGACGTGTACGCAAACGACTCTAACGCGTCTTTTGTTAGCGCCGTTCGCACCGACATTTCAATGTTGTTGCCGTTTAAGCCGTCAAGGTTCAAAGCGAGCTTGGCGTTACCCGGCGCAACGGGCATGCGTTTCAGCGCTTTTATTGCTGCTTCGTTTGGGCGTGATTGCGGTAATTTATATTCAGCCATTTTGTTGAAGATCGGCTTGATAACCTCGCCCCACAAATCGCGCGAGATTTTGTCTTTGCGGATTAGATCGCCGTTGGCGTCAATAATCGGAACGCTGGAGTGCGCGTTACCTTCAGTCTGCAGCGCCACAAAGGCTGCGTTTGTGGCCATAAGGAACGGCGCGTTTTGAAACCACTTGCCGTTGAGGGCTGACGAGTTGTTCAAGTCGTCGAGCCAATGGATGAGTTGCAGCACGTAATTAGCGCTGTTGTGTGAGCGTTGATACCCGATGCCGGCAAGCATGCCTTCAAATATCACAAACCGGCCGTTCTCCATTTTGTCTTTCTGCCCGGCTTCAGGGATAATTCTGAGCCAGACAGTCACAGGATCGCGCGGTTTGATTTGTTTACGTAGTTTATGAATCGTCGCTTCGCGCGTTTTGCCGGACGCCGCGTCGTAACCTACTGCGACTGTAAGCGACGCAGTTGGAATACTGTTCAACCCAAATGTGGCAGAGATAGCAACAATGTCGTCAAACACGGTGTCTTTGATCTTGGCCGTGATTTCAAACTTCGAGTAAACGTACGGCTGTTTAGCCATTTGTATGCCTTCTTACGCTTTCCATACGGTAAATAAACGCCAGCACTAAACCGGCAAGGCGGTACGCCGGTAGCGGATGATCAAACCACAGATTTTTGAATGTCGCATATGGTTGTGCATCGTCAAGGCCAAACAGCTCAATAAATACGGGTTCGCCAATCAGCTCCAATGTCGGAAACAACGTTGTGATAGCGGGAGCCGGATTAGCGTTTAGCGCGACGTACCACCGGCCGTTGAATGTCGTTGGATCTGTTATCAGCCGCTCTAGTCGCAATTTGATATCTGTTTCTGGCAGCGTCACAACAGGTAGCTCTCCGGCTGAACGCGCGCTTGTTCGCGGGGCCGGGTCGTACACGGTTTGCGTAGTTAAAAATACTTCAGCGTCTGGATCAAGTTCTTTGATTAGCACGCCGCGATTGTCTTCAAGTGTTAAAAAAGCATCTTCTTCGGCAGCCAGCGGATCGGGCGGCGCGGGGTACAAACCCAACGTGTACTGGCGATTTGCGCGGCCGGTGCTGTTGCTGGCAATAAACTCGCCGCCAATTGCGACATTCCTTGGCGCGCCGGCCATTTGGGTAACGCGCAACGACGGTTGATATTTAAACTCGTTTTCTGCCGGTTCTGGCCAGTACGTTACACGTTCATCGAGTTTGTACAGATACTCGACCGCTGGTGTTTGATGGATGTAGCTAAGCAGCTCTCGCGCACGAAGATTCAAAAACCGCTGATCGGGACTGCTGCCAAACAATACGCGCCGCACCGTGGTCAATACGGTCGGCAACACTAACGGCCGAAACTCTGGCGGGATGTATTCATATCCTGCCTGTTGTTTCTGCGCGCTTTGCGCCCAAATGTTTAACAGCAATGTGCGGCCGTGATTAATCATGTTATTTTTTAGGCACGATGTTAAAACGAAGTGACCACTGGCCGACCAGCGTCTGCGGATCTTGCAGTTCTAATCGCATGCCGGTTAGAAAGGCCCAAAACGTGGAGTTTGAGCAGTCGCCGATTGTGACAGACATCTTGCCGTTTTCTTTAATGCGATTTTTTTGATAGAAGTCGTAGACGTTACAGATTTTTGCGCTGTCTGCGCCGGGGCAGGGTTTTACAAAACCAAAACCAGACACAGTTAATTCACCCACGCGATCGCCGAACGCGTACACGTAAATAAAATCATTTACGGTGTGAAGGAACTGATAGTTTCCGTTTAGTTCTAACGCAAAACCGCTAGTCGGCGCTGTCAGCTGACCGCCTTTAACGCCACCAAACTTGATTTTGAAAATATCGCCAGTGCAGTTCTTGGGCTTGATAATCGCCACAGCGCCGGCGCACGGGGTAAAAGCTACTGGCATGGGTTACTTTCCGTAGTTTGCGCCGGTGCCGCCAGCCATATCGACTGCCGGTCCGTTGTCTGGGGTATCTTCCATGCGGTGACCGGTTGCCGCCAGCACCGCCTCCGACAGCCCGTGCAGCGTCAACGTGCCGTTCACGTTCATATCGCCACCACCCCCGCCGCCCATACCTCCGGCTGATCGCGCGGCATCGTATTGCGAGATCGTGTCGCTGAGGTAGTTGTAGCGGGCTTGATCTTTTTCATCGTCAAAGTATTCGCCACTCCACCAGCTCGTTTTCTTTTTCTTTTCTAGCTCGCCGAGACGTTGCCGTGCCGATTGAATAGGATCGGCTGACTGCGCGTCTAGCAGCGCCTGTTCGGCGACCAGCCGCATATGGGGTTTTTCAATTACTTGCTGTACCGACCCATCCGCCCCAGTAACGTTGACTTTTTTAGCGCCGCCGCGCCGTTTAAACTCCGCTTTTTCTTCAGCTGTGCCGAATCGTTCCACGTCCGCGGCGGCTTGCTCTTCGGTGTACTCTGGGTTGTACGGAATAAATACGCGCTCAGAAACATCTTGATGGCCGCCAAAAAGATGCCAATCAGCCTCGCCACGAATTTCGCGCATCGACATCGTCGTTCCGGCCATTTGACCCATTCTGTTAAACGGGTCGTGCACCGTGAACTCTTGAATATCGCCGGCGCCGCCGCTAGTTTTACCGCCGTGCGTCATCGATTGTTGCCGGGCAACAAGATCGTCGTGGCGTTCTCGATCTTCTTTGCTGTACCACCAATTACCCTCGTTTCGTTTTGCGATGTCAGCAATCTCTTTTTGAATCGCGCCTAACGCTTCTTGCCGGGTCTGTGTACGAGTAACGCCAGTCGGCCCCGCGGGCGACGACGAGCGGCTTGGCTGATTTGATGCGCCAGCGTGCCCGGCGCGATTTAACTGCTGCACCTGCCCGGGCGTTAAATTCTGGGACGACACACCAGCGCCCGTTTTACTTTCCGAAATAGCGCCGTGAATACGCTCCATGTTTGCGAGGTCGTCGTCGCTCAGGTTGTAAAACATTTTTGCGGCATCAGGCGCCTGCAGCGCGCGGCTGAAATTTGTCATCGCGTCTTGTTGCGCCGCTGGATCCAGCTTGTTGAACAATTTAACGGCGTCAGCAGACGGCAACGTCAAAAGCTGTTGTCGTTTTTTCTGATCTGTAAGCGCGTTTTTTAGCGCCGCGCCGGTCGGATCTTTACTGACCTCGTCGAGCACGGTTTGCTGGTCTGTAGTGACTTTTTCGGTGGCGGAGGCAACACCTTGTCCGTGCGCGCGTTTAGCTTCTTCAGCTACGCGTAGTGCGCTAGTCGTGCGACGTACAATAGCTTCTTTGTCTTTACCCATGACCGCGGTTAACTGCTTGCGCGCTTCGGCTCGTGCGGCTTCGGGGTCCATTCCCTCCATAATGAACTGATCAGTGAGGTGCTGCGTCATGCGCCCCGTCATTGCTAGTGCGCGCTCTTCATCCGACTTTCCGACCGTATCACCCATCTGGTTTACAGCAACGTCCGACATGGCGATGCTAATTTGCCGCAGCCTTTTTTTGCTGTGCGTGTCAAACTGCGAGTCAGACATACCCTTCGGCCGCAGTTTTTCGTACTCGGCTTTGTCGTAGTTCTTTTCAAGCGAGTCGTAAATGCTTTTGCCGACGTCGGCGGAAATACGATTTGAAGTGGCAGTTCCACGTTTTTGCGCTTTGGCAACATCAACCGGGGTTTGCTCCAGCCCGGCGCCGGCCAGTCCGCCAATGTCGCGCGCAACGCGGAGTGCCTGCGCAACACCGCGGGCCTGCTCTTTTTTCTCGTCCGATAATCCACCCCACCCGTCCCACGCAGCCGACATCTGTTTTTCAAAGTCGGTGCTGTCGGCGGCCAGCGCAGCAGAGGCAAACTTTTCAATTTGAGCGGTCGTGGCTCCGGCGCCCAGCGTTTGCTGCGCCATAGCTTTAGCGGCGGCCTGCACGTCTTCAGCTTTGCCGGTGTTGAAACCGCGCATAATCAGATCTGCGCGGTTCCGTTGCTGCTCGTTTTTAGCTCGTTCCGCGTCTGTGCTGCCTGCGGCCGTATCCGCAGACTTCATCTTGGCAGCGCCGCGTAGTGCGCCCAGCTCGTCAGCCGTGAGCTTCTTGCCGGGATCGACGCCGGCCATGATTTTGAGTTGCTTGGCTTCGGCGCTGTCTGGATTCTTTTGCGCGGCATCGGCCAGCGTATCGATTTGCTTTTCGGTTACACTGGCCTGCGTATACATACGCGCCGCGGCCACAAGTCCTTCTTGCATATCTGGCGCGTAACCCTGCAGCAGCGAATCTTCAGACGCAATGTTAAAAATGCGCTTTAAAGACTCCGTGCGTGTACCGGCATTATCGCCGGCCAGCCGTTCAAGCTCGTCGCCCACGCGCTGCATCACGCCCGACTCTGTGCCGCGAGACGCCAGCTTAAACCGATCAGCGCGCCGCTTGTTCATCTCTTCTTTAACCGTAGCTTCGTCGGTGGCGCCCTGATGGTGCATTTGTTTATGCGCTTCAATAGACACACCGGTACGCTGCTGTGAAATGGCGCTCGTTTCGGAGTACGTCGCTAAAAGCGTGTCGCGGCGGTCTGCTTCGTTTGCTCCATAAAACGCGCTGAAGTACTGATCAGCCATACGCTCGGCCGCGGCGCCTTTGAGCCCGCCGCCAGCGCTGCTCTTAAAGTAACGCACCAGTTCTTCTTTGCCGCGTTTTTCAAGTGTTTTTACGCGCTCTTCCGGCGTCATGTCGGCTGTTTCGTCCATCATGATGCCGGTCATTTTGGTAGCAAAACTCGTCGCAAGCGTGCTGTTGCGTGAGTGAAAATCTTCTTCTGACATCCCGCGCGGTTTTAATTTTTTGAACTCGTCACTGCCCATGCGGTCGACAATTGCGCCAGCGTGCGCGCGCGACAAGTCACGCTGCAGCTCGAAACGCTGGGTTTTATACGCGTACCCAGCTTTCATGTATTCTTCGGTGCCGATTTGATCCGTCATGTAAGCGCGGAACAACCGGTCATCGGCGCCACTTTCGCGCGCCATGTTGTAAAGGCCCTGAACGCCCTGCTGCCCGGCCATTTCAGCTAAGTTAAACGTCTTGCCCTTGTACTCGTATTTGTCTTCTCCGCGCTGATACGCCTGCATTGCCGCGGCCAGTTGCGTGTCTTTGTACTTATCCGGGTTCTCAGACACGAGCCGGTTCATCGAAGCCAGCGCGCGGCCAACAGACGAAGCGTCACCGCGAGTAGACATTGCCGACATGCGCGCTTCAGCTTCGGCGCGGTTGAGCTTCCCAAAACCGGGCTTCTCAAACACGCCGGCGTCAGCCATGGCTTGCCCGCGCAACAGATCGCCGGCAAGGCCCTTTTCAGCTGTAACTTCTTGTAACCCCATGCCGCGAGCCATGGCTTTCTTTTCGGCGGCAATGGCGTTCAGGTTTTGCAGGTCAGTGTTTGTATCGCGCGCAGCTAACCGAATCTCGCGCACCATCGATTCGACCTTGCCCGCGCCCATGCTACCCTGCGCGCCATTTGTTAAATGCTGAAGGTTGGCAATGAGTTGCTGAATAGGCGCATTTGGGTTGCCGTTGTCGCCAAAGATTTCTCTGATAGCAGATACGGCGCCGTTGTACTCTTTCACCGCGCGCGACACGTTCTTGGCGTCCAACGCGTTTGCTGCTAACCCGAACCCGCTCATCTGCTCAATTTCTTCAGCGGACTTGGCGCGGGGATCTTTTGCTTGAAACTTGTCTACTTCGCCCAGTGTTGAATCGAGCCGCTGCCGGAACGACGGTAGTTTGTCTGCCAGCATGATCTTTTGCTCTTCTTCGCTGGCAGAGGCGTAAGCGGCGTCACGCGACATTAATTCAGCGTGCCCAAACTGGCGGGACAGCTCGTTCATTGTTTTGTCGTCGCGCTTGGTACGACTGATCGCTTTTACACGGTCAGCAGCCGATAGCGCGCCAATGCTTTGCGGCAGGCGACCTTGCTGGAACAGCGTTTCCATCATCTCGCCGCTGGCTACGGCACCAAAGCCGTGCATCTCGGCAAGGTTGGCATCTTCGCCGTACAGATTTTGATATACATTTTGCGAGAACTGCTTGAGCGAGTCCGACGACATGCGCGGCCCTTGGCCGGCGGCGTCTGGACGAAAAAAGCCAATACGGTTGGTAGCCGCGGCAATTGCTGTCGGGTCGCCTCGGCGGCCGAACATGATGCCTTCAAGGTTTTCGGCGCCGATCTGAGACGCCGCAAATTGTTTAAATATCGGGTTGTTTAATACCCGCGCGCCAATATTTGCGTGCTCGCGGTCTAGGTCGGTAACTGGTTGGCCGCCGTTAACAAGACGCTGCGCGCCGATTAACTTTTGTGCCACCTGCGAGTTTCCGGCCATGTTTGCGGCTTCGATAGCCGCGACGCCGTGCCGCTGATAGCGGGCGGCTGTGTACTGATCCAGTAGCGCTTGCCCGGGCGCCTGATGCGCCAGAAACGCATCCTGCCCGAACATGCCTTGCACCAGCCCGGGACCGTACATGTTGGCCATGTAGCCGAAAGCGTCGTCTACGTGGGCAGCGTTTTGAAACGGAGAGTATACAGGCGGGGCGTACGGATTACCCGTGTAGTTTTGGGTAAAGCCGGCGGCGTTTTGTGAGTGATATTGAGCCATACGCCACCGTCATTTTCCGCCATTCAGTTCTTTGTATCGTTCAATAAGTTCCTGCGCTGCTTTGTCAGCTATTATAGCTTTTTTAGGGCTTGATTTTGGCGTGTCTTTTGCCGCGGCTTTCTGCTCTTCTTTTAGATGATCCCACGGAAAAAGTGTTGTTTGAATGTTTTCCAGCAACTCAATTGCCCGCGTTTTGGCGTTACCAAAACTGTCTTCAGTCAGACTGCCGTGCGCTACAAGAGCAAGCCAGTGCCTGTGCGCTGCTTGCATTAATTCGTAGTCTTCTCGTCGCGCCATCTCCGTAAGTGTTAGCAGGTGCTTTATTCGCCACTGTCTGTTTTTGGGATCGGCACCGGTGTAATCAATCACACCGGAAACGGCAGCCCGCACCATGAAGGCCGCTACCCGATCCCGTTCCAAAAACTTGGTTCAAGCGCCATAGCTTCCATCGCTTCAACCAACCGCTGAAACTTCCGCAGGTGAGTGGCGGCAAGGCGGCGCGTTACTTCGTGCGCGAGCGCCTTGCTGTGCACGAACTCACGCGCCGCGGGAAGCGCTGTCTGATTGGGTTTATCTGGGTTGACGTCAAATTTAAAGTCGCTCAACTGCGGCACGATCACAAGCGGCTTTCCATTGGCGTCGTATACCGCGGCTAACGAGCAGGCCATGCGGTACTCGAATAGCCGTAGAAACCACTCGGCCTCTGACAGGATCAAGCCGTCATTCTGGTCCAGCAGTAGTTGTCGTTGGACGTCAAAGTTCTCGTCGGCCAGCATGCTGCGGAACTCCAGCACGATCTTACCGCCCATCAGCTCAAACCGGCGCGTAAACCGCGAGCTGCCCAGAATCGTGACGAGGAAATCTTCTTTGTCGCGGTCCGTTACTTCGACGTCAAACTTTTGCTGCATGTCCCAGCCGCAGCGGGGGCAGAACGGCAAGATAGCCATCGGCGGCACGATGCTCTCTTCTGGTACACCGGGCGCGGCTTCTGTCGCCGCCTCGGGGGTTGTCGTTTCAGCCGCAGGCGCCGCTTCTTCTGTCGCGGGTGTTTCTCGATCGTCGATGATCTCGGCGTCGGTGTTTTGAAGCTGCGCGTACATTTCACGCACGCTGTCAGGCATGTTGGCCGTTTCTTCTTCGAACTGTTCTTTTTGCGCTTTTTTCTTGGCGACTTCTTTCGCTTCGCTCAGCATGGTTTTGATAGTTTCAACGTCTTCTTCTTTCATGGCGCTTTTGTCGATGAGGACGTCCACGCGCGAAGACGGCGGCAGCGTGTCTTTGATCCGCAGCATGAGCTGACCAAGCTCGGCCGGAATCGGGTCGTTTTTCCGCCAACCAAACTGTTCTAGCGTTTTTGCTGTAAAATCGGACACGTACACGTTTTCAACCAATTCCATGGTTATCTCCTTCGTCAGGTTCGCGGAATGATGGGATAGTTGCCGTTAATGATCTTGGGCGTATTAGATTTGAACTCTGGCTCCTTGTACTCAGCCGCAAGACCGGGCGCTTCGTTACGGCGCTTGTCGATATACCCGCCTTCGTTTTGCACGATTTTCAAATCTTGCTCAACATAGGCTGGCGCCGAGTTAAGCCACTTATCGCCCGGGAACGGGAACGTCTTTCCACAGGCAGCCGCATTCACAGGCCGCTCAGTCCACTTATCGGGGCTCTTGCCGCCGATGCGCGCCATCTGCTGCCACCTGTCTTCGTAAAGCATGAAATCTGGGATCTTGTAGTCTTCGTCGCGCCGGAACGAGAACTCCAGAATCGTCATCACACGATCGTTGCCGGCACGCTTGTCGGTGTACCACAGCTGCTGAATTTTTTCGTTATCAATTTGATCGCCAATCGCCGGGATATCCACGTCGATTAACGACTTGAACAGCTCGACCGCCGCGCGCACCTGCGCCTGACAATCACCGTCGCAGGGGCCCACGAAAATAGCACCGCGAGCGGCCATCTCGGTGAGGATGTGCCCCTTTGATACCAGCACGCTGCCGTCGCACAGTACGTTACCGTCGCAGAAGATGTCGCCGTCTGTGCCGATTGGGCCGCAGAGGCAGGTAAGCGTCTGTCGGAACAAGTTTGCTTTGTTCGTGCCGCCAATTTTCTGCCCACCAAAGAAGTGATAAACTTCGCCGTCTTCTTTGAGATAGTTATAGAAGTTGGTGGACTTCGTAATGATGTCTTTGCTGCCTTGCGCTGCGTCGAGCATGATGTCGCCGGGTTTTATATTGCCGCCGCCCGTGCGCATGTAGATCTGATGCGCCAGCCCCACCACGTTTGAATAGGGCGCTCGCGCAACGACACCGGCAAATTTAATTTGATCGCCGCACTGCTCGAAATCGTACTCAATCGTCTTGCCGCGCGACTCCAACAGAATGCCGCCTTCGCGATCCGACGTTTCGTTACCGGCAAACACCAGTACGTTACGCTCGGCTTTGATTCGCACATTTTTCTCTGTCGCGGATACGTCGACAGACTTGTTGGCGCGCAGAATGACGTCGTTACCGCCCCACGCTTGAACGTCGCGGCCACCCTTAAGCCACACGTCGCCCGGGGCTGAGATAATTACACACCCAGCCACCATCCGAATCTCGCCGCCATATCCGTCACCGATAACTACGCCGCCATCCTCAAGCAACGAGATATACGACTCCTGCTCATAGAACTTTTGCTCGTTATAGCGATGGTCGATTTTCCACTCTTTGGGCGTAGGCTCCTTGAGGTACATCGAGCCCTTGAGCTGGCTGAACTCCGGGATCTTCTGATTAACGTCAGCATAGCCTTCACTTTTTAGATCCTGTTCTTCCCACGTCTTGTAGTCCTTAGCGTGCCAGTAGAACGGGTGCAGGCCGGCGTAGTTAAACAGGTAGCCGTGCAGGTCGAGGACAGCCGTGGCGCGCTGCATGTTCGGCCACTTGGAATCCGTCGTCTTGATGTCGCCGGTAATCTTGTGGTCTGGGCCGCTGCCGTATTTACTCGCGGCTTTGTAGTTCTTTTCGGTGTCGTCACCTTCGCCGGATTCAGGGCGCTTGAGCCGCTGCGGCATCGGCAACAGAATGCGCTTAGATAACACAATGCCCTTAGACGACGTAATAAACCGACGGCCGTCTAAACCTGTGTTATCTTCTTGCAAACCGTAAACAGGCTTCTCTTCGTGGTCTTTAGTTTTTTCGCCGCCGCCACAGTCCGGCGAGAATCCGTCTTTGCCGCGGATGCTCGACTCATACGGCGGTATCGGCCCGCCGGCGCTACCGGGTTTGTACGTCCACCGCTTTACACCCTTTGGCGGAGCATGTGTGATAGTGCGAGAGCCCTGCCCTAAATAACCAAAGAACGTTTGCGTGCGGTGGTACGGCTGCTGAAATTCGTTCTTGTTTTCCCAGTGCGAGTAATACGGCACACCAAGCGGGCACTGGTAGTCTTTCGGTTGGAACTCCTGCACCATCGGCAGCCCGGGCTCTATCATGCCTGCGGCTTCCCACGGATACGGCGAATACCCTGTGCTGTCGTTGCACTCCGCCTGATCCATGTAGGCGTCGCGCTCGCTACCAGCCGTCCAGACCTGCATGTTGTACCCAGCCACGCGCAGCATCTGGTCGTGATAGAACCCGTAAATGCCACAGAACTCGTTAACAGAGGCCCGCAACATGAAATCGTCGACAGAGATGCCGATGCCCGTGGTGGACACTGCGCCCCACTCACTCGCGAGTGTCGCGTCCCACGGGCGCCAACACGACCAGTCGACCATCTGGCCGTTCAGCTTCTCTTTGATGTACTTTTTGTGGCAGTCGTCGACGCGCTTTCGAGTAGCCTGCGAGATATAGTCGTGGTAGGCGCGCTTTCCGATATCTAAAACGCTCGGCACGCAGCCGACGATATATGCCTGCCCCAGCCGGTCGTGAATCATGACGACAACGGGGGTGCCGGGTGCGTACGTGTTAATAGCAGACGCGCCGAAACACACCTGACTTGTCGTAGACAGCGCGGACGCAATAATCGGCGCCCGGGACTTTTCGACAAACACCTTGTAGCAATTGGCGATTGCCGTACCGTCGACAATCAATCCGGTACACAGGCGACCGGTATCCTGAAAGCCGGCCTTGTAGCCGTGCAGCTTAGAAAAGGGGTCAGCTACTGCCTGCACCTGCGAGCCGTAAGCGGCTGTTCCGGTGCGAGTAGCTAACTGTTTTTGCGCAACAAGCCGGGCAGCGGACGCAAGATCGTAAGAGTGTTGTTGCCCAGTTTGTGGTGTATTACTGACCGGTTTACCCGGCGGGGTAACGCCCATTTTTATGCCACCAAATAGGTGTGGTTACGGGCATTACGCCCAAGGCTTTACAGCCTAATACCATAAGCGGCGGCTGCGTTTTGCGCAACCGCCGCTTACTTAATTGCCTATATTACCGACTAAAATCACTCGTCTTCAAGATCCGAGAAGATGAAGCCGAGATTTTCAGTCAGAACGATTTCCTGCGCCGTGATGCTCGCGCCAATCGACGTGAGCGTAGCGTCGAGCATCGTGTACGTGCGCTTAGCCTGCGAGCACTTCTGTCCGCCATTGCCGGTAGCCTTCAGCACGAGGGTATCGGGCTGACACATGTTACCGAACTTGGTGATGAGTTGGCGCATGCTGGAGTTACCACCAACCACGCGGCTCATCTGGCACTGACCTTGTCGGCGGTTGCCGACATAGTACACGTTATTCGACCCGATCTCGTACAGCATGTTCACTGTGCGGTTGCACGTGAATTGAACCTGCTGCACAAGCACCGCCTTCTGTCCACCGAGCGTAAGTTCGAGGTCTTCCGCGCGGAACGAGCCGACGTGCGCTTGTTTATTTCCGAAACTAGCTGGCATAGCTCACCTTAACCTTTGTTGTTGGTGTGTACTTTAACTTTGGTCAATTACTCAGACAACTAGGTGCAGCTCAATGTTATTGAGCGGCGCCGGAACAACAAGATCGAGCACGATTTCGATGCGGTCCTTGAGCAGAGGATGAATCTGCAGGGTCCGAATCTCGCCCGAAATCAGCTGCGAGCCGAGTTCTTGCGTGTTTCCATTCGTCGACAGGAAATTGATTACGCGTTTAACCTCGTATTCCAGAACCGAAATCATACCCGGCTGCGCGTTCGTGCGGCCGATGTACGGGCGCAGGCGGCGATAGAACAGGTACGACATGCTGTCAACATTACGACGAATCATCTCTTCGCGGCGGTTCAGATCGAGGTTGTCGGTCGTGAGGGCGTGCCGCGTATGCGGGGTGCCGTCACGATCTTCTGTCACAATCCAGACGCCAGCTTCAGCCATACGGTTTAACTGCGTTTCGTTGAGGTACTTGTAGGACCGCGAGAAGTCGTCGAAACCGGCGACCTCGACGTTTGTCAGCGGCTGGTGGGGCACCACGCCGCTCACGAGGCCCGCAAGGGCCGCCGCGAGGTAGTAACCGGGCTGAATCGTGCCGGCTTCGCCGACCTGATCCGGCCACACGGCGCACACGCGACGGTTCGAGAGCGAACCACCCTGCTGCGCAATGTCTTCAACGATTTCGTTACGGTTGCGGTTGTGCCAGATTTCGACGCGCTGCGGAACCGTAACGGCGAAGTCACCGCCCGTGTACAGCAGCAGAGTCGATTCCGAGATAACCTGATCAACCACGTACTCCTCGTACTGCTCCTCGCCGAAGCCGTCAACCGAGTAGTTGTAGCGGACGATGTCGCCGGGGCGGACGTCGTTCGTGATGAAGTAACCGTTGCCCGACGTGACCGTGAGCCGCGTGTACTGCGTGTTGGTGGCGTTCGGGTCGTCGGCAAGCGTGGCCAGCACCGGATCATTTACGGTCTCGCCCAGCACGCCTTCGATGTTTACGCCTTCACCAACAACTTTCACAGTCGGCACCGCCTTGAGGGCGAAGAAGCCGGCCTTCCAGTTATTCGCGTACTCGTTCGACTCCGCGCCGATGTGCGCTGCCCATAGGTTTTGCACGCGACGATCAAACGTCATCGGGACGAGGTTGTACATGTCGTCGCGACCCTTCAGCCGCTCCAGCACCTGTACCCACTTGTCGAGGTCATTACCGAGCGAACGACCTTCTTCGTCGTACTTCTCGGGGTCGGCTACGGCGGTGTACTTCACCACAGTGCCGTTGCTGTTGGAGAGCGCCTTGTAAACGCCCCACTTCAGCGGGTTATCGGGATCGAGCTGACCCTTGATGTTATCAAGATCGGCAACGTCGCTGATCGAGTTGACCTGATCGGCCAGCTCAGACAGCCACTCGCGATACTCGACGTACACCTTGCCGGACATAACCGGCAGCGGCTGTTCGGCGCCGGCGCTTGTCCACTCGGGGTGGTAAGCGACGATGCCTTCCTGCACGCAGATCTGGGTGTCTTCGTACCAGAAGTTGGTCATCGGGGCGTATCCGATTCGATTCTTCGAAATCTGGATATCGTCCTTGATGAACAGCTTGAGGTCCATGTCTTCGCCGCTGATGAGTTGGCAAGTAGCCGTCGCGCCTGCGCCGACTTCGTTGCCCGGCGCCGCGATCGTAACTGTCGGGGCGCTGGTGTAACCAGCACCACGATCTGTCACAACAACGCCGACAACCATGTCATCGTTTTCACCTTGGATGCTACCGAGCACGGCATAACCGGTCGCCGTGCGGTTTTGCACGAGGTTACCGGTCGGCGCCGAGAACGTCACCGCCGGAGCGGAGTTGTAGCCAGCACCAGCATTCGTGATGCTGACCGGACCAACCTTGTCGACCGGCGCGCCGTCTTGCGACAGCAACGATGTCGGGAGGTCGTCGCGCAGGATGAGCCGGCGCACCGGACCAGCCTTGCTGGAGTTAACAGTGATGTACCACTTGTCACCCTTACGCAGGCCAGCGACCGCAAAGTTGTCTTCTTGATCGGTAGCGCCAAGAAAACGAACTTTCACGCCGTTTGTGCCGACGGCTACGGAAATCGCGTTACCGCCAGCGCCGTCGCCGACAACCTCGGTCGGGCCAGAGAAGTCGAGACCTTTGACCGTGCGAACGGTGATCTCGGGGAGCTGCGCCCATGTGCCGCCCTTGGTGCACTCGATGACGTAGGTGTCGTTCTTTGCGCCAGCGTACTTGCCAAGGATGTCAACCGCACCCTGCACGCCGTTTACCGACTCTTCAGTCTGATACACGCCGTCAGCGTCCGAAACAGCCTTGACCTTTTCGTAGGTCTGCTTGATGTCAAACTTCCACTTCTGACCGACAACAAAGTTATCGACGCCGGTCGTTGTGAAGCGCACCGAGAGACCGCGCGTGCCAATGAACGTGACGCCATCGTTGTCGTCAAAGTCGTTCGGCTGGATCTCAGCCTGATCGTCAGTGCCGCTAGCCGACTGCACGCGGAGACGCGCAGCGTTGCAGCCCGCAATCGTGCTCTTGATTACTTCGACAACATACTCTTCTTCGACGTAACCGGCGACGAGGCCGTCATAGTCATTGGCGCCTTCGTCGTCGGCTGTCAGCACCGTCACAGCAACCGCGTTATCAACACCCTCGATCTGCGTGACAGTGACGTCAACGCCGTTCGGGCTGGTGGCAGTGTAGCTGTCTTGGTTGTTAACATCAGCGACAGCCGGCAGAATGCGCGACGGAACGAGGTCGCTGGCGAAACCAGTGACGTAAGTCTCAAGCACAGTCTCAAGGCAGTCGTTATCCGCGCTTACAGTGCGGAGCTGAACCACGTCGCCGAGCTGCACGTCGCGGTCGAGGAACGCACTCGAACGCGGGTAGGCGGCGCCGTTCGACTTGAACGAGAGCGTGCTAGACTGAATCCAATTGGTTTTGCCGGGAACAGCAGTGATCGTCGTATCGCCCTCACCCATGTTGTGGGTGTAGTACTGCAACATAGCATCGTCAACGTAAACCTTGACGTACGGCAGGTCGACAACCGAGCCGGGCTTACGCTGCGGCCACGGGTAGCACGTGTCGTTGAGACGATCGTACTGACCGAGAAGCGAATGCTGCTTCTCGTCTGTGTTGCTATAGCGATGAAGGATAGCGTGCGGGCCAGCGATGTGGGCGCGCAGCGGCTCCGTGATCTCCGTGGGGACGATACGGAACTCTTGGAAAACGAGTACTTGTGGTTTTACGTAGCTCGACATACGTCTCGGCCTCCGTGCCTAAAATTTACGTGTGTGCGGTAGGGCGTTCAGGTCGTAGTATACACAACCACGAGCTTGCAAAAAAAACACCCTATTTGAAAATTCTTAACAAGACAGTAAATCCGATGCCTTGAAGACAATCCGCTTTAGGCGCGGCGCATACGGCTGGAGCGACCAAGCTTCCTCGGCTACGTATGCAACAGTCACAGGGACGGCATATCCCTGAGCGACCTCTTGAACTTCTCCTATGCCGCCTACTTCGGCGACGTAAAAACGAAACAAATCCATCTGCTCACGAATCAGCGGTGAAAAGTTGATTAAAAACTTCAACACCTCAGTCGCGAGAAATTCAGTTTCTGCGCCAGCGGAACTAAGGCAGTATATCGTATGACTACCTTCCCATACTCCGGCATAACTTACTTCTCCAGTATAAAGGTTAGCGCCTGCAATGTCACCAATAGTTTGTTTTTGCCAGCGCCAGCCGTTTCGTTTAATTAGTACCGCGGGGCGTTTGTCAGCCGTATTGGGTGACCAGCGTGTAATACTTTCTATCAAAATACCGCCTTTGTTGTCTCCGGCGTCGGACGGGCGCCAAGCGCCTAAAGTTTCAACGTGCCGGCGGATACGCGGTTCTTCAATATTTTCGGGGTCGGCAAAGTGCCCCATTAACAGCTGCCGCAGTAACCCGGTCATAACGTGCGGCCGCATTCCGTACGAGCACAGCGCGCTAACTTTGTCGACGCGGTTTTCCGGTTTACTGCCGGCCGGAAACTGCGCGTCAACTTCCGGCGGATTCGGATCGTCGCATGTGCTCACGGTCACTGCCCTTTAGTTTTTGGTCATAGAACTTGGCGGGTTCAAACAAACTGATTTTTTTGGGTGTTATACGAATTTTATCGAGTTTCGGCTCGGCCGGGTTTTTGTTGGTCATTAAATATCCCAAAAGCTTTCTGGATTGCTTTGCGGCGCCGGTGTGTCATCGCACTGTTTAAAATCGCCGTCTGTTGACAGTTTTTTATCGTCTTCAGTTGTTATTAAAAACAGATCGCCGTTCGTATTCGCGGCGAGTGGCACCGCCGGCACCCACACACAGGGTTGTACCGGGGCTGTAGAGACGACGGTTACAAAATCGACGTTTGGACCGTACTCGCCAAGCTTTTCGTATACGATAGCATACTCGCCCGGATCTAGCGCGATAGATTGCGCCCACCGCCCGTTAGCTGTTGTTGAAGTTACACCCAGCGCAAGGTTTTTCGGGGTGTCAAAGCCACTGACGTCAAACACGCTTTTGGCGTAGATATAAATAGCCGCGCCGTGAATCGGGCAACCGTCTTCGGTTTTGTAAACAAACCGGTCAAGGCTGCCGTAGTTTTGATCTACGGGTACCTCGCCGCAACCCTCGACCGGCAACGTGGGGCCAACACGCTCCGCCGGCTCGCCGCCGATTTCGATGGCGTACGCGGTGTTACTGAATGGAAGCAGGCCCATCTTGATTTGATATACGATCGGCACATTGCGAATAGCCGCGGCGATCTGAATTGTTTCAACCAGCCACCGTTCGTCACTGGAGCCGTTGACCCAGATGTCGCTTTTGTTAATAGCCGGAAAGCCGATGACGCGCGCGGTGATATACGGGTTATGGCGCGTCATGCCCTTAAATTGTGCGTCAACGTCTTCTTGAATTGTCTGTGTCGACAAATCCCAGCATTGCAAAGACAGCGGCGGGTGATAACCAACCTCGAAGCCTGTACCGTTACAAACAGGGCAGTCTGAATCCAGCACTTCTTGCGTAAGCTGATCGCGGCACCTACGGCAGGGCTTCCCAAACCGAAACGGCTTTAACAGGTAGCCCGGCACGGCGACATATTTAAACCGCAGCTGCTCTTTACGGATAATCTCGCGCGCAATCAGCCAGTCTTTCTCGGGTAGGTCGCCGTAGCAGTTGGCGGCCTGCGAAACGTAAACACTAGTCGGCGTGGTCAGTACGACGCGGTAATGGTCGAGCAGGTCGTAGCCCGCCTCGCGCCACGCCGGGTCAGACGCCGTGTAGCCGTTTACTACCGGCGGCCCAATGTTTATCCAGTCAGTGGCGTCGCGTAAGCCGGTCTTACCCAGCTGCAGTTGAAAGACGTACGGCCCGGGCTCGTTAAACGTCCGCTCTAACTGCCACCAAACACGGGTAGTGCCGCGGACCATATGATCCACTGAAACCCGGCGGAACGGAAAGATGCGAGACTGGGGCATTGTTTATTTGAGCCTCCGCGCGGATCGACATAAAGATATCATGTCAAACCGCGCAAACCATCAATAACGGATACGAATCGCGTCTGTGTAGGCCGAATACTTGTACGTCGAAGAAACCTCGCCGTAGCCGCCCTCCAGATTGATACTAGCCTTTGTCGCGCGCACCCACTCTCGATACGCCTGCCACCGCGCTTGGCCGGCACGTTCATAGCTGGCTTCTTTGTTCTGGTCGTTTACCGATAACCCAGCCGCCGAGTAGTCAAACTGATTGCGGCGAAACTGCTCAGCTACCATCATGAATAGGTTAGCGCAGATACCCTCTAACCAGTGATACCTGAACGGAAACGACTGTGTGTTGTATACGGCGTCAATCGGAGGCGGCACTTCATTCCAGTACATAACCGGCCGCGCAATTGCCAGCGCAATCTCGGCGTCATCAAACATTAAGTTATCAAGCAGAAAACTCTCGCCCGGCGCTGAGTCACGAAGGTGCAGGCGGATTTCGGCAATGCTCGGCGGTCCACCCGGCTGGTTTACACTATCAAAAGTACTGCGGGCGATTACCACCGAGAACGTATTAGAGAAGATCACGCACGGTTGGTTGCTGGTCTGCGCCGGAATACTCACCAGCGCCATCTCGCCGTAATACACGCCGGGCACACTTGTGGCGTTGCTGGACAACGAGACAGAGACTTTGCCGGTCTCGGGCGCTACGATCGTCGCCTGAACCTCTACGGGCGGGTTTTGATTCCCCAGCGACAGCTGTTCTTTCAGCCGTAAAACCACTTTAAAATCCTGCGGATCATCGCACGCCGTCAGGCTCACCGGGCGGCCTTCGCGGTCGTGCATTGTCCATTCAATCGTGGCGCATTGGCCCTGCGTGAGCGTAATAGCCCGCATGCGCGTCAAGATAGGCTGCCCGTTAACGCTGGAAATCGGCGCGCTAACGATGTTCTGGCCGACGCACGGCACAGGTGTAATAGCTTGACCGTTCGTATTGCCGTTGCAACACGGCACAATGGGGTGCGCGGCGGGTGTAGCGATAACGACCATGTAAGCCTCCGTGTTACACCGTAAGTATACAAATAAAAACGGCTGGCCGCTTACGCAGCCAGCCGTTCAGAAGAGCTTGATTAGGTTTACGCTCAGCTATCCCAACCTTCTGGGGTTGTGGTGCCCAGAGTGTCTTCGTTGAGGTTCACCTGATCGACGCTTCCATCGTCCGCGTCGGTGAGGTAAACGGCCGGCGACTTGGTGATTTGAAGCGCGCCGTCTTCCAGCGCCCTCTCAAGCGCCTTGAACTGCCGCTGACCACCGCGACCGCCCTTGCCTACCGTCGCGACAAGATCGCCGGGGACGGTGTACGTCTCGTTGTTAGCGAGCCGCTTGCCGTGCGCACCGAGGAAGCCGAACACGCGGGCGGCGCCCGAAGTGTTCTTAACTGTCGTGTATAAACCGGGAACTGCCATTGTTATTTACTCCATTTCTTCAGGATGCGCTTTGCAGAGCAGCGGCAGCAGCGGCCTGCAGCGTCAGAACAGCCTGCGCAATCGCAGGTTGCTCCGCCGCCACGTTCGCCACGTCGCCGTAAGCAGCCGCCTTTTCACCAGTGCCGCCAAGGCCCGCGGCGGCAAGCATCTCGTCCAGCTGCTTGTTAGCAGCCGAGAGCGAGGAAGCTTGCGCGGCCGCGACCTTTTCTTGCTCCGCCGTGTAGAGCACATGAAGCTTGGAGGCAGCAGCCCACATCTCTGCGGCTTCGCCTTCCGAACGCGGCTGAATGCCGTGCGCGGCAAGCTTCTCGAAGAAATACGGCGCGGCAAGTTCCGACACAATTGTGGCGTAAGCTTGCTCAGCCGCTTCTTTAACATTATCAGACATAACGTGCTCCTTTGGGTTTAATTCCTACACGGCATCACTTGAAGTTAACGCGAGCCAGACCGTTGGTATGGCCGAAAGAGCCGCCCGAAGTCTGGTAGGCGAAGTACTCAAGCATGTAAGCTTCACGACGGATGTACATCGTGGTGGGCTCCAGCTCGTAGTTCTTGCCGATGAACTTCGGCGAGGCGAACATGAACAGCGAATCATCGGGGACAAGATCGCGCTTGATCGTGACGATCCAGCGGCAGTTGAGGAAGTTAGTCTCCGCCCAGCCGTTCTTGATGATGTCCTGCGAGAAATCACCGCCCATCTCGTCGCGGCCGAACTTGAGGAGTTCCTTGATCGTGATGTTATTCACGAGGCAGGTTTCAACCTCGAAGTGCGACGGCGTCCGCGGCATGACCTTCAGCGCGTCGACAAGCGTCTCACGCGTGATGCCACCCGAGATCTCCTCGTACTGCACAACGCCGCTGGCGACGTTGGCAACACCCGGAGTCGGGAGCACGGCGTTGAAGGCGGCAATAAACTTGCCGTCTTCTTCAGCCAGCATGTCCTTGATCATGTTGTCGCTGAGGACCTGACGGATGTCGATCACGTAGGTACGCAGCTCGTCGACGTCCTTCACAGCGCGGGGCGACACGATCCGGTCAAACATGACGCGGTAGCGCGGGCCACGGATGTAGAAGTTAATCGGGAGCGTCGCGAACGGAAGCGACACGGC